AGCGAGCTTTGGCTTCAAGTAGGCGATTGTATATGGACTCGAACTTTACCTATAGTGGAACTCAAAATGTAACGGCTTATTATGTGATTGATGAACTCCCACCAGAGTTTGAGATGGGGTATAGAGCGACTTTGCGTTCCATTGTACCAGAAGGAATTTCAATGAACTTCATTGAGTCGAATGAGCCTTTCGAAATTAACTGGGATGATCCCAAGGTTAAAACTCGTTTGTCGGTTTTAGATGAAGTGAGTGCGAAAAACCAAGAAGAGTCAAGCAAAGGTTCGAGGTTCACTCAGCACAAGTATGTAAAGACAGCTCAGAAAGATGAGCGTTTGTCACTTTCTGTAGAATACGCAAATGACGCAACCTTAAGTGACCAAGACAAGCGTTACTTGTATAAAGTTCGAGTTATGATTATCATAACAGGACATAGAGGACCTGAGTTCACAGATGTGTTGAAAGACTTTGAACACATGTGTTCTCACAGAACGGGGNTTGAGCAAGGGGTTGTTGGTTTCGGTACAACTTACTTAGGTACGAATATTGAAACGCACTCCCCTGTCTTCCACCAATTTAAACGTGACGTAACAGACGCTGAGATTGTAATTGTAATTGGTATGTCTGGTTCAGGTAAGTCCTTTGAAATGAAGTTGTTGGCTACACAGTTTGCAGCCAATGACAGCATGATTATGACCATTAACGACTATGAAGGTGGGGAATACAAGGGTCTCGGAACTTTGCTAGAGAAAGATTTCCAAGTCGTTTCTNTTGAGCAAGGGGTAGTTGGTTTCGGAACTACTTACTTAGGTACAAATATTGAAACGCACTCTCCTGTTTTCCACCAATTTAAACGTGACGTAACTGACGCTGAAATTGTTATTGTTATTGGTATGTCTGGTTCGGGTAAATCCTTTGAGATGAAGTTGTTAGCTACGCAGTTTGCAGCTAATGATAATATGATTATGACTATTAACGACTATGAGGGTGGAGAATACAAAGGTCTTGGAACCTTGTTAGAGAAAGACTTCCAAGTAGTATCCTTGGATTTAGGTATGGGTTCAGGGCGCTACCTCGACCCAGTTCCGATTGTACCTACAGGTGATGAAGAAATGGACAACACTTTGTTTACTCGCTCTCGTAAGAATATTATTGACTTGTTTAGAGCGGTAGCAGGTGCAGAAACCTTAAAGAAATACGCTTGGATTCCTTTGATTATCGAGCGTGGAGTAGACCTTTTCTACAGTGAATATGGGGTATCGATTGACCCAACAACTTGGCATGCCCTTGATGGTTGTTCAATTTACACGGTTTACAACTACTTGAAGAAATACCGTCCGAATTTAGAAGATGTGTTGAGTTCGATTACGGAAGAAGACAAAAAGATTTTAACTGAAGATGATATTAAAGAGTTGTATAAATCCGCTTTGAAAGACTTTCAAAGAGATTATATTTACTTCTTGGAAACCTTTGGTTCTTACTTTGAACCTAGTAAGAAGTTGAATAACTACTTTAAGTACCCAGTTTACTTGAAAGATATTATTGATGCGAAGTTGGTTATTTGCGATTACAACATGAGAGGGGTTCCGGAAAGTCAACTGTCTGAATTGGACGCTATTCTTATTCCAATGAACGCAGCAACCGTAGCCTATTATCGAACTGTGTATCCTTTCTCTCGCGGTCTTTACAATGTGAAGATTTGGGAAGAGTTGCAACGTTTCAGTTCTCTCCCAAATGCAGTAGAGATTTTGAAAACTCCAATCACAGGGGGTCGTAAAGCTGGGTAACAAAACTGTTACAATAAATTTATAAAAATGTACAAGAACATAGAAAAATTTATGTAAAAACAGAAAGCCCTTCGTATCTAGTGATAGGTGCGAACTCAACGTTAAATGCTTTGAACTCCTAAAGCCTTGTAACCTAAACAGTAGATGGAAACGTCAAGCTGAATGGAACGAAAGTAGAAAAAAGTACAAGGATAGCATAAGGTGAAATAAAAGCTAATCAGTGCTTAGGTGATAAAAATAGTGACCCCTAAGAAACGTTAGTCCTAAGTGCAGTAATAATGGATGTTTAGCAGGGAAAGTCCTACGGTCAAATGACTATGGAAGACCCCCAACGACTATCTCCTAGAGGGAGAGTAAAACCGCAAGCTAATGGCGGAGGAAAAATGTTGCACCTAATTTTGATTAGGTGAAGATATAGTCTGCGCTCATGTGAAAGCATGAGAGGTCTGCTGGTGACAGTAAGACTGCATCAAGGGTTGCGCTTTGGTGTGAACAAGAAAAATACAGATTTTTAGAAAACTTTTATATTTTTACTTTACAAAATACCTTCAGTATGGTAAACTTAATGTAAGAATTAAGTGAGGTGTACTTATGGTATTGATGTCTATAGGAAAATTTGCGAAGGAGTTAGGTGTTACACCTGAACACGTTCGTACAATGCACAGAACAGGTGAGGTAATCCCTGCTCGTATTTCAGAAAAAGGAACTAGATATTACTCTGATGAGCAACTAAGAGAGTTGAAAAACACTCAATTTTCTCAGAGAGAAGAAAAGGTAGTAGCTTATTGTCGAGTTTCTACTAAGTCACAAAAAGAGGACTTAGAGAAACAAGTTGAGAATGTAAAGTCGTATATGTACGCCAAAGGTTACTCATTTGAAGTTATTACAGATGTAGGTTCCGGTATCAATTATAAAAATAAAGGTTTGCAAGAGTTAATTTCTTTAATTGACTCAAATCAAGTTACTAAAGTTGTTATTCTCTATAAGGATAGACTTGTTAGATTTGGTTTTGAGTTAATTCAATTACTTTGTGAGTTACATGGTGTTGAAATTGAAATTATTGACAACTCAGAACAAAGTAAAGATGAAGAATTAACAAATGATTTAATTCAAATCGTTACACTATTTGCAAATAGACTTTACGGTTCAAGGTCTAAAAAGACTAAAACACTAATTGAGAGGGTTTCTGATGTTACGAGGGATGAAAATCGCACTTGATTTAACTGATGAGCAAGAACAGCAGATGTGGAAGTCTGTAGGGGTTGCTCGTTGGTCATATAACTACGCTATAACTAGATGTAAAGAACAATTTTTAAAACACTTAGAAGATCCTACATTACCTAAAACTTTAACAGCAGGTGAGATTTTAAAAGAATTAGTTGTATTGAAGAGGACAACACATCCTTGGTTGAAGGATGTTGGTTCTGCAGTTATCAAACAAGCAGTTCGAGATTGGGACACTGCTCGAAACAGGCTCTTCAAGAGGTTAGGTAAAGCTCCTAAGTATAAGTCAAGAAATACTTCAAAACCTAGCTTTTATGTAAATTACGAAAGTTTGAGAAGAGTTGAAGGTGGGTTTAGAGGTGAGAGGTTAGGTTTTATAAAAACAACGCAACCTTTACCGAGAATACCTAAAGGTTCACATTATAGGAATCCTCGAATTTCTTTTGATGGTAAATATTGGTATTTGTCTTTTGCTTATGAAGTCCCAGAGGTTTCAGTAGAACTGACAGATTTAGTTATAGGTGTAGATTTAGGGGTAAAAACCTTAGCAACATTATCTACAGGTGAGTTTATTGAGAACATCAATAAAAGCCGCAGAGTAAAACAGTTGGAGAAACAATTACGACGGGAACAACGTCACCTTGCACGTCAGTTGCAAGCTAACATCAAAGGGTATCTCACAACTGAAAACGGTAGTAGAAAGCCAATTTATAAGCGACCTTTAGAATTATGTTCTAATATTCAAGAAACAAAACGTAAGATAAAGTTAATTTACCGTAAACTTCATTCTATTCGAATGAATCGTCTTCATCAAACTACTTCTTATCTTGTAAAACAATTACCGAAAGGTATTGTGATTGAAGATTTGAATGTTAAAGGGATGATGAAAAACAGACACTTAGCGAGACATATTCAAAACGTTATGTTTTATGAATTTCGTAGACAGTTAGAGTATAAGTGTTTACAATACGGTATCCAATTAGTTGTTGCAGATCGTTTTTATCCTAGTTCTAAAGCATGCAGTTATTGTGGTAATATTAAGTCTAAATTGAACTTAAAGGAAAGAGTTTATAAATGTAGCTCTTGCGGTTTGAAGAAAGATAGAGACTTAAATGCTGCTGAGAATTTAGCTTATTATTTCTAATTTAGCTTATTATTTCTATAGAGGTTAATACCTTATGTACCCATCGCTACTGGGGAATTTAAGCCTATTGAGTGTTACATCAAATGATAGTAGACACATGAGCAAAGCTCATGTGTCAAGGTCAGACACGGTGATGTAGGAAGTGAAAAACGAAACGGATAAGTCTATAAGTTCTAAACTTATAGCAACATAAGTTTTCACAAAGTAAAGATATAGATATAAAAAATCTATATTTTTCGTAGCGGGATATTAACATTGTCGCTTCCAATGACCCAGTTAAACTGGTTGAAAAAGATGAGTTCTCTTTGTTTGCCAACTACACACTAGCTATGGTTGGGAAGATTAAGTCTCCAGTTTACCAAGAGATTGTATGTAAAGCCCTCGGTATCACTGACTTGGCGGATGAATTAGCTGAGATTGGTGCGGTTATTGAGGAAGATGAAGGGTTGGTAGCTGGTTATGACCAAGTCCACGCAGAGCCTTATAAAAAAGCTTTTGTCTTGAAATTGAACTCTGGGGAGTCTGCAGTTGTAAAAGCAGATATTCCACGTGTAATTAGTGATACACCACTGTTCAGAACTGGTGTCATTGCACAAGATAAGCAGTAGATAGTTTAGGTGATTTGTAAAATGATGTTATTAAGTTTAATTCTCTTTTTAGGGGGTATCCTTTGGGGTGTAGCCAACTCCATAACCTCTGAAAAGTTGAAAGAAGAGGTTAAGAAAAGTCGTTTCCTCGTAATTGGAGTAGGTGTGATCTATGTATTGGTAGTCCTTGCAGTAACGTTAGGAGGGAAACATTAGTATGGATTGGCGAAATTCAAATGACGACCTAACTAGGCAGTCAGATGCTCGTAGAGAGCGAGAAAATCAACGATTTGAAAACGGAATTTTAGGAGACCGCGGAGGTTTTGGTGGTATGCGCCAAGGTCCCGGTGGTGATCCTTTAGCTCGTATGAGAGGTGCGCAACCTGACCCCTTTGCAAATCGAGTAGGTGGTGGGATGCCGCAAAGACCGCCATTTGGACAACCTCAAGGGTTTCCACAACAAAATCAACCACCACAACATTTAAGTCAACATGAAGATTGGATGGATAAAGTCTTTAAGGTAGGTAAAGGTTTATGGAAACATTTATCTTCCTATGTGTGGCCTGTTTTGTCTGAGTCTGATGATATGTTCAGAAGTGATTACAAACTAAGAAAAGGCTTAACGGCTGCTCTCTTGTATTATGGTGCAGTAGGTGGGTTCTCTTTCTTGTTTGGTTTATTTACAAGATTTGCAACTGCTCCCGGCATCTTCATTTCGCTTGTGGGTGGTGGAGTGAGTGGTGGTATTTTCTTGTATAAGAACTCTCAGAATAAGGAGTGGGGTTTGGTTGATGACTCTCCAAAAGAAGAAGTTATCCTACAAGATCCACAACCTTCTGAGTTTGGCGCACCAAGAGACTTTATGGATGATGGGTTTGGTTCTCCAAATCCTATGGTAAGCTCTGACCCTATGGGCGGTTTCGGACAACCTCCAAGAAGAGAAGTTCCAAATGAGTTTAAAAACTTTGGTTCAAGTGGGGGTTGGGATGATGAGGAAGATGAACTTCCCTTTCCCAAAAGACAAGGTTTTGAGCCTATGACAAGACCTAAACCAACTCAATTTGATGAAATAGAAGATGGGGAAGATGAGTTTACACCTCATTCTAGGGGTATCCCCTCAAAAGGAGCAAGCGCCAAGGATATTTGGGGGAGTATAGATGATGAGTCTGAGGACTTAGACGAGGACTCAGAAGAAACAGAAGGTTCTTCTAGTTCAAGAGAAGAATTAGAACACCCTAAGTTAGAAGAAGTGTCTGAGAGTGCTTTCACCTCTGATTTAGCAGGTGGTTTAGTAGAACCGGAGTTGGTAACTAGAAGTCTCTTGTTAGATAAATACTTGTCTGTCCTAGATGGTTCTAGTTTGAAACCAGATTGGTCTCGTGAGATTTCTAAGAATAGCTTAGAGTTTAAACAGTTAGAGACTTTCCTTCGAGACGCCCAAACGGGTGGAGTTAAAGGCTTGTCTGAAATGGATTGGGTCAATGTTGAGTCAATTACAGAGAGAGTGTCTGTATTTGAGATTATCACTGACCGCCCAGAGAAACTAAAAGGGAAAGAAACTCTCTTTGCAAAAGAGATTACAGAGTTGTTAAAAGACCAAATGAAAGACTACTTTGGTGAAAATGTAACAACAACTGCGGTTGGTAAAGGTAGTCGTATTGCTATTACTATCTTTAAGCAGACAGGTACGTCCTTTATGTTGAGAGACTTGATTGCTTCAAGTAAAGACTTCTTCCTAGATACTAAGAATGAACTCCCAGTAGTGTTCGGAGCTGATGAATATGGAGAGCCTATTCTTCTTGATTTAGCAAAACACACAGGTACAATTATTGCAGGGATGGCTCGAACAGGGAAGTCTGTTCTCGCTACCGGTATCGTCAACCAAATGATGGCTTTAAACTCTCCTCGTAAGGTTCAAGTTGTTGCAGGAGATATGAAAAACAAAGACTCTGACTGGTACCAAATTACCTTACCTCACTTGCGTAGGTTTGCAACAGGTACAAAAGCTATTATGGACTTGCTTGATTGGGTGGTTTCTGAGGAAGCTCCTAGAAGAAAGAGATTGATTGGGAATCAGTTGAAAATTCAGAACTACAATGCGAATTGTTCTGATGAGTCTGAGCAATTACCTTACTTGTTTGTGGTTTTAGATGAGATTATTTCCTTTGCTGAGAAATTGGATAAAGATGAGAAAGTCACATACAAAGCTTATTTGAGTGAGATTTTAACTGCTTTTCCAAATGTCGGTATTTTCTTGATTTTCGTACCTCACCAACTACACAATGATTACTTCCCTAAAACTGCTTCTCGTATGGTAGGGAATCGATTTGCAGTTAAAGCGGGTCAACCAATTCAGAAAACGATTTGGGAAGACTCATACAGACAAATTGACTTCCCAACAACCAACACAGGTGACTTTGCTTACACTCTTGCTGGTTCTGATGAACCGAAGTTCGGTCACGCTCCTTTGATTATGAGTATGAATGGTGGAAAAGAGCGCTTGGATAAGTTATATGAAACTCAACGGAAGATGTGGACGAAGTTATACCCAGAAGAAGCAGCGACTTCTGCTTATGTCACTCGTTTGAAAAATGAGCAAGCAAGTCAAACTTTAGGTAAGCTTGGCATCTCTGTTTCCGACACGGACTTTGCAGAGGAAGACTCGTTACGTTTCCCTAAGTCTAACACAAGTAATGTAGACTTTATTAGAGACATTTAAAAGCATAGAGCAGAAAGGTAGGAGTTGTATTATAAATGGAAATTACATATCCAATTAGTAGTTCTAGGTTTCTGCTTGCAATGCAAGTATACGCTAGAAAAATGGCTTCGTATGAGACTTATGAAGAGGTTAAAAAGAGGGAGTTTGAAAGAATTTCTCTCTTCCGTCCTCTCCCTACAGTTTCAAAGGAGAGCATTAAGACTGAGGTTGTAGAAGACAGTCCTCGGTATCTTCTCGAAACCGAAGGTTCCGAAGAGGAGACTGTTGAATTAGAGTCTTTGTTTGAGGGATTTGAAAGTCTTAAAGACTCAGACTGGTTGACTTCTATGAAGAGTAAAGAAGAAGTTGATCGTAGAGACGAGGAAGAAGAGCAAGACCCATTACAAGGAGTTTCCTTTGCAAGTTTGGGGTTGAGTAGTAGTTCTAGTGATGATGAACAAGAGTTAGAGTTGCGAGAGTTTGAAGTAGACCCTTCAGAGGATGAAGATGAGTTTTCTGACCTTCTCTCAAACTCTCCAAAATCGTCTCTGAACAATTTCGGTTTAGAAGTGGATAAAATATCGACCTCAGAGGAAAAATCAAATCTGAGCCAATCTGAGACTTCTGAGAGCAATTTAGAGAGTGAACCAACTAGAGTAGAGTTTAAAGAAGAAATTTTCCGTTCAGACTATGTAGGTAAAAGAGAACCTTGGACTTACGTGGCGAAGGAAAAAGAGGTTGCAAAACCTCCTCAAACTCAACCGAGGGTATCCGCACCAGAGGTTGCACCTCGTCAAGTTCAAGAGCCTAAACCAACTCCAAGACCTCAAGTTGTTTCTGCTCCTCAACCCAAACCAGTCGTTCGACCTAAACAGGTTGCGGAAAGACCTCAAATTCAAGCTCAACCGCAAGTGCAAGCACAAGATAAAACAGTTCGCATGGTCAATGAGGATTTTGTGTCTTACTGTCGTAGAAACTTGAGAGTACAAGAGCAAGTAGCATTAGGTTATTTTTCCCCAAGTGAGATTGAGTCCGCAGTGAGACAAGGTAAGGTCTTACGTAAAGGGGGAGTTTTAATCTTTGCTCACTCGTAATTAGAAAGGTTTTCAAGAGTTGTGAAATTAGTAGAAAACATTCGCTTTGTGAAAGTCAATGCAGAAGGTATTCCAAACGGAATTTGCGGGATTTGTTCTGCTTTGGTAGGTGGTTGGCTTGTAGTTCACGGTATTAAAGTGAAGCGACAAGGTTCACAGTATAAGGTTTTGTTCCCAGAGCGTAAATTGTACGCAGAGGTGTATAAACCTGTAGTAACTGCTTTAAATCCAGAGTTTAAGAAGGAAGTAGATGCACTCATTTTAAGTGAGTTTTACAAAGCATTAGAAAACAAGTAAAAGTTAAGGGATAACCCTTGACTTTTTTCTTTGAGTTTGCTAAAATTAAATATAAAAATAACAAGAAAGGCGAAAATTTGTGGCAGTAACCGAAGTCTCATTTTACAATGGGGGTTTTATTGATAAGTCAGCTCCTATCCAACGCTACAAGTTGTTAGATAGCATTATTCAGAAAGCTAATGAGGATAAAGACCAAGTTGGTTTTCCGGAGTTAGCAGATAGTTTGCTAGATTTAACACCTGAACAAGTAGAACAAGTTATTGCTACAAAGTCGTCTTTAAAAGAGGGTGTAGCAAAAGGCTCTCTTCGGTGGTATCAAACCTACGGAGTCCACTTTATTTTAGCAGCACGCTCGGCACTTATTATGGATAGTGTAGGGTTAGGGAAAACGGCTACGGTTGCTTCGGTTATTAACCATGTAGGAGCTTTGAAGCAACGGACAAAGGGGAGACCTTTGCGTTATTTGTTCTTAACAGAGGTTGGTTTGGTTGCACAAGCTCGAAAAGAGTTAATTCGTTTTACAGGAGATTATGTAGCAACCACTACTGGAGACTCCAACCAAGTGAGTAGCTTTATCAAGGAGCAGAAAGAGTTAAAATCTCCTAGTGGGGTTGTAGCTTCTTATTCAGCGGTATCCTCAAGTCACGATTTCATGTTGTGGCTTGCAAACACTGTGAAACTACACGGTAAATTTGACTATTTCTTTATTGATGAAGGTTCGGTGTTGGGTTCTACTAAGTCTGACATTTATAAGGCTTGTAAGACAGTAAGAACTAAGTTCGCAAACCATGTAGTTGTTATGAACGCTACACCGTTTGAGAAGTCTATTGAAGGAATGTACAATCAGCTTAATTTCCTATTTCCCGATGCGATGCCTTTAAAGACTAAGTTTGAAGAGTTGTTCGTGAAGAAGTCCTTTCAAACTCACCAAATTTTAGGTTACAAGGACCCAGAGTTGTTTAAAGTTTGTACTCGATTTATGGCTTTTGGTACAGCTCGTCAAGAGCTTGGGGTATCCGTCAAAAACTCCACGTGTGAGCTGGTCTTATACAAGCCTTCACAGTACCAAAACAAACTGTTTAGTAAAACTAGACATAAGCGTTATGTTTGGGACGAACCTTCATGGTTCGATCCAGATTTGGAAGTAACACCAGAGGTATTGCCTAAGTTACAAGTGATTGAAGATTTGTTTAAATACCGTATTGGTCAAGACAAATCCTTGATTTATGTTCATTCTGTTGAAGCTCAGAATATTTTGGTTCGCTTTTTGGAAGGATTAGGAATAAAAGCTCTCACTATAAATGGTGAGGATAATACTCCTAAGAAGAAAGATGCAAAATTAGACAAATTTCATAAAGAAGGTTATAGAGTTATTGTAACTAACTTGAAAAAAGGTTTAAACTTAGGTTTCATGAACCACTTGATTATCTACTCTTTCACAGGAAATTCAGGAATAACGAATCAGATTGAAGGTCGTATTGTCCGCAGTCAAGATATTCATGATAAGCACTTGTACTTAGTTTTAGCCAGAAGAGAAGAGTATAAAGTCTTAGAAGAAGCTTGTGTAAGTACAAAAGATAGACTAGCGCATACCAAACATGAGGTCAGTTTGTTGAACAACTTCTTTTTAAACCCTGACTTGGTAAATACAGTAGTTGAGGTTGCTAAACAGGAAATTTCAGAAGGTGCAAGCTCCTCTATTGTAGCGGTATCCTACTCAAACCAAGATATGAATGGGGTTGTCTCTTACCCTAAATGGTCAAATGATTTAGAACAAACAAGAGAAGGTTTAACGTTAAGTTAAATGAAGGTGATAACATGAAAAGATTTCAACCAGTAAACTACAATGAAGACAAAGATTCATTCTTTGTTTATGTTGCTCCAAAACCACAAGAAACAGAAGACCAAATGGTTTTGTATACTTCTGTGAACATTGACTACAAATACGCTCAGTATTGGTCGAATAATTGGAGAAAAATTCACGGTTATCCATTATTGCGCAAGAAAACTAAAAAGCTCGCATTTTATGTAAAACCTGAGTTGCAGTCAGTAGAAAGCACTAAGAACATTCGCTCTGCGGTTGCAGAGGTAGATGAGATTTTAAATGAAATAGGTTACTTTAAATGAAATAGGTTACTTTAAATGAGATTAGGTGACTTTTTAACTTTATCAGATTTAGGTTTAGACGGTGAGTCTAAGGTTGAATTTTACGATATGGGGAATTTCAAAGAAGACATTCTAGCGAATAAGTTCTCCAACTTATACATGATAGGTAGCGAAGTTGAGGATAAAACTCACGCACCTTATGGATTGTTAGTTGATGGTTCTAGTTTAGTTGTTTTCTTTCAATAAAATTGAATCGAAGAAGAAGTTTATAAGGAGAGGGTGTAAATTGAAATCTTATTTGTACTTGTCAGATATTCACGCAAATTTTGAGGTATTAAAACAGTTAGAAACTTTACCAGAGTTCGCAGATGAGAACTGTGAAATTCGCTTTGGTGGAGATTATATAGATGGTTTCGAGTTAAAACCAAATGCTACCTTAGATACTCTTCATTTTGTGAAGGGTTTGTGTGAGAGTGGTAAAGCAAAAGCGATTGTAGGAAACCATGATATTTTCTTGTTAGATAGTGCTTTTCGACCCTTCACTACAAACTGGTGGTATATGAGCGGTAGAGAGGAAACCCTTGCTAATTTGGGTATCCCCTTTGCCTCAGAAAGCGATTTGAGAGAACAACTTTTGTTTTACTTGTATGATGAACTGGTTTGGTTACGTTCTCTTCCCTATTACTTAGAGGACGGTAAGAACATTTTAGTACACGCAGGTTTTGAATTAGATTTGCCTTTGGACAAGCAAGATACTGAAGGGATGGTTTGGACTCGTGAGTTTTACATTGACTCTCTAAATCATTTAACAGAGGTGGATTTACATCCAGACTTTAAAGGGAAAACCATTATCTCAGGTCACACTCCCACTTGCACAATGGAGGGGTATGAACATCTAATTAATCCTTGTCAAATTTTGAAAGATAGTTTGGAGTTAGATGGTGAACCATTGATTACACGTTACTTTATAGATGGTGGTTCTAAATCAGGTTCTGAGTTTTCTCGTATTAACTTGTTGAAGTTGGACTCTGAAGGTAATGAACTTTGGCAAGGTTATTTAGATGAAACGGGTTTCCACAAATACTCAGATGAAGGTACAGAAATATGAACAAACAACCAGTATATTTAGGTTTTGACGAGTTTGGTAATTGGATTGGCATGGACTCCGAAACATTGAGAGACTTCGCAGATTCCTTTATTGATGTAGACAATTTTGTAAGTGAAGAAGCTATTATTTCAGCTAGTTCTGTAATGACTCTCGCTCTTATTTGGGTGGGGTATCCGCAGAGTTGGGTGTATTCCGACTTCAAATTAGTCTTTGAAGGTCTACTAAGACGATACAACCAAGATTTGTAAAAGCAGAAAGTTAGTTTAGATGATAATAAAAACACCAATGATTTTATCCGACTTAGAAAAGTTGGTAACAGATTACACAAGTAAAGACCACAGCTCTCAAGGTTTCAATTTCAAGTCTAGTGAGTTTGATTTTGAGTGGGAAGTCAGCAAATTGAACTGGTACTTCTACTTTGATAGAGAAGATGCAAGTTTATATGCAGCCTACTTCCACATAGTAAGAGATTACGCTTACTTTGTAATTGAGTTCCCATTTTACTATGGAAATGAGTTTTGTTCTGAGGACTCAGATAGATTCAAGGAAGTTGGTTTGGAGTTCTCGTTCCGAAATGGTTGGATGAAACTAAGCACGATTATAACAGAAGAAACAGACTTAACTAAAGTTTTTGATGTTCTCTTTTCTGTTCTGAAATATTATAGTTAAAATACGGAGAAATAAATGAAGTTATGTAAATCAACCGAGTGTTCAGACGGTTTAGTCTTTGACATTGCGGTAAATAAATTAGTTCCTTGTCCTTTGTGTGAGGAACTAAGAACAAAACAGGTAGTAGAAGGAGTGCAAGCCCAAGAAGGAACAACTCAAGGTTTATCTGAGAAGTTAGGTCTTCGTAGGGTATTCTCTCGCTTGTTCGTAGACTTACGACAAGTGTTAGGAGATTTAACTGCTGAGAGTTTAGATACAGAGCAATTTAACTCTATAGAAGACTCTATTGGTGCTTTAGTTGGTTCTTTGTCGGTAGGGAAGAAACCGAAGACTTCTGTATTGTTTTATCTAGGAGTTCGAGCAGATATTGAAATGTTAGCTTTTTGGTTGTTAGGGTCTGCTTATAAAGCAGGGTTGAGTGTTCATCCTTTCATTACACCTTTTCGACTACAGGGTATCAAACAGAAGCGCGAAGACTACGAAAATCTTATGTTGAGCGAAGTCGTAGTCGTTGCTTATAGTCCGTCTATGAGAGAGGACGGTTATTTGGTAGAAGATTTCGTAAGACAACGTGCTTTTGAAGGGAAGTCCACCTATGTGATATTAACGGATGGTTCTCAGATTAACAATGTCTTACAAAGACTAGGTTCTGAGGACAGTTATTCCCCACGTCAATATCTGTATATCGGTATCCCTCGTCAAAATAGCACCGATGAAGAAAAAGTAGCTAGAACAAATCGAGTAATTCGCAACTCCAATAAGGTGCTAGGTCTAAATATGTCTGAGGTTGAATTAGAAGATGTAGCTCCTCAGAAAACAAAAGGGAGAGCTAAAAGTACACAGTCGAAAAGACCTGCAGCAACATTAAGTTCTGCAGAAGCTGACTTATATAACTTATAAACTTTAAGAAGTAAGGTTTTTGAAAATTTCAATTTCCTTGCTTATTTTTATTGATTTATAGTTATTTTTGTGATATAATAAAGAAAATATTGATTTTTAGGAGTTAGAAGAAAATGAAAATTACACTTACAAGTGAAGTAGTTAATAAATATGGCCCTTATGTACGAATTTCCACAACTAAAGCTAATCCTAACACTGGGTCTATTCGTGTTAGTAATTCAGGTGCTCGTTGGAGTTTATCTAGTACAGATTTTGCTCAGTTATTTAAAGTTTCCATTTTTATGATGGTTTACTCTGCTGAAACTGTTGATAGTATTCGTAAAGAATATGATTTGCGTAAAGACGTGGAGTTTGAAGTTCCGGGTATTTCTCCGATTGAAGTAATTCAACTGTCTGAATCTGCAGTAAATCGTGAGGTTCCTAAAGGTGGTCGTCCAAAACCTCAATTTGCAAACCTAGATGGAGAGTTGATTATTTATGGAACTCAACCTCGTAAGGTAACAAAAAACTCTCAACCAGTTCAAGAAGTTGAAGAGAAAGTAGAGGTTTCAGACGATTCGTCTGTTCGATTTCACAACGCAGGAGAGACTGTTTTATCAAACGATTTGGAAAAAGAGTTAGAAAATCTTAAAACTGAATATAAAAGAGTTGAAGATTCTCTGAAACAAGCAGAGGAGCGTATCCAAACTTTTGAGCAAAAAGAAAAAGAGTTTGCTTTAGATAAGATTCAGTGGGAGTCTGAAAAATCTAATATGGAAGATGAAAAGAAAGCTACTTCTGAATATATCAATACCTTAGAGAAAGAACACGCAGAGCGAATTGAGGAGGTTCGTACTGAAGTGCGTTCTAAACAAGCTCAAATTCTTCAGTTGAGTCAAGAACAAGACAATCTTAAAGTAGAATTAGAAGAAGCTCAAGCTACTTTAACTAGGTTAAAAGACGAGAAAAAGAAGAACTTTGTTACACGTTTCTTTTCAAAGTTTAAAAAGCTCTTTGGTCGAAAATAAAAGGTAGATTAGAATGGTTTCAGTTGTAGAATTAGTGTTGGTTAGTGGTCAGAGGGTTGACTTGCAAGCAGGAGACCAAATTACGATTGGTGAAGTTGGAGAAGAGTACAAAGGTCGTTGGTGTTGTCTATCAAAGACCTCGAATAGCTCCGATATTCATAGATTTCTAATTGGCGCACCTGATGAAGCGTTGGTTAGTGTCGGTCGTAATAGGGTATCGTTTCAGCGTTCTGAGATTTTCTCGATTAAAGATGTCAACTCTAAATTCGATGAAAAATAACAAATAGATTAAAGGTTGATAAGGTGGGTTGAAATATGGTACATCCCTATTACACAGAAAAGATACTTCCCTTTTTGGAACACAATAAGGTTATGAATATGTTAGTCAAAACTCCCTTTATTGGTACGGGTTTTGAGTTAAAAGAATTAGCAAAGACTTTGAGAGCAGATGAAGAACTTCGCTATATAACTGCTTGTAAAAGCGGTCAAGCACGAGTTTTGGTTTGTGTAACTAACTTGCGTTTGCATATTTTGGATAAAGGGTTAGTTTTGAACAAGTACCAATTAACTGTGAACTTACCTCAAATTGCAAGTGTGCAGAGAGGCAGGGGTATCTTCTTTGGTTCGGTGGTTATTTCTGTTATGGGTTTCGATGACAACATTTATCTAACTGACTTTTGGGGTAAAGATACCGAGAATTTTCAACGTATCTTGCAAGACGCCATAACCGATTATGGTTTGGGTCGTAGTTCCTTAACTCAACCAAACTATTATCAACCACAACAATCTTATTATCCGCAAGAACCTTATTATCAACGACAAACAGAAAGAAGATTTCAACAACCTATGTATGAATCCAATAATCCCGCTTACAACTATTTGACAGGAGAGCCTTTCACAGAAGCAGAACTTTTGGAGATAGGTCTCGACCGTTTCGGTAAACCTTTGGAAAAGAAACAAGCGCCTAGTCAACCACAAGTGCAACCTAGTCGCACGGTTTCAAAACCCCAACAACCAACTCAACCAAGGGTATCGCAAAATCAAAGACCACCTTTGCAACCTCGTGTGCCAAGACCTCCCAAAGATGTTTCCAATATGACAACACAAGAGAAGTTTGACGCTTTAGAGCGTGGTGATTGGTTCTAAATTATTGATTTAAACTGTAAATGGAATGAAATTAGAGAGGAGATTTAGCTTTAGTGTTTGAAGATAAAGAGCTTTGGGAGTTGATGTCTGAAGCAGAAGGTACGGAGTCCACTTATGTGTCGGACATTACACCTTCTGAAATTTCAGATAAAAGCCCAGAGGTTCAACTTGAGTATTATGAAAACCAAGTGATGGGGTATCTTCTTAGAGATTTTGACTCTCTAAGAGGTCAGATGGGGCGCTTGCAAAACGACTATTTCCGTAATGAAAACTATGTGCTTTATTCTATGTTGAAGAAAGTGCAGATGGAAAGAGGTTTGTTGCTTGACTTAGATTATTTGAAAGTTTATTTGCAAGCAAACGCTTCTGAGATTGCTCAAGACACTGACCGTATTCAGTTTGAGTCTTATGTAAGTGAGGGTTCGACTGCGATTGAAGGTTTATTGGTTTCAGTAGTAGAGGTTTACCAAAAATATCGTAACCCCTCATTCTTGAAAGAGCCAACATTTGAAGATGCCTTAACTCGCTTTAAGTTAGTTTATGTTAAATTAGCCTTTAATGACTCTTTGCAACAAGCTTCGATTGCCTTAACGAATCCGATTCGGTCTCAGCGCAAGTCCTTCTTCGGTATCGAAGGGGCGCTTGATTTCTTATCACAAAAAGTCAATAGCATTAAGGCTTCATTAGGTAAAGAAAACTCTTATCAACTTGTCTGTGCTTCTGATATTGACTTTGAGGAAGAAGAGTCTAATAAACCTACTTTGCTTTCAAACTTACAACATTTACCTACTCTGAGTGCTACGATTGGTGGTATTTATACAAATACCTTTGCGGTCTTTGCAGCACCTGAGAAAGGGATGAAATCGAAATTCGCAGTTCGCTTGTCTCATGAAATTCTCCTAAACGGCTTTGGCATTTGCTTTTGGGGGAAAGAAGGTGGTTCAGGCAAGGTAATGGCTGAGTTGCGTGCAACTCACTTTGATTATTACTATAATGTACAAAGAGGTCAAAACTACGAAAAGATTGCCGGTATCGACATTCAACGTGGTACTTTAGATAGCTCAGTTGCAGAGTTAGAAAAAATTTCTCGTATGGACTTGGTAAGTAACCCAAATTATGGTAAAATATATTTACCAGATTATCCGTTTGAGTTGGAATCGGTTGAAACCGTTCTTCGAGTTGCAGCAGAGGAAAAAGAGTGTAAGTTTGTCGTTATTGACTACGCACAAGCGATGGATAGCAGTCAGTACCCTGATAAGAAAACTATGTTAGAGAAGTTGTCTATACGTTTAGAGACTTTGAAAGGTTTATTAGATATTTGTGTTTGGTTACCTTCACAGTTGGCTACTGATGTTATTCAAGATTTAGGTAAGGGTATCCACCGTGAGTTGCGAAACGTTACGGCTGATTCGAAAGAATTAACAAAATCAGCAGACTTAAACTTGATGTTGTATACAAATGACGCTATGTCTGCAAAGAACATAGCCAAAATGTACTTACTTCCTTCACGTTTAGCAGGGGAGATGGCTCCACTTTCGGTCTTTACGGATAAGGTTGCGAATAATGTGATAGAAATGAAAGACCAAGTGATAGAAATGCGGAACGGTGAAGCTGTCGTCTTGGATGTTGGAGATATCAATGTCTAAATTTGAAATTTGTGTGAGTGTCGGAGATTTAGCGCAGTTCTTTAGGGTGTCTGAGGACTACGTTCGCTCCCAAGCTCAATATGAAGTAATAAAAGTAAAAGGTGGTTTAGAGGTTATCTCTAAGGATAACTACCCTCGTTTAAGTAAGGTGTTGTTCTCACAAGCACCTTCTTTGTGTGTTTATACTTTAGAGAAAGTAGTAGAGCAGTTAAAAGAGGTTTATGACAAAAAAGAATTTATTGATAAGTTTTTAGAGTCTGAACCTAGTTCGATTGTGAGAGATTTGTTTACTAATACTCCTTATTATTGGTCAGACAGCTTAACAGATGAATACTTTCAGTTTGTTCAAGACTTACAAGGTCAGTTAGATTATTCTATTGAGAGAGTTGCAAGTAAGTTAGAGTTAAGTCCAAGTCAACTTTACTCTTTGGTTCGTTATTTAGAGTTGCGATTAACTAATATTGTAGGTGCTAAGTCTAAGAAGAAGGTGTATATTTTACCGAGTGTGACTTACGCTACTGTTTGTGCCTTTTTAACTCAACATACTCTAGTGAATTTGACTTTGACTGAGCGTAGCCGACTATTCTCTATGGGTATCTCACCTTTGCAGGTCAAAAGTGTCGGCACATTTGTAGAAACTTCGGTACTGAATTATTTGAGAGGAACAAAATCAAGTGATAGTTTTGAGATAAATGGTTCTTATTATGTTTCCTATAACTCATTCTTAGCTAAGTTTGGTTTGCAACCCAATGAGGTCTCTAGTGCCTTGAAGTCTGCTTTAGTTGGTAAAGAGGTTGGTACAGAAGATTTTGTACCTTATGACTTCGTTCGTCACTTGGATAAGGTTATGAATTTAGGTTCGGTATCAGATGTGCGATTAGGTGCTTTGATTTGCCTTGGTTTGTTGGAGAAAAAAGACCTTGAAGGCGTTCTTTCGGTGTCTGAGTTCCGCCAATTATATAACCAAGTCTTTGCTTTAAAGGTCTTTCCTTTGAATAAAGCAAGTTATAAGTATGTAGCAGAAGGTTCAAAAACTGAAATCTTTCAAAAGTTGCAGTTACCTTTCTATTCTAAGGAGTTATTAGTTTCTGTCTTGAAAGATACCTTGAGAGGTCTTCCTCTGGATCAAACTTACCGAGGTTATTTCAATGTTTACCGTATGGTAGAGTTCTTGAAAGTAGCGAATAACACTTATGAACTACCTATATTCATTACCAACATAGATGGTATTCCAAGCGTAGCTATGAACAAGAAGAGTTGGAACTCTTTGATTTCGGTATCCTCAAACATCTTGTTGGCTCCAAGTGACGGAGTTTCAGAAGAGTTATTGAGTGCTTATAACACATGGGAACTTTTAGAATTTGAAAAAGTAAGGGAAGGAGTTGAAAAGATATTAAATGGCTAGTAAACAGTTTACAAAAGAGATATTAGATCAATTTGTAGAAGATTTCTACGACCTCTTTATGGAAGGTGTCTTGGAATTTACTAACAAGTACACTATTCTGTATAAAGAGGAACTAGATAGTAGTGAAGCTCGGTCGGTTATTGATTTAGGTCTAGCTTACGATTGGCTATGGGTTGCTGATATTGAAGGTACTCCTTTGGTTTACATTGAGGTTGTAGATTTAGTAGTGCAAGAACACTTGCTACAACACTATACAAAGCAGTTAGGGTATCAGGGTGCACAAGCGATCGTTACAATCAAAGAGTTGAAAGACTTGTACTTAGCAGAAGTTGTTCGGTTCTTGAATTACTTACCTAGTTTAATTGGGGAACAGAATGACTTAAAACCATTTGCAGTAGCAAGTTTGGTAGATGAACAACATTTGCGCTTAGATAAGCGTTTAGTTCCCACTTTCCACTTGTCTTTAACTGAATTGTTTAAGTTGCTAGAAAGTGTTCAACTTCGTCCTTATGGTTTTTGGGACGGTCAAGAACACCACAAATTCAAAGAACCTAAAGGATATTTTGATACACCATTAAAAGGTATCCGAGTTGATGAACTTGTCTCGGCAGTTTTTATTCGAGGGGTTTATCCTAAGAGAAAGTCGGTGCATGATTGATGCAATATGACTTTTCAAAATTGAACCAACCATATTTGTTAGATATTTTAGAGTCTTATATTGGTTCAAGAGATATAACTTATTTAGAGGGTACTGAGTCCACTATGCTTTATGTAGGTGACTCTATGTTATTTTTAGTTTCAGGTGGGTTCATACAGTATGTAAGTGGTGCACCTAGTCAGTTGTCTAAACGGAACATTGATTTAATTACGGATAAGTTGCAGTCAGCTCTTACATTACATTGTACGATTGTAGGTGATTTGGAATGATTGGCACTTCACGAGTAAAGAGAAGAACAGTTAAAGCTTCTTATCGTCAGTTAGAAGAACAGTTGCTTTACCATAAGAACTTTATAGGACATTATGATATAACCATTTCAAACTATTGGGACGTTGTCGTATGCAAGCACTTACCCCGCTATTCTGATTATAGGTTTAGTGCGGGTAATAGTCGTGTCGTTTGCCCTTTCCACGAGGATTTAAAACCTTCTCTCGGTATCGTCAAAGACGGTGAAACTGGTATTGAGGTTTTCAACTGCTTTGGTTGTGGGGTAAAAGGTACAATCATTGGATTTCATAAGCTCTTTGCAGAACAATACTTAGGAGAGCGGTATCCAAACGGATTTGGCTACTTGCAGAGTTTAGCTAAACTATACGGTATTGAGTTAAGTGATACGATTGTAGAGGTTCAAGAAGAGAAGTCTAAGTTTGACTTTTCAAAAGCTCCACCTTATACAGTCTCTATTCATAGAGAAAATGTGGAAACCTTGAAAGAGAAGTTCAATCGTGGTTCTCTATCCTTGCAAGGTTTGAAAGAGCAGTTGACCTTGATAACCAATAAAGTTCTTGAAGTAAAATCGTCTAAGAAAAGCACAGAAGGAGGTTCAGCTTAATGTTTACATTCGATATGGAAGACTTTGGTGGCTCTCCTTGTTTTACTTACTTGGACTACTTTAAAGAGGGGTCTGAGCGTTTTGGTTTAGATAGTGTTTTGGCTTTAGACTTATCTAAAACCTCAACTGGTATCGCCTATTGGAACGGACAAATATTGGAAACTTTTAACTTGAAGAGTTCCATTAAAGACTTAGATAGTCCGTATTCTGTGGGTCTTCGAATGCAAGAGTTGAAAGATTTCTTGCTTGTAAAAGTTCTAAAAGGAGAAGTAGAGCTTGACATGTTGTGTGTGGAAGAAGCTTTGCTTGGAAACAATGCAAAGACCTCTTCGGTAGCTTACGCATTAAACTTCACACTTGATTACTTGTTGGCAGAAGGTGTTTTAAAGGCTAAACGGTTCTTTAGAGTATCAAATAAAACATGGAAAGCTACCTTGCGTTCTGAAACTGGTGTAGCACCGTTGAAGAAAGCAGTTTGGTCGAAAGACAATGCTGAAAAAGAAGAAATTCTCTTGTGTTTACAAGAATTAGCACATCCTTGGGCGAATAAGTGGCGTGAATATGACTCCTTTGAGATTTATTTGAAGAGTGGCTACCAAGACCAACTGGATGCAGTCGGTTTAGCACTTCACTGTGTGAAGACTTATGGGTTGGATGAAAAACCCCAAGTGTTAAGTCGAAAGGCTACTGTTAAAGTTTACACAGATAAGGAAAAAGCTGAGAAATATGCTAAGTTCCCAGTAGAACACGTTAGCAGTATCTCAAAAAATCAAATCCACACATGGGTTGATACTTGTGGGAAAGAAGAAATTGAGTCTAAGTCTTATATTTTAGAAACTCCCCACCTTGGTCGCTTTGGTGTCAAAGCAGAGGTCTTTGATGAGTCTGATATGTATTACATTGTGGTCAATGTAGCTTTAGTTACAGTTTAAAATAAAAGTAGTTTAGGTCGTTAGAATACAAAGCGATTCCGCTAGAAAGTAGGTCTACATGGCACTTGGTTCTAAGACAGAATTGATAAGACAAGCCTTTCTCTATTTGTTTGGAGAAGGTTACGAAAGTAAATTAACAAAGTTCCCGGAAGATGAGGTTTTTCCTCATACCCTTAAACATTTTGACAAAGATGGACTTCATTACTTAAATTCTGAAGTCCAAACGGTTCAAGTCTCGAACGGTCAAAGTGAAGCGCAAGTAACGGTCTCTTGTGCTATGTGTCATTTGTGTGGTTCTTTGTATGGTAAGGTTGAAGATATTCACTATGTTTTGGAATATCAACCAACACAATCAGGTCAAGCCTTAATTCATGGTTTGAACCTTAATTCAGCAGAATTTTAGAAAGTAGTAGGTTTCTTATATGGATCAACATGCTTCAAGTATTAGAGGAGAAGTTTTCAGACAACTCATTGGGGTATCTGGTGGTTGGCTTGTTCGTATTTTCCTTGTTTCAGTTATGTTTTGGCTTGTTTTTTATGTATATGAGTCTTTGGTAGACGGTACGTTAAGTGGTCGTTTATCTTTGATGAAGCAGGCTCTATTCAAGGGTACAAAAGAGTTTAAAGTCAAAACAATTTCAACTGCACCTTTCTTGTATTTCCTAGTCGGCATGATTTTACTAACCACAGGTTATACATTAGGTTATAATATTTCGAATAATTACATCAGTGGTGAGATTACCTTGATTACAACAGTTTCAAGAATTACTAATTTCTATGCTTTGACAGTCTCAGTCATTGAAATGATTTTAATGGCTTGTACGGCTTTGGTCTTCTTGTCTGCTGCAAGTTCTATTCGTAAGAACGGTCGAGAAGTTTACCAAACAAGTGCATTAGCTAAGATGAATATCAACTTATTACGTTTGTTCCGACTTTTCGGTATCATGGTAGTCATAGCACTCGGTATTGCTTCAATGGTATTTTGTTATTTGGTGATTAAATAGTAAGCTGGCAAGAGCTTGCTATTTTTCTTTTTCTAAGTTTGCTTTAGTTATTGCAAATCGGTAGGAAAAATGATAAACTAACAAAAAGTAAATGAAAGCGAGGTTGACCTTTCTTTGCAAACAAAGCTTGAAGTGTCTCCGTTTTTAGGGGTTGTGCCAAGTGCAGTTGAAATTGGTACACGATTAAAGGAGTTATTAAATAAACGAGAAGAGTTAGTCAACACTTTAGATAAAGAATTGGCTAGTGGAACTTATAGTCAACACAGAGTGGTATCTTACTATTTGCTCGAAAAGGAGTTACAGTCTTTAAGAGAACAATTATTATTGAGAGCAGAAGATACACCTCTAGGTAGAGACTATTTACAATACCAAGATATGTTGAAAGCTCGCTTACCAAAAGGCGATACTTACTTGGTTGAAGAGAGTCAAAAGATGGCTCAACTTCCGTATCTAACTAAGGCGGAGCCTTTCTATGATGATTATGTGAGCTTGTTAGAGTTAGCAGCTAAAGATAATGTAGAGCTTTATGTAGAGGTCTTTCTAAGCAACAACAAAGTCTCTTTAGTGTATGAACATGGTTTCTTTCAACGTGCGATTTCTTTGGAAGAGGGTAGAGAAGGTGTGGATTGTACACGCTTGGTTCTTCTTTATTTAGAGCGCAGAGGGTTGACAACATTAGTTGACCTAGCTCAAATTCCAAAAAGTGCTATTTGTGGTTACTTGTATACCTCGATTGTCGAAGAGGATTTAACTCCTAGTATGAGTTATACGAAATTGGACTTAACCTCTCAGTTGATTTCGACTATTCGTTTTTATGCTTCTGAGTATATTGAGTTTGGACTGAGCTTTGCAAAACGTGATGATGAGTGCAAGTTTGTACAAGACTTAGGTTTTGACAATTTACCTTATATTCGTTATAACTTAGAAGCAGACCAAAACATCAACTCGATTGTAGAAGATTGGGTATCTTTGCTCGAAGACCTCGCTGATGTTAGTGCTTTATCAACAAACTTGAGAGTGAGCGTAGCAAGTCATCACAGTCAAAAGTTCAAAGAGTTTGGCTTTGATAGTGTAGTCGTCAACCCAATTTTATGGTCTGTAAACCCTCAGAAAGCGAAGTTACAGTACATTCACTGGAAACAAACTTTAGAAGGGTTGAAACCTTTCGCAGTTGTTTCGTATTTAGACGTGACGGCTCAGTTTGAGGTTGATGGTAGCGACTATTTTGGTTTCTATGACTTTGCAAACAATAAACCTAAGTTGATAGATAGCGCGTTAGATTTAGGGTTATATGGTAAAAACAGTGAAGATTTAGGTATTGAAATTGCAGGTCAAACTGTGTTAGAGTTACCTTTAGAAAGTCCATTAGACATTCTAGTATTAGGTTTAAAACCGGAGAGTCCGATTTATTTTTGGTCGTCACCAGAGTTAGGTATAACTACAGTATGTGACTCCAAAGGTCGCTCAGTAGATCAGTTATTAAGAAAGTAGGCTAAAGTGGATAAAGATAATTTATGGGGAGACTTAGATGACTTAGAAGTTGGTGTGTCTTCTAGTCAAGAACAAGCTCCAGTTGGAGAAGAAGTAGCACCTTATTCAGAGGTAGGAGAAGAAGTTGTAGAGTGGTCTCCTGAGGCCTCAGAATCGCCCACAGTCGATTTAGAAGAAGTAGGTGGGGAAAACATAACCTCGGAAGAAAAACACGAGACGGAGCAAACTGAACCTTCTGAGAACATGTCTGACTTAGAAGATTTAGAAGTAGAAACACCAGTAGATATTGTAGGGGTATCGGAGATTCCTTCGGTGCTTAGTCCGTTTGAGGATATTGATAAGATTTTAAGTGGTTTGAAATATGACCGTGAGTTGCGTATGGACTTACCGATTGAGTCTATTGTCATTACAGAGTTCGATAAAAAAGCCCGTTTTGCAACGAAAAACGGTTTGACGGCTTCGATTGAAGACTTTGGTAGAGTATTAAACCCTATTGATGTGCTAGCTTTACCTTCGGTAGATGGTGAAGAACTTGAAATGTACACTTTGATTTCAGGTCTCCGTCGAGTTTATGGTGCATCTCGTAATGGTTACAAAACTATTCCAGCTTTTGTGTGGCACTTTGCAGATTATGAGAAGGCGCAACGTTTAGTTCCTTTATTGGGTTTGATTTTAAATAAGCAACAACAACACAATTACCAAGAGATTTGGAACGGACTTTCTACCTTGGAACACGAATATGGTTTGAAGTTCTCTCAAATTGAGCGTTTGTACCCTTATTTGGAGAGTGGTGATGTTCTGAAATTGAAAGAGGTCTGCAGTGAGTCTGATACTTATCCAGAACCTATGACTGAGTTGTTTGCAGGTAAGTACACTTTAGATAAAGCTTACAAAGAGTTGGTCAAACAACGAAAAGAGCGTGATGTTCTTGAGGAGGAAGACAATAAGGGTATCCTCTCTTCAACCGAGCTTGGTAAGGAAGCAGTTGTCTCAGATGAAGAGGGTAGTTCAAGTGAAAATGATGGTTCTTCTGAAGAGGGTGAAAATTCAGGTAATAACAAACTGAGCGCCCAAGAGGTTGATGAACTTCTTGAATTGGCTGATAACTCTATGGATAACTTAACTTTAGAAAGTGCCTTAGAACAAGCAGACGCAGTCGATAAAGGTATTGTACAAGACCGTAAAGGTGACGGAGATGATGATTTAACACCAGAGGTTAAGAACAAGATTAAAGCCAGAGATAAAATGGTTTGTCAGTGTTGCTCGAAAGATAAGATTGAAAACCAAGGTGCTTTCTTGTCTCAGTTAGTGGTTCACCATAAAGTCCCAGTTCACGCAGGTGGAACGGATGATGAAAAGAACTTGATTACCTTATGTATCGGTTGCCACCATTTGTTGCACACTATGGAGAAAATGGGTACTCTCACAACAGACAAGGAACATTTAGATACTATGGACGAAGAGTTCCGTAGAAGGATTTTAAATGCTTGGTCTCTTGCTTACATTGCGATTAAGGCAGGAGAGAAGAAAGGGTATTCGCGTAAAGAACGTGCTAAGAAAGCTCAAGAAAGTCTAGGTCATAAATTTCCCGGGCAAGACATTAAGAATGACTTAGCTCTGAGAACTGCTTTGGATGTAAGTTCCAAATAAAATTTGATTGTTAGGTAGGTATGCGGGATTTTCCAACCTACCTTTTTTGATAAGTAATAGATTAAGTCGAAAGGTTTTTTGTTAGCCATGAAATTACATAAAAATTTATTGCGAGAGCGTTTCGCAAATGGTGTTGGGGTTTCGATTACTTACAACCCAACCAACGGTGAGCGCTTTATTAAGTCTTTGTTTAACGCTTTAAATAAAACAAATACGGATAGGTCTTTTATCGTTGATGATGTTATGAAAAAGTTAGTTACTTATTTTGATAAAACCAACTTAGACTTTTTCAGCACAGAAACTGGTGGAAACCAACCAGACCTAGAACTCCGTCAAATTGGTGTAGTGTATCGTCACTCCCCAAATGAAGCTCCTACCGTGGAGTTAAATTCCGATGAGACCGTTTGGAGTGAAGAAGAGCGTGAGTCTTATATTGGTCAGATGAAGAGGTTTGTCATAAATGGTTACGCTGACTGTGAAAACGGCATTTTCTATACTTATGTATATGGTTGGTTCAATAAAGAAAAAGAAGATTATGAGCATATTTTCTTTATTAGCAATGATGCAGAACCAAAGACTCGTTCTTCCCACTATAAAACACTTATTCAAAAGCTTTATATCACTCGTTCAACTGGTTTCAATCACTTCTTTAACTACAAGTTTAGTATTTATTATGCTCCACAACTTTCCTCAGTTTTGGACTTCTTAGACTTGATTACAAAAGATGTTGTAGCTACTAAATTAAAAAGTTGGGTGGATTTTAACTCACAACAATTTAAAGCAGGTTATGATGCTTCTAAAAATAAAGCTCGTTACACAGATCGGTATCCAAACTTACCTCAGGACAGTCAAAGTAAAGAGTTTAAAGAGGTTGTACATCAGAACTCCCTTAATTTGATTTACAAAGCCTTTATGCGCAGTTTAGGTAACTACTTAATGGGTTCCCCTGCTAAGAACAAAACCATGCTTAAAGTTATGGCTGAGTATTTGTATGAACTTTACTTGGATGACTTTAATATTACTCTTATGGAAGAGTATGACAGAGTTCAAAAATCAGAATATGCTAGATCGTTTGAAACTAAGCGTAACATCCCAACTAAAATTCAAGCTGCTATGGATTCAACTAAGTTCTTAGACTACGGATTTGGTTTTGTAGAGTTCGATGAGCAGTTTGATTTAGAGAAGCTACCTGATATTGAAGCGCAGTGGGGGTTAATTCACAAAGCTTTGCCACATTCGGAACATAAACCAGAGTTACGTTTTCGTAAAATTGAGCATCGGAAAGCTCATGGTGTGTATTTCCCAGCTTTTGACTGTATTACGATTAGTGTCCGTAACGTAAACTCTATGCTCCACGAGTATGGTCATCACATTGATTTTACTTACAATAAAGACCAAAACTTATCTATGTCTGATGAGTTCCACCCACTCCTCAAAGGGTATCAACGTAATTTGTCGGACGGTGGAGTCTATAAAGGAGCTATGTTAAATTACTTCTTAACTCCAACTGAGGTCTTTGCACGTGCTTTTGAGATTTACTGCGTAACGGTACTTCCTAGAGTGAGCTTTACCGAAAGTTTGGCTGATTATGGTAATAAGTTTGAATACTTATGGTTGATTAACAATACTGAAGAGGTATTGAATTACTTTGACACTAAGTTTCCACACATAAGAGAAGAAGTAACTAATATTCAACAAACTGAGGAGTCTCTTAAAGTAACTAACTTAACTGAAGGTGCAAAAGAAGAACTTGCACCAAATCAAGTAAAAGCAGGTGGCTTTACAGTTAAGATTGAAGAAAGTCCAGGTAAATCCGAACTTGAAGGAAAAGACCTTATTCCAACAGATCGAGATAGTAATGGTATTTTAAGTCATGCAGTTGTTGAAAGACCAAGTAAACAAGCAGAGGACTTATACAACGGTATTTCTATTTCAGATGAGATTTTGGAAGAGAACATGTTTGAAGAATTTGGTTTTTTACTTGATCCAGTTCAGTTCTTTGATGGTACTAAGTTTGGTGGTGTTGCATATTTAGTTAAAGACAATAAAGGGATCGTTTATCAAACATTTAGAGTTGAAGAACCTCATTTTTCAATGATTGAGAGGGTTATTAACCAACTTCATGACGAGTGTATTCTAGATGCTGAGAAAAGTTATATGGTTGTAAGTGACTTGCTTCATAATAAAATTGAAAAATATGGTGCTTCTGTACAATCTCTAACTAAGGGTATCGCATCTCTTCGTTTTGCAGATTTTAAAGATGTTGATTTTGGTACAACTAAAGGTGAGCAAGTTGCGGCAGTAAATAGCTTAATGAATAAATTAGCTAAGTCTTATGTAACCTATTTGAAGAACCAAGATTTAAGAGTTAAAGATGATGAGATGAGAGCTTTATTCAAGAAGAAAGCTCACGAAGAAATTGCAAAAGATAGAGATATTGCAAGTGAAGTTTGGAACTTTGATTCTGTACTTACAGAATATGGTGAAGCGATTTTTGTAGAGCGTTTGCCTAAGAATAAAGCTTTAGTTAAGAAACATGCTCAACTTGTAGATGAATTATTTATTTATCTGTACCCAGACTTAGGTGGTTCTCATTCAGATTATATGAGTAGTGCAGTTTACAAAGCACTAGTTGATAATGATTTGTGTGTACATTTTTATCTAAGAGGTGAGCTGAGAGAGTTAGTAAAAGCTAAAATTAACGAAACGGCTTTAAACCCAGAAAGAACATTTAGTAGACTAGCTGAGTTAGGTTTAAACTTAACTGTTGAGGTGTGATTTATGGAAAAAGAGATTTATTTTGAGTTGAAAAACAACTCTGGCGACATAATGACAATTTACAGAGACGAGCCAAATGTTGTTCCGTTGAGTGAAGAGTGGACTCGAACTTTGTGTAGATACTATACTTGGATGGTAGGGTGGGACTCGATACAACCCCATCGGTATCCTAATCCATCGGATTTCATAGATGGTTATACAAAACAAGGTTTAACTGCGAAAATTAAGTCCGAAAAATCTACATTATGCGAGATTATAAGTGAAGTGGTTGTTCGTTTATATACTGAGGGTAACATTTATGCAGTACCTTTATATGTTAAACCGATTTTAGACTATCATTCTAATTTGGAATTTACAACAATCTATAGTTCAGACAATGATTTTGTAGGTTTCGCCTTTGCAACCCGTGAAGAGATTTATCGTTGGTTCAATATTAAGAGAATTACGAAGTCTATCGAAAATGAGATTTTGACTATGGTCAATCGTGAGTTAGCTATTTATAATGAATATCTTAAAGGTGCAACTTACCACTATGTAATTAAAACTGCAGATGGTACAGAGATAGACCACGGTTTAGATTTCTATGAACTTGATGGTGATACTGATAAAATGTTAGAGTTAATGTTGAAAGATAGTTCAGTTTACGATAAATCTTTTAAAGAGATCTAAACAGGTAGAGAGGGTATCCTCTCTTTTCTTTTGCCGTATTTTAGAAAATACTTGCAAATTGTTTTATAGTTTGCTATACTTATTCTATTATAAAAGAAAAGGAGTTCCGATTATTGTGAAATCGAGACAGGAAATTAAAAAGCAAGCAAGAGAATTGATTGCAAAAGATAATTTATGGTTTGCAGTAGGTTTACCTACTTTAGTGCTGACCTTAGTGAACTTAGTGTTTGCCTTTAATGAAAACACTACAGGGGTATCTTCAGCCATCGCAGGTTTGAGTATGATAGTTGACTTATGTGCAAGTCTTTATATCTTTGATATTTTGACAAAACAACACTCAATAGGAAAACAACTAGGTCGTAAAGTTTCTGATATGTTCGGAAGTTTAACTGCTCACACATTTAAAGCAGGATTGTTAGTTGGTTTTATGATTGGATTGTGGTTCTTTTTACCTTATGTGGTTGGTATTGGTTTGATTGTAGCAGCCTTGATTTCTGAAAGTTTTGGCTTGATGTTGTTGTTTGGTATTGCTTTAATTGTTTTTGGTTTAGCGTTTGGTTTAGTTAAAACTTACGATTATGCTCTAGCAGTCTACTTAGCAAAAACGAATGAAGACTTAGGTTTGTTTGCACTTCTTAAAGAAAGTAAGCAGAAGATGAAAGGTCATAAAATGACTTTGTTCGTACAAAACATGAGTTTCTTTTGGTGGGTTCTAGGTGTGTTTGCAACAGGTGGTTTGCTTGGTTTATATGTCACTCCTTATGTGATTGCAGCGAATACCATTTTCGCCACTGAGGTTTTGGGTATCCAAACTTCCGAAAAATCGGAAAAAGACCTTGAAATTTTTTAAGAATAGAGAATAAAGGAGAACAAAAGTTCTCCTTTTCTTGATTTATAAGGGTTTTTGTGGTATAATAAAAGAAAATTAAATGAGGTTTTAGAAAATGAGAGTAAGCAAAGAAAAAGCAATAGCAACCTTTACTTATCCGTATCAGTCTTATGGAATTAGCTTTGTACTTGATGAAATAAATTATGAAGACCTTTATGATACTTTTGTGAATTTTTGTTCTTATTTTGATGGTTTTGCACGCAGTGCTTTACACAAGGATTTGTATTGGGGAGATAGAACCTCAGATGGTGAAACTGTAAGAAGTAAAGTTGATGCTATTTTCAATCAAGTGTTGGCTTTAGATGATGACACTAATGGTTTTTATAAATATGGTACAATTAAGTCAGATAAGGGGATTGTAGTGAATGTTTGCTTTAGTAAGTTTTCAGATACAGAACCAAGAGTTACTTCAGACCATGCTCTTGTTGCACCTTTGATTTGTTTTAAATTTGAGCTATCTTTTCTAGGTGAGGAACGCCCAGAATCTTATTTTATAATGACTGTTACAAAAGAAAAAGATTTAAAACAAGGTTTGCCTGATTGGAGGTAAAATGTTCAAACTATCGAACGGAGAGACTTACTCTCGCTTAGAAATTTATTGCTTTGAAGATTTGTTAGGTTATGTCACTAAAACCCCACAAGGGTATCACTTCACGCTTGTTAAATCTGAGAACATTCATCACAGGTTCACTTTGCTTAACTTGAGTGAACAATCTAACTCAGAAGAAATAAGACAATGGATGAAAGAACATTTGACTATAACAGACTCACGCGCTAATAGAAGTGAATGTTATCCAAAGTGGTGTCGCACCTTGGAAGATGAGATTTCAGTTTATTCTTTCTTTCTCGACTGTGATATGAGGAGGTGGAAATATGTTTAAACCAACCTCAAAATTAGGGTATCAACAGAAGTACACTTCTCCTAAAGGTGGTTATTGGTATAAGGAAGATTTAAAAGGTGGTGAAGCCTTTGCAGAAGTTTTGATTTCTACATTTCTGAGGTCTTGTAACTATATGACTTCTAAAGATTTTGTACCTTATGATTTCAAGTACAGTAAACCTAGTTCAATAGACTTAAATACTTGTGTCTCTCTAAATTTTTTACAAAAGGGGGAGCAGTTTATTTCATTTAAGGATTTATTGTCTCAAGTGAGTCCACTTACAGAAAAACTAGTAGGTTTCGACTCCAAATTAGATTATATCGACTCAGTGTTTCAACAAACAGTCGGTCAGTCTTTTAGGGAAGAAATGTTGAGATTACTCACTTTAGATGTGATGTTCCGAAATACAGATAGACACCTCTCCAATTTCGGTATTATTTTAGCTCCTAACGGTTCTATTCGGTTCGCTCCTATATTTGATAACGGACTTGCTTTGGGAGTCTCAGAAGGCGCATATTTCGATTTAGATAACCTTTTAAAAGGCTTTGGATATAAGATTAAACCTTATGAATTTGCAGTATCTACTTTAACTCCTCAAATTGATACTACTTACTTTCAATTTGATGTCCTTTATTTTGTTGAGGTAGTGGATAAACATATTCTTAAGTCCAATTTAGTGTTAGGTTTCTTAAATTTGTTGGTTTTGTATTATCCGACTGATTGCAATGGCAGAGACACTAAAGAGGTTTTAGAGTCCGTATTTGGCGAATTTAGTAGAAAGAGATTTTTAAATGACTAATCAAGCTATGTCTAACGCTCAAAGTTTCAAAGTTTGGTACAACAATAGAAAACGAAGTAGTGTGGTGATTTTAACTTTAGTTCTTATCTTCTTGTTAACTAGCTTCATACCTAGTTTTATTGAGAACTTTCCAACTTTAATTACCTATGTTTTTGGATTTTCGAAGGTTAATGATTTTGTTCCTTTAAAGTTCACTTATTTTATAAGTCTTAGCTTTATTTACTTGGTATCCGTTGGTTTTACTGCACTCGTTGAAACAAATGAACCAGAACTTTATGACAATATGACCTTTTCAATCTTCTCATTATTTATGGTTTTAGTAGTTGCAGTTGTTTCTTTGATAGGTTTCCTTTTGATTTCTGCAACAGTTCCAACTAATTTAATAAACTTAGAAAGTGGTATTTAATATGCTTTACAATGATTTAGACAAACTAATAGAAGACTACAATGAGCGTTACCGAAACGCTAATGATTGGGTATTTCAAGCAACAACTGAGCTTGAACTAGAAGAAGCAAAAGCAGATAAGAACAAGTTAGTTCATGAGTACAGTCAAGCTTTATATGATTTCCTATGGGATAAACTCCCACAACTAACTGCGAAGGATTGCATTGCTTTTGATTTGGTTCCTTATGGAGTTTGGCAAAAGTTCAGCAGTAAATATGAGTTAATTTTGAAGAAAATCAAGGAGGTTCATCGTGTTCGTTAAACTTTTACTGCAGAGTTTACTTTGGGTATCCCCAATATGGCTTTATCCTTCAACTTTAGTAAGTCAACTAACTATCCCACAAGGAACAAACCCTTCAACTGTAGCAAGTCAACCAATTATCCCACAAGGAACAAACCCTCTGAATGTAGACGAGTCTAAAATTATAGCTTACTTGAAAGATAACCCAACCGCTACCTACAATTCTAATGTTGTTTTTGTGGATAAGGATGAAGATTATAAACTAGCTCACCTTATGGGTAAATCAGTTATAGATATTCGGTATCGTACAAAACCTGTAGTCTCTGAGACAGACTCTTTAGAGGAAGTTCAAGATAAAATCAACAAGTTTAAGTCTGCAACTTCTATTGAGTCTGACGAAGTAGTTCTTGCTTTGTTGGGAAATATGACAGAGACGGTCAAAGTTTCGGACTAATTAGTTGGTTTCCTTGACAAACCTACTAAGGTTTGCTATACTAAACAACAGACTGCATAACACATACAAAGAAAGTGATTGAACTTCAGTTCTCACTTTTCTTTTGTTTTGTTGCACAAATTAAGGATTTGTGGTAAAATAAATGAAATTGACCGTTATAAAACACATAGAAAGGAGAAAAGATGTCAACAGTAATTACAGTAAAAACTTATACCCAAGCAACTGTGGGAGACCCTTGCGCTTGGTCTGAGTTGTCAACATTTATGACTGATAGTTTATACGATGCTATTTTCACGCATTTCAGTCAAATTGATGATACGACTTTGAGGGTATTCTTGAGCGAATTAAACCGTTACGGTTCAGCAACTTTGCAAAGTGCTGCATTTTTAGTGAAAATTAGTTACACAGGAGCATTTCCAGATAAGGATTGGTAAATAGATGAGTGTAGAACATAGATTAAAAGAAGTAGGAATTTCATCAGAGGTTGGGTATCTTTTCCCAAAAACGTGCAGTCATTGTAACTTAAAGTATGAATTGAGCTTAGATTTGTCTGTATTAAAGTGTCCTAACCCTTTCTGTAGAGGTTTGTACTATCAACGTGCAGTAACTTTTTGTGAGGTGCTAGGTCTAACTCAGTTTAGTTATAGCTTTTTTGAGCGTTTAGTGACTGAGTTTGATTGGAAGTCTGAGTTCATTTCTGACTTTTACGACTTAGATAAAATTTCGGTTGAGATTTCGGATAGTGAATTTCAGTCTCGATTTAACTTGTTTAAGTCTGAGTTGCAGAAGGTAAAAGAGAATTTAACCTTAGAGCAGTATTTAACTTCATTAGCAGTTCCAATGGTTGAGGATATTATTCCAACTATTTGTGATCGATATGAAAACTTAGAAGAATTTTACGCAGAGTTAGATATTGTCTTAGATTTTGATGGTTATTTGACTATTTTTGGATTGAGCGTAGGTTCTGAGGATTTGATATTGCGGTATCTCGAAATTTTCAACATTTACCGTAGAGATTTATTAGGTTACACATTGTAGTTTAGACAGATTAGACAGGTGGTGAGATTTAGATGATGCTTGTGGTTGATAAACGATATGTGGTATTGGAGTGGAAGACTACAAATCCTAACGTTTACATTGAAGATACAGTAGACTTACAAACTCGAATAGATTTAACTCGTAAGTTAAATCAAGATGCTTATGATGTAGTTGTGGAGCCAATTCCCGAGGGTGTACTGAAAGATTTAGTACATGAAAAAGTAACTGTTTTGGTTGTGCCAACGAAAGCAACAATGGTTTATTATGAGAGAACAGGGAAAATACCTGAGTTTCTATTCGTTGAAAGTATTTTAGGTGGTTAATAAGTGGTTAAATTAGGTCAAAAAGGACAAGAGTTACTGCGGTATCTAACTGCATTTTTCGACAAATATGTTGAAGGAGAAGGTTCTCTTAGTGTCCAAGTTAATTCAGAAGATACTACTGAAGAGCAAGCTTTGTTTTTAGAAAATAATCAAAAGCTTCTTAAATCGGTAGGTTTATTAGATACAAGTCACTCTGTAAAAGATTTGGGCATGTCCAAACAAGAGCGAGAATTGGAGGGTTCTTTCTACACTCCTTTATTTTGGGGGCGAAAAGCTCATGAGTTACTAAACGACATTCCAAATTTGGAAGATTATGTAGTATGGGACGCTTCATGTGGTACAGGAAACCTTTTGATTGAGTTTCCTAAGTGTAAGCACATGTACTTGTCTACTCTTCATGAAGAAGATGTTCGCTTGACAAAAGAACGCTTTGATAAAGAACGCTCAGACTTAGAAACAACAGTATTTCAATTAGACTTCTTAGGTTCTACAGATTCGCCACTTATTCAAAACTTCTCACGACAACTTCCAGAGAGTTTACAGAGAGTTTTACAGAACAATGAAAAACTCATTATTTTGATGAACCCACCTTACTCTACCAGAGGGGTATCAACACCCGTTGCAAAGCGCCTAAGTTCTTTGAGATTGAAAGGTTACGCAGCAGACTTATATAGTCAATTTATGTGGCAAGTTAAGAACTTGGTGCAGGTGCATCACTTAACGAACGCTGAGTTGATTTGGATGGTTCCAGTTTCGTTTCTTTTGAACCACAGAACGTTTGAAGTTCGTAAAGACTACGCAACAGACTTTGAGTTTCATAGTGGTTTTATGTCTCCCCTTGCTGATTTTCAAGGTAGTGCTGATGTAAGCTCAAGCTATTTGTGTACTACACGTTGGTCTACAAATCAAAGAGGTTCTAAAGACTTGGTTGACTTACCTGTTTACTCTCCTAGTGGAGATTTACTCTATAATCAACCTCTTTACTTAAAAACTCGTAGGAAGACTGCAAGTAATTGGGTTAAGGGTATCCATACTCGAAACTACATTTCCTTGCAACAGATAGATAGTAAAGGAACTATTGTTTCGAATGATTTATCTCTAAGACAATACACACCTTTAGGTGTGTTTCAGTTTTCGAGTTTGTCTTATCTAAGTTTAGCGAAGAACTTGATTACAACTTGTGAGATATTCAGTATGGAAAGTAGAGCTACAAGGTCAATTAAAGAAGAGTATTTCCCAATGCTGACTTACCTTTATGCTTTGAAATTTACACGTGATATCCCAGTAGAAGTAGCAACTTCCCAAACCAAGATTCCTAAGTTTGATGAGGTTTGGAACAAGATTTATCCGAACTTTGCTTTATTGTTCTTTATCAACCGTGAACTTTATGGTTTGTCTTTGAGAGATGTAGGTTTTATGAACAAGGAAAACTATGTCAATCCGTTCTTTTTTGTGTCTGAGGATAAAGTAAAACAAGCGATTGAAGAGAATACAGATAAAGAGTCAAGAACTGCTTTGTTGAAGGACTACAACCTTTGGGTATCTAAAGGTGCTTGTCCTCCGTTTTATAGAGATGTAATTGAAGATGCCTTAAACTCTCCTGATTTGTTACCTTTGTTTAGAGAAGTTTATGAGCATTTGGAAGAGTTTTATTTAGAAGGTATCCGCAATCGCCGAGTAAACTCGGAGGTGCGACTAACAAGTGCAGTGGACTTAGGTTTCCATCAACTAAAAGAGTTGAAAGAAGTTCCAAATAGTGAAGTTAAAGCCTTTTTAGACCACCAACGAGAGATGAAAGCGATGGTTGTAGAAATGTTACAAACTCTTAATTATGAAATTTAAGAAAATTCCCCTAAAACTTGACCTTTAGGGGAATTTCTGCTATAATAGTTTTTAGAAATTAGAAAAAGAAGGAGACAAGATTTTGGCAATTCATTTAGATGATTTATTAAATCCAGAGGCGCAGTTCGCTTCTGTTTTAGTCTACGGAAAAAGTACACGGTATCTTTCTTTAGTTTCTAATTTGGTTAAGAAACGCTTTCAAGTAGACTCTTCTTCAGTTATTCGAGTAAATGACTTAAATGAGTTACCAAAGATGGACGCATCGATTCAAATTCGCCCATTTCGTTCTCCTTATCGTCTTTTTGTAGTTGATGAACAAAAGACAGAGTTAGCAGAAGCAACTATGAAGTTCTTACAAAGTATTGTAGGTTTTACACGGTTGGTTGTAGGTTATAAGAACTACAAACTCTTTCAAAACGTTCGATACAATAAAGAATTGGTAGACTTTCAACCAGATATTATGTTCAGCACCTATATGACTCAGAGTGAGTTCCAATACATTTATGATGTGACGACTAAAGCAAAAGGTTCTGTGAAATTACCTGAAAAAATGTATGGAGTAGTCACCAAGCGGTATCTTCGAGATATTGATGCAGTTTTTACGATTTTATCGAGCTTGAAAGATGGTATTGAAATTAGAGACAATGCGACTTTGGTGCAATTAGCTGGTGTAGGGTCTCTTCAAATTGAGCGTGTGGCTTTAAGTATGTTAACCTCAACCACTAAAACGAAGAGAGGTTTGGATCAATACAAGAAGAAACAACTGCAGAGTTTATTAGAGTTGTCTCATCATAGAAGTTTTGAGACCGTTCGTAAGTCTTTATTAGAGTCATTTAAGGCGATATTGATATTGAAAGAATTATTAGTTGAAGGCAAGATTTACCCAGAGATCGGTTTGTTACCTGATATGAGTAAGTACAACAACTATCGAATTGGGAAATACGCTCGCTTTTTGGAACCAATTGATAGTTTGTCTATGACGGAGATTGTAAACTTTATGTCCTTGGTAGGTAGTCGTAAGTGGTCGGAGGAGTTCCATGTGATATCCTTTGTTTTACAAGCAACTAAGTTGATTGGACTTAAAAATGGAGGTTTGGTTTAGTGAGAGTAAAAGCAGTTAAAATGGGCGATTACAGAGAAACTAAGGGTTTGCAATTAGATGTAAACACCTCGTCTGTTTGGCAGTTTCTTGTTTCTGAAGGGGGTTCTAGCTTTTTAGAATGGTTGAAACCCACTAAAGAGTATGTAAAACCCAAGGTAGAGAATAAAGTAGGTTTCTTTAACTTGCTCTCTATGTTGGGTCAAGATGAAGTTGAAGAAGTGCTTTCTTCAGAGGATTTCCAAGTAAACCCTTCTGTTTGTGCTATTGGGGTATCCTTAAATGAGTTTCAGTCTGATAAAGATACGTGGCTTTCTTATAGTGTTCCTATCTATGTTTCGGTTGATTTAACTACTAAGGATTTAACTAAGGTAGTTTCGTGGTTGCAAGCTGTTGAGTTGGTAGAGGGGGTCACTTATGTACTAGATTTAGGTCTGAACTACACTAGTGTTCATGAGCTGACTCAAATCTTGAAAGAACAGAGGGTTTCAGAAGAGCAAGTTCGCTTAGTAGGTAATTGTGTCTTTAAGTATAAAGGGCAGAATTATTGTGGGTTGTTCTCTCCTAATTTTGCTAAGAGTTATAAGTTAGATTGGGTTTATGACTCGGAACCACATAAAGCAACTCAAGTGTTTCTAAGTAAAGACTCTTCCAGAGAAGTACCGATTGAAGATTGTACCTACCCAAAGGTAGTTAGAACAGGCGGTATCTAATGTTTCTAACAGGTTGTTTTATGGAAAGTATGAACACGACTTTATCTGAACATAGTTTAGAGTTGGTTGGTCAGTATTTACCTAAGACCAAACACATCAATTATGTCAAAGACTCTTTATATACCTTAGTAACAAAGCGTTTGGATAAAGAGTGGTCAGGTATGAGCGAAAAACAATTTATTTATACAGGTTGGGACGAAAGCGTTCGAGCAAGTGTTCACACAAAATTAGATAAAATTCGCCATGGTGAGTTTAACATTGGTGTCCGAGAAGATGGGGAGTCTAAGTTACCGTCAGGGGTTGTAGATGAAAACACCTTGAGTTCTGATATGTCCTTGGTTCCTCAGTCTGTTCACCGTTGGGAAGTCTTTTTAAATAAGCTCACGGTAGATACTTTCGATTTCCGAGTAGAGTTAGCAGAACTAATTGAAGAATACAATAGGGTATCTCGCTTTTTCGAGAATACTTATGGTTTAAACTTTCGACTACTTTTGAAGAAGGTTTTAGAAGGCGATAAAGACAGTCAAGAGTATTTGGTAGATATTTTGTCTGAGGAAAATGATAAGGTCTTTGTAGAAACTTTAGGAGAGTTGCTGCACTATGATGAGTTCAAGGACTTTATTTATAGTGAGGTAGATAAGAGCTTGGAAGTAGGTGTCTTGTATGAGTGAGCCAGTTATTTTAAATCCTTACTCCAAACAAGTAAATTTAGATAAATCCTTACTTTTAGTAGTTGCTCTTGATTTAAGTAAGAAGTGGTATCCTCTCGCACGGAAGTTCGGTTCTTATAAAACTTTAGAGAGCTTTCAAGATGTAGTCTTAAATAGACTCTTGAATTTGGAAGATATTGCATTAAGCCACTTAGAGGGTTATGTAAAGCACATAGCTCGAAGAAATATTAGTCAACCAACTGAGGTTTTGGTAGAAGATTTTGAAGTATATGACTTTGATAAAGACTTCTCCCCAAGTACTGTAAAGACAAATAAAGGCATTGAGTCCTTTTGGTTTAATTGGTTGGATTCCTTGAGAACAAAACCTTTAAAACCTTTGAAAAATGAAGAGGAGTTGCTTTATTTACTAAAAGCAGTCTTGATATTGCGCTTCATTGAGTCTAAGGGGTTGATTGAGCAATCTACTCTTGAAACTAATTCTGTTTCCTTGCGGTATCGCACTTGGTGGTCGCAATTCCTAGTGTCTTTAGTAGGTCGAGTAGGTTTACCGAATGAAGAAGTAGAGAAGAGGGTTTCTACGTGGCTTAGTTATTATCTGCAGTGTGAGAAAGTTTTGATTGAAGCGAGTCTTCTTTATTTGAAAGTGGAGAGTCACTTGGTTGATAGTAGATTGTGTTATAAAAAGCAACCGATAAGAACTCGCATGAAAGAGGATAAACTGTCTGTGAGCGGTTCTAACTCTTACACGATTTATAAGTTAGATACAAGCGCTTATGTAGATAAACTCTTTGATTATTATTTCGGAGAGAGTGCGGTATCCCACAGTTTCCGACTTGACTTAGGTTCTCAGACCTTTTATAATATTCCCTACAAAGGTTATGTATTAAGGGGTAACTTAGAAGAGTTGATTTTAGAAACTCTTGCAAGTTGGTTGGTTTTGAACTTCGACTGTCGTTTTATTGGTGTAGTTGGTTCGACTATGTACTTAGAGTTTAAAGAGGACAGTGGGGAGTTTCCAGTTTTCTTAGTGTATTTCAAAGAAGTATTTCAGTTTGATTTAATTCCTTGTGGTAAGGAAGTTGTGATAGAAAGTTGAGGTCTTGTAAAATGTTACAAGTAAGTGTAGGTCAAAACAATGGGTTTATGACCTGGGTATTCTACGCAGAAGGTCGCTTGGTTGAGCGTAAATCTGTGTCTGTTCCTAGAGAAACAAATACTCAGAAGTTGATTGAGTTCACAAAAGAAGCTCTAACTTCGGTGTTGAAGTATTTAGACACTCAAAAACACCCGTACAATACAGAATCGGTATTGTCTGTGGAGGTAGGTCGTAAGGTAATTGCTCGTTATTTGAATGAGCGTTACTGCCATTCAATTTATGTAGAAGACTTGGGAGAGTTATTGAAGGTTTTTAACCGTCTTCCAATTTCTGTTGAGGTAGAATACAATAAAGACGCAGGGTTTTTAATTGCAGATCGTTATAACAAAGAGAAGTATATAACAGAACAAGTTGTAAAACAGACTTCTGCTTTGGATTGGTTTGATGAAGTTGAAGATTAACTCTTTGCTTTAATTAACTTAGCTTGAATTAGAATTTGAAAGGAGATAGTGTGCTTACCTCAGAGATTAAATTTACTTACAAAGGTCAAAACTACAACTACAAAGGGTATCTTTCCGATTTGACCCACGGTGGTCTCTTGCGTTTGGTGGCTCAAGATGGTGTGTCTGCTCAGATGCTTATGCAAGGTCAAGCAGAGCAATTAGGTCGAACTTATAGAACGGCTACTTTTTCAAGAGCTTCCTTTACAGTGGAACGCTTAATTAAACCAAAGGTTTTATTTGGAGAAGATGGAGTTGATTTATCTATCGCGAAGTCTTTCCAAAAACACCCTTCATTTGCTTTGTTTGCTTATTTGTATGCAGTATATAGCTACGCTAAAATCCTCAAAAATGAAATGAGGGGGAGCAAAGGTTTCTTAGCTTTGAGTTTGAAAGAGCTTGAAAATGTAGAAGATAGGGTTGAATTTGAAGTTCCTTTTGGAAAAGGTGTTATTGAGCGTAAATACGGTTTGGTTCGTTCTTTGCGCTTTGCAACTCAAGATTTAACAAGTGGAACGTCCTTAGAGTTCGGATTTGTAGAAGACTCTTCCTTTGAGTTTCTACCAAACCAAGAAAGGGTATCCCTTCTAGGTTCGGACGTTATTCGTATGGACTCGATTGGTACGGCTTATAAGACTGAGATTTCAAATAATCTAAGAAGACAGTTGTTAGGTCTTCCTAAGATTGAAGTCGTAACGGACTTGAAAGGGTTGGAAAGCTCCGTTAATCCTTTCTACACCACAATGGCAGAGGTCATTGAGGTAGAGAATATGAAAGCCAAGGTGGAACAACGAACTCCTCGAAACTTTGATTGGGTTCGAGAGAGGGTTTTAAGCGGTAAATACAGAGTAGTTAAACCTCATGAAGTGGAAGATGTTTTCAAGCAGTTGGAAAAAGATTACAAGAAAACAAAACTGACTGCGTTCGATACGGAGACCACAGGCTTGGACTTTACGTTTAGAGGATTTTATGGTAAAGGCTCTATTATGGTAGGTGCAGTCTTATCTGCAAAACCTGGAACTTCTTACTATTTCCCTCTAGCTCATAAGAAATTTCCAAATGTCTGTGGGGGTGATATTGAGTTATTTGTAGAGAAATACTTGCAACCCTACTTAGGAGATAAAAAGGTTGTAGCCCACAACAACATCTTCGACTGGAAGGTGGGATATCGTCACGGTCTCGTCTACGATTGTTGGCTTGATACACTTGTTGCCATGCGTAAAACTTACTCAGCACGAGATAATGAAGAATATGGTTTGAAGGCTGTAACAGATAAGTTCTTGCATAGAGAAGCGGTAGAGCTTGATGATTTGACTAAGTGTGGTTCTTATGAAAAATGTGGTGGAACCTTTGATGAACTAGAAGAAGAGCTTGTAGCCTTTTATGCCTGTCCCGATGCAGATAACACCTTGTGTATTGCTCTTTATTTCTTAGAGAATGATATTTTAGGTAAATCTGGCTTTGATATGATGCAAGCGGTAGTACATGATAGTCGCTTTACTTGTGTGGCTGCTTATTCAGAGTTTTACGGAATGCACTTGAATTTGGAGTCTGTTCCTCAACTTCGTTTGCACTATGGAAAGCAGTTAGTTTCAGAGTACCGAGACTTATTGGAGTTTTTAGCGATTCATGTACCTCAGCATACTGAGGATGGTCTCTTTGCAATTCAAGCAAAAGCGAACTCTATGGTTTTAGGTTTAGATTATGACTTACCAGAGGGTGAGAAAGTTCTCCATTACAAGTTTGAAGATTATCCGAATGTGTACATTGCACAAAAGAGTGGTTATTCTGTAAACTCTCCAATGAACAAAACCATTGCTTATGATTACCTTGGGTATCCCGAACAAATCAGCAAAAAATCAGGAAATTCCACTCTTGATAAAACGGCTTTGAAGTTCTTGAACAAAGGTACAAAACCAGATAAAGAAAACTTCAGATTGAGTTTTGATGATTTCGTCACTCGCTCGTTGAGTTTGCTTTCGTCTTGGTTAGGTCACACTCAGAGTAAAGAGAAGTTAGCTGAGTTAGAGAAAGATGAAAGTCAAAAGAAATTGGTACGTGGTCTTGCTCGTTTAACTCGTTTGGTAGATAACAGACAGTTTGAAGAATTAACAGATTTGGATAAAGATACGCTTCGTATTGCAACCAAGTATATCTTTGGAGAAACCTTTGGTTACAAGACTCAAATTGAGTTTGAAGATGAGAAAAGTTTCTTAGTAAAACCAGAAGAAAACGCACCTATCCACCCATTCACGGTTATTTTAGAGTCTCCTCGTAATACTGCTCGCTTGTTTACGAACTTTTTAGATAAGGTTGAGGAAAACTTCATTGAAGGTTTCTGTTTCCCTTCGTTGGATATGTTCAAGGTTACAGGTCGTTTGTCAACCAAGAAACCGAATATTCAAGGGTTTGATGATACGATTAAGAAAGAGATGACCGCTCGAAACGGTTATTACATGGTCGATACAGACTATGCTTCTAAAGAAAACCGAGTGATTGCGATTATGTCGAAAGAGCAGTCTTTGATTGAAATGTTTAAGGACTGGCGCAATGACTACCACCGTTTCCAATCGGCTCGCTTGAACGGTCTCTTGCAAGAACAGGTAACAGATAAACTACGTAAGATGTCGAAAGGTCTCGTATTTGGTATCAACTTCGGTATGTCGGACATGTCTCTTGGAGAAGTCCTCTTTGGTTCTAGGTCAAAAGAGAACGCTCGTAAAGCAGCTCAAAAGAGAGAAGAGTTCTTCTCATTCCAACGTTCGGTTGAAGGCTGGTTCGAGAACAACGTTAAAACCGCTCTCAGTAAAGGATATTCAACTACGATTTTTGGTAGCAAACGCTTCTACAATAAGGATCGAGTGTCTAAGAGTCAGATTAGACGTTACGCTTTGAACCACCCAATCCAAGGTTCAGCAGCGGATATTTATAAAAAAGGAATGGTCGATTTATTCTCTGACTTGAAAGAACAAGGGTATTTAGGGAAGATTTTGCTCACTGGTTTCATTCATGATGAGGCGACTATTGAGGTTCACAACACCATTCACCCTCATGTAGTTCTCGGTCTAATTCGTAAGAACCTCATGGTTGAAATTGAGGGTGGTTGCCCATTAGACTTAGGTTTCGGCGTGGGTCACTCATGGTACACTGCGAAGAAAACCGAGTGGCAAGTTGGACTTCAAGAGCTTATGGAGTGGAACTTAGATGCTTATGATTGGGATGGAGACATTGACAAATTCATGGTTTGGGCAGAACAGCGTATTCATGAGTTTAACGCAGAAGATGTAGAGAACAAGTTGCGTTCTACTGCCTTTACGGAAGATACGATTGAACAAGATCGAGTGTTCCCAGTAAACTACGCTTTGGAACTTAACAAGTATTTGTTAGGGGAGCTTACAAAAACTGACCACAGTTGGCAACAAGCCAGCGGTATCCTCGACTTCCCAGAGAATTTCGAGGAGTTGAGTGGTGGAGAGCGCAAAGAGTTTATTTACTTGCACTTACCTGACTTGCATATTCATAAGCGTTTGCAACTCTTTTGGAACATGAGAAACGGTTTTGAACAGTCTATTATCAAAGAATACAGAGACTTATCTGACTTAGAAACTGTTCAAAAACGAGCAGTTGCAACAGAAAGTCAAGAAGCAGAAGAGAAGAAAAAAGAGCGTGAGCGTAGAGTTCAACTCTTGAAAGAACATTTAATGGACTTTGGTTCTAAACTAAATGCAGATGGTTCTGTGCTTTACTTACAGTACAGTGAGGGTCTTTACGCAGAGTTAAATACTATGCTCTTACAAGATGATGGTTCTGTTCCTTTGGTTAAGGTTATTCTCTACTTGCAGAGAGAAGATAAGTTTACACAACTCACAGGAGTTGGTATCCCACAAGCTCTTCTTTCTGATGTAGTTCGAACTGCACGACAGTTTGTTCTGTAATTTGAGTTTAAATAGGTCTCAGAGGTCATATTTTGGCTTCTGAGCGATTTTAAGAATTAGAGGGTAGAAAGTTACCCTCTTTTTCTAAAATGCGTTAAAGAGCAAATGAGAGCCTTATAGACTATGTTGGTAAAATGCCTATTCTGACAAGAAATTTTCTCTTGTTTCTTGCATTTATTGGAGTTTAGTGCTATAATATTAATAATTGATTATTGTAGGAGATTTATGTGTGATAGACGCTTTGTTAGATAACTTAGAAGTAACAAGCTCTGAGGAGCTTAAAGTAAGTATTGAATTAGAAGAATTGGAAGAGTTAAAAGTAGGATCAACAGATTCTATTAAAACCAACGAAGAGGTCGTAGCAGAGTTACAAAGTAAAGAGAAACAAGTAGCTCGTATTGGTTTTGAATTAGAGAAAGGGTATCCCTTGTTCGAGGTGCACCTAACTCCAGAGTCTCAAATGTCTACAGTCACTATGGATGCGATTAAAGGTTTGATTTCGTCAAGTACAAGAGACACTAAAAACTTTGAAGATTTTGAGAAAGAGTCTGAGACAGGAGAAAAATCTGTTGAAGTTTGTATGACTTTGGTTCTTGCGATTGACCCAAATGAAGCTCCAAAAGAGAAAGTGATTGGTTACTTCAAGAAAGAGAAGTTGCGCCATTTATATCAGTTGGTTCGCAATTTAGAACATAAATTTTATTTGGATAAAGACCGAGGTTTCTCAGGTCAAAAAATGTTAGCAATTTTGTAGATAAGTGAGGTCACGGTATCAATGGTTTCCGTAGCAACAGATTTTCCATATACACATAAGTTAAAAGAAACGTTCAAGTCTTTATTGGCAGATGAAGTAGCTTTTAAACAAGAACAAGAGAACTTGTTAGAAACAAGTGTAGATATGATTGAGGGTGGCTCTAAATATAAACTCTCAGTAACCTTAGAAGCACAAGGAGAAGTACAGACCATTGGTTTGCTTTGTGATGATGTTTCTGCTTTGGTTTCAGAGTTTCGAGCTATTTTCCATCAGTATTTAGGAGAAGATGCACCTCTTTACAAAGTGGTTGAAAAGCGCTTTGGAGAGAAGGTCGAAAGCAATTCTTTGGATGCAGTTTCGTATTTGGTAATGGTTGACAAAGAAGTGTATTGGAATATCTTTGTTACCTTGACTTACTTAGGATAAAACGTATGAAACAATTTGATTTATTGAATGAAGTAGCAAAAGAGGGGCGAATTTCTTCGCTCACTCTTTCTGTGTATTTAGTGAGTGAAGTAGACCCTCGTAAATTTTTCCGAGAAGGTGTAAAAGTCTCGTCAGCAGTTAAGATTGTGCAAGCAAGAGCGCTCTTGGGGTATCATAAATCTCACGGAGAGCTAATTACAGAGGGTTTCCTTTATGTTAGTGTTCCAAAAGACCAACCACTAGGACAGATTGTTCACTTAACAGGAACTTTAAGCCCAGTAACTTTTGAAGATTACTCCCCAGAGCTTTCTTTACTGAGATTTGCTAAAGTAGATGGTCGTTGGGTAGTAAGAACTTGTATGTGCAAGCCTTATGAAGAAAGTCCTTACAAGGAAGACTTAGCAGTGCAAACCTTAAAGAAATGGCCAGAGGTTCCCTACGCTTTAACAAGTGCGTCAGGTCTAGTGTATCCTCGAACAATTGGTTTTGATAGAGAGGTTTTGTATAGTGTGAGTGACGACTTAGTGGGAAGTGAGTTAGAACATTCTAAACCACAGTTAGGTTCGACACACTTAGCTTTAACATCTACCCAAAAGGCAGTTTTAGAAGATATGTTGACGTTTCCAGTTCTCCAACTTCAAGTAGAAAATGAAATGATATTGGAACCAGAGGTTTTAGGAGAGTGGTTGAAGTCTCAAGTAAAAGGTCGCAACTTACGAGTGTTTGATTTGAGAGGGCGAGCTTTACCTATGACTGAAGTCTTGAAGAAGTTAAAAGGGGAGAGTGGTTTCACGTTAGAGACGCAGTTCGTACTCCTTGTGTCGCAAGTAACTGAGGGTATTCCTTATGTCCAGATAGGTACAGTGAGGTAAAGGTTTGGGTGTATTAAAATATAGTTCAAAAGATAATAAGCACTTTCTTATTTTGGAATTGAGTAAGAAAGAGCAAGTCAATGAGGGTATTGTCAATGCTCTTCGTTCAAGTGGTTTCATGACAAGTGTACCGTTTGAATACAATGAGAAAAAACGTGCCTTTCGTTATGATTTAGAAGGTTTGATTTCATTAAGAGTTCGGTTGGGTTCAGCTATTACGATTGATGAGTTTTACTTGTTGATTGCAAATATTTACCGTTCAGTCTTACAGCTCTCAAATGACTTACAAATCCCACCTTCATTTTTAGATTGGTCACCAGATAGTATTTTCTTAGATGTTTCAGGGAATATTTACTTTTTGGTTTACCCTTTAAATTTGAAAACAGTAGAGGGTTCAGGGTTTTATGGTTTAGTTCGCACCCTATTGAAAAACGCAAAACCTTTCCAAAATGTTGATGAACAAGGTCTAAGTCGTCTTCTAGGTTTTCTTGATATGGTTGAGCGTAAAGAAGTTGAACCAGAGAACTTCATTTACAATTTAGGTCAAGAGTCTCTGCGGTATCGCTCAGAGAATTTGCTCTCTTATAATTCTCCGCAGTTGAAATTGATTTTAGAGGGTGTCGAAGCGATTGAAGAAGAATTGGCACCAGAGGTAGTTACTGAGGTTGTAGGTGGAGTTGAGTTAGATTTAACTGCGTTAGATACTGAAATGATTGAGCGTACTGGTTTACTTGATGAAGATACTTCTGACTTTGATGAGGGAGAATTGACTTCTGTACTGGATGACTCAGACACAGTAGCTCCAACTCGTAGATACCACAAAGTAGGGTATTTAACACGTGAGAGTGGAGAAAGTTTTGAATTAGATAGTCGAAGTGGTGTGGATACTTGGGTATTCGGTAAAAGACCAAAAGCGATTGATGGTGTAGAAGAGTCGATTGCTTTTAGGGATAATAAGTATATGTCAGGAACTCACTTTAAGATTATCTATGAGGAAGAAGAAAGCACTTTCTATGTGGAAGACATAGGTTCAACAAATGGAACTTGGTTGAAAAACTCTGTGGATAAAGGTACTGAGTGGAGAACGGAAGAGCGTATTTTCGCAAGAGACTTAAAAGAACTTCACGATGGTGACACATTGAAGATTGCTAAAGAAGAAGTAACCTTTAGGGTTAAAGAGGTTTAGAAGATGAGATTAGAATTTTATTCAGACCGAGGTGGTTACAACGGCACTTCAAGGGTCAAAGGGTATCGCGAGAAAAACGAGGACACTATAGGGTGTTTTAAAGTTTCAGGTGTAGAACTTGGAGAACAACCAGTTTATGTCCTAGTCGTCTGTGATGGTATGGGTGGGGGAGTCCGAGGTAAATACGCTTCTTCGCTCACTGTTCAATCGATTCGCACTGCAGTAGAGTCTATTGCAGAGAAGAAACCTTCCCAAACATGGTTGGAAGCGATAGCAGAGGTTGTTTCTCAAGGTATTTACAGAGCGCACTCTCGTTTATGTGATGAATTTGCAAATGTCAAAGGTACTTCGGCAACAACCTGTACAGTCGGTATCGTGCAAGGTTCTCAGTTTTTAACTCTTCAAGTAGGTGATTCTCGTTTGTATGTGTTAAATCGAAGAGGGTTGCACTTGCAAACCGAGGATGACTCTTGGGCTTTCAATCAGTTGAAAGAAGGAAACATGACGGAAGCAGAGATTAAGAAACACCCTAACCGCCACAAGATTACAAAAGCAGTTGGTGTGAGTAGAGGTTTCCGTTTGCAACAGTCTTCCTTATTGGAGCTGAAAGTAGGAGAGGGTATCCTCTTGACTTCGGACGGTTTTTCAGAGTTTTTAACTAAGGAAAAAGCGAAGTTGATTTGGTCTAAAGAAAACCAATTAGAGTCTATGTCTCGTATGATGATTGGGGAAGGTCAAAAAGACAACATTTCGGCAATATTTTATTTGCCCTAGAAAAGATAGTTTCAGTAGTTTAGATAGATTAGATTAGGTAGGTAGCAGTAAATGACGATTGATATTAAAACATTAGGTAGACACCAAGGTTCATTCCTTTTGCAAGGTCTAAGCATTAGTAAAACTCGCAACGAAACAGATATGTTGCAAGGGATGATTATTGTCCGAGGTGGCGACTCTATTCGATTTGTTTGTTTTGATAATGTGATTGTGTCTCAGTTTAAAGAAAATGGTGTCACCACTATTTATGTAAGTGACGGTGACGTTACCATTCAAAACTATAATGAGAGTTTGTCCGCGAAGTTAGAGGGTATTCGTGGTTTGTCTGCGGACTACAACCCTTCTGAGTTTATGGAAGTCATTGACCCAAGTAAAAATGCTCATGAAATTGGCGCTTTGGTTCGTAAGTTAATGACAGAAAAAGGCGCTCAGTTAACTTTACACATGTTAAGTGACCGAGGAAAAGAATTAAGTGTTGCTATGGCTGCTCAATATGGTGGTTACCACGATGGGAAAGTCGGAGGTTTGCTAAACCATATTCGCAAACTCCTAAGATACGCAGAAGTAGCCATGACAGAATATGAGTTACTTCACACTATGAGTCCCGAAGAGCGTGATTTGGTTATTCTAGGGTTAGTAGTTCATGACTTTGGTAAAATTTTAGAGTTGAAAAACGGTGCTTATACTGAGATTTCGATTGTTCCTCACACTTATTTAGGAATTGAGATTATTTCTAAGTACAAAGATTTGATTGAAGAGACCTACAATGAAATGTTCTACCGTGAGTTACAAGCTATTATTTTAGAACACCACGGAGAGTTTGGGGAGCGCCCTAAAACAGTCTACGCTTATTTGGTTCATGTCATTGACTTGCTTGACTCAAGGGTATCCGGACTTCAGCGCAAAGTTGAAGGTCTTGAGTTAGGAGACACAACTAATGTTGCCTTTGATGGTTACAAATTGCAGTTTAACCGTTACGATGCAAGTAATACAGGTACTTACCCTAACTCTTCAAACCAAGCGGTTGCCACTCCAACAGAAGAGTAGACTGAAACTATTGATAAGTTCGATTTGATGTGGTACAATAACACTAAGTAAATAAGTAAAGAGGATGCTAATATCCTCTTTTTCCTTAGTTAGATTGAAAGAAGGGAGTTCCGTTGATGTATGAAAGAAAACGGATAGTTCAGTACAAAGCGATTTACTTTCTGATTGCGTTTTTCTTTGTATTCTTAGCAATTTTAATACTATTTGCAGGGTATTTTAGCCCAGTGAAAGAAATTGCACCAGACAAAAACCAAGAGCGCCAACAGACGATTGCTAAAGGAGTAACTGATAAAGATTTATCGTTCGACCAACTTCCAAGTTTGGACTCGGTATCTGAGAGTTCGCCAACAACTGACTTTCTTTATACTAAAGAGTACCAGTTAAGTCGCTTAGAGGGTCAATACAAGTTAGTTGAGTTAGAGAGCGTTTTAGCAAAACTAGGAGAAGAGTTTACCTTGACTCAATCAGTAGGTAAAGTTGAAGGTGATTCTAACTTGGTGACATTTCGCTCAAAAAATTATGAGTTGACTTACTCTTTAACAAAGGGTTTGGTTGGTGTAGGTTATAAAGGTTCTGCAAAACTAGATTTGCTTGTACCGAAGTTGTTTAGAGGAAAACAAGTAGCTGAGTTAGAGAGTAAAGGTTACACTAAGATTGACACAACTAAAACAGGGTATCATTACTTTGCACACCCTAAGTTTCAGTTAAATTAGAAAGGGGTTTCTATGAAAAAACAAGTAGCTTTAATAAGTTTATGTAGTATTGTCTTGAGTAGTTCTCCTTTTGTATTGAACTCAACACGTGTGTTAGCAGAAGAGAATAAGTCAAGTCAAACTCAAACTCAGAGTATTTTGATAAAGACTTTAGAAAAAGAAAAAGAGGAAGTTAAAACACAAGCTGAGAAAGTAGGGTTCTTACCTAGTGTTCTGATGGCTTTGTGGGTTCGTAACACGGATTTTGGTTTAAATCTTAACAAGTTCTCAGTATCCGATTTTGTCTCGGACTTGGTAAATAGTAACTCTGAGTTAGCTCAGAGGTTATTAGAAACAGGTAGTGCTGATGAAGCAGTAGCTCTCTTATTTAAGTATAAATACAGTTCAGAAAGTGACTTTGTAGGGTCTATGAACTCAGCTTTGTCTTTACCTTATGTGAAAAGTTTAGATAAAGATGTTTATTCTAAAGGGGTCAAACCTCTTTACGATAAAGAAGAGTTGAAAAGGGGTAAACAACACAGATTATCATGGGTATCTTTAAATCAGGATGCGGACGTTCCCAAGGAACAACAAGAGTCTCAAGCAGATAGCACTTTGGCTTTTGAGCGTGTAGGAGAAAAGCGCCTAGCAGAGAGCAACAGTGTAGGTTTCTTGTTACCGAATAAAGACAAACAGTGGTGGCAGTTTTGGAAGAAGGGGTTAGCGGAAAGTAAGATAACCTTTGAAAAAGAAACAGTCAACGCACCTCAAAACGTTCTAGCTATTGCACAGGTTTTTGCTAAGAAGTTAGGTTGGTCTTTTGACGGTGCAACTACGGTAAGAACTTCAAATGGTCTATATGCAGTTGGTTCAGACAGTCAAAAAGTTCTTGTGAACAAAATAGGTAAAGTAGTAGCAGTTTGGACAAAAGAGCCTAAACCTTATGGTTTTGAAGGTGTTCAACAAATTATAAAAGGAGCTAATGGGTATCTCACAATCGGTTTGCGTTCAAGTAATTTGCTAGAAGATACACCAAGTATAGAGTTTGCTTTGAATAAAGAAAGCAAAGTAGATGAAAAGCTCTTGCAGTTAAGCGCTATGGAAAAAGTAGTTGGGACGTTTACCTTATATGATGTGGGTGTTCGTTATGTTGTAGTGGAAGATAGCTCAGTAGGTTCTTACAAAGTCCTCTCAGAATTTGGAGGTCAGGTAGGTTCTTCAAATAAAGACGATATTAAAGGTGGTAACTTGGAGGATTTAGCAGTTTACACTCCAATTAAAACGGAGGTAGGTGTTTTATGGGTACAAGTGTAAAGAAAAGAGTTTTATCTATTGGATTACTATCTTTAACTTTGTTTACATTGGCTCAGCCTGTATCTTCAGTATTCGCAGGTTACAATAACGTTGAAGATATTACAGAAGATGGCTGGAAGACTATTCGAGGAGCAGCTAAGAAAGCAAAAGAGTTGGGTATCTCTGCTGAAGCTTTCGCCGGAATGATGGGGAACGCCAATGAAGAGTCTGCTTTTGATGCGACTTTGGAAGAACAAGGTAATGTAGCAAGTCGAGGTCTTGGACTCTTTCAATGGACGGATACTGCGGGTAGTCCTCGAAGAACTCAATATGAGAATTGGGTAAAAGAAAAGGGGTATGATATTAAAGACCCAGCTACGGCAGGTGCAGCTTCTATTGAGTATATGGATAAGGAGATGCAAGGAAATTCGGACTTCGGTTCTGCCTTTTGGTCTAGTTATATTCATGGTGTTTGGGGTCGTACAGAATTAAACCAAACTTCTAAAAGTTATGAGGAGTTCAAGAAGACTACCAGTGTTAAAGGTGCTACACATGACTTTGTTGCTGCTTTTGAAAGACCTGCTGCTGATACTTTAGATAAACGTGCAAAAATGGCAGAAGGTATTTACAACAAAATAAAAGATGATTATGGGGTTGTAGATTCAGATTCTAAAACCAAAGCCACTACAGTATCCAACACTTTAAAGCAATGGTCTGAAGATGATATTCCAAATATGCCAAAAGATCGCGATTATGGTAAAGAAGAGCGTGGATTTAAAGAGCGTTTAGATAAGATTGAAAAACTAAAAGGTGATGAAGCTACAAGTATTGCTAAATGGAAAGAAGAGCGTGAAATTTCTCTACAAAAGAGAACAATTAAAGGCGCACGTTTAGTAGTTATGGTCTTGTCTATGTTAGCTCTTGTATATCCTTCCATTCTTTTGTTGGCTTATGTGGTAGACTCTTGGTTTGTTTATATTGATAGCCCAGCGATGAGGGTTGTGACCTTTAACTTTAGAGCGATTGAACAAAATCGTAATGGTTCAGGTGGTTTGTGGTTCGCAGATAAGAAAGAAAATGCGAAGTTGAAGACGAAGCGTTTGGGGTTAGGAGATACCTTAATTTGGGCTGCAGTATTTAGTTTAGTTGGAGTATTAGGTGTTTCCGGTATCATGTACGAGACCGCAGGTAGCATTTGGCAGTTTATTTCGGATTCTATTGGTTATGTAATCCGTGGTTAGAAGAAAGTAGGTAGTTTATTTGGCTATTAGAACATACTTAAAAGTAGGAGATATAGTTGAAGGCTCTTGGGAAGTAATTAAGCAAATTGGACAAGGTGGTTCTGCAACTGTATATTTGGTTCGAGATATTGAATTGAACCGTCTTTTAGCTTTAAAAGAAGTCCCAGTTAGAGGTACAAAAGAGGGTGAGAGACAAGCTAGAGCAGTAATTGCAGAGGTCAATTTGTTGAAATCTTTGTCTCATCCGTCTATCCCTCGTATTATTAAAATGACAAAAGATGACCATTCTTTATTGATTGTAATGGACTACATTGAAGGGTATTCATTAAGAGACTTGATTGCTAAAACCTCTTACATAGATGAAAAATCTATTGTTCGTTGGGGTTTAGCTCTGTGTGATACTTTAAAATATTTACATAATCGCAGTCCTAAAGTGATTTACCGAGACTTGAAACCTCACAACGTTATGTTGTCGAATGAAAATCATTTGTTCCTTATGGACTTCGGTATCTCACGTGAGATAGGTCCTGATTTTGATTATAGTAAAGAACCAAAATTAGGTACAAAAGGTTATGCAGCTCCGGAGATGCGCACAAAAGAAGCTTGGTTTGATGAGCGTTCTGATATTTACGCTTTAGGTCGTACTTTGTACTTCTTAGCAACTCGAAATAGTCCTTCTGTGGAAGTCTTACAAGATGGTCGTAGGTTGCCGATTTTACCAATTCGACAATATGACGCTTCACGTTCAGTAGGTTTAGAGAAAATCATTGAAAAGGCAACAGCCTTTAAACCACAAGATCGGTATCAGTCCGTTGAGGAAATGATTTATGACTTGAAAAACATTAATAAGATGTCTGAAGGTTATATTAAGAAAATTAAGAAGAGAGCCACAACCATTTACACCTTGTTTGGAACTTTAGTATTGGGGTTAGCCTTATTAGGAACGGGTGTCTTGTACTCGCAAATGTCAACAACAGATTCTTACAACCAAGCTTTAGCGACAGGTAAGACTTCGCAAGATATTGATTCTTTGTTGAAAGCGAGTAAGATTTTACCTAATGAAGTTGAACCTTACAGTGAATTAGTGAAGATTTACCGTTCTAGCGGACACTTCACAAGTGAAGATGAGTTTCAGTTGTTAGGTGCTTTGCAGTCGAATATTCCAAGTCTGAAAGGGAAAGAAGGAGCAGGAGACTTGCTTTATCAGGTAGGTCAGTTGTATTGGTTCTATTACCCTCAAAATGGACAAACTAAGTCAGTTCCTTGGTTTGAACAAGCAAAAGAGTTTGGAGTATCTGATAAGAACCAACATTTGCTTTCGATTTACTTAGAATTAGGTACATTCAAGAAGGGTATTTTAAGTTCTATTACGGATAATTCGGATAGTGGTATGTACAAGAAATATTGGTCTGCCTTAAGTGAATTAGAGTCTGAGATGGGTTCTGACCCTCAACTACAGTTGACATACTTACAAAGTGTCTTTGATGTAATTGACTCTTATTCAGGTGGTTTGAAGTCGGATGGGTTGACTCTAGACGACTTGACTTCGGTATTTGATAAAGCAGTTGCTTCGGTATCCACATACACAGGTAAAACCGATGCACAGAACAAAGCAAAAGCTGAGTTGCAAAGTCGAGTTGAGACGGTTCGTAATAAGTTGAATACAACTTATGGAAAACGCTAATTGGAGGGTAGGATAAATGAACATTTTTACAATTTTAGGAATCCTACTCATTGCGGTTTCTTTAGTAGGTTTACTTATTATTTCAGCTAAATACGGTATTAAACCGACTCTTGATATTTACACAGGTAGAGAGAAGAAGAAAGTTTTATCCCGTATTGAAGCTCGTAGAGGTTTAATTGGTGCAGAGCAGACTGCTGAGTTAGTTGAGAAATACTCCGCTATGGAAGGGGTATCCACAAGTGGTCGCAACTTTGGTTCGGCTCACACTACAGGTTCTCTAACCTCAGATTTATTTAAAAACCCAGAGAAAGTAGATGAGTTATTAGGTGTTTTAATGGAGAACAACTCAGCAACGACTTCAAATTTAGAAGTAGATGAGTCTATTTCCTTGAATTACCATGAGGAAGAATATGAAGAAGAGCAAACGGGTGTCCTCGACTCTGATGAAAAAGAGACGGTAGCAGAGAGAAGAGAGCAAAGGCAAGTAAACGCAGAGATTAAAAGGTCTTTATCTCTTCCAACTTCCGCCAAGGGTGTCTTCCAAGTGGCGACAATTTATGACAATATTGAACTTTAAGGCATAAAAGACTTGCATAATAAGTAAGTTGTGCTATAATGAAGTTTAGGTAAAGGGAATTTACTTCCCTTTTTCGTTTAAAAATAGCAGAAAGACTGAGGAATGTACATGTCAAAAGAAATGAAACGTAAGAAAGCTTTACGTTTGAGTATGAGAAGAGGGGTTGTAGTTGCAGCCACAGTAGCTACTGTAGCTACTGTTAATTCCGTAGGTGCAGAGGAACGAGGTGGTTTCGACCGAGTTTCACCTACAGTTACGATTGAACCAACTGATCCTACAAGCAACAAACCGACAAATAACACTAGTGAAACTACCCAACCGATATCCACTCCGAACTCGGACTCAACTCCGACTTCTTCGGAAACTCCAAAAGACGAAGAAACTCCAAAAACAGACACACCCAAAGACACTCCTGCAGAGTCTAAAGATGAGTCTCCAAAAAATTCTGAGTCTAATAGTGAGACTTCTGCACCAAGCAATTCTGAGCTTCCTCAGAACGCCCCAGTTTCTTCTGAACAACCAGTAGAGGGTAATAATGAGGGTTCAACTCCAAGTGCGCCTACAGGCGATTTTGGAGCTTCTGAGAACACACCTAATAAGACAGAAGAAACTCCAAAAACAGATACACCGGTATCCAACCCTTCTGAGGGTCAACCTAGTGAGACTCCAAGTGAACCAACAACTCCACCAAGTGAGGGAGAAAAACCAAAAGAAGAGAATCCAAGTAACCCAATTGAAGGTGAAAAACCAAAAGAGGAAACTCCAACTACTCCAACACCAAGTGAGCCTACAACTCCACCAAGTGAGGGAGAAAAACCAAGTAACCCTAGTGAATCGGTAACTCCTCCAACTGAAGGAGAGAAATCAAAAGAGGAGCAACCTACGACTCCTCCAACAGAGGGTGAACAACCTAAAGATAGGGATAAACCAAAGGAGGAAAACCCTATAACTCCACCAACAGAAGGAGATAAACCGAAGGAGGAAACTCCAACAACACCTCCAACAGAAGATGAGAAACCAAAAGAAGAAAAACCTACTCTAACTTTTGATAATGAGGAACTTGTAAAGAAACAAGACAACACTTATACTGTAAGCACAAATGAAAAACCAAAAGTTAAATTACACGTACCAGAGGGTATCCCTCAAGATTCTGTGAAACTCGTTCAAACTTTAGTAAATGGTACAACTCATGAGTCTCATGGTATTGACGGAGATATTCTTCCAGTAAATTCTACTTTGGAACTCATTTATACTGATAAAGAAGGTGTTGAGCATAAAGAATTATTAGGGTCTGTGGTTAATAATACGAAGTATGATTATGTCACAGAGAGTTCAAAAACTACTTTAACTTTGACTCCAAAAGAGTTAATTGAGGGTGACATTTTACCTAAAACTCTTACGTTACATTCACTAGATAATAAGTATAGTTTAACTGCAACTTTAGATAGTGGGTCTTATAAATTTGATAGTTCTAGTCTACCTTATGGTGTTTATGAGTTCTTATTAGATTCATCTAATACTTCAAGCTTTGGTAAAACTTTTAAATCTGGAGTTTTCAGATTAAACGGTAAAGACTTTGACTTCATGCCAGATGCTTTACCTAATGAGCCTTCTCGCCCAACTCCAACCCCAGAACCTACTCCAACACCTACTCCAACACCGGAACCTACTCCAACACCTACTCCAAATCCACTCCCAACTCCGACTCCGGAACTTACTCCAACTCCTACTCCGACACCAGTTCCAGATAATGGAGGTTCGGTTACAACTCCTACTTTACCACTTAATCCAAGTGAACCTATTGCGCCTATTGTACCTACTCCACCAGTAACCCCAAGTGCACCAGTATTACCAGATGCTCCAACAACGCCAACTCCAAGTCCACTTAACCCAAGTGACATTTTTGGACGAGATGTTGCTCCAGTTCCGGCTCCAAGTCAAGATCATGACAATACAAATGGTAATACAAATACTCCAAGACCGAATGATAACATTAACATTGGTGGGGTGTCTAACCAAACAAACTACGTTGATGGTCCAGATAAAATCACTATTGGGGTATCTGGTGGTTCTGTCCAAAATGTTAAAGCTACTGTATCTTCACAAGATGGTACAACTGAATTAACAGGTAGAGTTGTTAATGGTTCTTTCGTAGCAGATAATCTTCCAGAAAAAGATGGGGTTTATACTGTTAAAGTACAAGTAACTGATGATAAAGGTCAAGTGTCTGAGAAGACTATTACTTATGCAGTAAACAAAAATGGTTCAACTTACGATTGGTTGAATAAAGATGTGAATGGTGCTTACTACCAGCGTTTAAGTGAGGACTTGAAACTTTCAGAACACTCAACTACACGACTAGATACAAGTAAAACTAAGTTCACCTTTACCTTAGATGGTAAGGTAGTAACCGTAGATGCAAGTTTGGTTAAAGTAGATGAGAAGAAAGAAGAAGATGGTTCTTACACTTACACTTATACCTTTAACAAAGATGGCTTCAAAGAAAATGGGGTATGGTCTATCTCGGTTGCAACCGTAGATGTTGACGGTCATGCGTCCTCTTCAAATGCTTCTGTACAATTCCAATTTGTATTGGATAGTATTGTACCGGAGTTGAAAATTGAAGGTATTACTAACAATGGTAAATATAATGCAGCAAAACATCAATTTAAAGTCTTGGTAAAAGATAATATTGGTCTTGCACGTGTTCGAGTAATGGTAAATGGTAAAGTTTACGAGTTTACTAAAGAGGAGTTATTGAAAGGTGAAAAAGTCCTTGACTTAGAGAACTCAGATACTCCTTATTCTATTGAAGTAGAAGTAGTCGATTTAGCAGGGAATACAACTACTCAGAAAATTGAAGGTGTAGTAGTTACTGCAACCGCAGTGCAAGCATTCTTTGGTTCTGATAACTTTAAATTAGCTGCGGGCACATTAGGTATCGGTTTCTTCAGTGGTTTACTTGTTTGGTGGTTCGCTGCGGTTCGTAAACGTAAACGTAAGGAACAAGAACTTGAAGAACTCCGCAGAGGTGCACATATTGGTACTGAAGCTGAAGGTTTAGCTTCATCAAGTAATGGTTCAAACTCAGCAAGTTCAACTTCCGATACAGGAGTAACTGAAACAACTGAGTTAGAGGGTAGTGGTTCTGTAGCTTCTGAGCTTTTGAACTCTATTAAAGAAGAACCAGTAGTAGTTATTCCAACTATGAGTGATGCTACAACTGATGATAGTTCTACATCAACTCTGCCTTTAGATGAAACAGGTGTAGTTGCTGAGACTTCTGTATTAACAGATGAGTTCACAGATGTTCTTGGAGAAGAAACTTCTGAGCAAACTTCTGTTTTGGTAGAAGAAACTTCTGAGGAGACTTCTATTCTCAATGAAGAGACTTCTGAGCAAACTTCTGTATTGGAAGAAGAAACGGCTGAACAGACTTCAATTCTTGATGAGGAAACTGCTGAACAAACTTCTATCTTAGAAGATGAAGAAAGAACTTCTATTCTTGCAGAAGAAACTAAGGTTTTAGATGAGGACAAACCAAAAGGTAAGAAGAGAAAACCTCGTAGAAGAAAGAAAGCATCTAAAGGAAATTAAACTTTAGTTTGTGCGTTTGAGGACTGTTAAGCGCAGTCCTCTTTAAATTTAGAAAGGGTATCATTTGCATGATTCGAGATTTTGTGTTACATTTAGTTTTAAAACATTTGGTAAAGAAAACTGAGAGTTATAGCACTGATAAAATGTTAAGTTATTATGGTTCTATAAGGGAGCGTGTATATGCTCAGTTGATGTTACTTGTTATTGTTTTATTTTCAACTGTCAACTATTGGTTTACGGTTGGGTTAGCTCAATGGTCTTTATTTGTATTGCTTGGAGTTATTAGCGTAGGTCTTTCGGTATCTGTTTTTTACCATGTAGTTTTATACTTACAAATTCGCAACTATTTGATTTTTATGTTTAAACCGATTACAAATGACTTAGAACGCCCAAAGAACTATTTTAAGCGCTTGTTACCTACAAGTGGTGTTTCTCTCAGCTCAACTTCTACAAGTGGCACAAAAGACAAATCTGAGCCTTCTGAGACGGTTTCTAAGGTAGTTGAAACTGAAACTCAATCTGAAACTGAAGGAGAATAATTTCTTGTATGTCAAAAGATAAAACAAGCGTTTTAGGGGAGTTAACCGTTGAGGAGTTTGAGTTAGAGTCTGCACCGATAAAAGAATCACTTTATACTCGTAGTCAAAAACCGAAGAAAAAAGAAGAGAGTGTTGTTTTTAAGTTTTTGAGAGGTTTCACGGTATCTTTTATTTTCGTCTTTGCTATTTTAATGGTTTTGAAGTTGACCTTTAGTCCAATTAAGATTTCAGGTTCCTCTATGGACCCAGCTATGAAAGATGGTCAAGTTTGGTTTAGCACCATTAAAGAGTTCAAACACCCAAACAGAGGAGATATTGTCACTGCTTATAATGTGTTAGATAGAGTTCGCATTGTGAAGAGAGTAGTAGCGACTGAAGGCGACCAAATTAAGATTTTGGATAGTGGTATTTATGTTAACGGTGCTTTAGAAGATAACTCAAATGAAACTAAGAAAATGGTGGAAGACACAACTACTTGGTTAGGTGCACACAAAGGTTTAACAACCACCGTAGGAGAGGGTGAGTATTTCCTATTGGGAGACAATAGAGAAAACTCAGAGGATTCTCGTAAGAGCGGTATCTTCCCTTCTTCCACCATTCGGACGGTAGTGACTCTTCAAGCACCAGAATTTGTTAAAAATGTTTTAGAAAAGACACTGAGACAGTCAAATTGAGGGAAATCTTCAAATTTTTGAGGTCTCAGAAACGCTGATATATCAGCGTTTCCAACATAAACCCTTATAAATCAACACTTTTTTAAAGAAATTTGATTAAAACTGTTGACAGAACTGGGTTTATGTGATATAATGTTTATTGTAAGTTAGCCAAAAGGCTAACGAATAAAGAAAGGAGCCTACACATGGCTAACAAACAAGATTTGATTGCAAAAGTAGCAGAAGCTACTGAGTTTACTAAGAAAGATGCTGGACGTGCAGTTGAAGCTGTATTCGCAGCAGTTTCAAATTTCCTTGCTGAAGGTGAAAAAGTTCAGTTAATCGGTTTCGGTAACTTTGAAGTTCGTGAACGTGCAGAACGTAAAGGTCGCAACCCACAAACAGGTCAAGAAATCACAATCGCAGCTACAAAAGTTCCGGCATTTAAAGCGGGTAAAGCTCTTAAAGAAGCTGTAAAATAAGTTAGGTAAATTAAATTTATCTAACATAATAGTACCTACTTCATCAGAGGTAGGTTAGGTATCGCTTGATTGCAGTGGATTCCACTTGGCGGTTTGATTCCGTCAGATACTTATTGCAGTGTTTAACTGCACTTTTATTTCCTAGCTTACGTAGGTGTGTTTTCTGTGAACACAGTGTCATGTGCTAGGCATAACATAAGCTTTAGCATAAAGTCGTATAGTTAAGGTTTATGTCTTAACTTAGATGGTCAAGTTAAGAATCTCCGAACGGTCTGGTTCGACTTTCCATTTACATAAAACAAAAGGTGTGTATCGAATAGTTGAATTTAAGCTTTAAACCTTTAGCGCATTGGTTCGACTGTTCAAGGATACGACGGGTCCAGATGACGAAGGATGAACGCTCTCTTGGGTTATTAGTTCTGCACCTAGTTGCGAACGGTCAATTTGCTGACTTTATGGGGTTGGACTCCTCACGTTTGTTTAGAGTTGAAATTTCGGCTCGAATCTTTGTTAAAACAAAGGTTTTTAGGATAGGATAACTCCAAAAACCAATGAAAAATTTGGTTTCCCTTTCTTTAGGGTATCCTTCAAAGCGCGGATGGTGAAATTGGCAGACGCACACGGTTTAAGCCCGTGTGGACTTCGGTCCGTGAGGGTTCAAGTCCCTCTCTGCGCATTAAATATAGATTCCATAGCTCAACTGGATAGAGCACACGCCTTCTAAGCGTGGGGTCTGTAGGTTCAAGTCCTACTGGAATCGTTGAGTAGCTACTCATAGCGGATAATGTGGCTGCCCTAAGTGTTGGTAAGGCAGGTTGGTTCTACAAGTCGCACTTGTACATTGGTTCGATTCCGATAATCGGGGGTTCGATTCCCCTTGTCCGCATCCTAACTTTATTGTTGGGTATCTCATTAGAACCGATAACTCAGTTGGTAGAGTAGCGGACTTTTAATCCGTTGGTCGTAGGTTCAAGTCCTGCTCGGTTCATTAGGTACTTAGTTAAGGGTATCATTTCAAGGCTTGGTAGCTCAGTTGGTAGTAGCGACAGATTGAAGCTCTGTGCGTCGTAGGTTCAAGTCCTACTCAAGCCATTATAGCTTTAGGTTTTAATTTACCTATGTTACAATCTTCTTAAAACACCTAGAGGAGTGTAGTCTTTTTAGAGTTAATTCTAAAAAGACGAAAGTAACAAATTTGTGACTATTTTCTCACCTGAATTGAAATAAATAGGGTTAGGGTATCAATGATAGAGGGTCGCTCCCTTTTGAGATATTTTAAAGAGATGGTAATAAAACGGATGTGGTGTGGAAAAAGCTTCTAAAATTAGGTTCGAAACTAATGAAGAAGCGAAGGACACGTTTTAGATAGTTACAAAATGCTATATTTAGACTTGGTAGCTCAGTTGGAAGAGCATCTGACTTTTAATCAGAGGGTCAGTGGTTCGAATCCGTTAATCGGCATGGGATTATGGAGAGAAACTGATTCACTGGTGAGAAACAGTGATATTGGGTTCTTTCTTCCCCAAGTATACTTGGTGACAACATACCATCCTCGCTGTTGGGAAGATATGTTGTTACGATGTAGTCTGGATGAGGATTCGTTTGGCGCAAGTGACTGGGATGAGCGCTGTACCAGTCAGCTACATCATTTTTATTATTAAGGTATAGCCAAGCGGTAAGGCAAGGGACTTTGACTCCCTCATGCGTTGGTTCGAATCCAGCTACCTTAGTTGTCAAGGACAAGACTATAAAACCACACATGTATTACATGAGTTAATATAAAAGTGTTACCTAGAGTATACTTAAGCGTTATAAAGTTTTTAGACTACCCAAAGGTCTAATAACAAGCTTTGTTTAGGGTTTTTGGTGAAGACCTCGTTGGGGAAAACCAATTATTGTCGGATAAGAGACTTTAAACCTTATCGAGTGTTGTGCGAGAGGTTTTCTTCTCGCCTTTTTGATATGTAGGGGGAGTAGTCTACGATGTACAAAGGGGTTGTTTTAGATGAGTCCATTTTGGATTTAGAATCTTGGTTACCTCAATCTGCGATAGATGAGGTGATTGAGTTAATTTTACACTTGGAAGAACAAGGAGAAAATACTTCTTTGGTATCCCCAGTAGAACCTTAATTTTTCAAGGTTTTTATGCTATACTTAGTTTAGAATATAGAAATACGAAGGTAGGACGAAAGATGATAAAGAACCTAATGAGTCAGTCTATTGAAGGTACAAACCACGATAACGAAGACATTTACAACGTTTATAAGAACTATGTTTGGGTTATGGATGGTGCTACGGATTTGTTTGATACACCTAGCAAGTATGGTTTCTCAGTATCTCAAGTCATGCAGACTTTAAATCAAGTTTTACCTAAAGAGTGTAAAGACTTTAGGGGGTTGAAAGATATTTTAGCTTCTGCAATTTCACAAGTAAGGGGCACTTATTTAACTTTTGATTTAGCTCATGACTATTCTGAGTTACCAACCTTCTCCTTTATGTTTGGTCGTTTTGTTGGAAATTTATTTGAATATATTTACTTAGGAGATTGTTACCTAATTTGTGATCAAGTAGATATAATTACGGACTCTTCTTTTGCGCCTTTTGTACAAGCAAACAGGGAAGAAATTGCACAGTTAAAAACTCTCCAAGTTCCTAACTTAGAGGTTGAAATTAAAGAAGTTTATAAACGAACTCGCCACTTAGCTAACCATCCACAAGGGTATCGAATTGGGAGTCTTGACCCAGAGTGTGTTTATTTGAGTAACCAAGGTTTTTTCCCTTATAACGGTCAAGAGCTAATGTTTATGACGGATGGTTTTTACAATTTTTATTCTAAGTTTGGTTCAGTAAGTCGAACACTCTCTAAAATTCAAAACTTACATTTAGAGAGTTCAGTTAAGTTAGATGATGCAACAGTTGTAGTAGTGAGAGGGTATTAAGTTGTTTATTCCTTTTCAAGAAGGTTATTCAATTTCACGTGTACCTTCTACTTATACTCCTTACTTCTCTAGTGAGTTTCAACAAGATTGGATTTCCACCCAATACCCAACTGCCTTTAATGGTTCTACTGTTAGGTTAGAGAATTTAGTTCAACGTGAAGATGGTTTTGTTTCCTTATCTTGTTCACCTTTAGACTTTTATTCTTTTCTGACAAGTAATTTATTGGCAGCACCCACAGAGATAACCTCAGACGCTTTTGACAATTACCTTACTTGCTCTTATTTAGCGAATGCAATAGCGGTAAGCATTTTGATATATGACTCAAACTCAGTATTGTTGGTTAACCGAAGTGATACTGTTTCTCTAAGCCCAAACTCAGTTGGGGTATCAGTTACGGGTGGAGTTACTTTAACTGACCTAAAATCATCTGATTGTTTGCGCTCTGCAGTTCAAATTGAGGTAAAAGAAGAGTTAGGTTTATCTGTTTCTTTTGCAGATATAACAGTTTCAGGTCTTTATATCAGTAAAGATAAACTTCAACCAGTTGCAATTTGTTTTGTTGAGGTGTCTGACTTAAACTCGTTATGTTTATATGGGGTAGATACAGATTTTGAGGTTCAGTTTTTTGAGTTTGTGTCTTTTCAAACTTTATCTAAACTAGATTTAACATCATCTACGGACACTACATATTTTCACTTGAATTATTTTATTTCCGAAATTTTACCTACAGTTGAAGTAAATTAACTAAAACCTTGATTTTTCAAGGTTTTTATGGTATAATTAAGAAAAAAAATCAAAGTGGAAAGAAGTACAGAAAATGAGATTTGATAAGAAAATAAAACATGATTACCTTAGGTACTTAGCTCAATTTGGTTCGCAAACAACTGTAGATGAGTATAAGCACCTTATACGAAAGTGCAATCCAAATGCTTTGTCTAACAGTTTAAAACAGTATTTACAACAATTTTTCTTTGATATTATAGAGGTTTCTATTTCAGAGGACAAACTTAAAATTGTAGTAAAGGATAGAGGAGAAGTAGAACTAGGAGTGATTACTAGCCACTACGCAGATTTCCCTATGCTATACTCGGTATCCACGTGCGATGCAGTCAAATTGTTGTCTCACGTTTGGTACAGTTTTGAAGATGGTTTTGATTTAGCATGCTTGACTGGTTATTGGGATTTCCCGGAGAAGTTTGAGGGTAGTGATGCTCTTCGGTTTGAGCAACCTATTCCTCAAATCACCTCGGTTCAATTAAGAACTCCGATTGAAGAAGTTTTTATTACGAATAAAGGTGTTGGAAAGCGAGTTTACCTAGAAAAATTAGAACATTTACATGAGTTGAGTAAAGTTTTGGATTGGTTGTCTTGTTCTAACTATGTAGAACTTCCTAATTCTGATTGGGTATCCTTATTGGAGGTTCTGCCTTACACCTCTGAGTCTACGGTTAATACTCAAGTTTGTGTTCGTCCTTTTATTACTGTGGGGGTTATTTAAACTTGGTTAAACTTTATAATACACAAACAGTAGGTGTTCGTTACTTCTCTGATAAGATTGTTGAGCAAAATGAAGTCACTCTTGAAAATCCAACTTCAAATTGTAAAGTTGTCAAAATAAAAGCAGACAGAGTTTGTAAAGATTGTGAAGCAGTTATTCCAAAAGGCACAAGATGTTATACTTTCAATCCTCATCTTAACCCTCGATATTGGGTTTGTTTCAACTGCTTGCCAGAACCTAATACTATGGTTGAGAGGGAGATAGGTAGAGTTACTGAGAACAATACTATGCTATATTACTCTGATAGGTTTGGTCGTCTAGGTCAGAGAGTAGATAAAGGTAAGGCTACAAGTGAGGAACGGGAATATTTCCAAGAAAAGAATGAGGATGAATTAGAAACTTACCTTAGAGGTCTACACTATGATGAGTTTTAATAAAGGTTTTCCCTAAAACTGCCTTTTTAGCTATAGAAACTTACTTTTTCAATGAAGTTTTTGATTTAGCTAATTTTCTATTGACAAAACTTACTTAGTGTGGTAAACTAAATATAGTATAGAGCTGATTACTTTATGCTGACAAATTTATATAAAGAAAGGTTTTTTATTTGACTATTACTTGTCTTTAGCAACACCTTTTCCAGATGTAGATTTGTGATGTTTCATAATTTCTTCTCTTTAGCAGCACTAAGGAGAAGGCGGAGATTAGAGAACTGTTGCTTCAATCGCAGTTGGTCTAGGTTTGAGGTTCGACTCCTCAAGTCTTCATTTCCAGATAGCAGTTTGGACAAAAAGAAAGCAGATAGTTGTCTGCTCTTTTTCGTAAATTGAGATAAAACTCTCAAAGCACTCTCAGAAGTCCCAGATTGCCCCAGTTTCGATTTTAAAGTTGAGGTCGATAATTTCTACCTCTCAGATAAAAAATTTGATAGAAAGCAAAATAAGAGGATTTAAATGCTAAGTGAGAAAGACAAGAGAGTAATTGAGTTTCTAAAGGCTCAGAGGCTCTTCATGGCAGACAAGGTGCGGTATCGAGAATTAACTGAGTTGATTTCTGCTTTTGAAACTGGAACATATTCTGCCGATACGAGCGAAGAAGAACTACCACATAAAGTTTGGCTGAACATACAGATGGCTCTCGGTGGGTGGTTTGAGCAAAAAGATGAGTAGGAGGGTCTAATATTGTTTTTAAACAAATCTGATATTTTAGCTCGATTGAGAGAATTAGATTTAAAGTCAGAAGGGGTATCCTCAAAAGTTGATGTGCTTATTGTAGGAGGTTCTGCACTTGCTTTGTTAGGAGAGTCAAGATTAACCTCTGATATTGATTACCTTGGCTCTCTCGATTATTTACCGAAAGATTATTTAGCGAGTTTGGGGTTCTCAAACAATGTAAAGACCTTCTTTGCTTTGTATGGTATTGATGAGTATAGTGCTTTAGAGCTAAACGGGTTTAAGAATTTAATAGTTAAGATTTTGTCTTATGAAGATTTAGCAATTATGAAACTCTTCTCAACTCGCACTAAAGATTTAGAAGACTTGATTCAGTATATTTTCTCTAAAATAAGTAGTTATTCTGAGTTGAAACAGAAGATTGAAACTTATAAAGAATACTATGTCTTTAATTCTGAGTTACCTGAGTTGAACTTAAATCAGTTAGATTTCATTAAAGACCGACTTAGAAAAGAGCAGAAAGTTATTCTAGTAGAGGATTCTTCTATTCGGTTAGTAGATTTTCTAAAATCACTTCGATTATTGACTTATACTCAGAAGACCTATGGAAAAGATTCTGTGTCTCACTGGTTAGATAACCCTTTAATTGAGGTTGCAACTCAAACCAGTCTGCTGGGGTATCTTTATGCTCACAAGGGTTTAAAAGTTTTAATTTAAGGGGAAGTTCATGACACTAAAAACATTACAAAAGCTAGACAAAGACCTTACTTATTTGATGAGGGAAGCTACACTAGAAGAGGTTTTAACTTTCCTTGGTATCCAATATTTCGATAGTAACCACAAGTTAGGTGATGAGCTTAAATTCGTTTACGAATTTGAAGATACAGGTACCTTGGCGATTGAGGTTTCTATCACAAATAAGGAAATGAGGTTTTGGGGTAATATACAAGAATCTAATCACCGTTTAATTGAGCGCTCCTTTTGGATCTGGTTAGATCAACATTATGGTTTGTTGTTTCTTCGCTTAATTTATTTGTTGAATAAACGGTATAGGTCTCACAGTTCTTATACCTATAAAGTGAACATACAGGGTGAATGGTTCGACCTTGAAGTAAACACTAGTTTATTGGAAACTTTAGATAGTTTTCAGTTAAGCTTACTCTCTAACTATGATTTAGAAAAACTGTACTCATGAGCTATACACAACTCTGGAACACCCTCAAACACTATGCACACACTTTTTTAAGTTTCATGGATCAACACCTTTATGTTTTTATCGGTTTGTTGATTCTACTTTTTGTAAGTTGGTCTTGTATTTGTTGGAAGTTATTTAGACATGCACCAACCAAAGCAGAAAAGAAAAAGATTGTACAGTGGTTTTTAAACGGTATAATTATCTTACTTTCGGTATCCTTTATTTTGCTTTTACTTGTTATGGGCGTAGGTCAAGTCGTTTAGTGCTTGACTTATTCTTTTATTTGTGTTATAATAAGACATACTTAAGAATACGGAGAAAAACACGATGTCTATTGTTACATTTAAAGACTTCACGATTGAGAACATTACTGATACAGTGCATGAAGTGCATGAATTTCAAGGAACGTTTGCAGACAATCGCACAAACATTTGTGAGATTTTGATTGAGATTTCAACTGAGGTTGAGGGTAAAGCTATTGATTTGAAGATAACCATTAAACCACAGGAGATAGGTACTTATGACTCTTATGGTGATGATAGAGATAAAGGCTTCGGTATCTCCACCGAGGTTTTCAAAGACTTAATTTCTCATGCTTTGAATGGTGCAAATAGTTTGACTTTGCAAGATTTTGTTCGTCATTACTTTGAGAAATTTGGTCGTACACATAGTGTTGAATTAAATTGGGGTAGCTATAAGTATTTAGGTCAAACTCTCTTGTATTTACCCACTGAAGACTCTAAGTCTACAAACGCACTATCTTTGAAACAAGTTATTTCTGAGGGTATTGACTTAACTAGCTCATCTGTTGAGGTGGTTCAGTTTACACTAAATGATTTGGACATTGACTTAATTAAGAAACTTATAGAAGGTCTTAAACTCAACACGTTTCAACGACATGATTATGAAGAAGCTTTAGATCACTTACAATATGCAAAAGAAGCGGTAGAAAAACGAAATACTTATGTTTACTACAAGTCTTCGTTAGATTTGTTGTTAAAACTCAAATCTAAACACCTTTGGGGTATCTCTCCTTTGGAGCTTGTTTGCAAAGATAATTTAGAGCGTGGTGAATTGAAGCATTTGTTCCCAACTGCCATTAAGAAAATGGTAAATGATAACATTGTCTATAGTTTGCAAGCTTTGTTAAGTGAGGTAAAATAATATGACTGTACCGAAAATAAGAGTGTGGGATGAAGAACTTCAGTTAATGGTTCCAGACCATTATATAAGCCGACACCGTAGTGGAGACCTTTATGAAGCAGTATCTCCTTTAACAGATAAACCTTTGCTGATTGCAAAGCTTTTGTCTCCTAATAATGTCATGCAGTCTTTCCACGTGTTCGACAGTTCTGAGGATAAGGTTGAGATTTTTGAAGGTGATATTGTCCAGTTTGAAGATTATAACCCTCAAACAGAAGATACGTATTACTCTCTCGGTATCGTAGAACGTTCAGACTTAGGTTTAAACATTACGAATCGCTTTACAGTAGAACTTGAAGATTTACTATTAGGAAACCAACGGCTTAATGTGAGAGTGGTTGGTAATATTTATCAAAATAAAGATTTGTTAGAGGAAAACTAAGATGAAACTCAATTTGAAACAACTGCAAAAATTACATACAGAGGGTCAGTTAACCGACTTTGCTCTGAGAGATTTACCAACTTACCCAAATTCTTATACGATAGTTGGTTTACATGAGTTAATAAAGTTTGAGTCTGAACTACGCAAGCAATTTCGTGGAGTCTTTGTAAAACAAGGAGTTAATAACTATCAGTATGCTTTCGAGACAGGAACAGTTTTTCTTTACAATGACTATATAGGTCATAGAGACTCAAACCATTACAAGGTTTCTGTTTCGGAACTAGTAGAAGTTGTAAACGGTACGCGCTCTTTGGATGAGTTTCCGATTGACTCTGATTTGGACTTGTACTGGTTCTTAGAAAACCAAGAGAAAGAGGTTTTGGTAGGTTTGTTTTATAAAGCTTTAAAAGGGAAGTAAAGGTATTTATGAACGAAACAATGAATTACAAAGTTTGGGACACCAAAACAAAGCAGATGTTCCAAGTAGCAGGAATTGATTATGTACAAGGAGAAATATATCCAGTACATGAAGATGAATTTAAACGATTCATTCCAATGTCTGAGGGTATCCTCTTACCTCAAACTCCTTTCATAGACTCCAAAGGGCAACCTTTATTCGCAGGACACATTATTGAAGTTGCCGATACCGTTTACTTTTCAGATGGGTCTTTCTGTGAGAACCAAGATGAAGCTTATGGAGAAACAGAAATTAAGAACTGTTTCGCCTTGGAGTTTGACGGTTTTGAGTTTTTGCTCACTAAAAGTAAATATGGTCTATTGGAGGATTCAGCTTTATGGTCTTCAATTTATGAGGATAATATGCGCGTTTTGAGTGATTTTCTACAGTTGTCAGATGAGTTTACGATTGTGGGGAACCTTTATGAAAACGCTGATTTGATTAAAAATAAGGAACAGAAATAATTAAAAGGTGGTAAAAATCATGATGCAAGATTTAATTAAAGAGTTGTCAGAATACATGGACACGGGTTATGAGCGTATTGCACGTAAAACAAAGTGGAAATTGTATTTTGAGCGGTTAAAAGCGAATCATGTTAAGGAGATTTTCAGAGTAGATTTCAAAACAAACACAATTAAGTATTATTGTGTGGATCACTCAACTCCTCTAGCAGATGTTTTGCTGTTATATCCAACAGATGAGTTGCAATTTTCAACGGTTAATGAAATTGTAGACTATATTTACGGAGCTTAGTTTATGATTACAAATGAACTAAAAGAAATGCCCCTCTTAATTGCCAAAATCGAAGAGTGGTCTAAGGTTAGGGGTATTGACAAATTACCTTATGAAACCCAACGCTACAAGATTATGGAAGAGTTCGGAGAACTTTTCAGAGCGTATTACAGAGGTCACTTAGATGAGCTGAAAGACTCTTTGGGTGATATTATAGTCACTTTGATTATCTATGTTCAACAGTTCTCAAAGGGTGAGCGTAACTTTTTTGAAGAATTTTGGTGGGTTGATAAAGATGAGTTTAAAGGTTTGTCTTACCATTTAGACCAAATTGCAACTTCAACCAATTTAATTTATGCTGGTGCAAGTGGTATTTGGGTTCTGCGTTATGTAATTGCAGATTTAAAACATATTGCAAAACATTATGGTTGGAATTTGACGGATTGTATAGAACACGCTTGGAGTGAGATTAAAGACCGTAAAGGTAAAGTCGTAGATGGAAAGTGGATAAAAGAAAAGGACTTGAAAAATGCAGCAAATTAAGATTTTCACAACGGACTCTGGCTTTAGAGAGAATTGGGTAAGTGCAGATGACAAAGCAAACAAGTGGCTTTCAGAAAACCCACAAGTACGTGTATTAGATATGCGTTATCAAGCCAATGTTTCAGGATTTGCTGATAGTGGGGTATCTGCTAATGACTTCCACGAGTCTATTTGTTTGCTATACGAAGTTTCAGATAAGGTTGGAGGTTGATTTAATGCCTAGTTTAAAAGAATTTTTGCAAACCTCTGTTCATCCTAAGGGGTATAAACCCAAAACAGATGATCGAGATGATTTTCTGATTGAAACTGAGGAGCAATTTATAGACCTTCTTCAACGTTTATTACAATTAGAGCAATATCAAGAGGTTTTACGATTATATTGTTCTACTAAGGTTGATAAGTTAAAAGAGTTTGAAAAGTCTTGTTCCGTTACTTCTATTGAAACGCTTATTTACGAAACTAGTCCACTATCTAAGTGGTTTGGTGAGTGTTATAGGGGTGAAATTACATTTGGTTATTTTGAGACGGATGTGAAAGCTAATAAATTAGTGTTTGAGTTCTCACATCAGGGGATGAAACTGAAACGTATTCGATGTCAAGTAGACCTTAAAGTGTTACCTCATGCTCTTGTAAAACGTAATCTCTTGCAGGAATTCACTACTAAGGATTTAGTTATTAGTGATATTTGGGTATCCCATTTTGAGTCTGGTTTTCCTTTTTCTTTGATTAATAAAACATTAGTAGAAGGTTTACTTGGAGTATCTTGTGATTCTGAGTATTTTAGTTAAAAGAGGTATAATATGGTAAAAGCACAATTAGTAAAAAGCGACCCTAAAGACTTAAAAGGGTGCTCTATGGAATTGCACTCCTTACTGAATGAGAAGTTGAAAGATAAAGAATTAAACTTAGAAGTCTTTATTTATTCTGATTCAATTAGTCCACTAAATGTTGAAATAGAGGATTATTCCCTAGGTGGCGCAACTGTTTGTGAGGGATATATTTGGCCAGATACGAGTTTTGATTGGGTACGTAAAAGTACGTTAGCTCCTCTATATGAAATTAGTTTACTATCAGTAGGTCAACTCGCCAAAATTAAACGTTGGACTAGACGTTATATGGAAGAGCTTGTAACTCATTATGAAGAAGAATTGAAAGGAAAATAGTATGACACAAACACAGATGGTTTCTTTACCTTTGACGGAGTTAAATGAGCTTTTAGTTAAAGAGTTTGTAGTAGAAGAAGCCTTGAAACAAGGTTTAATCTCAGAGGATTTTGTTGAAGAAGTTCGTAGTGATTTTGAGGGGTGAGTGGTATGGTTTGGAGACTAACTGATTTGATTCACTTACATGTAACTGATGTTAGGCAATCTGAGTTAAAAGACTCAAAAACACCCTTGAGTTTGTGCGATAAACTACTGAATACAAACGAAAGAGAGCTTTTGTTCACTTTTGAACCTCAAAAACAAGAAGTCTTTGATGCTTTCAATGAGATTGTGCGCAGTGAGAGTAGCTATATCACTACATTAGGTCAAGTTATGGACTTTGTGAAGTTTTGCACTGCTGACCCTAGCAAGTATTCGTTTCCAGTGTTAGCAGGGGTTTTGCTTACTGATTTACCTAACTTAAAGTTACCAAAAGACTTACTTGTTGTCATAGAATTTGAGGACTAAACTATGGTAGATGTACAAGAAAACAAACCTTTCCGTATCAACTTCAAAAACAAAGACCAAACCATTTTCATGGTTCAAGACCAAATATTGAAGATGTTCTTCCGAAATGACTATGGTTGGTTGTCTGTACCTGATGAAATGTATAATCGCACTTGGTCTTATATAAAACGTAAGGGTATCACTTATATCCCGGACGATGAACTTTTAGACCTATCGAAACAGTTCACAAACGGTTCAGATTTGTTGAATTTAAATTTGGAAGGGGGTAGGTGATTTAACATGAGTTGGCTTATTTCAACTGGGTTTTTAGCTCCTTTTCTAGTTATACTTATACTTGTGGTTATTGTGATGTTCTGTGTAGACGGGGAGTCTAATTGGGAACGTCCTAAATGGTTCAAGTACACTTATATTTCTTTATTTGTTTTACTGTTGTGTTCATTTCCCTTTTTAGCGCTGAATTTAAAAGAAGAGAAAGTTTACGCAACAGAGTGGAAACAAATCTATCAAAACGATAAAGACATTGATTTGTCTCTAGCTTTCGATAGTGACTTTGATTACAAGATTCCTTTGAATGAACCCCTTGCCAATACTCAGATTTACAATAGTGGCGATAATTCAAAGGTTTTAAACTACACTCACTACTTGACTTTAAAGAAAGATAATGCGAGCTTAACTCGAAAAGCAAAACTAACTGAGCTAGTAGGCGAAACAGGTAGCGCTGCAAAAGTTATTAAAGTTGAATATCGTAAAATTGATTATACGTACAACAGACTATTTAACTTTGTAGGTTCCCATGAAAAATCGGAATATGATGGTGAACTGCGTTTGACTTTTGACAATGGAGAAGGTGCTATAACAAGAGATGATTTAAGTAACTTTTTAGAGAAAGGAAGTTAAATATGTTTGATTGGTTATTGAATAGTTCTTACCGAGGTATTATATCGAGTGTTTTAGGTGTGCTTGCATGTTTTTGTGCTGCTATTTTACTAAATTCAGTAGTAAGTGCTGAGAAACTTTTTACACTTTCACTACTTATTTCAGTCCTTGTTTTTGTATTAACTCACTTTATTTTAGAGACTTTTACTAAACAGGAGCTTGTCTATGAAAAAGATTGGGTGTCGGTTTATAACCGAAAGCTTGATTTTTCTGATACGTTTTCGTTAACGTGGGTAACTAAGTCACATGATCGTGTTACTTTAACTCCTAGTACTATGTTGACTAAAGCCTTGTTTGAAGAACTTAAGAGATATAGTTCTGGGGATTTAGTTTGTAAGGTCACTCATAAGCAAAGTGCGAAACAAAGTTCAGCTTATGTTATAGTTAGTGAATTAGTAAATTTTAAGAATTTAGATAGTTACTTAACTAAAGTTGAATATAGAAAACTCAAAGGGTATCGAAATCGCTTAGGGTTTTTAAGAGGTAATGTTCGAGATTTTGAGACTGTAAAAGGTGTTTTACGTTTGACTTTTGAACAAGAGAAAGTAGAGACTATTTTTGATTAGATATTTTCCTTTAGATTGAGTACAAAGCGCTGAGTATATAGGATTTGAGAAACTGTAGAAAGTGGTAGGTTTTTAGTTTATGTGTTTAGAGCACTCAATTCAAAGTTGGAGGTCTCATTTAGATATAGGTTCTAAGTGGATTGTTAAAATTTTAGGTAGCGACTACATAGGTCAGATTACGGATGTCTATTATAACAAGGAATTAGGTTCCATAATGGTTGATTTTGATGTTTTAAATCACTTTTGGGAACTAACTTATCGGGTACCTGTGCAAGAGTTTATGTCTAAATATGGTGTGACTAAGTTGATTGCAGGAGAAATAGAAAATGGACAAACTATTTGATGAACTAGCAAAATCACTAAATGTAAGTACAGATTTGGTGCAACAATTTGTGGGGAACTACCCACAACTACGTTCACAGTGGCAAATTTATAAGGTCTTTGACTTGTGGAATGATTTTCTCAGTTTCACTGCCTTGATTGTACTAGGTGCGATGATTTACCTTGGTTTCAAGTACCACTCAGATTTAGAAGATGAACTTGAGGAAGAAATAACTGCTATTCGAAAGAAGTGGCTCAAATACCTAGCGGTATCCTTCCTAGTATTGTGCTTGGTTGATTACGCTTTGTTATCAGTTCAAACGTACTTAGCACCGGATATTACAATGCTATTTGAAGTTTTGAAACAGTTGAAGAACTAAATAGGATTGGAACGGTCAACTCTCGTAGAGGGTTGATTTTTCTTGTGGTTTATGTTATAATACTTAGCAAGAAACTTATTAAGAAAGGAGTTTCCAAGTGATACTTTTAAAAACAAAGAGAACTTACAATGACCTATTAAATTTGGCTTTCCGTACTCTGCAGGAGGATTTAGGTTTAGCTAACAAAATTACAGTTGTAGGAGCACACGCTATTTACTCGAACTACTTTGCAGGTTTGATTGACCTAGCAGAAGAAACAAGAGAAACTACAGACTTAGATTTAGATTACTTTGGAGATTTATCTGAACTTGATTATGTGCGATTTGAAGATTGTTTTGCCTTAAGGTTAGGTCATTTAGGTTTAACGGTATCCTTCAAACCGATAAAAATTCGTGAAACCTCGGTAACATACAAATTTCAAGTAACAGATGGTACTTGCGTAACTCCTTGTTTGAAGATTGACTTTAGTTCAAATTTTGGAACTTGGCAGTCTGAGGTTCTACCGATTGAGCATTCGTTAGTAAGAAAAATTCAAATGTGCAACAAGTACATTGATCGTCGAGCGAAAGATAAGGTTGATGTGTATAACATTTTAGCTTATAAATTTCCAAACGATTTAACTAAAGGTGACTTTTTAGATTTACTAGATTATTATGATTGCTCTTTTAAGTTAAATCCTCGATGGACACGGTCAGATGCTATAGAGGTGGGTTTGCAATCTTTTAAGAACTTTAAACCAAAAGATGCAGTCAATGGGGTATCTCATAGGGTTTGCTTGCTTTACATCAAATACTTACTTTTAAGTTTAACAAGTTCTGATGTACCAAACGATAGGGTTTTGTGAGGTTTAGAAAATGCCTACAATCAGTTTAACACGAGATATAAAGCTAACAAATGAGGATGCTTTAAAAATCTTGGGTTCTAAACCTTCTGAAAAGCTACAAATAATTTTGGAGTCTGTTGACGTGCAAAGAGCTATAGTACCAACGGAAAATAAACTTATTTTAAACTATTTGCGCAGATAGAAACAAGTCCAAGACTTGTTTTCTTTGTGTTTTTGTGCTATAATAAAGGAAATTTTAAGGAAAGGAAGAACTCAAAATTTGAGAACTAAAGAAGAGGTTTTTGAATTAGTAAAGAGCCACTTAATAGATTTAGACTCGATATCCGAAGTCGCCACTCAGCGAAAGTACATTCATGAAGAGATAAAAACTTACTTAAAGGATAATTACTTAGGTTTCGCTACAAGTCCTTCAGTGAATATTGAGTTGATGAACACTTTAGATGAAGTCGGTTGGCTTGATAAAGGCACTTTCACACTAGAAGGTCGAGTAGTAGTTCCTATTCGCAACGCAGATGGTTCGATTGCAACCTTGGTAGGTTGGAGAAAAGGTTTTCCCAAGTATTATACGATTGCTGACAAAGACTTCTCAAAGGAAAGTCATTGGTTTAACTTAGATAAAGCCTTAGATAAGGCATTTAATGGCGATAAGCGGTATCGAGGTTCTGTCGTGGTGGTCGAAGGTATTTTCGATGCTCTTCACTTGGACGCTTATGGTGTGCCAGCGATTGCGACTATGGGTGCGGACGTGAACGCTTATAAGGGCGCAGTCTTGAACTTATTTGATAGAGTCATTTGTGTCCCAGATAATGATAAAGCAGGTCAAAGAGCCTTACTAGAAAAGAAGTGGCAAGTACCTCCCCATTCCTCTTTCTTGTATGTAGAAGAAAAGCGGTATCAGTTCGGAGAAGGTCTTTCTTTTCAAGTAAAGGACATAGACAACTTTTTAAGTTTATTTGGTTCTCAGATACATGAGGTATTAGTTCCTTTGGTAGAAAACAAGGCAGCAGTAGTGGAGAGGTTGAGTTTATGAAATCACTAGAAGAAGTGCAAGAAGATTTATCTCTTAAACGTAAAGAAGTTCCCATAGGTTCTCTTTGGCGACATATTAAATCGGACACACTTTATACAGTCAAAGACCTTGTAGTAGTGGAATCTGATTTAACTTTTGCGGTATCCTATAAGTGCCTTGGAGACACCTCTCGTCTTCATTGGCTTCGTCCATTAGATGAGTTCTTAGATGGTCGCTTTAAGCGGGAAGTTTTATTTAAAGATGAGGTGAAACATGGAAGTAACAATAGAAGATAAAATAAACTATTGGAAAAGTTGGATTGGCATAGGTTCTGAGTGGTTGACTGTCGATTTTGAACCGATAGCAATAATGGTTACAGACATTGTATACAGCAGTGATACAGACTTGTTTGAGGTAGAATATATCTCTGAGGACAGTCCTCATTCGATTAACTTTAGTCCAGTAGATCAATTTGTAGATGGTCGATTTATTCGTGATTATAAATAGAATTGAAAGTGAAAGCAGGTAAAACATGAAAATTGTAAAACGTAACGGTCAATTAGAGGATTTTGACGCTAATAAAATTTATGGTGCTTTAATTAAAGCAGCTCAGTCAGTTTATGTAGTAGGGGATGACCTAAGAAACAACTTAGCTCGCATTGCAAAAAGTGTTGAAGTAGAGTTAGAAGAGTCTCACTCTGAGAATATTACCATTTCTATGGTTCAAGCTTTGGTAGAAAACAAACTCCTCTCAAATGGATATCTCCAAATTGCCGAGCATTACATTTCTTACCGTTTGCAACGTGACATTGATCGTACAGACTACAAAGATAATGTAGTGGTGCATTTGCGTTTGGAACGCATTCGTTAAAAAACTATAGAATAGAAAAAGTAGTAAAAAGTAAAGAAAACTCTTGACACACCTTACTTTTTGTGATATACTAAATAAGTAAAGTTGATAAATACTTTACTGTGATCTATTTTTAATAAAGTAGCTCACTTTACCATTAGGTAAGCACTCCTTATATTATTTAGTTGTGGTTGCAGATTGTAAAAGGTCTGCAACTAATACTTACAATTTTGTAGGGTGTTCAATGTTTGAACAAAACTTCTTAAATTTTTCATACTTAATTCTCCTATTAAGTAGCGCATATAGTAACTTTAATCGGTTGTTATGTGATAGGTAAGGTTTTCTCATCCTTACCGAAAAGAAATCTTAGAATTTCTTCTTTTCCTTTTGAGTTGCAGATTGTAAAAGGTTTGCAACTTTTAGAGGAGATTGGTTCCCTCCTCTTAGAATGTTTAATGCGTGACTTTGTTTGCTCATTGATGTTCTCCTAGTATTTATTTTGGTTCAGGGCTTTGAATTGTAAAAGGTTCAAAGCTCATTGTGAGGAAAGGTTTATTCTTTTCTTTCACAAGGGTAGTTAAGTTTATCTTAATACCTTTTCTTTAATTGTATTTTAAAGGTTAAATAAATTAAGTAATCTTTGTATTCATTTGAATACAAATAAAACCCACCGTCCTTGGTCTTTGAGACTTATTTATCTGACGAGGTTTAAAAACTTAAATTTAACTTTTAAATGTAAACCTATATCTTATCTTTATTTAAGAGAAGGTCTAGGGGTATCGTAGGATGCCTTTAGCGGAAACAATAACTTGCTTTGCAAGTTATTGTGGAGCGTTAAGAATTGAATGGTACATTTATATCTGTTTTTAACATTTGTAACAACCCTTTGAACCTATTAGGTCACTAATTATAAAAGATTTGTGATTTATGGGTGAATTTTGGTTCACCAATTTAGATAACGCATAGTTGTCCCTTTCTTTTCAAACCTAGAGATTGTAAAAGGTCTTTAGGTTATAGGAGCTAATTTTTAGGTTTATTTTCCTAGCTCCAAGTGGTTCTCGTTGAACTATTTCCTTTCCAAATTTTTTCAGGTCATAAGTTGTAAAAGGCTTATGACTTATAAGTAAGTTTAGCTTACTTGTTAAGAACAAACTTTAGGTTTTGTTTTTAACTCTTAATTCACTCACATTATTTGCAGGTTTAAGTTTTTGTTAATGTTGAACTTATGAGTTCTTCCGTTGTTGCTGAAACGTACACTAACAGAAAGGAGACGTATACTTTGAAACTAACATCTAGTTATGGAATGAAGTTAAATGGTGATTTAAAAGCTTTAGATAATTCTATTGCTATCTATCGTGATGCGCTTAATTTTGTCATCCCTATTGTAGATAAACATTGGGATGAAATAAAAGATTTCAAGAGTACGAAGTTTCGTATGTCATATATTGACACTTTGGTTCATACTACAAAGAGTAATGAAGCTCTTTATGATTTTGATATAAAATTTCCTAAACTTCCTTCTTATTTGCGTAGAGCTACGCTTAATAAAGCAATCGGTATCGTCTCCTCGTATCGTAGTCATTTAGCAAATTGGGAAGAAAAGAAAGTCGAATTAGAAGCAAAAGGTGAAAAAGTACCTCAACGTCCTCGTTTAGAGACTCGTCATTTTGACTATCCGGCTTACTATAAGCAAAACCTCTTCCGTAATTTCAACCCTATCACTCAAACCATTGAACTCAAAGTGTTTAAGAATGGTGATTGGGTCTATGAGACTTATACATTGAAAACTTCTGATTGTAATTACTATCAGAAGTACCTTGCAAATAAAAAGCAAAATGTTCCAGTAATTAAGAAGAAAGGTCGTAGTTTTTACGCTACTTTCTCTTATGAGGAAAATGTTCCTTTAATAGCAGAGGACAAGATTGAAAAGATTTGTGCTATTGATTTAGGTTTGAATACAGATGCTACTTGTTGTATTATGGGTGCCGATGGTACGGTTTATGCACGGAAATTCATTTCGTTTAGCAAAGAACACGACCAACTTGATACCCAACTGGGGCGCATTAAACGGAATCAAAAACAAGGTTCTCGACATAATAAAACCCTTTGGAGAAAGGTGTCAGGACTCAGCCAAGATATCGCTGATAAAACCGTCAAGGCTATCTTTGACTTTGGAAATGAGCATGGTGTAGACGTGTTTGTCCTTGAGTATTTAGATTTTAAAGGTAAAAATACTATAAAACGCGCTCGTTTTTGGCGGTATAAACGTATATATAAAGTATTATCAAATAAGGCTCATCAATATGGTTTACGTGTTACACGTGTCAATGCTCAAAACACAAGTAGATTAGCTTTCGATGGAACTGGGTGGTCTAAACGTGGACGGGAGATTACCTCAGAAACACCCTATGCGATAATACAGTTTATGACTGGTAAATTATATAATGCAGATTTAAATGCGGCATATAACATCGGTGCTCGGTACTTTATCCGACATCTCCTAAAAACCGTTACGGTGACGCAACGGTTAGCACTTGAGGCAAAAGTTCCTCAGGTGACTAAGAGGAGCACCTGTACCTTGTCTCACCTTATTAACCTAAGAAGTGAACTAGCAATTCTAATTGCAAGAACTCAGGCTTAGGTCGTATGGAGAGAGAAGGAAGTCTGTAATTGAGATGACGCTGAAACCGCAGAACTCAAAAACAGAAACACTACCTAAACTTTGTGTAGGTAGTGATGCTTCACCGTCGTGATGACAGCAAAGCCAAGAGAGACGCTACTTAAACACTGTTAGGGGTATCTTTTCGTTTGGCTTTTTATGTATGGTCGTGAGACCAAACTGTTGGTTTCATGAGATTACCTCAAAAGGCACAACTATCGTTAGGTCTGGTTGATAGACTAAGATTTTGTTAATTTGTTGGTTGATTGATTTGGTTGCTTAGTAATTCCTCTTTCAAAAATTTGGTTACATACTGTTAATTAAATTAGCAGATTTTACTTTACTAAAAATACTGAATAGAAAGCTTTACAAAAGAAACAGAACACTAACGGTAGTTACTAATTGCTTAAAATATGCTTTAAAATTGCTTAGAAATTGCTTTAAATTGCTAATTATTGCTTAGAAAAATTGAGGTAAAAAACAACATGGTAAAAATTGATATGTCTAAGATTTCTGCAGAACAAATGGCTCAAATGCAACAAGTTCTTGCGAAAGATACTGCTGGTGCAAAACGTTCTCCACTCACTGAACTTGGAGAAGAACTCGGTATCAAAATCTTCAACCGTGCGAAGGATGGTTACACAAACCAAAAACTTTTGGTTTACATCCCTCGCATGGGCTTCCCAACTGTTGATGAAAAAGGTGATTTAATTCCGTTCCGCGTTCCTATGCGTTCGGTTACAATGAAAGCCTTTAACAACGGAGATAAGGATAGCAACTGGAAAGGTTCTATGCCTTACTTTGAAGAAGCGAAAGAAGAAAACCGTATCTTTGCACCTTGGGGTCAATCAGGGGATAACGAATACCTTCGTGATTACATTTCTGCAGCATTTGACATGCGCCGTGCGAAAATTGAGCTTGAAGTAGCTCGTCAAGGGTATTCTTCTGTTGCTGAGTTGGTTGCAAACGAACCTCAGTACAAAGAAGAAAAAGACTTCACTAAAACGTTTATGGAATATGTGTTCTTGCAAGTTCAAAGCAACTCAGATATGTGGTTCCCAGTAGTGGTTATTCCAACTACAAAGGACGCTAATGGTAAGTTCACAACTACACCAGAAACAAAACCTTTGCTTGATGAAGCTGGAAACCCAACAACTGTGGAGAAACAAATTCCTCGTATTGATAATTATGGTAAACCTATCTGCGATAATGATGGTAACCAATTATTTGAAACACGTGAGTTTGCTCACACGATTGAAGGTGAAATGAAGTGGCATAAGCTTACTACAAAAGCCTTTACTGAAAAATTGGTGAAAGCTCTTGAGTTGCAAGCACAACAACCGGGTATCACTGAACTTGGCGGGTTCTTCGTTCTCTTCAACTATGAGATTGATGAACAAGCACTTGCCAAAGCGAAGAAAAACGGTGGTGCTGCTTACGAAAGTGAAGATTCTAAATCAGGTGCTTCATTGAACATTCAAGTAATGCAAAAAGTGGCTCCATTCACTGATTTGTATGACTTGACTGAGTACCTTGGTCTCCAAGAACAATGGGACAAAGAAGCACAAGCTCATTACAGCGCTCTTTACCTTGTACAGACTGTTCGCGCTTGCGAATTGCTTTCTGACGAAGAGGTAAATGAGAAGTTGGATAAACTATACGGTGGTCTTGACAAAGTGAAAGCTGAAGTTGAGAACATTCAAACAACTGCTGAAAACCTTAAAAAAGGTGTAGCAGCAGGGGGGTCTGCCAACTCTATCACAAATTCTGCAGCTAACCGTCTAGGTGCGAATGCAGGTCAACTTCCTCCAGGTGTAGATGTTGATCCAGCAAGTGCTTTGGACTTTGGAGCTGAAGAATAAAACACTCCAAACCTAAATTAAGAGTTTTTAGCCTTTAGACTCTCCTTAATTGGTAGAGATGTAGTCTTATAGAAACCGGGAAAGTCAAACTAGTTTGGTTTGGCTTTTAACAAAGAAAAATTATTTCTTTGTTTTCTCTAAGTTCCTAGTCTTTTCTAGGAATTTTGCGAAGATAAAGAGGAAAGGAAGAATAAAATTGGCAACAGTAGTAGATGAACTATTTGCTGACTTACAGGTGAGTAAAGGTGAGAGCAAAAGTGAGTTGAAACAAACCTCACTATTTGACTCAGAAGAACACCGAAATTACCTAGAAGGTATTATTGCTAGGGGTCAGAAGTCCAAGCTATTAGCTTGGGAAATTGAGAACTTTGCTCAATATGAGAAAGAACGTTTTGAGTTCGGTTCTCATTGGGTTTTGTTATTAAAGGCTTTCAACTCAACTGGGAAATCCAACGCTTTGAAGGCTTTGGAGTACAACTTAACTACCAAGGGTATCGGCTTGCAACTGGCGAAAGGCTTTATTAAACATGGAACGTTAGAGGCAAAGATTACAACCTTTTGGTCTGATGGGTTAGAGGTTGAATATTATTTAACTCGAACGAGTTTGAGTCCTCGCTCTACGTTTAAGAACGGTTATAGAGTGTACTTGAATGAAGACGGTACTCGCAAAGAAGTCTATAACACTCTTGTAGATGGTCGTTTCGTAAAAGTCTCTGAAACCCCAAGTTTCTTAAAGCGTTACTTCAACTTAGCAGAGGTTGGAGGTCGATATTTAAACTTAATGAGGGGCGCAGAGGGTCTTCCTGTATTGGAACAGTCACCAGCTTCACTTAACAAGATGTTGTCGCAAGCAGCAGACTTAGAAACGGCAGAGCAAGCGATTAAACAAATGACAGATGATAACAAGGAAACGTTCCAACAACTAGAGGTTGTAGAGGGTCGTATCCGAGTCTATTCTCAGGATATTGTAGAACGTAGGCACTTAACAAAAGAGGTTATTCGACAACTAGAAAACCAAACACACACTTTTGAACAATTAGAAAAAGGCTCAGAGGGTATCCTTGAAGTCGCAAGCGACTTGAAAGCTATGTCTGAGTTGGAAGGTACGACTACGATTGATGGTGTGGATTTGAAAGCACTCAATCAAGTTCATTCTATTCAAACTAAGTTGAAAGAGTTTGGCTCAGAGGTTTCCTTACCTCTTGTTGAAACTGCTAATTTGAGTAATTTAGCAACTCTTGATAAGATTTCAAAAGGTTTGATTGCGTTAAACGAAGTTGAAAGTTTTGGTCAAGCCCCTAGTAGTTCTTCAACTCAAGCCTTGGAAATTGTTTCAACTTTAAACTCAGCATTAGAAGACTTGAACACCGCGCCTAGCTTTGGTCTGATTGGAGAAAGCAGAAGTGCCGAAGTTCACTCTCTCTTGGCTTTAGAGTCTCAGTTCTCAGAATTGGAGATTTTGGATAAGCAGTTAGAACTTGAGGATTCAGAGAAAGAGTCTTGCTTTAAAGAGAGCGAAGAACTCTTACAAGAGTTAAAAACTCAAGGGTATCCAGTAGGTGTCTGCTCACATTGTGGTCATCTTTCGATTACAGAACCTTTTGAGATTGGTTCGACTATAGTAAGTCCACATGAGCATAGCTAGGAAGTCTCAGATTGGCTCAGATTTGATTTTAAATTAGTTGGGGTCTATTTCTACCTTTGAAGTTTAAAATCGAATAGAGAGCAAATGAGGGTATTTTGAGAGGTAAGCAAAATTGAAAAAAGTAATCGGCAACACCTCAGTTACTTTTGGTGACCGCCACATTGAAAATGTGTATAGAGGTCAACACATCAACTACCAAGAGAACTGTTATTGGTGCATGGATAAAACGTTGGAGAGAGTTCAACTTCTTGAACCAGAGTTATATAATGAAACAGGCGACTTTATTGGGGTTAGAACAGGGGTATCGTGGCTCTCTGGAGACCGCATTATGTTGAGTCGCACCATGAAATTCTTAGACTCAATTAAGGGTCACAAGGTTATTAACCGAGGAAACCATGATTTACATGGTTCTGAAGAGCGCAATGATTATTTGTTCTTGTCGTCTTTAGGTTACTTCGACTCGCCAGCGCATTTAGCAGAAGAGGATAAGCAAGTAGGTCGAGTGATGTTAGAGTCACCTGACTTGATTGATCCAGACACAAATGAACTTTTGAGAGTGGTTTTCCACTATGTTCCTTATGGGAAAGAGTTTGAAAAATTGGATATTGTAGAAGGTATCACTAATATTGCGATAACTCACTACGATTTCCGAGTTGGTTTGACCAACTTTACAAATAACCCCGAAGCGATTGATTTAACGACTCATGAACCGTTTTATGGAGTGGACTTAATTTTGAATGGTCACATCCACCAACCTAGTGAGTTGAAGTCGTTCAAAACTGAGGGTGGAACTACTTGTGCTTTTATGAACCTTGGTTGTATGGCTCGTCCGAAGCGTTCAGAAGACTATAGCTTTGTATGGTGCGCAGTAGTGAAGATGCGTAAGAATCCAATTACAGGTTTACCAGAGGTTCATTTTGACCCACAAGTATTTGAATTAAAACCACCTTCTGAGATTTTCTTGGAAGATACAGAAGGGTCAGTAGCAGAGCAAGTCAAAGCAGAAGGAAAACAAGCTCAACTCTCAGAAGCCTTAGAGGGTCTGAGAGACTTCAACTGGGCCGGGGTATCCCTATCAGAGCGCTTAAATCTTATGGTCTTAGAACCAGAGATTAAAGACTTGATTAAGCACTATTTGGCGCTTAATTAACGGTTGTTTTGTTGTGGAGATAATTATTGCAGTGGGTTTGTTGATTAGTTTTCAACTCACCTACTTACTAATTGAAGTTGTAAAGTTTTCCGTAGTACATGAGAAACGAAGAAAACGAGAAGAAAATAGGAAGGACATAAAATGTCAGTAGAACAAACATTGGCTCGTTTGGAGTCGCTAAACAAACAAGCATTGGAACATAACCGTAAAGAGCAAGAAATTCGAGGGTCTAAAAAGGCTCGTGTTCAAGCGATTTTGAAAGAAGTTGAAATCCTCAACTCCCTTGGGTATCCGATTAAAATGGAACTCGCTAGTGAGACGGAGTTCACAAAAGAGTCGATTGAATCTTACAAAGCACTTGCAAGTAAGATTTTGGCTGAGAAAGTTGCTGAAGCAGAGCGCTTAGAGAAGTTCTTTGAAGCGGTAGAGAAGAAAGACTATGACGCTATTAAGGAAATCACAGGAGAAGATGTGTCTGCGGTTTCTTATGATGTTGAAGTAGCAGATAGTAAAGAAGTCAAAGCAGAAGCAAAAGAGATGACTGCTCAAATGTTGGAAAACGATGCAGTTGTTGATATTGCTAAAGGTGACTCTCCACTTATTCCAGAGCCAACAAAAGATATTAAGTTTGAAGAAACTGCACCAACTAAAGAAGAGCAAGCGGTATCCCCAACTACCTTAGAAACTCCAACTAGTGTAGAAACTGCACAAGTTGAAACTCCTTCAAATACAGACACAAGCGCAGTTGATTTGTTAAGTGGTGTGTTTGGGGGTGCAACTCCAACTGAAACTGTAGAGGTAGAAGTTCCTAAAGTTGAGGAAACGCCTAAATCAACACCAAGCGCAGACACTAATCCCTTTGCAGGATTTGACACTGCTTCTTGGGAGCAAGGGTTCAAGTTAGATTAAGGAGCGCAGTTAAGACATGTTTTTAAAAATTGCATTTGACACATTAGCAGAAGAAAGTCGCTTGCTGATTGATACAGTAAAACGCTCTATGATTGACCCTAAGAGCAAGAACGTAGTTATGAAGGTTGAACCTAACGGTGCGGTATCCTTCCTTGCCCTTACAGATATTGTGGTTGCAAAAACAAGTGTAACCACTTCTGCGGTAGAGGTTACAGAGTTTGAGGGGAAAGAACCAATTTACTTCCAAGTACCAGCCCTTACTTTAGAGAAGTTGATTTCAACCTATGCAGCTAGTGAATTGACCACTCCATTGAGTGTAACGTTCCACCCTCTAACAGATATTGAGGTAGCTATTACTGTCCAAGAGAGCTTGAAATTACCAGACAAAGATGAAGAAATTCGCAACTCTTCTCTAATTGCAACTACTCCACCGTTTTATGTTTCAGACTTGTACCGCTTGGAGTATATTAGTGTTGCAGATAATGAAGAAGTTCCATTTGTAGAATTAACAGAACAACAACGTGAGGATATGATTCAAACTTTGAATGACTTAGCTCCTTACACTCCAACAACTAATGAAATTCACAACGATTTGATGTTCAACCCGACTACCAAAGCTTTGGAGTTCTACAAAGATACTTACATGCCAAGTGTTCAGAACAATATGGATTTCTTCTTAGAAGAAGGTGGTCTTCGTCCAATGAGTTTGATTGCTTTGAAAGATTTGTTGGCTAAAGGGTTGTTCTCGTTCTACAAAGATGAAGAAAAACACTTCTTTGTCTTGAAGCAAGGTGCTACTGTAATAGGTGTCCTCTATGATGTAGATGTGGCTTACCCACCAAACTCTCTGGATCAACTTGGGGATTTACCTTGGGTATCCTTATCTCGCCCTCTTGTTGAAATGTATTTGAAACGTATTAATGCTTTAAGTGGTCTCATGTCTGCAGAGCGTATTCAAGTCATTATTTCTGATGATTTGAAGAATGTAACCTTCAAATATGGAGATTTAGACTTGACTGCCCCTATTGAACACGTGCATAAGGTAACAGAAGGTAACCAAGCGAAGTTGGAGTTAGGAGGTTTCCAATTTGGACTTTCCCCAGTTTACTTTGATTACTTGTTGTATGGTAAAGGTGAGTTTGCTGACGATATTCGCTTTGGTTTTGCCGGTGCGGGGAAGTTTGTCTTTATCAAAAGTTTTGACTCCTCTAACATTTGGTCTGTTGCTATGAGTAGTAACTAAATCTAAGTAAGTGAATAGAAAAGGGGGGTTTCCTTGGTTTCAGAAACATTCGCAAGTCGCCTCGGTGCGATTAAACAAGACTACTCCTTGAAAGAGGATAGACTTAGAAAGCGCCAAGATGACATTGCACAACTAGAAGATTTGCGCACTCTCTACTTGAATAGAGCGAAAGCCTTACAATACGTTGTTATGTTGAGCAATGATGGTACAAAAGGTTTGCGTGACTATATGGAGGGTATCATTAACCGTGCTTTGGCTTTGGTTTTTGGAGAAAACGTGTATAAGTTCTCTTTGATTTCCGACTTGAAAGCTCAGAAAGTTCACTTGAATTTATTGGAGTTCAAGAACGGTCAATGGAACGAATTGGTGATTGGTAAGCAAACAGGAGACGGTATGGGTCAGATTATTGCCTTTCTGTTCTCTGTAGTATTGACTGAGATTACCAACCACCGTATGTTATTTGTCGTAGACGAGTTGATGGGTGGGCTTCATGAAAAAGCAGTAGAACTAGTACAACGTTGTATTGCCGAATTTGAAGGTCATGGTGGTCAATTCACTATGATTGAGTACACCTTTGAGGACTTTGGTAAAGAGTTGATGTTGGCTTTCGACAACAAGAAAGAGCGCACCAATATTGTGGATTCAAGAGAATATCCATTGTTACCGGAAGAAAAAGAAGTTGCAACTGAGATTGCTTAGATATAAAGAAAGAGGGTTTACCTAGCGGTATCCTCTCTTTTTCTTTGCTTGTTTTCTTTCTTTTTGCTAAACTAGAAGAATGAAGAAATGAAAGGTGGTTTGAGTCTTGGATTTGAATGAAAATAGGCTTTATAGAAACAGAGCGGACTTCAACAAGGTTGTCGTAGTCAAAGAGGTAAGTGGGAAGGAAGTAACTTTCCTCCACGCACCGCCAATAAATAGTGACATCCATTGGCTAATACCACCTCAACGTGAAACTTTGTCTTTGAGTAAGTTTAAGGCTTCATACAAACCTTTCAAGTAGCAAAACCTTTGTGGCATCAACCCTTGCCAACCAAATCGAAAATGTAACAAAGTCGTAATATGAAATTGCGACTTTCTTTGTTATAATGATTTTATATTTTGAAAGTAAAGGATTTTCCAGTATGAAAAAGAAAGTTTTATCGACATTATTATTAAGTACAGTAGTGTTAAGTCAAGGTTTAACAACCATTCAAACAGTCAGCGCAGGAGCGTTAAGCCCTCATGAGGTAGTTGATGTGACACAAACAACCTCAAATCCAGTTGGGGTATCTAATTCTGCCATTGCAGAACAAGATAAGAAAGTGGAGCAACTAACAGAGAAACAAAAAGAGGCTACTTCTCAATTAGAGAGTGCTCAAAATAAGGTTACTGCTTTAGAGACTGAACAAGCAAATTTAAAAGTTGAAACTGAACGTTTAGAGTCAGTTTCTAAAGACTTAGAAAAGGATATTACTAACTTGTCTAAGAATATTGTATCTCGTCAAGAGTCTTTAGAAAAACAAGCTCGCAGTGCGCAGACAAGTGGTTCTGTTTTAGATTATGTGAATGCAGTTGTCAACTCAACTTCTATCTCTGACGCTATTTCTAAAGTTACTTCTATGAACCAAATTGTTGAAGCAAGTAACAAGATGTTGGCACAACAAAAGAGTGATAAGGAAGACATTTTAGCGAAACAAGAAGAGAATAACCAAGCAATTAACATGGTTATTGCCAACAAAGAGAAGTTAGAAGATGATGCACAAGCTCTTAATTCTCGCAAAGCGGAGTTAGAAGTAGCGAAGTTAAACTTAGAGGTTGAGAAAACTGAAGCGGAGGATAAGAAAGCTGAGTTAGTAGAGAAAAAAGCAGAGGTAGAACGTCAAGCAGCTAAAGCTTTGGAAGAAGAAAAAGCTTACTTAGCTCAAAAAGAAAGTGAAAAAGCAGTAGTAACTAACTCTGCCAACACTTCGTTAGAGCAAGAAGTCTCAGCGGTATCCACTCCGTCAGCGCCAATTACCTCAGAAGAGGTAGCTCCAAGTTCTGAACCTCAAGAGGAAGTAGCAACACCTACAGTAACTCCTACGGTAACTTCAACTGCAAGCAGACCTAGATACAACACAGACGCTTCAAGTTACCCAATGGGAGAGTGTACTTGGGGAGCTAAAACACTAGCACCTTGGGCTGGGGACTATTGGGGTAATGGAGCACAGTGGGCGACAAGTGCTGCTGCCGCTGGATTTAGAACAGGTTCAACTCCACAAGTAGGTGCCATTGCTTGTTGGAACGATGGTGCTTATGGTCACGTTGCGGTGGTAACTGCGGTTGAGTCTAATACTCGTATCCAAGTTTCAGAGTCAAATTATGGTAAGAAGCGTTATATTGGTAACCACCGTGGTTGGTTTAACCCAACAACAACTTCGGAAGGATTTGTCACATATATTTATCAAAACTAAGAAACTAGTGAATTTTATCCAGTATACGAGGGTATGCTGGATTTTTTGTGGTTTTCTTTTGGATAATAAATAGAAAATCTTGAAAGTTGAGATAAAATACATGTACGAATTATTAAAAGGTTCGCAACCTGTATCAACTCAAAGCCAACAAGGTCAAGGAGTTGTACAAGGTAAAGTAACCAATAAATACGTTGAAAATTTTGAAAGGCTCTTGTGTGCAGGAGCTTATAAACAGTTAAAAGAGAGAAAAGACAAGGGAATTACTGAGGGTATCATTTCGAAATTCTCGCCTAATAATGTTCGTAGAGTGATTCTAGGTTTAGATGGTATTTATGTTCAGTTTTATGTTTCCCCAGTAAACTTTAAAGCTAAGGAGCAGTTTGTACCAATTACGTTTACAGAGCAGTTAGGTACAGAATTATCAGCAGAAAGTAAGTCTACTCCAATTACTAAAGTGTTGAGAGGTGATAGTCGCTCGCTCTTTGGTTCACGTGTTTTCTCTAGTGTAGAAGAAATTATTGTACTGAGTAGTAGCCCAGAAGTTCAAGGGTATCTTTTAGACAACCATGGTCTCGATTGGTTCTTAGACCCAAGCAGAAAACAAACGGTAGAGTCTTCCTTTAAGCGATTGAGAGCAGTTGGTTTGGTGGAAGACAGTGTGACTTGTAAAGAGTTTGTAGAGAGTCATAGAGAACAAATCAATGACCCTTATGGTCTCATTTTGAGAGACACAGAATTGAACTATGTTGGTGCTTTGTTCAATGATGACTTATATTACACCCACACGGCTCTTCGTCCTCAATATTATGAGATGGATGAAGAAGGTGGCGCTTTGTGGAACTATTTCCAAGAAGTTAAGAAAGGAATGCCTAAATCAACTAAACCTTTGGAAACTAAAGATATTGGAGGAGGGTTCTTAAAAGACTCCGACTTAACTTTGGTTACGAACTTCTTAGGTTTGGTTCGTGTACTTGAGGGGTATCAGTCTGAGATTTCAGCTCAATTTCCAACTTTAAAAGAGACTTTAGAGGTTGGAGAACATAACAAAGCTCTAGCAAAAGAGTATGTAAACTCGATGGTTGATTTTGTGAAAGAGCATAGAGATATTACTTCTTATCCGACTCCTAAAGTGTCTATTACTTCTGACACAACTTATTTGAGAGCAGTTTCCGTAGCTAATTACCTTTTGAAGAACAAAGACAAGGTTGGGTTGAGTAAAGGTGTTGATTCCGTATTTGTGGGGTATCTCACTGCGCTCACCACTTGCTTAGAGTTGGCTTTAGAAAGCATTACTTTTGATTTTATGAGTTCTGAGTTTGTTTCAAGTTATAAGAGTGGGTTAGAATTGTACTTAAGTAACTTGTCTGATGAAACGGAAGAAACAGAAGAACCTTTGGAGACAGAAGACGAGGTTTCAGAAGAACCAAACGAAGAAGATAAAAATAGTGAGAAGTACCAAAGTCTTTACGATAAACTAGAGAGTTTCGGACTTGATTTAGAGGGTGTAGAGTTTAAACCTTTAGCACGTGAGATTACCTTAGAGGGTGTAGACTTCTTACCAGAGAGTGTTTTAGAAACAGTAGGTGAGGTTTCACCATTGTTTGCAGTAATCAGTTGGTTATCAGTGAACTCGGTTTACTATTTTGATACGTTCTTTAACGAAAAAGAGTTCTTCCAATTAGCTTGCTCTTTGAAAGAGTTGGATTTATCAGATGAAGAAGCAATTAAACTAGCAAGTTTCGGTATCTTTGGTTTAGAGTCAACTTCTATTTTTGATGGTTACAATGAGTTTATTGATAAACACTCTAAACTAAAAGAACAGTTTGCAGAATTGGATAGTTACTTCGCAAATGAAGGTAAAGGCTCAGAGTTTAAACAGATTAGACCTTCTTTTAAAGATTTTGCAGAGCGTTTCGCTAATGAAGTTTCTGTGGAGTTGTTGACTGCGCCTAATTATTTAGCAGTAGATGTCTTGCGTTCTGCTTATGGTTTTAATGCTTGGGGTGTTCCATTGCCTAAAGTATCTCAACTACCTAAATTAAGCAAACTTCTAACAGATTTGGTAAATACCACAAGGGTATCCTACCGTTTCCGTCGAGACTTTGAGAAGTTTGAAAAAGAGTTTGGAGCTGACGTTATTAGTCGTTTGAGTAGTAAACACTTAACCAAAGAAGGGGATTTCCTAAGTCATGCTATAGACCCTCATACTTTCGTAAAAGTAGTAAGTAGCATTTTCAGTTACTATCCACCTAGCGAAGTAAGAGATATTAGTGGGGTGTTCCAAAAAGCCTTAGAATTAGTAGAGAAGAAAGAAGGTGAGATTAGTGAGTAAAGTACAAGACCAGATGGAGAAAATCTCAAACCAACTTGGTTTAGGTTTAGACAATCAACAGATTGTAGATGTAGTCTACAGTTCTGTAGAGGAATTAGTAGAAAACGGACTTGAAGGTTCAGATGAGGTCGTTTATTTCTATGCTACTTGTATGTTAGCTTGTGCCTTCGGTCAACTTTCTTTAGATAGAAAAGCAAGCGGGTTTACCTTTGGTTTTAGTGACTTAAAACCGATTTATACTCAGTTAGAGTCAGAGTTAGCAGTTCATTCTGTTGAAAACCAACTAAAAAATCAGTTAGCGGTCTCCGACTTGCGCTCTAATTCTTTGAAAGACTTAAAAGCCGAACAATTAGAACACTTCTTAATTGATGATATTGCGACTGTTTCAAAGGCTTTAGATTTAGAGTTTGACCCCACTTCGGTATCCTCAGAAGTCAAAGACAGTTTGGTTTCTGTTGAAGATGAGACTTTCGCTAGAAAAATAAAGGCTTTAAAGTCGTCAAGTAAATTGAACGCTGATGTGGTTTCTTTGGTTGACTCTTTGCTTGATATTTATGATTTTGCTTTTGAAGCAGGCTATGAATTAGATAAATACGAAGGGGTCGTAGTTGGTCTACCTGATCTGCCTATGGTGATTATCCAAGGAGAACAAGCAGTCCAACCAAATTATACTGCATCTTACTATGCAGGAGAAGCTATGTTTTCTCCTCTTCGCTCTATTTCGGTAAATACTTCAAGACAAGTAGACTTGAAAGAGATTGTAGAGTCTAGCAAACCTATTTACTATCCTTACAAGATGTTGGAGTTTGCTTTAAGTCGTAAAGTAACGGTTCAAAAAGATGATTTGAACTTCCCTTCAGTTCCTATGAAGTGGAAAGGTTCAGATGGTCAGCGTGAATCGATTAAAGATTACTTAACAAAGAGAGCTTGGGAGTATTTGGTGTTGGTGTGCGATACTTACCAAGATGGGTATTTTTGGTCAGACAAAGTTGCTTACTTCGGTAAAGGTGCGACAAGACCAATTACTCCAACAGACAACCAAGTGTTCAAAAATTATCTAGCTAAGTTCAAAGCTACTTTCTCAACATTTTCTATCTTGAAAAACCATGTAGGAATGATGGAAGACGAGAAATGGGCGTCCGCTGAGTGGGTGGTATCAGCCCCAATTTCGGAGTTGCAAAACAGTGAGTTCAATCATACTAGTGCTTTATACACTGATGTTTTTGATTATGGTGGCGACTTTGAAGCTCCTTTAGTCAAAGACTTTAAAGATGTTCGAGTGAGTCACTATTCTCATATTGCAAAACCAGAAATTGCAGAGAGTGAGCCTTTATTTGCCTATAAAGCTTTGGAGTCTTTACAAAGAAAAGGTGAGAAACTAACTTATGGTTATCAGTTGCTAGGTAAAGGTCTTGATGGTCGTATTCTAACTTCATCTAATGAACTAACAGCAGCTATAAACGCTGGAGCAAAGTTGGTGCTCACTTATTGGGCTGGTTCTCGCTCAGGGAAAGGAGTTTCCATTTCTAATGGTTTAGCGGTATCGATTGCTAACGGTCGTCCAGTATTTGGAGGTGATGGTAAACCAGACACAATGGTTCCTTACTACATTGCCTTTGGTGGAGCTGATTCTAATGGAATTCCGAAAGGTTACTTTATCCAAGCTGGTGTATTTAATAAGTCTGCTATGCCAGTAGTCAACAACATTTCTGAACAGTTGGATTGGGATAACAACCCAACGATTATGGGTTGGTTCGACAAGTCTATACCTAAGTGGTTTAGTGGTGTGAGCAGTTCTCAAAAGCGTTACACAGGTGCTTGGGGAGATATGGCTTTCTATCGCCACATGTTGCTTGTTATGGGTATTGTTTCACTTCGTGCTACGGTTAAAGCTAGTGACGTTGCCCTCTATGAAAAACTTGGAGGTGATGAAGGTATCCTCGGAATTTTCGACGAGGTAACAAACTGGTCGAACTTATTTGGTTCTAAGGCTCTCAGTTCGAATGGTGGTTGGTTCCAAAGTATTATGTCTGATCCAGAACTTGAAGAATTTGTGGATTTAGGTCAAAATTACTTAGGTGGTTTACTAAAAGAACAAGCAACTCGCAAATTTGAACGTACTTTAGATGATAAAGCAGGTGAGCTGAGAAACAGAGCTTACTTGCGAGACTTGTATGATAAACTTGATGAAAGCATGCAACTTTTGAACAAGTTGAAAAAAGCAGGTTTCCAAAACGAGGAGAGTTTGCGCTCAAGTATTTACTTAGTAGGTCAAAGTTTCAACATGGGTGGTTTTGATAAACTTCCTCGAAACAAAGGGAATGATGCTTCTTCCTTTAAAGCTGCTTGTGATTATAAGAACGGGGTAAACTAGTAGTTTACACAAATATGGAAAACTTAGTAAATTTTTCATAGTTTTCTATATTTTATGTAACAAAGACAAATAGAAAGCCCTGCACATCTTGCAAGGGGTGTGTATCCTTACAAAAGTTAAACCGAGGAAATACCTAAAAACCCGTTTGCCACAACGTAGAACGAAAGTTCAAGCGTGACGGTAGCGAAAGCAGAAAGAAGAAACGGGATGTTGATACAGTCTAGTAGCTGACACAAAAGTGAACGATTGTAAAGCTGAAATAAAAGCTAATTAGTGTCTAGTAAATAAAGTAGTGACTGCTAGAAAACGTTAGTGCTAAGTCAACGTAAACAAGGGTAAGTTTCGGTAGGAATGTCCTAAGTCTCGAAGGATTGAGATATGGATAACCTCTAACGACTATCCTCTGATGGAGGAGTGAATTAACACTAAGCTGATAGTGTATCAGTGAGTAAAGCCGCAAGCAAATGGCGGAAGAAAAATCTTTGGTCTGACTACTCATGAAAGTTGTGTTAGAGTAGTTCAGATTGACATATAGTCTGCGCACGTTCTGTAATGGAAGTGTCTAGGAATTGACCTAGCTGTTAGGGGTTGCGCCTTAATGGAAACTGTCAAAAGTACGAAAAATAGTTCTTTGAAAATTGAATAACACGATAAAATTTTGTTGCATTAAGTTTCATAATATGATACAATAGGTTTATCAAATGTTTAAGGAGAAAACCTATATGACAGGAAGACCTAAATCTAAAAAGGGTGTTAAAGTGCATACTGCTTTCAAAATTTATCCAAAGGATAAAGAGAGAGCGCAAGTTATGGCAGATAACTTGGATATGAGTTTGTCAGCGTACATTAACAAAGCTGTTTTGGAGAAGTTAGCCCATGATGAGAAGTCAGAAGCTTAGACTAAAACTAACCAAGGAACAAGAAGACAAAGCATGGTGGTTTAGTAAAGTTTCACGCAACTATTGGAACCTCTTAGTTGATATTGACAAACGTAATAATAAGGGTGAATTTGATGATATTTTGAGTAGAAATGGAAATAAAACCTATCACTCAAACTTCTATGGTAGAGAGATTTATATTCTTAAAGAATCTGATTATTCAAACCTTGCTAAGATTGTTGTCTCTAAGAACTATGAGGAAGACAATGAAGCTTGGTCTTGGTATTATCAACCTAACCAGTCTTTTATCTATAATTCCCTTGCTAGGGAGCTAGTAAAGATTAGGAGACAGAATAAAGGGCAACTGAAGTTTAGAAGTATCGACAAAATTCAACCAAGTTTCAATGTCACTTGTTGTATTTCTTCTGACAAGAAGCGTCCTAGTCGTATTTATCTAAAAGATAATGGTAAACTACAAATTCCGACTCTCGGTGATGTTAATTTCGGTTCCACTAGAAAAGGTTTCGATTTATCCGGTAAGAAACAAGTTGCTAACATTTCTTTTGATGGTAAATATTGGTATTTGTCTTATGTTGAAGATGTTGAAGTTCAAGTAACCGATTTACCTGATTATACCGACGGTATTGGGGTCGATTTAGGAATCAAAACCCTTGCGACTGTTTCTGACAATACAACTGTTCCCAATATAAAGACTTTTAGAAGAGTTCGTATCTTAGAAAAACGCTTGAAAAGATTACAACGTAAGGTCTCTCGAAAATACCTTATTAACAAATGCAACAAACACAATAAAACAAAGAACATCATTAAGCTAGAAAGAGAAATTAAATTGATACACCGTTCACTAAGGAACATCCGTATCAATCATATTCGTAAATTTGTCTCCGAGTTGGTTAAGAAGCAACCGCTATATATTGCAATCGAGGACTTGAATGTAAAAGGGATGATGAAGAATAAATATCGTGCAAAAGATATTGCTAATTGTTCATTTTACACTATTAGAGAACATCTTATTAGAAAGGCAAAAGAGCGACATATAGCGGTTAGGTTAGTAGATAGGTTTTACCCTTCTAGTAAGACTTGTTCAAACTGCGGTAATTACAAAAAGGACTTAAAACTTAAACAAAGAGTGTATCGTTGTAACAACTGCCAAGAGAAAATAGATAGAGATTTCAATGCTTCAATAAATATTGCAAGAACAGACAGATATGTATTAGCTTAATTAAATTGTTTTATTGCCTTTGGAAACTAGAGGTTATTAGTTTCAGTGGTAGGTCAGCCGTGAAGCCGAACCACTTTAATATAGACGCCCTGAAAAGTATGAGCATATCAAACGAAGAGTAGCATAAGCAAAATTCGGCTCAATATGGGAATGTTAAATGTGTTATTCAATTTCTGATTTTTCGCACTTTTGACTTACGGTAGTAGACCCTTGGTTGTACACTTTATTGAACTTAGATACAGGTTTCATGGTGGGTTACAAAGGTACTGAAAAGTCTCAATACTGGTCTAGTCAAAATGGGTCAGACTCCAAGCGGTATCTCACTTCAAGTTCTCGTAGATTTGCCTATTTTGGTAGTGTAGATTTCCCAACTATCCGAGATGAAAACCCTCAGAATAAAGGATTGGCTCGTTCTGTAAACTCTCAAATGGAGGGTGGGGCAGTTTACTTTAAACCTTACTTGATTTTAGGTGACTCTCAAGGTTCTTGTGTCACTCAGTTGGAGAAGAACTTAGGAAGTAAAGCAGAGTCTATTAAATCTCGCAACTCAAATCCTAACAATCCTAATGAGTGGGATGAAAGAATTGGTGTTCTAGGGTATCTGAAGGCTCTCGGTTCCAGTGATATTAGCAAGTCTTTTGTTCGAGCTAGAGAGATTGCTGACCTGGTTGTAGCACAAATGGGTTACACAGGTTCTTATTTAGAGTTCTTGTTAGATTTAAGACCTGAGTGGAACTTCTCTTGTGAAGATGTTGTCATGGCTTTCACTAACCAAGACGCTTATTTAGCTAAGAAAAAAGAGACTGTTTACTACAAAGTAGATGAATTGCTCACTGAGTTACAAGAGTTTAAACAAAGTGGTGGAGCAACTGAACAAATTTCAGAAGGTTCCAATGTCGTAGACCTCCGCCCAGAATTTGCGACTAAAGAGGTCAAAGCAGATGAAGTAGAAGAGCCAACTTCTCAATCAGACGAAGAAGATACTTCAAACTTCTCAGACCTTCACGAAGAAAATATCTCAGAACCCATAGCAGAGTCCCCAGTTTCGTCTGAGAGCAATTTAAACACATCAGTCGATAATTTAGAGGTTGAACCTCAAAAATGGACTAGAGAGCCTTCTGAGCCTTCTGAGAGCGTACAGGCGAAAACACCTAATGCAGCGGATTCCGTAAATGTTGCTTCAGCTTTAGCAAGTCAACTAGGGGTATCCGAACAAGCACTTATGTCTGTTTTGCAGTCTGCCTTTGGTTTGCAAGGTTCTAGTATTCCTAAAGTAGAGACGATTGTTTCTACTGAGGAATTGAATGATAGAACAACTATGAGTCGAGTTGCTTCACATCAAACAGGTGTAGTCATTAAAGATGACCAAGATTTAAGGGAGTATTTGTTAGAGGACATTTACACTTACTTTGGTGATTGGAGTAGAGTTCGTAAGATTGAAATTATTGGTCGTCAGTTGTACTTCAATGGTTTACTTTATGAACCAGAGAAAGAGGGTATCCAATTTAGCCCTGAGGTTTCTCCATATTCTATTTCCTTGTGGAATAGTGGTGGTTTTGGGGAATTGTTTGATTGGAAGTTAATTCGACAATATTTGAATCCAACTTCATTGGTATTTGACTCTATGGACTATGCTTATAGAGAGTTTGACCTTATGGAGTCTAGTAGTTCTAAAGCAGTTGTAGAAACTGCATTTAAGCGTTATTCTATGTTGCAAGACTTACAAGTCGGTACATACACCTTTACAAGAGCAGAGGTTGAAGAAATGATACTTGAAAGACAACCGTTCTTATCAAGTTATGACCGTAGACAACAAGTTTTCCGTAGAGGAAATAGCAAAGGGAAATCTTTCCGTCAAAAACGTTGGCAGAAAGCAAGAGAACACATGGCTGAAGGTCATACTGGTAGAGCAGTCGCTTCGGCTATAGGTGCAGGTCTTGGGGTTGGTTTCCAAGGAGCAAGTCATGTCGGTGGTTTCTTCAATAAGGCTGCAAGAGTCTTCCGTCAAGCAGGTTCTTCTGTAGCTGAGAATTGGAAAGAAATGGACAAGTCGAAACACTAAGGGTAAGGGTATCCGCTTTTTCTCTTAGGTTTTCAAAATGTAGTTAAGAGAGCTAACGCTCTCTTTTCTTTTTACCTTTTTGCTAGTTGATTACTTGACATTCTTACAACTTTTTGATATAATAAAACAAATTAAATCAATAGGAGAACCTAAGTTTGAAAGTAGAAAAAGAAAAGGTAGAGCTAACCTCAGAAACTCTACCACAATTACTAGAGAAATTATATAAGTCACAAAATCACGTTTTGGTTCGCATTAACGGAACGGTCATTTTGGATTTATTAGACTTAGATGGTTTGAAAAAGCTTTTAATTACCAAAGGGTATCCTTATGTTACCGTGGTTTCCAAAAGTTATGGGTACGAACTCAATGTTCCACCGTCAAAAGAAAGGTAGGCTTGTTATGTTCATTTTAAAATCAGATGTTTCAAAACCCTCTAAGCTAAAGGGAACCTCTTTGGTTTCGCTTTGTAAACTGTCAGTAAACAAATCGTCTAGGGAGAATATCGCTCGATTTAGCGCTTTTGTAAATTCCCAAACAAGTGAGGTATCCTCAGTTTCCTTAAATAAACCGGAAGCTTACTTCCATGCAAGTGATATGCTTATTTTCTTGCAAGGGTTGGTTGGTCTTCTAAACAAAGGTATTCACATTGAATTGTCGATTTACGGTGATGAAATTATCAATCTAGTCGGTCGTTTCATTGCAGACAACCTCATTTTAGAGACTGAGGTTGAGTTACAATTAGAGCTACCTCCCATGTTAAATGAAAAACATGGGGAAGTAGATATTGTGCGTTTTGACTCAGAAGGTTTCTTGAAAGAACCTTATAAAATTGGGTATTTTGATTATGGTTACTTTAACTATATGTAATAAATTAGAAAGCGGAGAAAAATATGTTTATTATCAAATCAGGAATTTATCAAAAACCACGATTGAGAGGTAAGTCTCTCGTTGATTTATTTGGGCTTTCTACTAGAACGTCTTCTTTGGAGAATTTAGAGTTGTTTACCGCTCAGATTAAACCTCTTATTCAGAGTGGTGAGCTTGGAGGTAAAGTAGTCAATTTCCCTAATATGACAAGTTATTTCCACCCAACACACCTCAGAGAAGTTTACGAATACTTGCGGTATCTCATTATGGAACGCGCAGTCACAATCGACTTTTCAGTTTATGATGGTACTTTAATTAACTTAGTTGGAGAAAGCATTTTACGAGGTTCAGTTTTAGATGACCAAGTTCGCATTCAACTTGAACTTGTAGATGGTGGAAGACGAGAATTGCGCTTTGATGAGCAAGGTCGTATCCGAAATTGGTCAGTTGCTTATTTTGAACCTAGCGCTCCATTTGATTTAGGTTTGTGAGGTAAAAATGACTGTTACAAATTTAGTCCAAGAAATATTTGACGAACCGAATATCCAAAGCCACGGTTCGCTTTGTGATTTTACACTTCAACGTGGGTTTAATACACACCATGTGCGCATTATTTCAAGAGATTCTAACTACAATGTGTATGTTTTTAAAGTTATCGAAGTCTTGCGCAAAAGTGATAAAATTGGTGAAGTTAAACGTACCAACTACTTTAAAACCTTGGAAGAATTGGATTTGCACCTTAGAAACATTAGAAAAGGGTATCCCAAGTTTGAGTTCCTTCCCAAATTTTAAGTTTAACTAACTAGAAAAGAAAGAAGTCCAATGTTTGATTTATATGAGTGGTTTGAGAACATCCGTGATTTCAGTTACGGGATGAATCAGTACCTACGTGGTTCTTTTGTGTGTTGATTTCTAACATAGTCCATTACAATCTCTCTAGAGACGACTCCTACAGTTCGCATGAAAAAGCTGGGACTCCAAAGGTGTCCCTTATATAGTTTCTTTTTGTCTTCGGGATGTAGTTTAAACCACTCTCTCGCAGATGCACCTTTAAAGCTTTTAACAATACTTGATGGTGCTAATTTAGGTGGAAAGGAAATGACTAAATGAACGTGGTCATCCATAATTTCAATAGCTTCTATTTCTGTTCCGTTCTTTTTAGAGAAAGAGATTAATAAGTCTTTCAATTCATTTTGTTTTTCTACAGTATTAAATATGGATTTTCTATACTTTGTGACAAAGACTAAGTGAAAGTGAAAATCATATATACATGTTCTTGTTTCTATCATAGCTGTATTCCTTTACTTGTTTATTTTTCAATTACTTATTGACACTATGATACCACATATGCTATACTAAAGTCAAGATAAGAAATAAGTAAATAAGAAATAAGTAAAAAGGAAGTGATTCAATGAGAACGCAAACTCCTAGTTATGTGGTTTCTGTCAAACTGAGGTTATCAGAAACTATTGAAAATCATTTGGAAAAAAGTTTTCATATAGCGAACAGTGCTTATAATGAAGCCTTGAGTTTTGGGTTACACCGTTTTGAGTCTATGAAACAAAGCTCTACTTATCAAGAACTCTTAGAATATAGAAGAGAACTTCTTCAGAAATCTGAAAAGGAGCAAAAGACCAAAAATTTTAAAGCTCAAAAGAAAGAAATAGATAAAGCTTTAACTGAAATTCGCAAAGATTATGGTTTAACCGAATACGGCTTATCTGGTCAGTTGAGTCAACAACGAAGAAAATCCGGATCAGTCTATCGACATTTGAATTCAGGTGAATTACAAGTAATTGCTAAACAAGCCTATAAAACGTTGGAAAAAGTTCTTTTCTATCAAATCAAACCACATAAAGTTCGTTTCCGTAGTAAATTTGACTTAGATGTTAGTTTTCGTAACCGTGTCAACTCAACTGGTACACGACTAGAAGAATCTGATAAAACAGGTATAGCTTACAGACTCTATCTCCATAAAGCATCCACCTTCATTGATATCCCTGTCAAAGCTTTTAATGATTACCAACAGATGAATCTCCTACGAAGTGAACGCATTAAATATGTCCAAGTAATTCGAAAAACCATTCGAGGAAAGAAAGTCTATTATCTTCAGATTATCTGTGAAGGGTATCCGCATACGAAAACAAGCAAAGGAGAAGGCACAATTGGAATCGATCCGGGTGTTTCAACGGTTGCTTATGTAACACCGAATGAAGTGGCTCTTGTGGATTTAGTACCAAGTACGATTAATCAAAAAGAGAAACACATTAAGTCACTTGAGAGACGTATTGAACGAAGTCGTCGGGTGAACAACTCTGATTGTTATAATGAAGATGGGACTATCAAAAAGGGAAGTTGCTTTAAACGACCATCGAAAAGAGCTCAACACTTACTAACTCGACGTCAGAAAACTTATCGTTCTCTATCGGAAGAACGGAAGAAGCTCCAAGGACAGTTGATAACCCATTTAGTTTCTCAAGCATCCGTTATCAAAATAGAAGAACTGAATGTCAAAGGTCTTCGGAAACGAGCAAGGGACATCCGTATTAATCCAAAGACTAACCGACCGTTTAGTAAAAAGCGATTCGGTAAATCAATTTTCCGAGCGGCACCTAGCGCTTTTCGAGAAGCTCTGAAGACAAGAGCTACTCAATTAGGTATTGAAGTCATTATGATTTCACCAAAAGATGTGAGACCGAGTCAATACAATCACATTTCACAAACATTTGAGAAGAAACCTCTTTCAACACGTATATTTGATTTATCATCGGAATGGATAGGTCTCCAAAGAGATCTCTATTCCGCCTTTCTCATTGGACATATTGAGGGTGGTCACTACGAACAGGAACGCTTAGAAAAGGATTTTCCTACCTTCTATATACTGATGAAGGATTTCCTTCAACAACCAATACAAACAAGTCGTTTAGCATGGTATCTTAGCTAAACCGCTGTCAAGGAAGAGACAAAAACCCCGAGGGACTGACGCTCCTTCGTTACCGCACAAGACAAGCGCTCTTCTTTCTACTTTGTATAAAGAGCGCTTGAGATGGAATCACCTACATGCTGGAAGGTTCCCTCTTGTGAAACTTCCAATGCTCAGACACATACCGAGATTGGGTTTTTACTCAAAGCAGGTCATTGTTTTAGGACAGTCGCCTTTGGCTCATGCGTGGGTTGGAGACGAGAACTGAGCGCGTTTACCATGAGGTAAACGGGAGTCCTATGACCTCAGTCATAGGAGGACGTCAAATCAACTACATCAACCATGAAGAAACTCTCATGAAACGTTATGAAGAGAACAAAGACCTAGTGGTATCCGAAGTTTCTCGCTTACTAAAAGATTGCCGATTGAAAGGTCAATGGTCTATTGACATTATGCAAAATGGCTCAGATTTTTGGTTGATAGATATGGCCAGGGCTTTGGAATCTGCTTTGTCTGAGTGTGTGCCAAAAGAAAAATTAAAACAAGCTCCTTTACCTTTCATGATTGAAGATGGTTTGCTTGAAGTAGGAGAATTATGATGTTACATAGACTTGAAATTTATAAGGAGTCTTACTCTTCCATAAAAGATAAAGCCTCCGAGTTCAAATTGAAATTGTTACAAAGGGTTGAGAGCGAAGATTTGTCAGCAGCAGTAGACCTCGGTATCAGTTTCATGCGCTCAGAGTTTGAGTTCGCAGAGTTGGGTGCTGATGATATAACTGTAGGTAGTTTTATATGTTCTGACCCAAACGGTTTAGAAACTTCTGTAAAAGAAGAAGCTTTACGTTTACTTTATCAGTATTTAGTAGGCGATTTGTACTCATTTATCCCTATTACTTTTTATGATAAGAGAGTTTGGTCTAAGGTTTCTTATATTATTAAATATGAAGAACTTGTTTCTGATGGAGAAAATTCCTAAAATGTGTTTAACCTATTCAAACTTAGGACTAAGAACGCTTATAGGGGAACGAAATACAAAAGGGGTTTGTCAGTGAATTTAGAAGAAAGAACACAAATTGAAAATAGAGTAGCACAACTAAATCAGCAAGTAAAGGATAGTGGTATCCCTCAACTGCATTATGATTTTGATTCTGAGGATGACTTAGTTCAGTTAAGTTATATTGCTAATGGCTATAATGAATGGGTTGGTTCTGTTGTAGACTCTACTCCAATAGAAATACTTGGGTGGTTGAAAACTCAAGAAACTCAGCTTTACTTGTACAAGCAACTGATTTCTTATTTTGGAAGTGGTTTTGCTCACGCAATTATTCCAAATGACTCTACGGTAACTTTGACTTTAAGTCACTTGACTTACGTTTTCAGTTACGATAGAGAGTATTTAGTTATTTTTGCTTACAAGAATTACATTGGCAAAGACTTAGCTAAGTCAGGTTTTAAATTGGGTGAATTGAAGTTAGAGATACTTGGAATGCCCCATAGCCGAGAGCCTTTAGGTACTAAGGTTTCTATGACTAGAGTTTGTCATGAGACGGAAGTAGTGAAGCATTTAGATTATATTATTAGCACGTTTAAGCAGTTTGAAGAGATGGTTGTAAACCAAAGCAATTAAGAATTGAGGGAGAGTATGTATTTAGACGGAAAACAACAAGTAGAATTGAAAGTTGAGCAACTTAATCAGAGACTAACTGAACTCGGTATCCCTCAACTTCGCTTTGAATTTGAACCGAAGTTAAGTTTGATTAGATTGACTTATCAGAGAAAGCCTTGCTTTGATGTCATTGATTATGAAATTAGCGATTACTATGACGATCTTATAGAATGGTTAAATTATCACGAAGGTAACTTGTTCCTATACCAACAGCTGGTATCACATTTTAAAGGCGCATTCGCTCGCCTTATCAAACTTGATGATGGCAGTTTAGGCTTGACCTTAAATGGTTTGACTTATCAATTTGGTTACTTGAACGGTCAGTTACTTGTAGTTTGCTCTAAAAACTACGAAAAAGACTTACTTGAGTTGGGTACTAAACTTGGTGAGATGAAAATTGAAAGAGTGATTGTTCCCAAGGAAAAGAACCCTATGTGGTCAAAATGTAGTGTAGGAAAGATGATTCATGAAACAGAAGTTGATGAGACTTTGCTTAGAATTGAGTCTGATTATAAGAACTTTGAAGATATGTTTGTATATCAAACGGCACAAATTACAGATAACTAGAGGTAAATTGTGAAGATTACAATTCCAAAATAAAGAAAGAGAGAGGTATGCCCTCTCTTTTCGCTTGACAAAATAAATCAATTTTGATATAATAGAGAAAATAGAAATTGAGGTAGTAACTATGAGTAGTATTGCAAAAGTTGTTGAAACGTTCAATGATGGTCAGTGGGTCACACTGTTACTTTATAACGAAATTACTAAAATGGGGTTTTACTACACCTTCGCAACTTCCGACTTAGTTTACAAATGGTCTGAGATTTTGAAAGACTTACGTGAGTTAGATACCTCTAATCATCCAAAATCTGCAACTGTCATTAGTCGTCCGTTTGACACTGTTGATGAACTAATTAGTTATTTTGAAGATAACTTGTTATAGTGAGGTGTAGTTATGGAAGTTAAAGAAAATACAAAACTAATCACATTTAGAGAGTCGTATCGTGGAGAGACTTATGTTGCTTTTGCAGAAGACAAGACTGAAGTGTATGTATTTAAAAATTTTTTGAATTGGGTTTCTTGGTATTCTTACTCATTTTCTAACTATTTTTATGTTTTAAATAAAGATAGCCTAACTAAAATTGTAAGTGATTTTGAAACGTTTCTGTCTTTAAGTGACTCTTTTAAATATTGCGAGTACGGCTCTGAAGAAGCTGACTTAAAAGTAGTAGCTCAATTTTATAGGGAAAACGGTCGCCTACCTACTAACTTGCATAGAGGTAGCAGAAGTCGTTCAATTAGTGTAGATTTTGAAGTAACCATTCCGTCCTTACAAGATGGTAACATTCTACACGAAGATTTAGCACATCGATACTATACTGTGATTATTACAAACTTAGAAGATGTACGGTACTTAGAAGATTACTAAAGAGAGGTATATCCTCTCTTTTCGCTTGACTTAATTAAATAATTTTGATATAATAGAGAAAATTAGAAAAGGAGACAAATGTTATGAAACTAACATTATTAGATTTTAACAAATTGGAGTCTATGGTAATTCGTGGAGATTATCAAGGGTTTAAAGGTCATGGGGCAAAAGGTAAGGGTTATTTGCAACCTATACACAATGGACAACGTAACCGTAAAGCATTGTTCAATGATTTAAGAAAAGTTTTCGCTCGCGAATTGGGTATCTATTCTGAGTCTGACCTTTCACCTCGTCAAAAAGAATACATCAATCGTATTTTGAACTTGAAGTTGAATGAAACAAATCAGTTGAAGTTAGAGAGTTCTAAGACTCGTCAATTAGCTTTTGTAAGAGCAGTAAGAGATTATGTATCGCAAGGGAAGTATTTTTATTTCATGTTTGGACAAGAATTGACGCTTATGCAATTAAAGAAGGAGATTTGAGATGTCTAATCTATCTAAATTTCGACCAAATAAAGAAAATCAAGGTGTTGATATTAAGACAGTTCGGTGTGACACATATTCCTCTAGCTTTGAAAGTTTGTACAATACTTACACAACATACTGTGAAGAACATCCTAACGGTTCTTGGTTCCCAGAGTTTCAACGTGGGTTGGTTTGGACACAAGAACAGAAAGAACAGTTGATTTTATCTATGCTCAATGGTTTGCCTATTGGTGCGTTTTACCTAAACGATTGGTGGTTTGACGAGGATGAAAAGCGTGCTAAAATGGATCACGTTTTATTTGATGGTCAACAACGATTTACTGCAATTTTGGATTTTCTTACTGGAAAATTTCCTATTACCTTTGAGGGTAAAGAATATTATGTAACTGATTTGTCTTTCCAAGAATGGCTAAATATCAAGCGGTATCCAATCAGCCTTGTCCACTCTTACATTGAAGCTTGGAATGACTTAATTGACTTTTATGTTTTGATTAATAAGGGTGGAACTCAACACACAAATGAAGAGTTTCAAAAGGTTTTGGATTGTAAGGAGTAAAAAAATGAAAGAGAAAGTAATTTTAACTAACTTGGAGCAAGTAATGGAACATAGTGAAGTTGAAGGATTTTTAACAGTTGGTAGATACTTGAAACAAACACCATCAAATACATTACAGTATTTACATACATCCTCGGATGGTTCTCTTTTAGAGGTTGACATTTATGCAACTGTGGATGGTCAGCTGCGAAAGTCGGTATCTTTTGAAAGTTTTGAGCAATCTAAAGGTTTCCCTATGGAAGTTACTTTAGCTGATTTAGAAAATGCTATTGAGCGCAGTAAACACCAAGCTCCTTTGAGATATAGAGGAATTTGTGCAACTAAGTGGGAAGAAATCAAGTTTTTGATTGGAGAAGTATAATGCGCACAAAACAACTATTAAAAGCAGTACAAACTGTAAGTTCAGATATTCAAACTTTGTTGTATTACTTGGCTTTAAGTGAGGAACATTATGGGACTCACGCTATCGTAGACCCTTTTGGAAAAGTTTTGTTGGAACATAAGTTTCACATGACGGGTAAAGGGGAAATTGTGAAAACTGTAGTACACGAAGACGGTTTTGAGCAACCAACTCATCCCGTGAAATTAGCTAAATTGACTTTAGAAGAACTATTAGCTATTGTGAGTTACACGAAAACTCAACCATCATCTGAGCACTACAAAGATACGTTTAAGAACAAGCTGGAAGAGATTGAGAAAGTCACACAACTGAATTTAGGTTTAAATGATGTTTTGAATTAGATTGAAAGGAAAATTACATGAACTCAACAAAAATTTGGTTCTCGTCTAATATTAGCATGAGAGAAGAGTTTTATAAACTCTTACATAATGCACCAGGGGTATCACGTAAAAAGCTCCACCAAATTGGTAAAGTTGAAAATTATAATTGGGGTGCTTACCCTCACTATTATGTAGACAACATGAAAGAACTACATGGTCTCATGCGCTCCCTAGAGCGCATTGAAAAACCTTATAAGGTTAAGGGTTTATGGCTCACACCACACAGTAGAAAGAATGAGTTCAACTTATTCATTGAATTTGATTTAGTTTAGAAAGAAGATAAAACATGGACACAATTTTACTTGAAACCTTTCCGTACTCTCAAAAACAGAAAGGTGCATTTAGAAAGCTTTCTGTTTTTATTCAACAAGCTCTAGTGAGTGAAGATTTTGGAACTTATGGTAGGTTAAACAACTACGAATTTGACTTTAAGATTGAGGGTTCAATTAGTCCTATGTCTGATGGTTATGTTTACCACACCTATGTTTATCTAAGAGGGAAAGTTGTAGCAGTGATTCAAGCACTTGCGCCTAGTATGGTGAGAATTGCGGTTATTCCACCTACTGATATTGAACAAGTAGTGCGCAGCTCAGACCACTTAGATTTCACAGAGTTGCAAGACACTGAGGTTCATGTGTGGTTTAATGACTTGCTACCTTTAACTACAAGAGAAGTAAGACAAACCTTACAATTTCCATTTGGTTTCTCTGCAAGTTCTGAGACAATTACGATTACAGGACTTAGGGGAAGTCACACCGTATCCTTGGAATTTCAGCTTGGAAAAGGACTTTAATGATGTTTTGGCTAGGTTTCCTATTCGGTGATGAAAATCGCAAATTGAAAGACTTGGAACAACGCAAGAAAGACCGTCAAGCAGAGCGAGATAGAGAAACACTAGGATTTATGGTTGATGAGTTGACTCCTCAGTTAGACTTTATGAAGAAGAACAATTTAGAGAACTTGACTTTCACTCTTTTAGACTCTTCAAAGTTTGATTATAGTTTGCTTTCACAAGCATTATCTAAAATTGGCTCTAAAATCGCTTACACGCGCCTTGAAAAGTTCGAAGGTAAATTCCTACTCACTCTCTATAAAAATCGTCCAGAAGCGATTTCTAGGCTTCACAGAGCTTATATTTTGCGAGTTCTGCTTTGGTTTGTTTTTGCTTTGGTGTTTACGGTTCCAGTTTATTTGTTTTCAAAGACTTATTTAGACTTATTGCAACTTACTTTCTTTGCTCCAACTTTGTTTGAGTACCTACTAGCACTAGTTGGGGTATCTGTCATTTGGAGTTTCGCCAATATTAGCTCTTCCTTGGTTTTCTGTCACTTTAAATTGGCTGATGAGTTCAAGAACACGATAATATTTGATAAGGTGGTAGAAGATGATTGATATACTTCAAGGTTACATCGATGATTTCAAAGAATTTTTGCCTAGAACCTATGAGAGTTCTCCTATTACTCAATCTGTGAAGGACAAGTTAATTGAAGTTATGTCTAAAGAGATTAGAGAATTTATCTCTTATGATTCAGATGGAAATTTACTGAATACTTCGATTGTAGTTGAAGATAACGCTCCATTTGATTTGGGTTTACTTCCAGAGGCTTTAGACTTACTTGGTTGCGACTTTACCTACTACAAGTGGGAGAATTTAGGTTCGGTACATGAGTTGAACTTGTATAGAGTTAAACCTCCAAGAGACAGGCGGTATCAAGAAAAACTTGCGCTCTTCATAGGTGGTTACATTACTTCAATTTTACTTGCCTTTGCTTGCATGGGTTTTCTGTACTATTTCTTCTATTTGTTGTCTATTTGCAGTACAAAACCTGCAGAGGTAGTGGAACCTTCTCTTTGGTTTGAGGTGGGTGCTATGTTGTTCATGACAAGTTTAATGGTTGTTTTCTTTATAGACGCTTACATTTATTTCTTTAGAAAAACTTCAGTAGCTCAATTTCTCCGTCGAGAAGTTTACTTTGATAAGCTTGAAAACATTGACAAACCAACTATGTTGTCTTAACTCTTATTTCAAGTAAGTAAGAATAACGAAACATTAAGAAAAAGATCCGTTTTGCTCTTTTTCTATTGACTTTTTCTTTTTATTTTGATATAATAGAGAAAATTAGAGGAAGAGGTTCAACTATGAAACAACCTAAAACATTCACAGATTTGTTTACAACTACATTGATTCTGATTGAGAGAAATCCTTTAGTCTTGGATTTTAATGGGGTGGAAAGTATCTTACAGTCTCAATTCGGTTACAACTCGGTATCCTTACTTGATTCTCAAATTTCGGATAAACACTTTAGCTTATACGGTGGTAACAGAAATGATGACTACTTACTCCCAGACAGAGAAGTTCGAGTGTATAGTATTCAAGTAGGGAAAGAGGTTTTTCGCTTGACTATTAAGAATACAGATAAGCAAACAAACAATAAGTTTTATGTTACAGAGTTATTTGCAGAGCGTCCGGGTATTTCCTTGTTGTCTATTATTCAAGACAAGTTACAGAAGTTAGGTTAGGTGATAAAATGAAACTCTACACTGTTTATTTGAATTTTGTAGACACGGTATCAGGTATTTTTAGTGCTAAACATTGTGTTTGTTTGTCTACGGATAAAACTTTAATGGAGTATATAGGTCGTAAGTACAAGAAACGCAATAATACAAGCTGTTTCCCGGCACAAGTTTATGAGTTTGAAACTTATACTTGGGATGATTTACAAGAAAAGTTTGACTTAACTCCACAACAAGTTCAGGATTTTCTAAATCGTATGGAAGATAAAATGCTTGTAACTGAGTTTGAAATGAACAAATATGAGTTTAATCTTGCTAAGTTTATAGCACAGTATACAAATTAGAGGGGTAGTATGTTTATGTTCAAAAAGAAGTTAATTTTAGCAAGCTATCCCCTAGTACACTTAGGTTTATTTGCTTTTACTTATTGGCTTTCATGGTTATTTGTTACTGCTGCAAAACTCAATCAATTAGATAACATTTTACTTGTAGTAGGGGTATTGGTAGGTTTTATTTTACAACCTTTGATTTTAGATGACTCTTACTTTGAACTGTTGCTTTCAGCTTTTTCTAAGCAAACACAACAAAAATGCAAAACCTACTGTAGTTATTTAGATAAAGTTTCATTGGGTTTGTTCATTTCGTTAGTGGTATCTGTCTTTATCGGGGAACCTTTTTATAGCTCTGTAACTGAGTTTTTGCTCTATATTGCATTTGGTTTTTATGTTAGCTCAAGTGCAGTGATTATGTTGTTTTTAAGTAAAGAATAGAGGAGGTTAAAATGATGGGTGGTTACGTTTATGTTCAGTGTTACGACTGCGGTTACAAAAGTTTAACTCCTATGTTTATAGGTGAAACTGCAGAAGGTATAACTTGCTCTAACTGTGGTTCAACTGATGTTGAAGTAGATTAGAGAGAGGAGATTTTACGATTTGAGTGAACTATTTCAATTTTACAAAACCTTGAACTTCGGTCGCAAGGTTCAAGTGCTTCGGACTTTGACGCTTATACCAACTATTGTCTCTCTTTTAGCTTGGCATATAGTACCCAACACTCAAGTTCGATTTTATTTGGAAACTTGGGTAGGCGCTTCGTTGATTTTAGTTATTGCTTTGCTAATAGTAGAGATTGTTTATGAGGTGAAAACTTATGACTATTAAAGAACTATACGAACTAGCGGCATCCTTGAAAATCGAGGATTTTGAGCTTTACGCAAGAGGTAATGACGGTGAATTTAGTTGCTTTTATGACTTAGACTTTGGTGAGTCTAAGAAAAAGCAAGAAGTTTATTTATATTAAGAAAGGACACAACAAAATGACTAAAACAGTACAACTATTTGAACTTCGTATTCCTAAAGACCAATTCCCAGTAGACGACCCAATGAGTGTTTATGATATGGCTTTTCTCAACAAATTTTGGGACACTTTAACTCCTTTAAGTGCTGAATCGGATCAATTTGATGTAAGTATTCTTACAAATATTGGAATTACAAAACCTCCTTACAGAAAAGAGCTATCTGATGGTACAACAGAGGTTTACACAGTAGGGGTTTTATGTTTTACTGATTCCTACACTAAAGTTTATGAACCGATTAAACCTTTGGCGCATTTGTGTTGGCAAGAGTTAATTACTTTTAGTACAAAAGTTCCTCTAAGTTTTGATGCTTTGCATCTGCGCACAAAACACGATTCACCATTAAATTGGTTGCTATTAACTACTCAAGGCTCATTTTTTGCTTTAGCTCAAGAGAATTATTAGAAAGTAGGTTTGACACATGAAACTTCAAGAAGTACCAACAGTTCTCGGCATCCGAGACTTTAACCTCCCAACCAAAGAGGGAGAAGACGTCCAACTTACTGCAGTTTTCCACAGCAAAGTAACGGCTTGCACTCCAGACCACAGACCTCTAACAAGTGTGGTAGAGACTATTTACCTTCAAACAGAAGAAGGTCTCTGCCTTTTGTGGACGGCTCATAAAGATCGAAGATACATCAACCGCAGTTTTAAATCTTACCGCTAACATATTACTTGTGGTATCTCACAAATTTAACAAAAGTCGAGGATATTCCTTGACTTTTTCTTTTGTTTTTGATATAATTAAGAAAATGATGAAAAGAAGGACATTAACATGACAACGAATGTGGATCAAGAAATTAAAGAATTAGAAGAAAGATTGAGTTCTCTAAAAGCAGAGCAACAGTTGTTGCGAGCGCAAGAGAGTTTGAACAAAGAAAAAGCAGCAAGCTTGCTTGAAGATGAAAGTTTGGCTGAGTTTCTTCAGCAATTACAAGAAAACCTAGCAAACGCTGATTTAGGTTTAGCTTTAAGTCTCAATTACAAACAGAATTGGGTATTTTTGGTCAAAGATGACAAATCAAAAGACGGTCTTTCAGAAATTAAAGTTCTTGACCTTAAAGACAAGTGCATTTTCTATGGGTCTGTAGAGAGTTACAACCAAGAAATTACCGTTGAACTTATTCGAACTTGGTTAGCCGGTGCTTTGGGTCTTGTTGGTTTTCTAAAGAGAGTTAAGTCAAGGTTAACACAAGATTGTCTTTATGGTATTACATTTAGCTCTTACGATAGTGCTTTCGATAAGATTTACTTTACCTTGAGTCATTTCGTATTGGACTCTTATGACTGTGTTTTGACTGCAAAACACCCCTACAACTTAAAATTGAGTCAACAACTCAATTTTGAAGCTGAGTTTTCAAGTATTTATTTCTTAGGTGGTGGGGTATCCTTGGTGACCCAAGCAAACTCATACTATATTCATGATGAAGACTACATTGGGAATTTTAAACAAAAACTAACCGTAGAAAGCTCATTTACAAAACTTACTGAGCTAGGTGAAGTGGCAAAAGTATTGCAAGATAAATTGGCTACGTTTTATGAAGCGATTGAACCTAAGTTTGAGTAGCTTAAAGGTAGGATAAACTAATGAAAACAACAGAAGAATTAAGAAAAGAGCTTGAACGTTGGAAAAGAGAGGAATATGAGGGTTGTTTAGACCTTTCTCATCTCATTCAACCTTTGGAAGCGCTAATTAAAGCATCAGAAAAAGGCGACTTGCTTTTTGGAGATAAGCAAGTTCAAAGCAAATTAGCTTTTGTAAATGACTTACTCACTAATAGTGGTATCCCTCTTGTGGTTGCTCGTAAGTTTGATTTTTTAGAGTCCACTCACTTACGTGAAGAAGAAGGGAACTATAAGGAATTGGTTTTACTTTACCGCAGAAAAGATAATCAAGGTTTTCAGCTATTAGATACATTTGAAGTAGTTGAAACAGTAGGAGACTTACTTGACCAACTAACTATGATTGAACAACAGAAAGATTTGTTGTACTTTCTTTGTTCCTTAACTAAAACAAAAGGTAGACCTCCATATTATCGAGGTCAGTTAGGTAAGGGAGAACTTAATTTTCACTACTTTGGTGAAGAAAGTAGTTTGGTTGATGGTTCAACCTTGTTTATCACTCACAATTCTGAAACTGACCGATACACGATTGGCTTTGAGAAACCTGTTAAAAGTCGTTGTGATGGTGGTGTTAAATTACCTACACTTAGGGGTATCGACACAAAAGCTACGGTTTATTTCCCAGACCTAGATCGTTTAGCTGTTATTGTAAGTAAGGATAATGTACGTTCCACTGACTTACAAAGTGCTTTGGAGGATTTGAAAACTCGCTTAATTGGGTTCTTAAGTCAAAAAGAACACGAAGTTCCATTAATGGTTCGCTTGATTACAGATTAGAAAGGTAGTTCACATGATTGACTTATTGAAAACACACAAAAATTTAAGAATTGAGTCTGAGGACATTTACATGTGGTTAAAGGACAAACCTTTGGTTTTGCGTTCTTTACTTGCACTAACAGAGCAGTTAAAAAGCCACGGTTTACCTTATGTTTTGGTGCTAAACTTAGAGGGTATCCACACCTCTCCGACATTTTTAACTGTTACTTTGATGAACGATTTGGCTTGCTCTGATAAGGATAGAGTTCTTAATTTGATTACTCTTTATCGAGACACTGAAGAACTAGAAGAAGTAGTAAATTTGTTTGAGACTTTGAAAGCTTATACACCGTTAGTAAGTGCTTTGCACACTTACTCTCAAGGTAAGCGTAGTTTAGTAGTTTATTACAATGAATTGTTAAACGGTATTGTAACCTTTGACTATTATGATTACTCAGTTCGATTGGTTCATAACTCTAAGTCCTTATTATCTAATGTAATGGTAAGCACTTATTCTGACTCTGCTAACTACTTTGAGTTGAAAACTCAGAGTGCGCAAGGAAACACCCTGAGTTTTCAACTTTCCGTAGATGAACAGACTGAGTTGACTGTGACTAGCAAGAGAGATTTTGTGCCTTTGAAAGACTTAACTAAAGTAGTGGATTCTATATTCTCGGATATTTCACAATACATGGATGAAAGCCTTACCTTAACCTAATTTGAAAGGAAAAATTAAATGAAACAAAAACTAAAACAGTTCGCCACTTCTCAGTGGTTTGATTTACTAGGGGTAGCGTTAGTCCTCACGATTGCAATTTCCGCGGGGTATCACACAAAGTGGCTCAACCAGTTAGTTGATTGGGGTTCTTGGACAGTATTTGTTCCCTTTGGTTGGATTTCCGTAGTAAATGTTGCGATTTCCATGATGTCCACTCGATTTACTGGAAAATTGAGTAAGTTAGGGAATTATCTAGGAATTATCAATGCTGTTTTGTCTGGATTGATTGACTACATTTTAGGGAACAAAGCTGCGATTATAACGTACCCAGTTACGTTTTTGATTTACTTAGGGGCTATTTATTGGTGGAATAAGTCGCAAGACGGTAAAGCTAATACTATATCCAAAGCTCGTTTAAATTGGATTGTACCAGCTCTGGTGGTTATTTCTTTTGCCTTTTCGTACCTCACTAATTACATTGGGTATCAGGGAAACATGAATCCACTTGCTTACGTTACAACCATAGCTTTTGCTCTATCTTTGGTAGCAAATGGACTCAATGTTTTGAAGCTATCAACACAGTGGAGCTTTTGGTTGTTCTACAATTTTGTGCAGTTAGCTAAAGCCTTTATTCAAGGGAATTTTGCTAACGTAGGTAAGTATCTTTTCTATATTTTGAATAGTCTAGGTGCTTTGTTTGTGTGGAAGGATAGTGAATAAAATGAGTGCTGAATCAGGTAAACACTTAGAAGATAAAGTAGTTATTTTAGGTAGGGTTGCTGACGATTATTACATAGATGGTAGTAAGTTAAACTTCTTGTTAGGACGTCTTTCCTCACAACCTTCGTCTAATGTCGTTGATTTAACTACTAGAAAGAGTGGTTTGGACTTCTTGATTGAGTACAGTGATATGGTTCAGAGCTTTCGTAAATATGGGGTTGAATGGACTTTGGAACACAATGAATTGGCTCGTAACTTCGGTAAAAGAAAGGGGTTTAATTGATGTTAATGGGAAATAACTCTACAGAGCAACAAGAAGCACTTTCACCAGAGGTGTTTTATATGCACTTAGGTAAAAATAATGTTGAGTACACCTTCAGCTCTATGAGTAGAGCAAAGCAAGTTTCAACTCTTGTGGGGATAGCAGAGAGTTTAGGATTGTCTCACTCTCAGAATTTTGTAGATACAGTAGCTATTCCAGTAAATTCTAGTTTCTACATCTCGCAAGATTGGGATGGAAACCTTTACATGGTAGGTAAATATTCAGATTTTACCTATATTTCATCTAAGACTGTAAGGGAGCTTTTATCTGAGGGGTATGACTTAGAGTTAGATGGTCTTTTAATTCTGATAACTACAAACAGAGATAAGACTGAAAGGGAACAGATAGAGTCATTAAAGGCTTTAGGAGATAAATACCCTCTTGGTTTTTCTAGGTTTAAACCTGATGTTAAAGCTCAGTAAATGATTGAGGAGATAAATATGACAACAATTTTCACAAAAGCAGATATAGAGTCCATGTACGTCACTCTTGAAAAAGCAGGTTCAACATTTGAGGGAAATAAACTTCAGTCTAAACTAGATATTTTAAAGGCTCGTGGTTATTACGTGGTAGATGTTGCTTTGGTTTCTAATCATGTAGGTGCAACCTTTCTTGTAAATACTTACCTTATTCGTTATGTGAAACCTAAGTACGAAGTGCGAATTGAAGCTCAGAATTATGACTCTGAGACTAATAATTGGACTTCAACTGGTTCTAAGTCTGTAGGTCTTTACTCTTCTCAGGAAGTTGCTCAAAAAGTAGTTGATAATAAGCAGAAAGAAGGTTTCAAAGCGACTATGGTTGTTCATAGTCCGTTGGACTTACCGTTATAATTAGAATGAGAGGGTTCACCAAACGGTATCCTCTCTTTTTCTTTGACAAATTCTATCTTTTTTGATATAATAAAGAAAATAAAGAAGAGAAGAAAAGAAGGTAAAGTAATATGGATTTAATTGATGTTATTGATAACCGCTTGTTGGACTTACAAAGTGAAATGTCTAAACTACAGACTTTAAAAGAGCTGGAACAAAAGAAACAAGCTCCACAAGTTGAAGTTCCTCTATTTAAGTTGAGTGAAAAGTTACAACGAGAGCTTGATAGTTTGAACTCTACACTACGTTCTAAATTGCAGATGGAGGTTGTAGTAAACCAATTTTTAGGTATATTGCAGTTGGTTCAGCATTACTCTGATATTTCGTACACTCTTGCAATTTATTCTGAGAAAGAAGTGCGAGCTAAAATGAACAGAATGTTGGGTACGACAACTACTACGAACCCTATTCAATATTGGTTTAATCATATTTCAGGGTTAGTAAACGCTTTGCAAGTTCTATTTGAATTGACAGGTGGTCGTTTCTATGAGTTTGATTTGAAATATGACTTTACAAAATCTAAGATTTCCTTTAATTTCAACCAATTTCAAGTTGTTGTAACTGCTATTTCTAGTCTCACGATTGAACACGTTGAGGTTTCCAAGAAAGTCACAGGGTCGCAAGCTCAAAGGTTTAATTTAGGTTCTGAGGGTTTGGTGCTTGATTTTTCAAATTTTGCTAATGACCCACTTACTGCGAAAATTACTGTTCCATGCAAAATTTACTCTAATTCAGCAGTGATAACAAAGATAAATGAAGCTATGGAAAAGATTGAGAACTTTTTGCACAGTGCAAGAATACCAGTATAAAACTACCTTTGGGTATCCCAAAATTTTTGGGGTTTCTCATATTTTAGAAAGGAAAATAGGAATAAATTTATGTTAGGTGATTTTATCAATTTTGAATCGTTCTTAAACCCAGACAAGAAGAATTGGGATTTCGATCCTGAATCAATTTTTTACAACGGTTCTGAACCTACAGTTACGGTTTCTTCAAAAGCAGTAGCCTTCGACATTGAGACTACCTTTGATAATTCGCTTACACTTACTGTTACTTTATCCTCAAACGCGCCTTTGACTGCGCCTTGTGATATTTGCCACCGTAAAGTTAGGCAGTTGTTTACTTTAAGTCAAAGAGGTTTAACTTTCTTTGTCTGTTGCTATTGTTACAAGGAGAGATATAGAAATTGCAGTAAGGTCACAAAAAGCTTTGTAGACCCAAGTAAATTACTGATTAACCCACAACCACAAGTAAAATGGAATGATATTTGTACCTTTGGTCAGCAATTTACTCCAATATTAGATAAAGCAAGAAAAACAAATAGAAAGAACAAGAAGGTTTAAATCAATGAATTTTACGGATAATTTTTTGAATGAATTTCGCAAAGTAATTAAAGAAATTTTACTAGAGGGTGACTTGGAACGCCTAAACCTCGCAAAGCAGTTTCTAGGTTTTGATAATAAAGTGTTTGGAGACTTTTTGGCTCCTTTGCTTAAAGAAGAACAAGAGCTAGTAATACATCACAACCTTGCTTACTCAGATACTCCACAAAACCTCGTTGTGGTATCCTCCGAAGACCCTAATTCTTTGTCTCATGGGGAGTTTCCGTCCTCAGAGTTCTTAGATAATGTAGAGTATTCAGAGGTTGCACTTTCCTCGGATGAACTCCCAACTCAGACCTCAGAACCCACTTACAAGTGGTGTCCACGAACTTTTTCACAAGATGCAAGAGGTAGTTTGTGCGGTATTGTTCTCTTGACAGAGCGTGGTTTTGAGATTGAAGATGTGGAAACTGGAGAAGTCCTATACGATAATAATTTTGAGGTGTACAAACGGTTTGATTTGAGTCACGGTCTTGTGATTTCCTTTAACCTTTCAGGTCCGCGTATTTATGATATTTCTTATGAAACGACCTTAGAGCCTAAAACTGGTTTTACTTACGTTGAAAATTGTCCACTAAACAAAGATGAGGAAGGTTACTATGTACCGTCTGACTCAGAAGGTAAGTCTCTAAGGGATTACGGTTCTCGTTGTGGGGTCTTCAACCTCAATGATTACCTAGTGAAGACTTATCGCCTAGCGACTGCACACTCAGTCGATTTGGTGATTAAAGCGGGAGAAATCCCACGAATTGCGTGGGTTCATAAAGACAATCAAATTAAACCAACCTCATCTTCTTCTTCCGCGGTATCCTCAAAATCCAACAGAACCCTTGCCAAATATGACTTTGACTTAAAAGGTAAGAAAGTTGCTATTATTGGTTTACCCAAGTCTCAAGTAGAGCGCTTTAACTCATTGGTTTTAGATGAGAAGAAAGCAGAAGCGCTTGAAGTGATTGATTCTAGCTCACACAACGATACAGAACTTGCCCCAGATAAGTTGAAAGACTTTGACATTGTGATTGTTGTAAAACGTTTCGTAGGTCATGGAACCATTTATCACTTGAAGACTTTACTAGAGGGTTCTCAAGCTCAGTTGATTAGTTCCTCTTCACATGGTTTAGATGGACTTGAGAGAGCTTTATACCGAGGTGTCAAAGGGTATCCGTCCGAGGAGGGCGCAACCATAGTGGATTACCCTTTACTTTAATTGAAACCTAGTAAGAGAGAACAACTGTTTTCTCTTTTTATTTTCCAAGATTTCCAAGTCGTTTTCACAACTTTATCTTATTTTCTTGACTTTTACTAAACTTTGTGATATAATAAAAGAGAAAATCGAGATGAAAGGTAATTTAGAAAGTATTATGGTAGAAGAAGTAGGTTTGACTCGTAGTGAGTATAGAAGTAAATACCAAATTCAAGAGTCCTCCTTTAACTATAATTTGCAAAATGGTAGAATTGGACTTGCAAGTAAACCAGTTCAAACAGGGGAAGTTAAGTCTCGTGTTAGAGGTGTAACTTATGTAGATAGAGCGCCCCTTACGGATCAAGAAATTATTGAGAGTGAGAAGTTCTTGAAAGATGGTTCTAAGGTTGAAAATAGTGAAATTATTTCACTTCATGAATTGTCTGAGGTTGTAAGGTTGAGTCGTTTGTCTAAGTTGTCTTCTCTAGTACATGCTTTTGCAAGCGCAGAAGGTATTGAAGTCTTGCACTTCACTTGTTTTCCTTTTAAAGAGCAGTCTGTTTACTTGATTGGGTTAAGTCGTGGTCTTGAAATTCCTTTTAAGAAATGGCTTGAAGCTCAAAACGAAGTAAAAGTACAGTCTCGTAAGAACAGAGTAAGTGGAGTTGTAGCTTACCAAGAAGCAACACCAGAGGTTTTATCGAAGCTTTACCCTTACAATGTGGTAGCAAGTGCCTTTAAAGAATTTGAAGAAGACTTGTTTAGAGTCTCACCAACAAAACTAAAGGCTTACTTGAAAGACAAAACAACCAAGCAAATGCGAGATGACATTAAGGCTATTTACTTTAAGGGTATCCCAGTTCTCCAGTGGGCGGAAAAACAAGGGATTTCTAAAGCAGCCATGTACATGCGTTTAGATCGTTACACTGAGCAGTTTGCTAAAGACCAAGAACAGTTCATGTTTGGTAAATAATTAGAAGGAGTTGGTGTTTTTGAAAGAAAAGAAAGCAGATTTAGACTTAACTAAATTTCCTTCGACTCCGTTTGTAAAAGTTACACAGGAGATTAAGAACTACTGGGAAAAGACAGTAGTAAACAACGTTTTAAAACAGTTGTACCATGACAAGAAGTACAAGTTCAACACTCGTTTGTGGAGTGATTTGGAATATGTTCAAGATGGTTTAGACTTAGATATTAAGATTGACCGTACCATTACCTTGAAGGTAGAGGGTATTGAAATTCCTATTCAACTTCATTTGTGGATTACAAAGGATGTAGATATTTCCTTAAAACTTTACATGTTGAAGAACTTACCTTCATGTAATTTAGGAGCAGAGTTTGTACTTCCAGAGCGCAATTACCACATTCCTTTGGGTTACACACGTGAGACTGAGAAAATCTTCAAGATTCAACTCCACCGTATTCACCAAAACTTAGTGAAAATTCGCAAGGAAAATGGCTTGGTTGGTGAGGTTCGGGTTACTCGTACTTCCATGAATCAAACTGTTCAAGGGTATCTCGAAAGTGGCGCAACTGTGCGTCTTGTCTACTCTCAGTCAGGTATTTTGAGAGAGAAATATGTCAATGATGAATTGGTTGACTTATATAAGAAATTCGGTGACGTTGAAAAGCCAAAAATCATTCGCACAGGTTCAAGTAGTAAGAAAAAGGCTGAACCAAAGATCACAAAAACTTCTCAAGCTAAGGTCTCAGCTCGTACTTTGAAGACCAAAGAAACAAGAAAGTAAAGGAGCGTTACTTTGAAAACAAAAGAAGTACCTCCAAAGCAAGGTTCGTCAAGTGCTTACACTTCGGTTGTAACAGAGTACAAGCACTCCTGCAAAGACAACTCTTGTAAGGATTTACATAAGAATAAGGAAGAACCTAAGCCTGTTGAGGTTTAGTGTTAGTAGGTGTCAAACTGCATGGAAGATAGGCACTTAATTGTTACTATATACGAGAGAGATAAACTGCTCCAAGCCTTGAAAGAGCTAGGTTTCTTGTGGATTGAAGGTGAGGGTATCCTCGACCACGTGCTGATTGCCTTGGCTCCTAACTCTCTTGTACAAACCAACAAGGTTTATAGATTAACTCCAAGTGAGAGCTTTCAGTTTTGCAAGTGGATTCGAAATATGGGGTTGGAAGATGCCTTGTTTTATAAAGGTGTTTCCCACTTAGGTTCTCGCTTAGACACAGAGGTGTATCAAACGATTTACCCTCAGTTTGATTTGGAGACTTATATAAAGAACTCAGAGAATACTATAAATAAATTCAGCTTAGAAAGAGTTTTGAAGTTCTTTTCTAAGTTTACATGGAAAGAAATAGTTTTTATCGCTTTGGAATAAAGGCTTTTCATAGCTTTAAATTAAATTTAGTGAGGTTCACAGATTGCGCGTTTATGTTGATTTAGATAATACACTCCTTGATTCAGCAAGTCGTTTGGTTGATTTCAAACCGACTTATGAACCAGAGAAACAGTTGTCATACGAGTTGAAAAAGGATTTGCTGAAACACTTCTCAAACCCTCAATTTTATGAATATGGTGAAATTGCAGTCAATGAAAGAGTTGAAGGGTATGTTCAAGGTCTTGTCGGCTCTAACTTTGAGGATATTTGCTTTATTAGTTTGAGTCCTAACAAGGAAATTGCAGAGAAGAAAAGAGAACTCCTTAACTATTTAGGTTATGGAAGTTCAGCCTTTATGTCTTTCTATAGCGTAAAGCAAGAAGAGAAAGTTCTAGCTCGTCTTTTACAGTCTGCAAAGGATAGTTCAGATAAGGTGGTTTTTGTAGACGATAACCCTTACCGTATCCTCAAATACCAAGACAATCAAGCAAACTACAAGGTTGTCCGCCACCCTTACACCGTAGGACGTTACCCAACCCACGTTTACGTGGCAAGCGCTAATTACTACAGATAAAGAAACTCTTGCACGTTTAGATAGATTATGATAGAATTAAGCAGTATTAAAAAAGCCTTAAAGATTCTCGGCTTTGAAGGTGTTATAACCGTAGAACAAACTAGTTTGAAACAAGCGTATAAAAAGCGCTCCAAAGAAGTTCACCCGGATGTTGAAGGCGGGTCTCATGAGGAGTTCAAGGTTCTGCAAGAAGCCTACGAACTCTTACTAGAACATGGTTTAGGTCAGACTATTGATTTAGTAACTAGAGAGGTTCTGGTTACCCAAGGTTCAGACTTATTGCGGTATCACCTCGCAGGGCGCGAATATAAATGTAGGCTTTAAGAAAGGTTAAAAACAATGAAATTTATCAACAAATGGAACTTACCATTAGCGATTTTAATGACGACAATGATTCTTACAATGCTTGCAGTTGTTGTACTTTTCGTTCTCCGTCTCACAGGTCTTTCCAATCTTGATGTGATTGTAGCTACGATTCCACTCGGACTTGTAGTTGGTGTTGTGACTATTTGGTACTTTGGTTTGTGGGTTTACTCTCTCCTCACTAAGAAGAGCTTCCGAGACGGGGCTGAAGTAGACTATGAGAGTGCAGCAAACTCAGATGATGGTTGGGAATAAAGACTTTGTGGTTATTACTTGCAGTTCTTATGTTGGTTAGTTTGGGTTTCCTATATCGTTCGAAAGAGGTTGAGTTCACAGACTGTTTTGAAGATGAACCTAAACATAACCTTAATAAACGTAGAAGATAAGTGAAGATTTTGGTCTTCGCTTTTTCTATTTTTCTAAAAAGCCCTAGATTGCCCCAGATTTGAGTTTAACCTCTCATGGTATGATATGTCCAACTCTAATTTTAAATGCGACACGGGGTAAATGAGAGCCTTTAAAATTGATTCTAGGAAAAATGTCTGCGGTTTGGTTTTGAGAACTAAATCTAACCTTTAACCTCTCTCAATGGTATCCTCAATTTCAAGACTTTTGCGAAGTTTGTGTCTTTTTCTCTCTTATTTCTTGTATTTAGTATTCTAAAAAGCAGTAGTTATGATATGTCATAACTCTTTTTATTTTTGTCATACACTTTAGATTTCCTGTCCTAAGATTGAGTGTTTTTGTCATACGCTTGTCCTAATTGTCTTAAAATTTGTCCTAAGATAGACTGTTTTTGTCATAGATTTAATTAAAACTGTCATAACTCTTTGCATTTTTGTCATAAGAACGATTTTATTTGTCCTAGAACTAGATTTATTTGTCTTAACTTTCTTTAAAAGTGTCATAGATTGGATAAAGTTTGTCATAAATTCTTGCCTTTTTGTCCTAAAATCAATTTTGTTTGTCCTAAATTGATTTGAAAGTGTCATAACATACCTAAATTTTGTCCTAAAACTAGGTTTATTTGTCCTAACTCTCTTATTTTTGTCCTAATTTGCCCTAGAGTGTGTCATAGGTTTTTCGAGTTTAAGGTTGATTTTTCGTTTTAAGGTTGGGGAACGCCCCAATTCCGTAAGGATTTGGTGGTTTTCTGTTTGTGTTTGTATTGTTTGTGCAGGTCTGAGGTCTAGCTCCCCAAAACCCCCTCTGCGGTATCCTCGCTTTGCGTTTAATTTTTTGCTTTTGAGTTTGACTTCCTTAAAGGGAACGCCTAAACTCCGTTTGGCTTCGTTTAGTAAGGGTCTTCTCTCATATTTAGTTACAGGTCTTTCTCAGTTCTTGCTACAAGTTCTTTACTTTACTTCTAAATAAGAGAACGCCCAACCTCCGTTGGGCTTCAGACTTGTTTTGCTGAGTTCTTTTCTTGTGAGCCTTAATTTAAGTAAGCAACTCAAACTTCAGTAAGATTAGTAGAGGTTCACGGAGCGTTCTAATTCCAAGAAAATCAGAGCAAACTCTAGTCACCCTTGCTATATCTTCAGTCCACGTGCATTTCTAATTCAGTTTTCAGTTCTGAGATTTTTGAGTTGGGTCGAATTTGGAAAGTAGAGAACAGAGAACAGAGAACAGACTGTCAATTTCAAATTTCAGTTTTTTAATATTGAAAGAACTCCCCAAGTCCTCTATTCGGTATCCTCAAACTTGTTTTTTATAGTAAACTCTATTTCAATCCAAATGATTTACTTTAGTCCAAAAATACTGAACTTATCTCATTTTGATTTAGATTTTGTACATCTTGTTACTTGATTTTTATTTTAAAATAATGTATAATAGACCTTAAGAAATTCAGCAAAGAAAATTTCTAGCCATATAGCTAGATTTCAGACTGAAAATTTTATAGAGAGGATAAAGTACAGAAAAGTAGAATGATTTATTTTGTGCTTTAAAAGTAAATCATAAAATAGTAGTTTTTTGTGTGGTTTTTAACTTTTATGAGTAAAAAGAAACCGATATTTAATACTTTAAATCAGATTTATTCTGATATTACTTTGTTCCAAACGAGATTAGAGAATAACAAACACATTCCCTCTAGTTCTGTTTTACAAACACTTGAAGATTTACAATTTGCAAAGACTCTTGTTGATTATTTGAAGAAAGGGTCTTACTTAGATTTGAGTAAATCGAATCAGGAAAATACTCTTAACTTGTTGGTTTTGTATCGATCAGGTCTTGACCGCCAGCAGTTGGTCGCTCTTTCAAATTTGACTTCTCGTCAAGTTTATTACGCAAGTCAAAAGGTTGAAGAGAGTTTAGAATCTCGGTTCCCAACAGGCTTGCTGAGTCTTTGGAAAAACCGTCAATTCAAGGTTATTGAAGAATACATGCAGTTTAATTCTGATGAATTTTCTTCTATTATAGAGACGATTTCAAATTCTATTTTGGTTCAGTTCGCTCCAAGCCTTTTAGATAAGAAAGCTAATGAGCTTTACCAAACTGACTTGATTAGAAACAAATCTACAGACGAGTTGGTTTACTCACTTGCCAAGGTTTTAGAGGTAGAGAAACAAATCAAACAGTACCTTTTAGAAAACCTTGAAGATATCAAGGTCTGGGGTTCTCTCACTCGGTATCACACCTTAAATAAAAGCTTTTCTGCAGATTTAATGATTGAACTGCGGAAGAAAAACTTCCCAAACCTTGAACTAGTTGACTTTGAGAAGGTTGAGGGAATTTGAGATGGTTGATAAATACACGATAGACTCTCCATACAAGGCTCTTTATTGGTCTTTTTACAACATTGCTTATAGTGAGATTTATAAGACTGTACCAGAGTTCATTCCAACAGTTCCTTTTGAACCACAAGCACTCAGTAAACTAGATGGGTATCCCTATGTTAGCACGGCTTCCGCTCGTAAGCTCTTAGATTTAAAAGAGACGGTTGCAGCAGTTCCTCCAAGTTATGATTATCGTAAGTTGTTAGCTCACTTTGAAACAATCGTAGAGCATTTCAGAGTTTCAAGCACTTCTTTTGTGGTAACTGAAGAGAACTATACTTATTTGAAACCTAGTAACTACCCTTACCAACTCTCGTATAGCTTGGTGGTCTTGTGGTTTGCGATTTATCTTGATGTGATTGTAGGAGATTTTCATTTAAGTGTGAAAGGTCTTTCCTCAGAGTTAGCTGAGTCCAGTATTCTTTACTATTTCAAACTCTTTGAGTATTTACCGATTGACTATGATTTGAGTGCGAAAGATATAGATACGATTAACAGTCAACTATACGTTGAAATGGCTCGTTTTCATGGTTACATGAATAAAGAGGTCTTACCGATTTCTGAGAAACAAAAATTCTTTGAAGAGCAAGGGTATCAAGTAGGGTCGCTCGTTTTTCTCTATGAAAAAGGCTATGTAGCAAACGAAGAGGTTCGCAGTAGTAAAGGTACAAACAAATTCATTAACAAGGTTCATTTGGCTAAAATTACTAAGGTCACAGATACAGAGGTGCAGTTCCATACTTACAACTTCTACAAGACTAGGGAGGGTTTATTAGAAGATTTTGAAAGTCTCCCAGAGTCTATTCAAGAATTATATGGTAGCTACATTGAGTTTTTAGAACCTTCATTAACAGTCAGTCGGGTAGAGGTAGGTTGGGACACTTTGGGGGTCAACTACGCTCAAACCAATAACTCAGTCTACGCAGAGCATTATTTTATTACTAAAGTAGAGTCTGTTTATTCTGTACCAATTACAGTTTTAAATGAGAACTTACACTTTGAAACGACCGTTCTTCCGATTGAAGTTGCAACTCTATTCTTGTTACTGTCTTATGGAGTTTCATTTGATGAAGAACTTTACCAAAAGCAGTATTCCGTAGAGGTTTCGCAAATTCATGAAAGGGTATCCTTTTACACCTCGCAACTGGAAGAAAAGTTAGGTTATGAAATTCAAGACTTTTGTAAAGTTAAAGAGCTTTACTAGAAAAAGAAGGTACTTAGATGAAAGATAAATATAAGTACAAGGTTGAAATTGAAGATGATGGGGTTGAGCGCACGGTTTCATGTGTAAACCTATTTAAACATAGGCTTTATAGAGGGTTGGTTCAAACAAATAAAAAGGGGAGTTATACTTGTCTATTTGAAATTCTTGATTACCCTTTTGATTACAAGAAAAATAACTTAACAAACTACTCTAATCGTTTGTTACGTAAAGATTTATTTGAACTTACAGAACTATCTAGGCAAGGTATCTCATCACTTCGTGAGACTTTTCCTTTAGAGTTGTTGCACCAAGTATTTAAAATAGCAGTACCAGAGCTTTACCTCTACAATAAGAAAGTTACTTCAGATAAGTACAAGCTCTTGGTTTCAAGTTATCCTGAGCTTGAAGAAAATTACATAAGGAGATTTGAAAAATGTTACGAAAACTTTCAAAAATAGCCTTAGTTGGCTTATTAGCACTTTCAGTATCCTCTCCAACTTTGGTGCTCGCTAGAGGTGGTCACGGAGGTCACGGTGGTGGTCATGGTGGTGCTCGTGGAGGTTCACACGGTAGTTCACGTGGTAGTTCGAAAAGCGGCTCTCATGGTAGTTCTAAAGGTTCAACCAGTCATAACGGTGGATCAAAAGGTTCAAAAAGTGGGTCTCATTTTGGTTCACATAATTCAAGTCATGGTAGGTCTTATAGGTCGAGTGCCGTTGGTACGCCAGTTTCATCTTGGCGCTCGTTAGGTTCGCAAGTAGATACACATAGTAAACCTAGCTTTGGTGCTTCTTCCTCGTCTGTGGGTTCGTCTGAACAAACTGTAAAAACGTTTTATTCAGCAGATACTCCTATAAATGCGCTTCTGTACCGACCTCTTTATGGTTATCATCCACATTCAGCACATATTTTACCGGTTCAGACAGACGATGAGAAACAAGAGGATAAACCTAAGTTAAACACTGCTATTTTGTGGGTTTTAGCTGCTATCTTGGTTCCGCTTCTAGCTCTTATTGGTTATGTCGCCTTTTCGAATTAGGTTCTCTTAGGTGAAAGTGTGTTGAACCTTGATTTAATAAGGTTTGTTAAGTTAGTAAGTGGGTATCTCATCACACCTCGCAATTTTCTCCAAATTGACAAAATAAATGTGAGGTTTTGATTGCAAACTAGGTCAAGTTCTCAGAAACCTAGTGATAGCAACTGTTTAACTAACTTAAAAGTTAATTTCCTTGATTTAACAGGGTTTTGAAGGTATCTCATCCTAGCTTGAAATTTTCTCTCGGTCGAATTAGTATTTTCTTTTGTTCAAATAAGTTTTAGTAGATGGTAGGCTCTCAACTACTTGGTACAACTGAGATTTGAACCTTTTAAGTCAAAGCCGCAGGAGGGTATCTCATCACACTTTTCAATTTTTCGATTTCTCTACTTGAAGTTGAAGTGCTTAAAAAGAGAAAATAAGTGGTTAAATTCTCCTAACTCCTTGGTGCGCTTGGTTTAGAGTTAATTTTCCCAACCTACAGAAGAGGGTATCTACAAACACCTCTCAAATTTTCCACTCTTAAAAGAAGTGAAAAATAAAATTCTTGTGCCAACAAACTTGAAAGTCCTTGGCACATAAAGGTTCACACACTCTTTCTCAACCAACTGAGGTGGGTATCCTTCAGCACTCTCAAATTTTTCTACAGAGCTTGCCACTTAAAAGATGAAAAATATTGGCAACAAACTTGAAAACCTTTGGTACACAAGAGATTAGATAGCATTTCCTAACCCACCGACGTGGGTATCTAAAAGAAGACCTCAATTTTGGTTTTCCCGTGTCAATTTTAACTTGATTTTCTAAAATGAGTAGGTGCTTTTCCTCAGAAAACAGGCAAATACCTTACCTCACAAGCGATTTCGCTATTTTTCTCTATAAAATCAAGCAAAACCTTTGGTTTAATCACATCTTGGTGGGTATCCCCCTAACATTATGAAGTTTTTCCATTTTCCGAACACTAACTTGGAACTAACTTGTCAATACTCGGATTTTGGATTTTTCGCAGTTTTTCATTTGTAGCCTCATTTCAGCATAAACATAAAAGATTAGATTTTAATTATACAAACAGAAAAATGGACTGCTTTCAGTCTCATTATATATTATATATAGAAGAAAGTTGGTAAAAATGTATCAATCAGCACTCGACAACCTCAGTAACGACAAGGGTTTTGCTAGTGTAAAACCTAGTGCAAATTCAGAGCAACAACCTACTGAGGAACAAATTTACGAAGCAAATATGAAGAAGTATTTGGAGCTAGTCGCTTCTAAAGGTTATAATTTAGAAGAGTTGGAGCCAATTATTCGTTCAGATGGTCGCACAGAGTTGTTTGCGACTGCGGGTTCAGGTAAGTCCACTTCGATTTCTTTGATTTTAGCGAAGGATAAAACGATTGGTCGCTTGTCTCCAGCTCAGAGAGGGAAGAAAGTCGCTTGGGTCACAACCTTCTTAAGTAAGGGTGCAGAAGAGATTAAGCAAAATGTGGAGCGCACCTTTGCTAAGTTAGGTCTTTCTTCGGTATCCACAAACGATCTCACATTTAGTACCTTACAATCAGAGTTCTTTGAGCTTTTAAGACTTCGTGGGTTTAACCTTACAGATAAGTCAAAATCAGACTATGTTCAAATGTTGGATACAGGTGGTGGTGACTCCGAAGGGTCTCGTATTTTCAATGCAATTATGGGTCGTCTCTTTCGTAAACATGATTTAGGGGAAGAAGGAAGTACCTACATTTCTCTTCAAGATAAGCGAGACTTGTCTGCTATTATTTCCAATTACCGTAACTGTTCTATTTCTGAGTACCAATTCGGTGAAGCAGCAGACACGGCAAAACGCTTGAACCTCCCAAGAAATTTACTTCCTATAGTAGTTGAAGATTACCAAGCGCTGAAGACTTCTATGAACGTCATTGACTTTGACGATTTGATGTCTCTTGTCTACGATTATATGGTTGTAGAGAAAGAAGATGATCCAGTTCAAATGGCATGGGTCAATTTTTACAAAAACCGCTACGAATACTTCATGTTGGACGAAGCGCAAGATATGTCTGAGTTGCAGTACCAAGTCTTGAAGCCTATTTTTGAGAATTGTCCACGTGTCGTTATTGTAGGAGACCCAGACCAGTCGATTTATGGTTTCCGTGGTTCAAACCCAGAGGTTATGGAGTGGTTCGATAAGGAGTACCAACCAACCAAATACCCACTTTCAGTATCTTACCGTTGTCCTTCAAACATTCTGAATCCGATTACTAAATCTATTGAAAAGAACTCAAATCGCTATGAACACTCTCTTCGCTCCTTTAAAGAAGGGGGAGTCCTTGAAGTTTACCAGTTTGACTCTGTAAAAGACATGGCTGACGCTTCTTTGCAGTTGATTGATAAGTATTTGGCTGAGGGTAAGACTATTTCAGTTCAATCGAGGGTTAACTTCACTTATTCTCCGTCTTCAATTCTCTATGCAGTTAAGCGCCAAGGTGACTTCAACTTGCTAGGAGACGTAAGGGATTTCAGAACCGCGCGGTATAAAAAAGTTTGGAACCTCATTGAAATGGTGCGTGGTCGAGGTTTGGTTGATATTAAGAACAATTTGAAAGTCTTAGCACCAGAGCTAAAACCTTGGGACGCAAAAACTCTCGCAGAGCGTTTGATGAACGCTATCCCAGAGAACAAAAATGTCTTGTTCTCAGATAACTATGGTTTCATTGATTTTATTGCTCAAGAATATAGTCTTAAGTCCTTAGCAACTTTGGTTGATAAATTAAGAAACTCTTATGGAGCAGAGTTCCCCGGAGAGATGGTTCTCTTTAAAGAGCTTTTGGCTCATGTCCTTTATTGGGGAGAGCCAGCTAATGCAGAGGTAGTCGGCACTATTTCAACTTTGGCAGAAGAAAGTGAAACAGTCACAGACTTCTTTAGTAACATGGACTTTATTAACAATAAGATTGGTGAAGCGAAACGAGGTGGAACTTCGCTCTTAACTTTTGCTACACCGTTTAGCTTTAAAGGTCGTGAAGCTAATGTCAACATTATTTTTGATGATTCTGACGGTGTCTTCCCTTATACATTGAGTGGCGAGTCCAGTTACGAAGAAGAGCGCCGAGTTCACTTCGTAGCAGGAACACGTGGTGATGAAGTTACTATTTACCTCACTAGAAGAGGAAAAGCATCACCGTTCTTGAAAGAAATGAATGTTCCAATTAAATCGTGGACTCCACTTGACGGAGTGGTATTAAATGGAGTACAATTAAAACAAGAATTGAGTTTGAAAGAACGCATGCAAAAAGCCAAGGTTGAAGAACAACATGGAGCGTTCACAGACTTCGATTTGAAACTTTGATTTTAAGATTGTGTGGTAACAGATTTGAATAAGAATGCGAATTTAGGTCTTTCCTTTTTTGACTTGCAAGCATTAGATGTAAACCGAAACGTGAAGGACGAGTTGACTCTCGGTCTCCTTCACGGATTGGATTTAACACCTTTTATAACAAGTGATAAGGTAGACTTTGAGCTGCTAAGAGCAGTTCGTCTATGTTTGGAACATGAAGTACCTTTATATTTGGTAAACGCTAATTTGGATAAGGATATTTTAACTCCTTTGTACAAGTTGTATAGCGCTCATAGAACCTTGGACTCTAGTGGTTTGTTTAACTACTTTAATTCAACCAACTATGAACTAGTAGTCGAACCAAAGACACTCGGTATCCTTGTAGATTTGGCGCTTGAAAATGTAGACTTCTCTAAGGTGGATTTCACCTTAATTCCTTTGTCTACGATAGAGGTCTTTGCTTCTGCCTTGGTTCAAGGTGTTGAGATTACAGATTTGCAAAACAGTCGAGCGGTATCCGACAAAGACTACCTCGATTTTCTGATTTCTCTTCGCATGGCTGGAGTTGACATTTCTCCGTTCTTGGAAGGTTCATGGTCTGAGAGTCAGATTTTGGCAATTTTAAGAGGTCGCTTGAAGATGTCTGTAGTGGACTTCATTCAGCATTATATCAATGAGAACTTCACCGCAGGTCAGATTGAACAGTGTTGGAGAGCTTCAGACTTTGGTTGTTTGAGTTTGGTTTGTAGCACTGATAAAGATGGTTTTCCAATTTATAACGAGTACCAAATGTACCAGTTGGTAGAAGGTGCGCGCTTTAATTTGGACTATCGTTTATACGCAGACCCTTCTTTGAACGACTCAGAGATGGCTTTAGCTCGTACAGAACTCTTCAAGAAGGCTGATGAGAATAAACGTGGAGAGCTTTCAAGTAAGATTAAGTCTTATAAGCCCAAAGGCGCTTTTTGGTAAACCTAATGAGTAGCTTTTATTTGTGGGTACTCTTCGTCTTTAACTCTTTATTTCTATTCGGAATCGCGGTATCTTACGCTTTGAAGGAGCTTCAACTCTTCAAAGAAGTAAAGAACAAAGAGAACATGAGAAGAGAGCATTTATACTTAGCATGCTTAGGGACGGTTGGTTTGACCTTGCTCTTTGTCGGAGCAGTATTTGTAGTTTAGAATAGAAGAAGTAGGTGTAGAACAAGTGTCTGCACCTATTTTTATTTGACTAATTGTATTGTTTATGGTATAATAAATTAAATATAAAGATTTAAGGAGTTAAAAATGGTAGAGTTCCTAAATACGATAGATACAGTGGTATATAATCTTCAACGGACTCATCATATTGAGTTAGAAGGTGGTTTTGAGGTTAAGATTAAAGGTGATAACGTTCAATTTTGTTATTATTCTCCGTTTAACTCTGTTGGTGTAGTGTCTTCTAAATTATTTTCTAAAAGTCAGTATAAACTAGGTTTATTGAGTTTTATGGAGTGTTTAGCTACTCTTGAGGGTATTGTTTCCTAGCTTGTTTTACAGAGTTATTTGAGGTTTTAAATGATAAAGTTAATTTTAAAAGGTTTACTGATTTTAGTTGGAGTATTTTTTGTAATTTCTCATCTGTGGTTTTCTATTGTTGCTTTTTTGTCCATAGCGCTTTTGGTTTTTGTTTACAACAAAGGGAAAGATAAAGACGAGACGTTAGGGAAGATTGAGAAGAATTATTTCAATCATATCAACTATATCCCTATCAGAACTCGTAAGTTGTTTCATAAATCATTAACAAGTTTGGACTTTGTAGGGCATAAAGGTGCTTATATACTAGCAGATAAAGATGATTTAGGTCGTATTGTGGGTGGCTTTATGGTTTTTGATGGACACTTGTTAGATGCTCAAAATAAAGCTATTAAGGTAGGTTTTTATAAGCGTAGCGATGATGCTCGTAAGAAGGCAGACGTACCAGGGTTTGATACTGTAAAACAAGAGTGGGCGATTGTTCAAGGAAAAGAGCGACCTTTATACCATAGAACTCACTTAGTTCCTTACCGATTGTGTTTAAATGATGGGGAGTATAAGCATGTTATGTTTACAGGAACGGCTCGTTTGAATAGTGGTATGCGTATTAAAGATAACTATTTACCTACTGAGGAAGAACATAACCGAAATGCAGAGGTTATTTTCAAGACTGTATTAAAGAACCCTATGTATTATATGAATCCAAAACGTACATCTCAGTTCTCATTGGATGATTTTGAGCGTTCTATTAGTCATTTTGTGCATCAAAGTGCACAGGCTTATAAACATACGTACAGATACGGTGTTGAGTGTTTTTACGACGATAATACTTTAATTCCGTCTCATGTAGAGGTTACTTTAGTAGATTGTACAGACTACAAAGTTTTAATGAGAGCAACTTTGTTGAATATTATTTAGAAAGGTTTTAAGCGATGTCTAACTTAGATAAAGAAGTTTACAAAGCAGTAAAAGAGGAAGCTGATAGGGTATCCTCAATTATGTCGGCTCTCATTTTGGGTCGTATTTCTGCAAGTGAAGCAGAAAAACAACTAGGGGTAAATTATTCTAGCTTTGCTCGTAAGAAGATGAATAAGAGTGCTTGGACAAATAGTAGAGTGGTAGCGCCTTTGCAAAATACTCTAGTATTTAACCAAGACTTGCTAGATAATATGAGTGAGACCGCTTTCGGTTCATTCTGTCGATTGGTCTTTGGTTCTGAGATTACAGAACTTTCAGATGATTTCTTCTCGTCTTTCCTACCTTTTGTAGATACTGTAGTGAAGAACGTAGATGAAACAGAGCAGAAGTGGTTCGAGAAGTTTTTCAAGGGTTCTACTTGGTTGACTGCTGAGAACACAGGCGATTTTCTAGTAGAAGTCTCCAATACTCAAAGGGTATCCCCAACTCGCCAACCATTTGTTGAGAAATCAATCGCTAACATTATCAAAAACGTTAGCAAGTCTTGGTACATCAACGATAAAGGTTTGGTCATTCGTTACCGAAGCTCTTCTAGGGTTTCTGAACGCTTGTTGAAAGAGGGTCAAGTCTTAACTGAGGTTGAGGGTGTTGTTACTTACCGTCCGAAAAACACAGGTTCTCAGATTGAACCTTGTCTCACAGTTGATTTGTTCAATTCTAAAATTCGAGCTTTGTTGAAAAGTAAAGGGTTTACCTTTATTTCAGATTTAGAGTCTGTAACGAAGATTGGTCTGCAGAGCTTTGCAGGTCTTGGAATTTCTTCATTTTGGAAAATTGAAGATAAGGTAGAGTCTTTGGGGTATCAATTCAAAGTTGTGGAGGTTTAAACTTATGGTTTTGGTGAGGAGAAAGAAACCAGTAAATAAAGTAAAGCTATTTAGAAATTTTACAAGTTTGAATAGGGTTCGAAACTTTGCAGGTTATGTTGAGGTAGAGAATTTGATTTGGAAGGTTCGAGAAACTGAGTTTGGTATTATGTTTATGTTTTCCGATGGAGTTGTGAATACTTTAAAGTTGGAAGAACATGGAGCCTTTTGGAAATCGAATGAAAAACATACCTCTGTTGTTCCTAATTCTGGACATTTAAAGAAGTATTTGAAAAAGAAAGTTCTTTCACATTATTATAAGAAAGGTGGAAAAGAAAATGAGATTAAAGTATGAAGATTATACAGAAAAGACAAGTTTGGTGATTGAATTAAGTGAAGTTTTAGCTGGTTATACTGTTTTTACTACGGATAGTGAGTCTAGCTTTAAACATCGTTTAAATTTGGTTCGCTCAGTACATTTATCTCGACTTTGTATTCAGTTTGTTTTTACAGATGATACAACTAAGGTTTTAATTCTTGGGGATAATGAACCTTATTGGTCAGAAAATGAGATTAAACCAGATTTTGGTTCTAGTTACCTTAGTCTAACTCGTTTATTAGAGAAGATAAAACAAGTTGTTGTAAATTATTTATATGAAGAGGTGCGATAAATGAAATTAAAATATGAAAACTATATGTTGGACAAAACTGCTCCAGAATACCTAGCTTCCACTCTGATTTCGCTTGTGGTACACAGTGTGGATAAAGAAGAACAACTTTGGGACACTTATACTTTCGTTCGCTCTATAAAATTAACTAAATCGCACATTTCAGTTGAGTTTGTTGATGGTACAGAGAAGGTTGTGATTTTAGGTGAGTCTGAACCTTATTGGTCTGAAACTGAGGTTATACCTGTCTTTGGGTATCCTCAAATCGACTCGGAGAGAGTTTTAGAGCAATTTATTCTTGAAGTGGTTGAAATTTTGTATATTGAAAGTTAGAGGTTGATTATGGTAAAACTTACTAAAGATGCTTCAGACGTTAATTTTGATTTAGATAAGTTAAATGTTGTCTTGTTTGTCTCAAGAAATAAGGATAACAAGAACCTTGAAACGTTTAAAGAGAGAAAAGTATCATTTGTTACAACTAAGGGTTTTGAAGAAATTAAGTCCCAGTTTCAAGTTTTTGTTAATGGCGGTCAAGTTGGTGAGTTTTCGAGGATGTATGTCTCTATTAATCCTCGATCTAATTCAAAAACCTTTAAGGCTTTGCAGCACAAGATGTTGGATCACGAGTTTGATTTATCTACATTACCTCAGAAAGTAGCTTCTCTTGCAGCTGAGGTAGAAAATGCTTATGGAGATAAGCAGCATTGGTTGTTCGACTTCGATCCAGTTGAAGGTCAAGACACTGAGGTTTTGTTAACTAAGTTTGTTGAAGACTTACATATTGCACATGAGACCACGCAGACAAAGAAAGGTCAAAAGCGACCTCCAATATCTGTAACTTTGCACAAAACTCCTAATGGTTATGCAGTTATTGTAAATCAACGTTTTGATACAAGACAGTTGTTACAAAAATACCCTAATGTTGAGTTAAAACGCGATGCTATGTTATGTTACGCTTGGGGTTATAATACTAACACATATTAAGGATAAGATTATGAAACTAAGATACACAAATTACACCATGCAGCAAGATATTCTTGATAAGTTAAGTGAAGAATTAGTCATAGGTTTTGTTTCTGCAAAAGATAAGAAAACAAGGTTATTTACTAAAGTTAACTTGGTGCATTCTGTTACCTTTGCTAAAACTTTTATCCTCATTCGCTTGAATGAAGGTTCTAACTTGGTTTTGAACTTATTGGAAGATGGAGTTGAGTGGGTTGAAAAAGATATAAACCTAAACTTTGGTGATATTGTTTCAGATTTAAACTTATTGACTGCCTTTGAGAAAGTGGTTCTAAGTTATTTATACACAGAAGACTAAGGAGGTTATTTATGTCAAAATTTCTCAATGTGAAGTTATTAGATTCAAACGGTGGTTATTTAGAAAGTATTCCTGACCACCTAATGAAACGCCTCCTAGCTAAACTTTTGTTTGTACATGAAAGTTATAACAATAGAGATGGTTCCTTTGGGGTAAGTTCCTTAGTTGAACAAGTTGAGTTTCGAGGTCATTCGCTCCATTTTGTTTTCGTAGATGACTCTGAAATAGACTTGGTAGAAAAGGGTAACACAGTTGCTTGGGTATCCTCAACCGAAGCTACTTACTCTAATTTATCGAATAACTCTAAAGTTTTAGAGCGTTTGAAGACTATTGTAACCAATCCAAGTATGTGGAAGTAGTAGGTGCATTTTCCATGAAATTACGTTATAATAAGTATAGAGAGGAACTTTCCTCAATTACACTGCAAAAGCTCTCATCAGAGCTTTTGTCAGTTCAAGGTTTCCTTGATACAAAATTCTCAACTTTTGTAGGGAACATCCTTTCTTTCGTAGAATTTCGAGACAATCAGATTATCTTTCATTTTCTTGGAGATAAGTTGGGAGTCCTTGAACTAAAAGAATCACAACCCTCTTGGGTATCCCTAGTTTATTTTGCAACTTTCAACGGTCATTCTTTCCCATTGAACTTAGACACTTACAAGAGGATTGTTGAAAGATATTTATATCTTAGAAAGCGAGATTAAACATTGAACGTACTAGAACTTTTTGCAGGAGTAGGCGGTTTCCGAGTTGGTCTTGAAAAAGCAAGTCCACGGTTTAAAACCTTGTGGTCAAACCAATTTGAACCCTCAAGAAAATCGCAAGATGCTTTTGAGGTCTACAATTACCATTTCCCAGATAGTGAGAACTGGAACGAAGACATTTCCACTATCTCCGACGAGCGATTTTCTGCTTTAAAGGGTAAAGTGGATTTAATTGTAGGGGGTTTCCCTTGCCAAGATTACTCTGTAGCAAGAACTAAGAAAGATGAGCAGGGTATCGAGGGTAAAAAGGGAGTTCTCTTTTGGGAAATCATTAGAGCGACTAGACTTTCACAACCTAAATATTTACTCCTTGAAAACGTAGATCGCTTGTTAAAAGCTCCCTCAAAACAAAGAGGTAGAGACTTTGCAATTATGTTGAGAGCTTTTGCTGATTTAGGTTATGGAGTCGATTGGAGAGTCATTAACCCTGCAGATTACGGTTGGTGTCAACGAAGAAAGAGAGTCTTTCTCTTTGTTTATCGAAAAGACACTGACTATTTCAAGCAACAACAAGCATTAGAAGATTTTGGAGTAGGGTCTAGCGGTATCTTCGAATCCACGCATAAAACTAAAGCTGAGATTATAAAAGACAGAGCTTCGTCTTTCACTTTACCTGAAGATATTGTAGAGGTCTCAGATTCGTTTTCTACGCAGTTTTGGAACTCAGGAAGTATGATAGAGGGTCGAGTTGTTGCAAAGGAGCTAGAGCCAAACTACGAGGGTTCTCGTAAGGTTCTAGGAGATATTTTAGAAGACCTCTCAGATTTACCAAACTCTTTTTATTTGTCTGAGGACAAAGTAGACAAGTTCCGTTATTTAAGAGGTGCTAAAAAGTTTGAACGTACCAACTCTGAGGGGTTCACTTATATTTACTCAGAAGGAGCGATGTCTTTAGTAGATAGTGCAGACTTGCCTTCTCGCACTTTATTGACTTCTGAAGGTTCAATTAGTCGCACTACTCATTTGATAGAAGACAGTAAAGGGTATCGCCTTTTGACTGCACTTGAAACTGAGCGCTTACAAGGTTTCCCAGATAATTGGACTGCAATTAAATTAAGTAATGGAAAAGAAGTAGCAGTATCCGAAACTCGTAGAAAATTCTTTATGGGAAACGCCCTCGTTGTTGCGGTTGTTGAGCATTTAGGTAAATATATTGCTGATAGCTTAGAGTGAAAAGGTGTTTGAATATGGAAATTAAGTGGTTAAGTTGGAAGAAAGATAAAGTTTCTTTGAAGAGAGAGGTTGTTTTCGTAGATTTTACTAAGGAAACGACTAAAGTAGAGCATGGTGTCTTATTTTCTGCGGTTGGGACGCTTTAGCAGGGTGAGGTAAAATTATGGCAACACAAGTTTATAGTCGAAAGAAAGAAGTTTACCTCGTTGAATTTTATGGTGACTACCATTATTTAGTAACTGCAAAGCGTTTACAAACACTCTTGAAGTCAGGAGAACTGCTAGGTGAAAGAGTCGATATTCAACTAGAGAAACTTGGTAAGGAGTGGTATGTACCTAAATCTGTCTTAGATGAGTTACATTCTCACTTTGAAGATACAGGCTTGGGTATTAGTCCTTTATGGTTGGAATTTTGAGGTAACACTTATGGTTGAAGAATTTTTCTTTATAGGAAACAGAGTTGGTAAAACAAATAATCCTATTAAAGACAAAGATGGTTTGACTTTGACTGATTATTGGTCTAATGGTTTAATTGAGAACAAGTCTATAGTTGTAGTCGATAAGAAAGAGGTTTTTAGTGGAAACAAAAGCACATTTCAATAAACGAATGGTCGCAAGAGTACGTAGAATTTTGAAGGAAACTGAGCAGTACAAAACTGAGTTGTTACATACTTTGTGTGAGCAAAATGGTTTTGTTATTCAAGGAAATAATAATAGGCTTGTAAATTCAGATTACATGCTTAGTCGAGTAGAAGTCGAAGATATTCCTTTTACATTTATGTACCGCGGCAGTAAAACTTACATTTTCGGTGATTTACTTGTCCGATTCGTTGCCAGTTTGGGTAAACCTTATTATCGGGTATCCCTTAAACCTCCGATTTTCGATTTAGAAGACTATGACCCAAACTACTTAGATATGGAAACTTTTTTAGAGTTACTAGAAGAGAAGTGAGAGGTTATGTGATGACTTGGTACGACTTTATGATAAACGCAGCCAAACAGTCTCGACATAATGCTCACCATTGGTTTCGCTACCTAAGAAAAGTGATTTTTGAAGACTACACTTATTTAACTGATGAGGATATTGAAAAGTTGCTTACTTCTAATGAGTTGACTGCTTTTCAAAAGGTAAGTTTAGAGTTTGCAGTACAATACGGTTCACCAACTCATGAACACGTGGTATCTTTGAACAAACCTGTAAATATTGATGAAGTAAGACAGTTGATGGAGAGTTACAGATATGGATAGACGACAAGTTGCTTTTGAGCTTTTAAACGAAGAACTAGCAAAAGAAGGTCTCAATTTAGCTCTTATTTGCGTTGGTGGGTTTGTATTAGAACACTACGGATTTCGGTCTACGCAAGATGTAGATGCTTTTTATAGAGAAACCCCTATAATAAAGGAAATCATTTACAGAGTTGGGGAACAACTTGGTTTAAACACTTCCGAAGAACTTTGGTTAAATAATAGCGTAGCAAACTTAAATCCACTACCTCCTATTGAGTATTGTGAGGTTTTGTACTCTTTCGAAAATTTAACTGTTTATGTAGTTTCCTTAGATTACATTTTGGGAATGAAACTAACAAGCACACGTGAACAAGACTTGAAAGATGTTGGTGAGATTATTAAGTACAAAGGTTTACGTTCTCCTTTTGAGTTATATGATTACTTAAATCAGTTAGGGTTTGCTCCTTTAGATTTCGCTTATGTTTTGGAAGGCTTTAATTTAGCTTATGGTATGGATTGGTTGCGAGATTTCTTTGAACAGAACCAAGAAGAGTTAAGAAACTATTATTGAGAGGTTTAAGTTTTGGAAAAGGTAACACCAACACTAAGAGTTTTAGGTAGCACTACAGTAGTAGGCGCAGATAGAGAACAACATGACTTCTACGCAACCGAACCTAAAGCAGTGGAATTGCTACTAGATGAAGAGCAATTTCAACAAGATATTTTAGAACCTTGTTGTGGGTTGAACCATATTGTAGAGGTTCTAAAGAGCAGAGGGTATCAGGTTATAACCTCTGACCTCATTGATAGAGGTGTCGGTGCTGAGGTAAAAGACTTCTTTGATTATGAGTCTTGGCACGGAGATATTGTGACTAACCCTCCTTACTCACATGCAGTAGACTTTGTGGAACACAGTTTGAAGATTACTGAGGTGGGTTCTAAGGTTGCTATGTTCCTTAAAATTCAGTTCTTAGAAAGTAAGAAACGTAGAGAGTTCTTCAAACAATACCCACCTAAGTACATTTATGTTGCAAGTAGTAGATTAAAATGTGCTAAAAACGGTGAGTTTGAAAAAATACGGTAGCTCCGTAGCTTGTTACGCTTGGTTCGTTTGGGAGAATGGGTATCGAGGAGAACCTTCAGTTCGTTGGATAAACTAGAAAGATAAAAGGTAAAACACTATGAACAATACAAGCACACAATTCTTATTAGACATCACAAACTTTATTGTGAGTAACTTCAAAAACCACAAGATTTGGGACGTTGAGATTGCTTTCCCAGAGTCTTCTGAGGATAGTGCAAATGGTTTTCCGAAACATGGACTTGTAGAAGTAAGTGCAACTGACGCTCAAGGTAATTGGAACAGTCACTCCTTCATGTTCAACTCACCAGAAAATGTAGATGAAGAAACGAAGAGTTACTTTACAAATTGCACTTTCCTTTTGTATGTGAATACTTCAAACACCCTTTTGTGGAAAGAATAAACAAACTAGCGGTATCTTCATTTTGAGGGTACTTTTTCTTTGTCTTATTTTCCTCTAGTTTGTCTTAAATTTCTTTCAATTTGACTTACGTTCTCTTCTTTTAGTCTTACTTTCAAGTATATTTGTCCTACATTAGCTCTTGATTGTCCTACCTCAAAACATATTTGTCTTACAGTTATTTTTCTTGTCATACAGTTGTCATAAGATTTGCAAAACCCTTTAAAATCTGCTATAATAGTCTTATTAAACTCGGAAAGGAGCAGTTTAGACGATTGAACTTAAACGATTACACTTTACAAGGTGTTGACTTAGCTAAGAAAGTATTAGCAAACGGTTTAGCACGTGGTTATCCTATAGTCCTCAAAGGCGACCCGGACGTTGACGGTCTTATGGCTTGGTTCGTAGGAGCTAAGATGCTACAGAAAGCAGGGTACTCGTTCCATTCTTGTGTCAACACCGATAGAAGACACGGTATGGTCGAAGAAGAGCTTGTCAAAAAAGAGCGCAGTTGGGGGCAGTTTGATTATTACATTCCCACAGAGTACCACCAAAATGAAATCATTATCAATGTGGACTCTTCCATTTCGGCAGATGAAATGTTGCAGTTGACCTCACAAGGAAACTTCGTAATTAGCTTAGATCATCATGAGGTTGAGGGTAATCCTTTGTTTCCAAACCAACAGTATTGGTCTACTAAGGAAGAAACCTCAGAGGGTATCAACTTAATTGGCGAAGCAGTTTTAATCAATAATCAGTATGATTTTGAACCTGAAGAACTTAGATTTTGGTCTGGGACAGGGGTTGTTTTAAACGCTTTATCCAAGATTTTAGAGGTTGAAATTGAGATTGAGTGGATCGCCATGCATGGAGTCACTTTGCTCTCGGATGTTCGTGACATTGAAAACCCTTTAGCTAGGGAAATTTTAAAGGTCACATTTGGAACTCCTTTGTTAGAGATGCCAACACTCAGAAAACTCACTCAGGTGTGCCAAGCGGAAGTGCCTACTGCTTTTCAGCGGTATCCCGAAAAGTTAGATAGAACTTTCGTGGACTTTAGTTTGTCTCCTTACATTAACGCTTCGTATCAACTTAATTTGAGTGAATATTTGTTTAGACTCTGTATTCAAACAGACTTCTTTTACTCGTTACCAGCTAAAACGATTCGGACTCGTATTTTGAACCACATGAAAGATTATCTGAGGGTCACAGAGCTTGAAAATTTGGTAATTCTGGCGATTGATGTTGCAGAAATACCAGAGACTTCAGATTCGAAAGAATACAACTTTAAATACACTTCTTTCCTCGGTCTCATTGCGAACCAGTATTTGAGAGACTTAGGAAAAACGGTCTTAATTGCAGCAGTTGAGAACGGTAAATGGCTTAGAGGTTCTGTTCGTGGTTTTCATTCTGAAGTTGAGTATAGAGACTTCTTTGAACACCATAACTTTGATGCACAAGGTCATAAGGGAGCCTTTGGTTTGGTTTCGGTAAAAGGAGCAATTAACTTCCCTTCCCTTGATAAAGACCTCGGTATCCTCGAACAAGGCGCAACTCAACAAGGTTTGAACATTCATGTCATGTCTAATTTGTTAGCGAACTTTGATAAGTTAAGAGAGCTAGCCTATGAAAACGAGTTTTTATTGAGTTCTCACTACCATTCTATCTCATATAGTGGTTTAGCTTATTCTACATTTACAGAATCAGCTAAAAAACGAGGTTATGAGGTAGACGGTATGTTTGTAGACTCTTTCGATAAGGAGCTAAACCCTAAAAACGCTTTAATTGTGCCTTATTTATACGGTGTTGAATTAAAATTGATATTGAGAAAATAGCTCTTGGAGGTTATTTTCAAATATTTGAAAATTCCCTTTGAGTTTAAGAATTATTTTCAAGAAACAAGAAAATAGAAAGAAAACAGGTAGTAAAATGACAGAAATTAAATTGATGGTGGATTTAGGTAACTCAGAAACACGCGCAGTAGCGCAGATTGTAGAAGAGGGTATCGTCAAGCACACTCGCGGTTATTTGCTTGATAACCACTTTGTAGTAGAGAACTTAGCAACTAAGGAAACTTACTCTCCTTACATTCAATCTGAGGATTTCAACAAGTTAGACTCTAATGTATTGGAACTTTCATTACAAATTGGAGCAAACAAAGTAGATAAATTGGTTATGTGGGGTGATTTAGCCACTGCAAACTTACCTAAGAAACTGCGTACACCAGTAAGCCACTTGGCTAAAGCAGATAACTTGATGAACTATGTGGTCTTGATTAACCTTATGGATAAAGTCTTGGATTGGGTCAATATGGTGTATCCTTCAAGTACAAAACAAGCTTTGTCTAAGGAAATCGAGTTTGAGTTGGCAGTTTTGGTTCCACCAGCACAAGCAGTTTCCGCACGTGAAACTTTTGAACAGAACTTAGTTCGCACTTTTACTTATAAGAACTTGTATGATGGAGCTGAGTTTAATTTAACCGTTAAGTCCGTTAAGGTTCTCCCAGAAGGATATTCTTCATTTTACTCAGTATTTTTGAGCTATGGAGACTTAAACCCTCGCCCTCGTTATGAAGACTTAGCTTCTCGAAATGTATTGATTATTGACTTTGGAGAAGGTACTACAGATTTGATTGGGGTATCCAGTCAGCGCTTGCTAGATGGTTTGAAACACACTATTAAGATTGGTGGTTCAACTATTCTGAGTAAGGTGAGAGCTTCTGTAAATAAGCGTTTGGGCTTAGATATTCCGATTGCAAGTTTCAAAGATGTGCTAAAAACGTGTGAAGTTCGCTATGGTTCAACAACTCACAAAGTTCGAGAAGATGTCGAACAAGCGATTTATTCGGTAGCATCCGATATTGCACAAGAGGTATTTACTTACTTGCGAGGGGCAGAAGTAGAGGTGTCTTCATTTGACCGTCTTTTGCTTGTAGGTGGTGGAGTTGTTCCAAATGGTTCAACAGTTACTATTTCTGAAGCGCTCTTGTCTGAATTGCAACTAGAACTTCCAACTTTGGATTTGGTAGACTTGCAATACCTTGAGGAACCAGAGATTGAGGGTATCCCATTCGACCTTACAAGTCCACGTTACTTGAACATTTTAGGATTGATGACTGCCTTTTCATTGGCACAAAAGACTCAAAAGCCTAATAAATGAGGTTAGATAGAATTTGATGAGGTAGATTTCATGTCAGATTTTGACTATTACTACTTTGAACTCAGCAAGTCGATTATTTCGGAAGTAGAGAATTTACTTCTCAGAGCGCATAGAACGGATATTCGATTTGTTTCAGGAGGTTCAAAGTTTCAACCTTTATCAGCACGAAGTCACGCTAAAAAGATTAGCACGGCTGGGTTTCTATTAACGGCTGATGAAAAGGTTAAATTAGATGCAAATGCAACAGTGCGCGACACAGTTGGACCAGACAGAGCGCACGTGATTACAACTGCTGATGAATTGATTTTGTTGTTGGAAAGCGAACTAGGGGAGTCTTTAACGGCTCCACCTAAGAAAGAGGAGGTCGCACCTCCTCCAACTCCAACTCCACCAACACAAACCGCTCAACTAACTAAGGAGAACACAACCTACTCTCCACACTCCCAAGCGGTATCCCCACTAACTCCGCAATATGGGGCAAATCCAGTTATTTCCAAAATGGAAACAGTTGAGCCTTCTAGTGGTTTCACACAAGTAGAGGAAACCCCTTTGGCAGAACCAATTCAAGAAGAGACTCCTTTACCCGTAGATGATGGTTTTGGTCTCACCTTGGAGGAAGAAGTTCAAGTCTTGCGTGCAGATAATGATCGTTTGCGTAGAGATTTGAAAGCTGCTAACTCAAATCAAGGTTCAGGGGTATCCTCAGAGCAACTTCAAAACCTGAAAGAGGATTTGGATTTAACTAAAGCAGAACTCGAAAATGAGCGTAACTCACACACTCGTACTAAAGAGACTTTGCAGTTAGTAGAGACGGATTTCGATAACAAGAAGATAGAGTTTGCTAAGTTAGAGGTTGCAAATGAGGACTTGAAAGCGAAACTTAAAGAGAGTGCAGTTGTTCCAACAACTCCTTTGAGCGTTCCAAGAAATGTTGAGATTTATGTGACGGCTTCAAGTTTAGATTTAGTTCCGTCTTACCAATATTTGTTGGTAAACATGAAAGATACTCTTGTGATTGACTTGTCACCTGAGAGTATTATGGACACCTTAGTTCGTATCACTAAGCGCAACCGTGTTGCTAAGTGGTTGTTAGGAGAGCAAAACATTCGTTCTCTTTACTCTCCTTATGATGAGATTAAATTGAGAGTAGCTGATGGTCTTGATTTGTTGACTTCTCCAAATGCTTTATTACCAGTAAATGTCTTATCAGAAGTGGATTGGGAACGCAAGTTTGATGATTTAGCTCGTTTAAATCGCCCAGTTGTTTTGTACTTAGGTTTGGAGACAAACAGAGGGGTATTTGAATTTTTGAGTCGCTTAGACAAGCAAGCTAAAGTCTTGCGTTCTGGTAGTCCATTGAGTGAGCGTTCATGGTCTCGTGTAGTTCGTCAACACGAGGGTTCTGTAGAGGAGGTGTCGATTTGAGTTCAAGAATGACGTTGTCTGTGCGTTTAACTGAGGAACAGTCAAATTTAGTTGATGTCCTCCGTACAGAAAAGAAATTAAGTAGTTATATTTCCTTGTTGTTGGGTGCTTTACTTCAAGATAGGGTATCCACAACACAATTTTTGCTTGGTTTATCTGACCAATCGGTAGCTTATAATAGCTTACAAGAGTCTACCATTCAAGCGAATTTGTATGAGAAGTGGTTGTCTTTGAAATTAGATGTACCTTTTGAAGATTGGGTTACAACTCTTCGTAGTGCTGAGATTAAGCACTTTGGTGGACTTGACATGCCTAAAGTGGATGTCAAATCGGCTTTGCTTGATTTGTTGGATGACTTAGGTTTAGAGTTGGTTGAAAAGGGTTCAACTGCACAGTCTTCTGAGGACAACCCCCAAGTGGTATCCTCAACTGAATTGGGTTCTTCTCCGTCACTCTCGCAAGAAGTAAACCCTCATGATTTAAAAGATTTGGTAGCAAGCATGGTTCATGAAATTTTGTCCAATAAGTCTACAAATCAAGGTGTAGAGCAACCCCTCTCAGAAGCTCCCACAGAGCCACTGGTTGCAGTTGAGACGATTGAGAATACAAGTACACCCCAAGAGTTAGAAAATGCACCAGAGGGCACGACAGCGCCTCAAAATGAGGTTGTAGAGCAAGAGGAAGAGAAAGTTAGTCAAGTTGAGGGGAAGTCATCAGCGGTATCCTCAGTTGAGGAAGAACTTCCGACCTCTGAGATTAGTCCTTTGGTAGATACTTCAGCTCTTATGAGTGGATTTGGGGAATAGAAAGTGAGGTGATATTCTATGAATGATCAAGTTGATTTATTTGGCGATGGTTCTTCAAAACCAAAATCAAACAATCAAGGTGGGTTTGGTTCTGCACCTAGCCCTCAAGGTGGTTTCCAAGGTGGTGGGTTTAACTCTAACTTTAACCAAGGTGGAGGTGTTCCTTTTAAGAACCCTCAACAAGAACCACCTAAGAAGTCACATAAGAAACTATGGATAGCACTTGGTGTTATTGTCACCCTCGGTATCATTGGTGCAGGTTCAACTTTGGCTTATAAGCATAATCAGAAAGTAGCGATTGAGAAAAAAGCGAAAGAAGATGCTTTGAAAGACTTACAAGATAAGATTTCAAGCGGTGTTTCTCAGTTTTCTTTGGCAGAGGTCTCAGATACCTCTGAAACAAATGGTATTTCCTTGTGGGATTTAAATTTGACCTATGTAAGCACAAACACCTCACGAACGGACTTTGTAGGTGCAGTTTCTAAAGCAGTAACCGTTGAGTTAAATGGTTCTGACGCTACGATTAAGTCTCCTAATTGGGAGTACGTTGGTTGGGTCGTCAAACATGTAGACCATGATAAAATCAAGGCTTTAACAAAAGACTTGAAGAAAGACTCTTATACTTACAAAGATGATTTAGTAGATGCTTACGCTAAGTACATCGCTCAGAATTTAGCGGATATGTTAGAGTACAAGAACGCTTATGTAGCTTCATATATGCAAGGTTCTGATATTCCAAAACCTTACAAAACTACAGAGGTTGCAGGAGCGGTATCCTCAGATAACAAGCTCACTGCTGAGTTCACAAACACTCTTGATAAAGAGGTCTTTAGTGCTGATAAACTGCACACTTCACAGGATTTCTTTGTGGGTGTCACAGAAGATAGCTATGGTGAGAAGAGTGAGAGTAAGGCTCACGCTGAATGGTCTGCAAGAGAGAAAGAACTTTCGACTTATATCAACAACTTGCGCCCTTACCTTGGTTTAAAAGCACGTGAAGTTAAACAAACCAAGAAGACAGATAAGGGTACAGAACAAGTAAATGTTGAAAACCCCAATACTTTCGATAAGTTAGACAATCCAACTTATGATAGTGCGGTATCCTCATGGCTTGAGCTGAAAAAAGTTGAGCCTAGTCCTTACACTTATGCAAATGGTGAGAAGAACCTTGATAAAGTCGTATCTTACGGTTGGGTAGGGTCAACATACATTGCAAGTAAAGAGAGCGATGCGAAAAGTACCAATGTTCATATCGGTTCAGGAAAATATGATGACCCAGTCACTTTAGGTACTCCATTTGTCACTAAAATGCAAGACACTTCTGGTAATTACCAAGATGTTCGAGTGACTGTGACTAAGGTTTTAGTAGGTGATGAGGCTATTAAAGATGTTCAAACCTTTAACGATAAGAACAAAGGTTTTACCAATGTTTCTGATTTAGTATTAGGAACTGTTCATTTTCAAGTGGAGAACTTGTCTGATAAGGAAATTGAGGTTGACTCTGAGTTTACGTTAGCGGATCCAGAGCAGAACCTCATTAACCGAACAGGTAACATGTATGGTCTTCCAGAGCGCTCGAAGATTGCTGCACGTGGAACTGCAGAGATGGTCGATTGGTTTAATACTAAAGAGACTAAGACTTTGAACTTGATGTGGGGCAAAACTTTTAACCACAAACATGAAGCAGTCTACATCAATGCTTTAGGTGATGAAATTTACGACCAGTATGGACGTAAGATGGAGCGCAATACGAAGAAACTCGTAGAAAATAAAGCCCAAGCAGACCAAAAAGCCTTGGAACGTTTGGCAAAAGAAGAGCTTGAAGCTCGTAAGAAAGCTGAGTTGGAGGACTAATTTATGTTTAAACGTAAACAGAAAACTCCTAAAGCTAATTCTCTTTCGGTATCCAATACTTCGCAAGCCAACAAACCAAAAGAACCCTTTTTAAAGCGTTTGGTGTCTTACTTTAAGACTCACAGAAAGACTCGGTTGTTTGTCTTTGGTTTAATTGGTCTAGCGGTATCTTTAGCTTTGCTATTTACTCTTTATAAGCTCATTTTGGTGTTGTTAGGAACCATTATGCAATTTTGGTTCCGCTACACTAGTAATGAAATTCTCTTGTGGGTCTTAACTTTAGTCTGTTTTGCACTCATTTGTGGTTTTTGTTACTTCTTATGGGTTCGTAGGTCGGAGTACCTAAAACGGGAAGAGCAAGAAGAGAAATTACAAGATAGTTCCGTTGAGGTTGATGATGATTGGTTTCAGTCAGATAGTGGTTGGAGCTAGGTAGCTTTGAAAGGTGGTATCATTCAGATGTTTCTATTTTTCAAACGTTGGTGGTCTTCTTTGCAAGATCATACAAAAGGGGCATTGATTTGCGCTATTGTCGTCTTTATTATGTGGTTTCTCTTTAGAAATTCCTTTTAAATATTAGAGGAACGCACTTCGGTGCGTTTTTCGTTTGACTTTCACTTAAATTTATGATAAAATAAACCTATAAAACTAAACATAAAGGAGACGATTATGTCTAAGAATAAAGAAAATGAAGCTATTGTTGAGTTTGAGGTAACTCCTCCGTTTAAATTGCTTACACAAAAAGATGGGCAAGAGATGGTTAAGAACAATATGTCTTTTATACACAACTTGTCAAAACGCAAGAACTTAGTCCCCGGTATCCTCACGGTTGCAACCATTCAAGACAATTCAGATGGTGAACTTTTAGGTGAGGGTTCATTGAACTGCGCACACGATCAATACTACATGCTTTTGGTTTCTGCAATAAGCACTATTCTATCTGCGATGGACGAACACGGTGCTTTGAAAAGTCTAGGAATTAGTACAGATGATTTAAGTTTTGAAACGTTAGGTTTTGTTGTTGGTGCGATTGAAGATAAGCTTGGTCTTGAAATTGGTGACACTGAAGAACTTAACCGTTTGGCTGAAAAAGATGAAAATATTCTTGACTTTTTGGACAATCATTATGATTCTCTACTTAGACTTGGTGGGGTTGAAGATGAAGACTAAGTTTCGGTATCCTTTTTATCCTTGATAAATCAACTATTTTGTGCTATACTAAATTAGAAGTAAGTGAGAGACTTCAACTCGGTCAATGATGCTTGGTGGTGCGAGCTAGACCGAAAAAGAAAACGAACACACACACTTAACAATACAGGGGAAGCCATGAAAATGGCTTTTCTTATTGACTTAACCACTTATTTGTGGTAAAATTAAATAAACTTAAAAATTAAGGAGTTAGAAAAACTATGCCAGAATTTAATAAAGCATTTGATTTGCAAGAACATAAAGATTTTTGGGAGAATCGTGGTGCAGAAACACTAGAACCTATGTCTTTCGTATCTCTTGCAACTTTTGAGCAAGACGATAAGGTAGGTTTTAGTTCAATCCGTGAGTCTCAAGTTCGTAGTGACTCAGTTTATGTAACACTCGACACAATGGTAACTGCCATTACCCGTATCCTTGGAACTAAAGAAACTTTCGAAAAACTTGGTTTGAACGCAGATGACCTCGTTAAGAACACAGTTATGACTTATATCGGTCAAATCGTTGAGAAACTACCAAAAGATGATGAAAGCATGCTTACCTTGGTTGAGGATAATGAAGATGTCCGTAACTTGCTTGATCTTCACTTTGCAAGCGCAGAGCGTTTGCTTGGTGGAAACGAAGAAGAAAAAGAATCGTAAGCCTATGAACAACACAGGTTCAAACATTTTGGAAACCCAACTTCTAATTGGGAAAGGAGTCTTAGAAATTCTCTTGGACTTGGCAAGCGATAAAAATAAAGAAGGCGCAGTCTTACCTCTTGACATGAACGGTAGAAAGTTCACTATCACAGTTGAGAAAGACTGACTTCCCCATGTACTTGTAATAGCTTGTACACTTATAATTCGAGAAAAGAAGGTACTTAATGGTCTAAATGTGCCTTTTTTCTTTTTTTCTAACGGTATCCTCTATTTCACAGTTCCAATCAAAGACAGGTTGGAACTTTTTCTTATTTTTCACTTTATTACTTGCAATTATTCTCTCTATTTGCTATACTATATTTAACAAGATTTGAGGAGAAGAATTTTATGATTGCACAATATGTCAACGAATTACCAGAGAATTTACAAGTATTACTTGCAATGCGCTCTGCTTTTCAAGTTTGGTTTGATAACAGTCGTTACTTGCAAAGTATTAGCGCAGAGGGTTTAAAACAAGATGGAGTGGAATGGTTCTGTACTTCAAATACCTTTAGTTACACAGTCTTAAGACAATCAGGACGTCCATTTGTGTCTTTGTATTTTACTGTTGCAAACAATGGTTTAGAGCTGACTTTAATGGCTCAAAACTACTATCACGGTAAGTTGGTGGGTACAAAAGCACTTGAGGGTGTTGCCTTTTCAGTAGAGGATTTTAAAGTCTTACTAGATGTTGTTCCTCAAACTGCTTATGTTTCTATTCTACGCTCTTTACCTTTCTTCTTTAGTTTAATTGGGTTAGAAACTCAGTTTCAAGCGTATCAACATCGTTTTGCGGTTCTCAATGGTTGGGTTGGAGGTTAAATTACATGGTTCAATCAGAAGTAGAAGTAGTTAAAATTAACTCATTGTTTCAAAAAGTTTTGTATAAATGGTTAGAAGGTTGTAGATTTATTTCGTTCAACATTGAGAGAGACACGCCTTCTTATGAAGTTTATATCAATAAGACTACTTTCAGTGTTACTGCATTTCGAGGTAATCATTATCCAAGTGTAAACCTTTCACTTATGGTAAACTCTCCTAGTCCTTCTTATGAGTATTGGGTCAATGGTGTTGCGGACTTTGATATTAAGTCTAAGGTTGCCTTCTTTGGTAGAGGGAAACTTTTAATGGAGTTTCGACGTGATAGTTTAGGTATGGACTCTTCCACGTGGTATCCGTATGTTGCTGAGATTTTAGCTCCTTTAAACGAGTCTCAACGTTTCACACTAGAGATGACTTTAAGAGATATTCTTACAAAGTTGGATAAAGAAGTGGAACGCAGAGCAGAATTTGAAGCAGAATTTAGAGAAAGGATTTCACATGGCAACTAAACAACCTGAGTTAATTGATTTGTACCAACGATTGAAATTGGTCGTAAACACTTGGATTGAGTTACTACCCTTTCAAAATTTTGAATTTAGCTCAGAGAGTTCCACATTTGCCTATACTATAAACTCTAAAGAATTTACGTTAGCAACTTATAGACCTAGTGGTTTACCAAGTACAACTCTTGCTATTACTAGACACTCTAAAATAAGCCACGGGGTATCGGCAGGTTTGCTTTTCTTCGCTACATTTCGCTCTTATCGTAATGGTAAAGTAGAGTTTGAGTTTAAGGGGTCTTCACTTGATGAGTGCAACTCTAACTGGCATGAATTTGTCAGACAGTTTTACTATCCGATAAGCAATTCGCAACGGTTAAATTTCTATGAATCTTTATTTGAGTTGCAACTAATTTTACAAGATGAATTAAATCGGTTGAACAAAGAGTTTAATCAAGTTGTATATTGGACTGATTTTAATGGAGGTGTTAAATGACAAACCTAAAACAATACACAAAAGAACAACGTTTTGCTTTAGTAGCAACTGCTTTGGTTGATACATGGGAAAAACTTAGAAAAGAGCTAAATGGTCCAGCTACGGTCGAATTTAATACTGACACCATGATTTTAAATATTGATAATCATGGGTGCTTTGTAAATGTACTGAGACAGAACTATTTAACTTGGTACACCTTTAGTTTCACGTTCAATAAAGATAACAAATTAGCTTTTGCAGTGACTCCGTATGTTAGAAACAACCCTCAATTTAATGAGGTTACACGCGGTATCTTTACTGCACACAGTGATTTTGAAAAACTAGCTTCAGATTTACCGTCTGACTATTTAGCTCCTTTTACAAATAACTTGTTGACTATTTTCAGTAAAGATAACACTTGGTCTAAAACATTTAATTATTTCTTAGCTAATTCAGTTCAGTTCATGCCTACTGTTAAACAGTTAGCAAAACGAAAACATGCAGATAAAGTAGACGCTAGAAAAGAATTAAGAACTACATTTCTTCGCATTTCAGATTTTTATAAGACTCTCTTGTTACATTCTAGGTTAGCGGATAAATTTTACTCTGTGGAGACTTCAAGAGGTAGTTTAGATATAACTGCTAGTGGCTTGTGCTATCAAGTCTCAACTGAGTCAGGTCAATTCTACACTTTCAACATGTTTAAAACAGTAGGTGAAAGAGACAAATATAGCTATAGTTTAACGAATGATAAAGGGGTTCTAGGTAGATTTACAGACTTTGGTATGTTCTACGAAGACGCAGATCGTTTATCAGGTTTGTGCCCTAGAGAAGATATGCTAGATTTCGTTAAGGAGTTCGATTCTTTGATTACAAAAGCAGGTCTTTGGTCTGCATACACAAGTTTAGGTTATGTGAAATAAAGGAGAGAAAGATGTTCCAAACACTAGACAATAGAACACAACTGGCGATTGCCCTTATGGCAACAGAGAAGGTTTACTCTAATTGGGTGGAAAACTACACGGTTTCTCAACCATTCAAACGGGATGTAAACGACAAGTTTAACCTTTACATCCAACCAGATGAGCTGACTTTTCATTTATGGCGCAAAGGTAGTGATTGCGCCTTTGCAAGTATTCTCATGCAACACCAATCGCAAGGTCATTGCTATATTTCCGTAGAGAACTACTTTAGGGGCATCGCTCGTGATACGCTCGACTTGAACAATCCTCATGCTACCTTTGATGATTACTTGAAACTAGCAAACAACTTTCCAGAGCAAGCAGTGGACTTAATTGTGAAAGGGTTATTTAAAGGATTTGAGACAGTTGGTTTGCTCAATGAGTTCTCTTACTATGTAGGAGTTGCGACTAACTTATTGGATTTGAAAGATTAGATTACATAAGGAGCGGTTGCTCCTTTTCTTTTAGCGGTATCCGATTTGCAAAATCTCGCTTTTTATGCTATAATAGTTCTCATTGAACGCCAAACGTTCACCAGTTTAGACCAAGATTAGAAAGAAAATAAGATGAATAATTTAGACATGTCCAAAATCGTCTGGGTGGTCGATTTTAACCACTTAGTCCATAAATATTTCCAAGGAATGCGTTCCAAAGGTGTCACTTTGTCTGCGGAGGTAGAAGTTGAGAGATTAGACTCTATGGGGTCTGTTTATACAGAAACAGTTGTAGTAGATACTACGGTATTGTCTGCTATGTTGAAATTCTTTGCGAACCGACTTTCAGGAGCAGGATATAACCCTATGGTGGTTTGTGCTGACTCTAAGATTTGGTCTCGCAAAGAGTATATGAAAGATTTATTGAAACGTGAGGGTAAAGGTGGAACTTATAAATCAGGTCGTCCGAAGTTAGCACCAGATTGGTGGAACTCTGCAGACTTGTGTTTGCGACTCCTTAAAAAGATAGGGGTATGTGTTTTAAAGAAAGACAACTACGAAGCCGATGACTTGATTGCAGAAGCAGTAAGAGTTGCTAAACTTCAGTACCCAAATAACCCAATCTGTGTATTGACCGGAGATTTGGATATGGTTCCTTTAGTAGATGAGCAGGTGTCTGTTTATATGTACCCAGCAACCCAAACCTACGCAGAACAAGGGTATCCCGAACTCAACAACTACGAACAAATCACTCCTCGCACTTACAAGCGTATGTTAGAGCGTAAGTCTTCTGTTAAGAAGTTAGGTGGATTCGCTGACTACAACACTTTGTTAGCGACTAAGATTATCCGTGGAGATAGTTCTGATACAATTCCTTGTATGAAAGGTTTTTATAGAAAGCCAAAACGCTTGGTTGATTTACTACAAAAAGTAGCAGAGGAAGAGAACTTCAAGGAGTTCCACTATGTACCATGTGATGTTTTCTATGAGTACAAACCAACAGGCAAGCGGTATCCTGTACTTCCGTACAAGCGCCAAGTTGATAGATATACTCTACCTAGTCTAGCCGAAGTTCCTTTCTCTACGGAAGGTTTGTCTCCTTTGTTTATTGCAAAAGATTGGTTTGTAAAGATTGAAGAACCAACTGAAAAGGTTGAGCAAATGGTTTCAGTTTTGATGAAACATGGTTTAACTGAGGAAGAGAGTCAGCAGTTTAAGGATAGATATAGAGCTATGAACTTAAATGGTGCTTTCTTGAATATGCGTGAGCCAAAACTACGAAGAAAACCGTATCGACTGTTAGAGCCTTTAGAATATGGTGCTGATTATGTCATTCCACCGTTGGACTTAGCTTTACTGACGGTTGAAGCTCTCAAGTTCCAAATTCACATTTAGATAGGGGATATATTGATGAAATATACGTTGATTTTCTCTCCTATGGAGGGTGAAGAGAAAGGTTTCGACTTTACGGTAGTAGATCGAGTGTCCTTTGGTACTTATAACAGATTACAAGATAAAGGGTTTCCGATTGATGAATTAAAAGAAAACACAATCTTGGTAGCAGTTTATCCTAATGTTGGCAGTCGATTTGATGGAGTTCGTGGTATGTTCACAAAGGAGATTGGCTAACAGTATGGTACATTTAAAAGTTTTTGAAGCTTTTGCAGGTGTAGGTTCTCAGCACATGGCTCTAAGAAATTTGGGAGTTGATTATGAGGTTGTAGGGGTATCCGAAATCGACAAATTCGCCCATCAGTCTTATGAAGCCATTCATGGAGAGACCAAAAACTTTGGAGATATTTCAAAGTTGAAACCAGAGGACTTACCAGACTTTGACTTGTTTACATACTCTTTTCCTTGCACGGATCTAAGTTCTGCTGGAAAACAACGTGGGTTTGAAAAGGGTTCAGGCACGTCTTCCTCTCTTTTGTGGGAGTGTCAGCGATTGATTGAAGGTAAGAAACCAAAGGCTTTGTTATTAGAGAATGTAAAGGCTCTTAATAGTGCTAAGTTCCGAGATGGATTCCACTCTTGGCTTTCCTTTTTGAGAGGTTTAGGCTATACGAACTACTGTGGAGTCCTTAATGCAAAAGACTTTGGACTTCCTCAAAATAGAGAACGCATTTTCGTAGTCTCTATTTTAGGAAAACACAAACCGTATCGTTTTCCGAACGGTTTTGACGATGGTTCCACTATGGTTCCCTTGTTGGGTAGTGAATTAGACACTAAGAAGTGGCACAAGCAGTACAACATTGACCGATTTACTTACGAACTAAGAGATAAGGGTATCGTGCATTACTTAGGTCGCTTTAATGTTCCGATTGATTATAAGTTAGATAAATTGAAAGAACAAGGTTTAGCGGACATAGACCCTTCAACCATTAAAGAGTCTATTGGCATGCGCACTCAGTGCCTTTTCCCGACGGGGAAAGCAAGCTGCATGTTGGCTTCTGATTATAAGTACCCTAAAACAGTTGTAGAGGGTGTAGGTTGTGAGGTTCCGTCTAAGTTGTACCCTTCAGCTGCAAGTGACCCTCTAGCTCGTCCATTTGTAGAATATGAGCGTGGTCTGTCGTCTACAAGAGAAGAACTCGCAAAAGACCCAAAGGTTTTGTGGTTGTCTGAGAAAATTGTAAACAAACCTCAAGGATTGTTTAACTTAGCTTTGATGTTGTCTGATAATCAGACAGAAGAACAGAAACCTTTAAGTGGTTTCTATTCTATGCGGTATCTGACTCCCGGCGAGTGTTGGAGGTTTATGGGGTTTTCTTATGATGATTATAGTAAAGCGAAAGCAGAAGGTTTATCTGATTTGCAGTTATATAAACAAGCAGGAAATTCTATTGCAGTACCTTGTTTAGAAGTATTATTTAAACGGATTTATGAGTCTTTAGAAGATTAAAAGAAAATGAAATCATGTAAAGTGAGGTGTTGAAGTGACTGTTTTAACTGAATTTAAAAACTTAGCGAACGGGTCGTTAAGTGTGGAAGAGTTTAAGTCTAAGAAGGTGCAGTTCAATCGGCACTCACTATTAGAGACTTTTGATTATTTGGCTGAGTATAAGTTACTTTGGAAAGTAATTGAAAGAGACGCCAAAGGTAATGAAACAAACCTAGTTGACTTGCTCTTTGAAGTAGTTTACCCAGAGGTAGCAGATGGTGTAGTTTTACCTGTTGGTTTCCATCAGTCTATGTCGATATTTAGAAACTCAACTGTTTCTTGCGGTAAAGATGATGAGTGTGTTCGCATGGTTTATGTGTCCTTGTTAGATTATGTAGAGCTTTATTTCGGTACATGTTATAGAACTGCTATGAAGATTAAGCAGTACCAAAAGAAACAAGCATTGGTAGAAGGTCACGAAGCAGTTGCGAATTTAAGAATAGGAGAAGTTGCAGGGTATCCACAAGTTTTACCAGAAATCCAAGTAGCTCATCAGGAAGAAATAGAAAGCGAAGACAGATAGATGGAAAGAATGGAAATTGAACATACTGATCGAGATAAGGTGTTGAAGAACCTTATGAAGTTCAACCAAAGCATTTTGAAAAAGAAAGATACTTTAGAAGGTGTGGTTGAACTTTCTTTGTTTGGAACAGAAGATGATACTTTGTCTGCTACTTCTTTTGTTGCTATTCTTAGGGAGAATTTATATCCAAGTTTTGAACTTCTATTGAAACAAGGTATCGGTTTATTTGATAAAGACAAGTCTCTTGAATTTTTTGGTCTATCAAAAGATGAAATCACAAAGGAATTGTTTTTCAATTTCATGCGTATTGTAACGGAGAGAGTGCTTACAAGCTTACAGTTCCAAGAATTTGAAGAAATAGAGAGAGAACATCCTCAAGTTCGAGATTTTGTACAGAACCACATGCAAGCCCTACTTTCCTACGGTATTCTTGGTCCAGAAGACAAAGATTTAGACTTAGAAGATTGAGATTTTGAACTCACACATAATGGAGTGGTATAATTTTATACTGCTCTTTTATATTGCTTTGTTTTGTTTTTATTCTTGTCAAATTAATCAAAATTTCTTATGTGAAATCCTTGCAATTTTTCAATTTTTGTAGTAAACTTAATTTATAAGATTTGAATTAAATTGAAGTTTTGATTGTTTGTTGTAGCTTGAAATTTAGTTGGGGAGTAAAGATGTTATCAGACAAAGAGTTTTGCCATTTACGTTTAGGTTTAGATACTTTGATTCAAGATTTTTTGAGTAGTAAAGTGTTGAATAAACACTTACCAAAAATGCCTATGACAAGTGATGGTAAGATTATCGGTTCGATTTATAACGATATTACAAGACGCAACCCAAATCTCCATTTACGTTTTTACAATCGAAGTAAACGGATGACTTTCCAGTTGGTTGTTACAAATTACTTAGATGTTTTAACTGCACCAACTGAACCTTATATTGTTTATGTAGAAGCAAATCGTTACGATTCAAGTGGTGAGATTACTGAGGTCAACCACTTTGAAGTTTCTTCGAATGGAAGACTTGAAGACTTAGTTGGTTTGTTGGATTTTATGAAGTACAACTACTTGGAGAAAACCCTTTTGCGGTATCTACATGAATTATACCCAAGTTTGAAGGAAATGTGAGGTTTATAGTTTGATTAAAAGACAATCCAAAGAAGAAAAACTAGCTAGAATAGCTGACAGATTACTGCGGTTGTATTTTCAACTTTCTCTAAGTTTTCAAAAAAGAAAACCCTTTGAAATACCATTCAAGCTAAAAGAGTTTGAAAACTATAACGGTTTGATAGAGTTCAGTAGAACTGAAACCGCAATAACTTTCGGTATCACTTTAATAACTTCAACTGGTGCTTCTTTACATCGCTTTGAAGTTACTCATAGTTTAGAGACTCCAGAGAATCCAATTAGTTATTGTGCCTTCACAAGTTTACCTTATAGTAGAGGTCAAGTTTTAGAAGATTTAAAAGTGAGTTTTACAACTCAAATTCCATTTGAGACTTATATTCAAGAGATGGTCGTAACAAGTTGCAAACGAGATAATTTACTGACTCCTTTAGTTGTTTGTTTGGAAAGAGCAAGTAATTTAATGGAATTAGAGAAGAATTTTAGTGATTGAGAGGTATTGTTTATGGTAGCAAAACAAGAGAAACAAGACGTATGTATTAGGAGTTTAGAGAAGTTGGCTGTTTATGTTCGTAAACTGCGGAATTTTGAGTTTAAAAGAAACTATATTGGTTCTCCCCAGTATGAACTTGTATTGAATGTAACTTCTACACATTCATTAAACGTTATACTTACTGAGCCACATAAAGGAAACAATGAGTCTGGGGAGATAAGTGTTGAAGTTGTAAGTAACACTTCTAATCTTATTCAACATCGCATTTGGTTAGCTATTGAACCTTCAGCTAACTCAGATACTTATTTTGGTTATAGTAGTCCTTTCTTTAGAGGAAAACCTAAAGAGTGGGAAAGAGTAGGTTCTATGTCTAGTGATATTTCAGCTTTATTTGCACCTAGACTCATTACCGAGGGTATCCAATCTAATGCAGTTTTAAACGTGTTTTATTTAGGTTTACCAGAGTTTTTGAATAAAGTTAAGAAACTTCCTGATTTAAGGTTTGAATAAGATAAAGGTCACGATTTAAGTAAATGAGGTTTAAAATATGTCTTATAAAGATAGAACACAATTAGTAGAAGTTTTGGATAATATGATTAGAGGTTTACACATTCAATCGACTGTGTTTCCGGAAGTTCCTCCTATGGTTGAGGTAAATGATCGTTTAACTTTTGGATGGGGTATCACTGAGAATTATACAAATTTATCTATTTCTTTTACTCTATACACGCGTAAACGTTGGAAACAACATTGTAGTTTAATTATTGGTTTACAAATGATTGAAACTGGGGATTTGTTGTATAGTTTTAAAGCGTTTAAGTATGATGTAGGTGGGAGAAGTTCTAGTGTTGTAGATGTTACATCCATAAACTATACGAAAGAGTTTAGTCGTTCTGATATTGTAGAAATAGTTAACTCTTTAACTGATGAGCAGGTTTTAGCTTACTTAGAAGGTTTGCAGTACATGAAGTTTATGTAACTGTTTAGTTAGTTGATTAAATAAAATGAGGTTGACATTATGGGTGTTCGAGTTTCAAGAGCAGAAAAGTTAGATTTTTGCTTACAGGCATTAGATAAGTTATATAAACAGTTAGATAAGCATTTTGATACGTTTATGGGATATGATATTCAGTTTAGTGCTGAAGGTAATTCTTTATACAATGTAGAATTTTCAAATATGTTTATGCCTTTGGAGAATACATTATTGGTTGATTTAAACTTTGATATTTATCGGAAAGGCACTAATACTTTAGTACATCGTTTAACTTTAAGTGAAGAAGCGGTATCTTCAAGTACGCAGGTAAATGGTACGGGCATTGATTTTTCTCCTAGTTTCATAGGTTTGAGTGTTCCTTGTTATAGAGGGAGACCACAAAATCATTTAGCTAAGCAAATTAGTGTTACTGATGTTAAATACTCTGAATTGATGGTTTTACTGAGTGCTATTCAGAAATCTGAGGTGCTTGATGCTTTTTATAAAGGTTTACCTAAATTGTTTACAAATATTCATGATTTTTGCGAGGTATAGAGATGACTTTAACGAAAAATAGACAAGCCTTAAATGATTATTTAGTAAATTTTCTTCGTAAAGAGTGGGAGAAAGCTCCTTATACAAATGGAGTAGTTTTTGACACTTCTCTTATGTATGAATTTCGGTTTCTGAGAGATGGTTCTGAGATTGAACTTGCTTTGTATACTTACAATGTAGGAAGAGAACACGTTTTAAATTTTGACATTGAGGATGGACGTGTTTATTGTCGAAGTATTCGTAAGGGTTACACGAAAGATGGTGAATACCAAGAAGTTCGTTTTAATTTAGATTTTGAAGAATTTAAAACTAAGAACTTAAGTAAGTTTGAAGATTTAATTGAATTTATCAGTTCTGATGAAATGGCACGTGTATTATTACATGCTTTGAAAGAGTTAAGAGTGGGTGTAGATTGATGAATTTAACATCTGAAGAGCTACGTCGCTTTGGGGCAGTAATTAACAGTTTACTGGAAGACTTACCTAAACTTACACATCATAAAGATGGGAAACTTCCTTTAAATAATCAGAAATATACTTACTCTTATATTTAAGATGTAAACCGACTTTACATTAGCTTATATTGTAATGGTCAAGACGCTTATTATTTTTACATTGAGCTAGATTCCGATTCTGACACTTATGTGATGAGAGGGTGGTCTTACTTTAAAGGTAAACCAGACAATTCAAACGCATTTACAGTATTTGTAAACTTGTCAGATAAGTGTATCACGCGGGGAGATTTAGACCTTATTATTGATTCTATTTCCTCTAAAGAGCGCTTTGTAAATCTATATACTACTTTGTGCTTAGTAGATCAAACAAATACGTTTCTTACTTGGAAAGATTGAGGTTTTGTATGGATTCAAAAGATGGTTTATTAGTGTTATCAGATGGGACTACTTTTCCATACAATCCTTACATTTTCAACAGAGACTCGTTCATTGCTTATTCTATTCAAAGGGGTGAGTGGAAAGTAACAGAGGAAGTTCTATTGAAGTTAGTTCCTTTGTTAACTGTAACTGAAGTTAATTTTGTAGGGAAGAGTCAAGTTGTTGTTAAAAGTATAGAAAACTTTCATGCGGAAGTGAAGTTCACAGATAAGAAGGTTACTTCTGTACGTGTGATTCAGTTTTTCAGATGTAAAAACAGAGGTTTTGAGTTGGTTCCCTATAAAACCATGAGAGGGTGTCTTCCTTGTGATGAGCTTCCAGTTTCGATTGAAGAGAGGGTTTCAATACTTTTATCACAATTAGAGATGGAACTAGGTGCTTTAATTTCTGTTATGTTAACAAAGTTTTATGGTTTTAAGTTTGAGATGGTTTTAGATTGAGAGAGGTTAAAAATATGAAGTTTACAGATAAAGAAGTGAAACGTCTTAAAAGATCAGTTGAGAGCATACTAGAAGAAGTGTCCAAGTTTGTATCTTATGAGGACACGCAAAGACCTTTAAACAATAGAAAATATACGTTTTCTTATAAAACTCATTTTAAAGGGTTCTACGTTGGGCTTTATTGCAAAGATAACCTTGTTTATTACTTCTCTGTGGATGATTATGGGGATGAATATAGCGTGAGTGGTTGGTCTCATCTTAACAATAAAATAGATACTTCTACTATGTTTACTATCTTTGTAAATAAAAATAGTTTGATTTTGGGTGGTTCTGAGTTAGATACGATTGCGAACTCAATTACGTCTAAAGAACGCCTTACGAACTTGTGTACTTCTTTAGATTTAGTTGTTTTGACAAATGATATGGTTAAGTGGTAGTTACAAGATCAGTTAAATTTGAAGTTTTAGAGGTCAGATGAATGGGTGTTGGTGAAAAGAAAGATTTATTAGCAGAGTTGCTGTATCGGATACATCAGCTACATAGCACAGGTGCTAAAGTGTATGGCTTGTTCAAAGTTTCGGATAATACTTATTTTGAGGTTCAAGATACGTCTTGGACTTACTTAGGAATTGAAGTTCGTATGGGACAGAAATCACATAGTATTTCATTTAATGCTTACGATTACAAGGTAGAGCGATTGAATGGTTGGTACATTGCAAGCAATAGTTACCCTAAAACAGAGATTTCTAACGGTTTATCTTATGAAAGATACGATAACCTTTCGGTATCCATTATTCGCAAGTATATTGAGAATATACCAACTGTAACTTTTGTAGATGCTTTTATTAAAGGCTTGAAGATTTTATTGGCTTACACATGAGATTAGATTAGGAGAGATTTTGAGTAGTTTAGATTTAACTTGCGCTTCCTTCTTTGCAGGAGTAGGGGGTATTGATTTAGGGTTTGAAGAGCAAGGGTTTAAAACGATTTATGCGAATGAATTTGATACAAAAGCAAGAGAAACTTTTGCTTTAAACTTCCCTCATGTTCAGTTGGATGGTCGAGATATTCGAGAAGTTCAAGCTACTGAGGTTCCAAGTGTAGATGTCATTATAGGTGGTTTCCCTTGCCAAGCCTTCTCTATTACAGGGTATCAACAAGGTTTCCATGATGAGAAAGGTCGAGGTACGTTGTTCTTTGAATTGGCTCGTATCATTGAAGAAAAACAACCTCGTGCTATTTTCTTAGAAAATGTAAAGAACTTGGTTCGTCATGATAACGGAAACACTTTAAAAGTCATTTTAAAAACTTTAGAGGACTTAGGTTATTATGTGACTTACCAAGTGATGAACGCTGCTGAATACGGTAATATTCCACAAGGTAGAGAGCGCATTTACATTGTAGGGTTTAAGGACAGAGCGGTATCCGAGCATTTTCAGTTTCCAGATAAGGTTGAACTTACAAAGACTGTATTTGATGTTATTGACTTCAAAACCCAATTAGAAGAGCAGTATTATTACAGAGAAGATAAACACTATTATCCATTGTTGAAAGAAAATATTGTGTCTGTGGGTAGCATTTATGAATATCGCAGAGGAAATACGATTAGAGAGAACAAAAGTGGTGTAGTACCTACGTTATTGGCTTCTATGGGAACTGGTGGAAACAATGTGCCTCTGATTTTGACAGAAGATGGGGAAATTAGAAAGTTGACTCCAAGAGAGTGTTTTAACACACAAGGGTTCCCTCGTTCGTATCAATTTCCAGAGAAAATGGCAAATAGCCACTTATACAAACAAGCAGGAAATAGTGTAGCGGTACCTGTGGTATCTCGTATTGCGAAACAGATTAAATTGGCTTTAGAAAGTGAAATAGGTGGGTCACATGAGTAAAAGTAAGAGAGAACAACTCCAACAAACCTTGGAGAAAACCTTTGATAAGGTTATTGGTTTAGCAGATGAAGTTAGCGGAGAAACAATCGAGGTTTCTGACAGATACTTAGTTTATGTAGAACTTGCAAAAGACTTAGTTTACCTTTCGTTGGAAAATAAGAAATCAGGTAAACGAGTTCATGATTTACACATTTCGGTATCTTCAGACTTAGATGTTTTCTTTTCAGGTAGCGTTTATAGGTCAGAGAGTTCTCTACCGGTAAGTACATTGGAACATATTGTACAATATGCTGCAAAAGGAACTCCACAATTTACACGTGGTTTTGAGATTTTGGCAGAATCGATTTCTACGGAATTCCAAGTGTCTTGTTTCTTGAGTGCTTTGGAAGAGGTAGTTAGTTAATTTTTATTTAGGAGGGTATAGTTAATGGTAAAACTAGCAAACAAACAGACAGTAGAATTATGGCACTACCTAAGACAAGGTTTTGAAGAAATGTTGAACTCTGATGAGAACCGTTTACCGGTGAAGTCAGTTAACCAAGTTTCTCCTAGCTATAAGTTTTCTGTGTTATTAAGTGAGTCTGTTTTTCAAATACGACTATTGAAAAATACACTAGAAACTAATTTAGATACTGATTTAGTTCATGAGATTGAGATTTATTACGATAGGGTACTAGGTAGATTTTCTTTTAGGGGTGTTTCTTGTAATCAGAAAACTGGAAAAAGGAAGGGTGTATCTACCGTAGCTTATTTACAAAATCTACTAGATGGGTATATTTTTAAACAGATTTTAACTGATTTGGTTGAGAATGTAGCTACAATTAAGCAAGTTGAGTATTTAAACTTAGGTATTCAGTTATCAGGTCTTGGTTTTGATGTGGTAGAGGGTTGATAATATGAGCAAATACAAAGGTTTAAAAAGAGACCAACTTGAAGAGTTGGTAGTAGAAAAACTTAATTTCTTCTTGAAGTATTTAGAGGGTCAATCTACTTATCCTATGGGTAAATTCCCTACCGGTAGTCCCTCTCCGCTCGGTGGTGAATACCTCATTTGGGTAGGTTGCTCTGAGGGGACGATTTCCTTTACCTTGCAAGACACTAATGGAGTTGATTATCACAACATTAAGATTGATAAATTTGGTGGTAGTAGACAAGTTGTAGAGATTGCAAGCCGACCTTTCAAAGAGACAGGAGGTATTTGGTTTGGTAAGTCTTTCAGTCTTCGTTGTGATTGGGATGATTTACAAATGAGTCCAACTATGTTCACCAAACAGTTGTTACCTTACATTCGTAAGAAAGACCAAGTTTTAGCTTATTGGTTGGGTTTGACTGCGGTTCAAGATTATTGTTGAAAGGTGTTAAGTATGGAAACTTTGTTTAAAAATAAAGAGAGACAAGCTCTCTTAGAAGAATTGTTTACGGTTTGTCAGTCTATGGCGAAACACGGTCTACCTGAGGATATTCAAAGACTTGTAAAGGGGTCAGCTCGATTAGGTTTAACTTATCGTACCTCACAGAGTGAAAACGCTTTGTATATAGATTTAGTTACGTTAGATAATCAAGCTCTTCAACCGTTTACCTTTCAAGTATATATTAAAGAAAATGCCCCTTGGGTGCATTTGTACTATGTAGACAAAACTAAAACAAGCCGAAAAGTAGATGTACCTTTGAGCGGAGTCAAAACAAGTTTGGCAGACTTAGTTAGCGGTATCCCAAGTCAAAGTCGCGTAGTAGCTTTTAGAGATGCATTGTATCTCAATTTGAGAAGTTTTGTTTATTGGGGAGATTAGATATAGAGGTAGTTTTTATGTTTAAAGGTTCAAGAGGTGTTCGTCTCCTATATAAAAAGAAAACTTGTGGTTATGACTATATTCAACCAGTGATTTTACCAAGTAGTGAGAGGGTTTTGGTCTATGGGAACACTTTAGAAGGTTGTCCTATAGCTACAGTTGCTGAGGTGGAATTAAAACGTGCAAGCGATTTAATTTATGCTCAAAATAGACTTGTAGAGATTGAAGGGTATCACCCTATGCACGTTGTTCCTAATTGGGAAACTTTATTGGGTTATTCTGAATTATTTGAAGATTAAGCAGATGTTGTAGATGGCTTTCAGAAACAAAGAAAAACAAGCCTTATTAGATGACCTCCTATACTTGTGTGATTGTGTAATTACCACAGGTAGTTTCAAGAAATCAGGACGTAAGCGTAATTTAAAAGTTACGCAGAAGTATGATACTTATTATGAGGTAGATGAGCATTATCCTAATATAGAAATTACTTTACTAGTAGGTGAGCGTAGAAAGGTTCATTCTTTAGAGTTAAACTTCCTACCTTGGAGGTTTGAGCATAATGTTCACCTTATGTCTTCGTATCTTTTAGATAGTTTTGACTGGAAAGAGAGTAATGTTTGGGTTAGTTTTGCAAACACTAAACAGTTAGAACAAGTATTAGCTGACTGGATAAACTCTATTCGCAGTCCTTTACAAGTGCAGCTTTATTTGGATATTTTGCAAAATCAGTTAAGAGGTGTTTATTATGGTGTTTAAAAGTAAAGTAAAAGAGTCTTTATATCAAGAGTTGAGAGCTTTCATTCTTCGGTATCAATCAGGACTTGTGCGTAACACAGTCAAACCTATGGATACTACTGATATGTTGACACGGCAGATTTTTGTCCACCTCAGAATTACTGAGGATAACGCAGTTTTAGTACATTTAGTAGACAAAGAGGGTTATCCGCTTTTTAAACTAGAGTTTTATTTTGGTGTTGCAGATGGTGTGAACTATGTAGGTATTAAATACAGTGACGTTGATGGTTTAGGTTCATTACAAACTTTTCCTTTAACCGATAACTTAGCTATTGATAACTTTTTAGTTCAAATAATTAAGTTTATTCCTTCTGAAACTTACATCAAGCATTATTTGACAGTGTTAAAAAAATCAAGTTCGAACATGGTTAGTATAAAATTAGTGAGGTAAAAACAATGGAAAATCAAACAATTTCCACACGTGGAATTCGTCTATTATTCGATGCACAAGGTTATGGTAAAGATTATGTTCAAGCAGTGATTCTCCCTGATGGTAGGAGACTGGTGATTACAGGTTCTACTTATGGTATGGGTGCTCCGCTTTCTGCTTTAACTGAAATTGAAGTGAAGCGTAAATCTGATTTAAAGTGGGCAATTAAAGACCTAGTTAACCAAGGGTATCAACAAGTTGATGGTTCTCGTATTTATGATGAATTGCGTGAGTTTGATAAGTTAATGCCTTATGGTATTTAGACTTTAGTAGGTAGAGAAAGAGAATAGGTGCTAATATGAATAACATTCAATTCCGTTTTGAAACCGCTTATGGTTATGATTTCGTCCAGTTTGTGATTTTGGATGACGGTCGTAAGTTTGCAATTACTGGGCAAATGGGTGTAGGATTTGCTATCTCACCTAGATACACGATTTATGTAAAGAAAAAGTCTGATTTGAAAGAGTTTTTAGATAAGGCTGTTAAATTTGATGGTTATATCTTGAAAGACAATTACAATGATAACTTAGAACTTCAAACTTATGAGAACCGTGTTTTGCGTTTTGGTACTAATTAGAAACTTAGGAGTGTATCCCCATGCGAAATTTTGCTTTATATAATCCAAGTAACGATCTATATGTGTCTTATGTAGCTTTCAACCGTAAGACTAAAAGTTATGACATTGAGTTCACACGTGATTTGCACTCTATTCGCTTTTGGAAGATGAAGTCAAGTGCAGAAGGACAAGCACAGCGAATTTTCGATTGGAATCGGAATTTGGCGCTTGAGGTGCGCGAACTTAGATAGGTTTTTTCTTGATAGAGAACTTCAACTTTGATTGAGGTTCTTTTGGTTTTATAGTTTGTTATTCCTTGACAAATAATACTCCTTTTGTTCTAATAAATACAAGAAAACATTGAGGTAGAAGATTATGCTAGAAACTAATAAAACGAATGCGAATAACTTTGTAGTTTCCCAAGCAGTAACAGAGTTGGTTGCCAATTCTATTTTGAATGAGGGTTTAACTTTACTGAAGGTTGAAAGCGGGGGTGTTAATGATGACACGCATGTTTATTACTTCTCAAACAATATTGGACACATGTTACCCACAGATGATTACACCGATAGAGAATTTGCAGTGAAACTAGTCTTTCTAAGACGTGAAAGCATAAAAGTAGATGAACGTATGTCGGAGCGTAACCTCTTTATCTACGGTATCGACAAATTTACTATTTCTCAAGCTTATACAGACAACGATGTAGCTGCAACAGGTTTCCTAGACTATCTTTATGAGCAATTAAACCATGAAACGCTTGCTGAGTTTTACATTTATGAGGAAACTTTGTTCACATCTTTGAATGATTTGATTGAGTTTCACTTAGCGAATAAACAATAAGTATAAAACACCCCTCTAAAACCCCTCAGATTGCCCCAGTTTCGATTTTAAATCTAAACTCGATAACTTATAAAGTTTGAATTTAAACTGGAACAGAGGGTGTTTTAGAAGGTTTTATTTGGAAAGGAAAAGATGAACAAGAAACTCGTAGCAATTTGGGCGCAAGACAAAAGCGGTATCATCGGTAAAGATAATCACTTGCCTTGGCACTTACCAAAAGATCTTAAGCATTTTAAAGAGACAACACTAAATCAAGCTATTTTAATGGGACGAGTCACATTTGGGGGTATGAACAAAAGACTTCTCCCTAACAGAGAAATTTTGATTTTGACTACACAATCGGACTACCAAGTATACGGTGCAACTGTTGTAACTATTGTAGAAGATGTCTTGGATTGGTACGAAAACCAAGACAAAATTCTCTATATTGTAGGAGGTAGTCAAATCTATCAACTATTTGAACCTTATATAGATGAGTTGGTTATTACACAAGTTCAAGCTGAAGTAGAAGGTGATACTTATTTCCCTAAAGACTTTGATTTCTCTAAGTTTTCATTAGTTTCTAGCGTAGTTTATGAAAGAGATAGTCAAAATGAGTTTGATTTTGTGGTTGAACACTATGAAAGGGTATAGTTATGATAGTCGGTTCCTACATTGAGATTAAATATAAAACAAAAGGTGGAGAAATTCAATATTCCACTCAAGAAGTCCTCCAATTTGGTTATAGTGAGCGTTATGGTTGTCAAGTTGTAGTCGTTGATAAAGACTCCCCTATGTACTTTGCGTATCCTTCTGGGGATTTGTTGCTTTCGTTGAACTTTGAGTCTCAGATTGCAAAAGCTAGAGTTATTTCTTGGTCTGATCCTTACAAAGAACGTTATGGTGATTTTTACTACTAAATCGGCAAACTCCTTGATTTTCAAGGAGTTTTGTGCTATAATAAAACAAAATTTGATAGGCGGTTTAGATGTTATGACTAAGAAATATGTGGAAAATGAAGAGTTGGTAAACCCTTCTCGTTACACTCAGAATAAGATTGAATCTTGGGATTTCTCTTTGTACTCTTGTTTCCCTCACATGATTGCGACTGTGACAGAATATGTTATTCGCTACAAATACAAAGGCGGTATCCAAGATTTAGAGAAAGCTCGAATTTGGTTACATAAGGCAAAAGACTCTTACAATTACCTAGCTTTGTGTACTCCTAAATTAAGTGTTTCAGAATACCGAGAATTGGCTCCAAAAGTCAATGAAGAGAACTTTTCTGATTTGTCAGAAGAACAATTAGGTGTTTTGAGAACGGCTCAAACATTGACAATGCGTTTAGACAATGAGCGTATTTTTAACGAGTGTATTGAGATTATTGACAAGTATTTAGAGTTGTTGATTGAGGGTGAGAAAGAAGGTTCTTAACGTGCTTCAAATTTTATCCAGCGGTATCGTCATTTTGTACCTAACTAATTTTTTTGTTTTAGGATTTGTATATGCAATTCCACATTTGCAAACTAAGTTTAAGGTTTCTTCAAAAGATGTGTTTAATGCTATTCTTGTTACTATTCTTTACACACTCAGTTTAGTTGCATTGTTTTGTGTAGTGAAAGAGTTAGGAATATCAGAGTCTAAGTTGCTTTATACATTTGATAGCTTACTGTGGTTTTATTTAGTTTGTTTGTATGGTTATTTCATGTTGAGAGAGGAGAAGAAATGAACGTTTCAGAATTGATTGCTTATTTGTCGCAATTTCCACCAACAAGTTCTGTGGAATTGAAGATTTCAGGGTTTGATGATTCAGAAGAGGGTCGTTTGAACTTATTTGGGTTTGTAAATGGAGTTGTACAAACTGAGACAGGGTATCCACAGTTGATTGCAGACTTTGATACCGCAGAACCTTATGATTGGGGTGATTAAATTGTCCAGAGAATATTTAAAACATAGGTTTAACGCTTTCAAGAGTTCTTTAGTAGGTTCCTTTTTAGTTGCTTTACTTTCTTACTTTATTTTAACTATCTTAGTTAAATCAAGCTCTTTATTTATAGAGGTTTCATTTGCCTATAACTTTTTAATGCTTGGGTTGGTACTTTTAATAATTTTAGGTTCTAGTGTATTCTTTGTTTCCTTCTCATACATACTATTTGGTGATGATGTTCGACGAGACTTTTATGGGGAAGTTGAGATTAACTTTATGAACCTTTTTAATCTATACGTTTCTAAGGTTTTTCCAAAGGAGTTTAAAGATTCTGTTAAGTTTTTAGAGGGGTAGTATAGTGTTGTCTTGGATTTTATTATTGAGAGCAATCCATTTAACGGTTGTTGCTTTCTTTTATCTTACGTGCTTTACTTTTGCACTTTGGCCAGACACTAAAAGTTACTTTTGTTATTTTAGCAAAGTTCGGTTTACCCTAAAGTTATTGTTAGCTTTGTTTTACTTTGTTGTTTTCTTTGAGCTTCAGTCTGTAACTGAACTTTCCAATTTCCATATTTGGGTATTCGCATTGTTGGTTTTGCTCGATGTTGCTGAAATGTGGTCTAGGAGTTACAAAACGTATGGCTTTAACACGCTTAAGAAAACAATAGGTAAAGCAGCTTATTTCTTTATCTAAGAAAGGTAGGTATTTCAGTTATGGTACATGGGTTAAAAATTGCCCCTAACTACTTTGAGAAAGTTGTCTCTAAAGAAAAATCCTTTGAAGTTAGGTATAACGATAGAGACTTTAAAGTTGGAGATATTTTAAAATTGATGGAATATGTAGATGGTTCTTACACAGGTCAGTCTATTTATGTTAAAGTAACCTATATTCTTCGAGAGTTTGAGGGTTTACAACCGAATTTTGTAGTTCTCTCTATTGAGTTGATTTAGAGAAAGGATTTGATTATGAATTTCAACCCAGAGCTAAATAACATTTTTAACTTAGGTTTACTCATTGGTTTTGCTAGTCTTTGGATTTTCCACGTGCTATATTTTTGGATTCCTCTCTTTGTTCCCTCACTTCGTAGTAGCATTAAATTGAAAGATAGTGATTTGGACAAAATTTCAAATTTCACAATGGAAGTAGGGGTTGGTTTGGTTCTTGGTTTAGGTGTAATTTCTTCTCAATTTTCTGATTGGGTTGACACGGTTGGTTACATTTACGCACTCCTTTCCACTTTAGCTTTCTGCGTGATTTGGCGCTACGTTAAGGGTCACGAGGCGGAAAATGGCTAAGAAAAAGAAATACTACGCAGTAAAAACAACAGGTCAAATTTTTGACGATTGGACTCCTTGTGAAAGAGTCGTGAAAGGCGCTAAAGGTGTTGAGTTTAAAAGTTTTCCTACAAGAGAACAAGCAGAAGCTTATCTGAGAGGTGAGGAACCTATTTTATCCACAAATAAAACTTCTGAGATTGTTCCTTATGTTTCAGATTGTGGAATAAAAGGAACAATTAGAATGGCAGAAGATTCTGATCCACTTCTTTGGGCTATCGATGGTATTCTGTACTCGATTGATGGTTCATTCAATACACAAACTCAAACTTACGGTGGTGCATTTGCTTGCTATGAAAATGGAGTTCTATTGGATGCTCAAGCAATCGCCAACAATAAACCTCAATTTGCGCAGTCTCGTAATGTAGCAGGAGAGGTTTGTGGATTTGGATTAGCGATTGATGATGCAATAAAGCGCAAACTCACTAAATTAACAGTGGTTTGCGACTATGAGGGTATCTTTAGATGGACTGCACCTAAAACTGTAAAAGTCAATGAACAAGTTTGTTGGGGTACGTCTTTGAAGAAGCCTGTTGGAAAATACCACGCTTATTTACTGCAAAAGGCAAAAGAAAATGGCATTGAAGAGATTGATTTTATTTGGGTTCGTGGTCACAGGGGCTTAAAAATCAACCAAACCGTTGATAAGCTGGCAAAGAAGATTGTCGGATTGAAATAATAGAGAGAGGTGTAGTTCATGAAATTTGAACCATTTAAGTTAAAGATTGGTCGTAGGACTTATACAATTACTGAGAGCGATAATGTGTTATTTAATGGTGCATGTTATTTGTTAGTAAGTCAACAATATCAAAGTGGTTGGCAAAGGATTTCTCCACAATTATCGAAAGTTAAAGCTGAGAAATACATTAAGCAAGGGTATCTCAGGTTTAATTACAAAACTAATCTATCGGGAGCTTCTATGAATTATTACAAATTCACAGGTAATCCCGAAGAGTAAAAATATAGTTTAGAAGAGAGGTTTTCCTCTCTTTTTGTTGACAAAATTAAGTTATTTTGTTATAATAAGGGAAATGAATGATTTGAGGTATTTTTAAAATGGATTTAACTTATTTGAAAGAAGATGGTTATAATTTAGAATTGTTAGGTTCTTTCCTAAGTACAATCACTGAACCTTTATCTGTTTCTGCATCTTTATATGATGATGAGCTTACTGAAGGGTTTAAGAGAGTTGATTCAAATTGGACGCAATATCAGGTGTTGTATTTGGCTTTGAGTAAGTTTAATACTTTGTATCTAACAACTTCCACTGAAGGAGCAGTAGCATATATTCCAGTTACCAATATTTATGAATATTCTTTCCCACGTGATGGTGAAATTCGTAAGGAAATGAATCGAATTTCAAGAGATTATTTTAAGGAATTAAAACAGTTTGTCTTTAATCATACACACAAATTTAGTGTAGCATTGGCTTATGGTGGTATTGAAGAAGTGGGGCTTGTTTTTGCGAAAGAGAACAAAGGTAAGTAAGATTATGTTTAAACTATTCAAAACCAAAGAAGAACGAGATTTGGTATTTGTTTCAAAAATGTGGGAACGACCTAAGAGAACAGATAAATTAAAAGAAGTTCTGAGTTATTCTCAGACACCTTATGAGATTACAACTTATCTATCTGCACCAGAGTTGAATAAAAGTTTCCGTTATTTAAGAGGGATTCACAAGTACCAAATCCTTTATTTAGCAGTAGATGAAAACTACAATTTAGTGATAACAACTACACACTCAGGGTATCAAGCATGGATTCCGATTTCAGTTATTTATTCTGAGTTTTTCCCACACCAAGGAACTTTAAGAAGACGAATGGATAAGTTGGCAAATCGCCACCTTTCTGAGTTTAATCAACTTTTAAGTGAAGTTTCTCCTTTAGAGTTGAATATTTACAGCTCTAACTTAAATCGAGTTATTTTGAAATTTGATTACATGTAAGTTATCAATCATGGGTTTTCTCTCTCTTGCTAATTCACTCCAAATATGTTAAAATAAATTTACTTTGGCAAGGATTTTAAAGAGAAAGAGGTCTAACTGATATGGTGAGTTCGTTTCAACAATACGTTTCAAATAATCGCTTAGAATTAGTTCGTAGGTCTACTGTTTTAGAAGGATACATGCTTTCTAAGTTAGATACTGAAACTATTATAAACAAAGGAGTTGTGCAAAAACTTGGGTTTGTACAAATGAAAGAAGTAGTGAACTTAAATCGAGCTTGGGATTGGGTTTGTCAACCTCATACTTTCACCAAAACTATTTTAGAAGATTTACATGAAGTCATCTCTGATGAAGTAACTAACTACAGATATTTAGAAGGTTACTTTAGGTCTGAGACTTATGAGGTTAAAATTTCAGGTTCTTCTTATATTCCACCTTGTGTTAGTAGAAACGATGCTCTAAATGAATTTGGGTATCATCTTGAAAATTTACTTCATTTTCTCGGTTCTAATAATTCTACAGAGCAAAAAATAGATGAGTGCTTACAGTTTTATTTGTACTTAATGAAACGGCAATTTTTCCATGATTGTAATAAGAGGACTTCTTATCTATTTTTAAATTATTTATTTAATGCTTTCGATTTAGGTTGTATTATGTATTTACCTAAACTATCTGCAGAAGGTACTTATTTAAAACATTTAAAGAATTTTTATGAAAGTGAGGATATTCGTTATGTTAAACAGTTTGTCACTTACCTCAAAAAATACTATGTCAAACCTATATGTTAAAGACAATAAGGTCTACGATGATGCTTCACCTACTACATCTCTTGTGGAGGTTTCTCAATTAAGTTTACCTTCTCAAATTGCTTATTTTAGTGGGTTATCTTATGATTTGGTTATTTCATTCTTGTATAACAAACCTAGTTTTAATTTACCTTATGAAAGTTTGGCACTAAATTATTCTAAATTTAATTTAATTAAACAAGCCTTAACAACAGACTTGATAAAGCGACATTTCTCTTTCTTTAAAGAATGGTATATTCAAGTTTTTGGTAAAGGTTCTTGTTCTATTGAGACAAACCCTTTAGTTCAGTTTTCAACTAAAGGTAAACTAACCGTGAGTGATTACTATGGGGACTCACAACTTAAGTTTATGTAATTAGTAAAACCCTTGACATTCAAGGGTTTTTGTAGTATAATTTTACTATATTTAGAAAAAGAAAGATTTGGTTGTTATGTTTAAATTATTTAAAAGAAAAACCGAAGAGGAAAAGCAGTTAGCTTTTATTGATCAATATAAAGCTCCCTCTTACAACCTGGAGAAGTTGTGTGAAGTCATATCTTCAACACCAAGACCTTTTGAAATTTCGGAGTGGATTGAACATGACACTTGTTTAACAGGTTATAAACAAGTTAAAGGAAATATTTACCAAGAAGCTTACATAGCGGTATCCGAGGATGACTGTTTGTTTATCACAACTAATCGAAAGGGAACTAAAGCATATGCTCCTTTTACGATTATTTATAGTGTAGACTTCCCAAGAGAAGGTCAATTACGAAGATGTATGGCTCGGTTATCAAAGACTTATATGAGAGATTTACAACAAGTTCTTAAAGATAAAATTGACGTTGAAGTAGAGTTTCAAACTAACTATTTTAAAGAGTTCTTTTTGGTATTTAAGTGATTTTAATTAGAAAGAGAGTTTAGATTTAAAATGGATATAAATTATTGTAAATATTTAACAACTTTACCTTTGATGGTTCGTCCGTTGAGAGGTTATGGTTCTTGGAGAGGTATCTATTCGGAGCCCGCCTTGTTTTTTGATATGGATTCTGACTTTGTACCTATTTCAACATTAGCAGATGCCCTTGATGATTTAAGTTCTGGAAGACGTTTTGAGGGATATAAAGGTGGTCAGTATTGGTATGATGATAGTTCGCCTTTGCATTTTGAGAGTGGTTATAATTATTGTTCTGATAATCCCCTTTCAATCTATCTGTCACCAGATTCCGTTGCTTATTTAGGTGGTATGGGCTAAATTATGAGTTCTATTGAGTTAAAACAAGGCGACTGCTTAGAGCTTATGCAGGAAATGGAAGAGAGCAGTGTAGATTTAATTTTGTGTGATTTACCTTACGGTACCTCAGCTTGCAGTTGGGACTCTGTAATTCCTATGGATAAGTTATGGGAACAATACAATAGAGTTCTAAAACCTACGGGTACTGTTGTATTATTTGGTAGTGAACCCTTTTCAAGTGTAGTTCGTACAAGTAATTTAGCTATGTATAAGTATGATTGGAAGTGGGTAAAACCGAGAGGTGCTAACTTTTTAAATGTGAAATACCAACCAAGTAAGAACTATGAGGATATTATGGTTTTTAGTAACTGCGCTGCAAGTTACAGTAAAAAAGGAAATAATATGGAGTATAATCCTATTATGACTGAGGGTACTCCATACACAAGTAAATCAGGGAAACAGAAACAAGATAAGAATAACTCTACAGTTCGTTCTAAAATTGAGTCTGTAACAACAGTTAATACAGGTCAACGGTATCCTAAAGCCTTGATTGATTTCAAACCCGATAGCAAGAAGTTACATCCTACGCAGAAACCAGTAGCGTTATTGGAGTATTTAATAAAAACTTATACAAGTAAAGGTGCTTTGATTTTGGATAACTGTATGGGTTCAGGTTCGACTGGAGTTGCATGTAAGCGATTAGGGAGAGACTTTATTGGCATGGAGTTGAATGAGGATTACTTTAAACTTGCGAAAGAAAGGATTGAGGGTACGAGGGTTCCTTTGAGTGTTTTAGGCGATGGTTAGTGTAATTGAGTTACAACAAGGTGATTGCTTAGAGTTGATGAAGTCTCTTGAAGATAAGAGTGTAGACTTGATTTTATGTGATTTACCTTACGGGACAACAAGAAACAAGTGGGATAGCATTATTGACTTAGAGTTGTTGTGGGAACAATATAATCGTGTTATTAAAGACCGTGGGGCGATTTTGTTATTTGCTCAAACTCCGTTTGACAAGGTTCTAGGGGTATCGAACCTCGAAAATTTAAGATATGAGATTATTTGGCAAAAGACTGCTCCAACAGGTTTTCTAAATGCTAAGAAAATGCCTATGAAGGCGCATGAGAATATTTTGGTTTTCTACAAGAAGTTACCAACTTATAACCCTCAAATAACACAAGGTCATCCAAGGAAAGTTTCAAGTAAAAAGAGTCGTTCGGAGTCTGCAAAACGACATTCTGAGAAATCTTTAAAAGGAGAGTCTAATTATGGGGTATTTGCAAATGATATTGAGGGTTACGACTCAACTGAGCGGTATCCACTGAGTGTACAAGTTTTCGCTAAGGATCAACAGAAAGAAAACTATCATCCTACTCAAAAACCAGTTGCTTTGTTGGAGTGGTTAATTAAGACTTACTCTAATGAGGGGGATTTAGTTTTGGATAACTGTATGGGAAGTGGTTCTACGGGTGTTGCTTGTGTGAACTTGAATCGTAATTTTATTGGAATGGAATTAACTGAGCAGTACTTTGAGATAGCTAAGGAGAGGATTGAAAAGGTAGTAGTGGCAAAAGATGAACAAGAGACAGAAGAAAAAAGAGGGAGTCATTCTTCCCAAGAAGATTAAGGACTTAGTTCGTACCTACTCTGAGTTACACCAAAATCAAGATGAATTGGGTGGTACATTTTTGTATGTAGGTTTGGAGGATTTTGAAGATGTTGCTATGCCTAAGATGATTTGTACATTAACAGATAAGACTTCAAGTAAGGTTTATAGTGATTGTTCTGTTTTGTATGAATATGTGAACCGATTAGTAGGTGCTTTATTTACTGACTATTCTTGTGGTTTTATAGAGAATTGTAGAAACTACCGTATAGTTTCCAAGATTGATACAGTGGTTAACTTTGTAGAGCAAAACCCACCTTCGGTATCTTATTTTGTCTACCAAACAGGTTTTGACGATAACTACAACGGTACGGTTTACATTCCGTTGATGAATGGTAAATTTTTAGCCTATGACTTTAGTTGCTAGTGAAGAGGTATAGTTTGAGTGTATTAAGAGTAGTTTCTTTGTTTTCAGGAATTGGTGGTTTTGAAGAGGGTTTGCGTTTAGCAAATATTCCCCACAGAGTTGTCTTTGCTTCTGAGATTGATAAGTTTGCACAACAATCTTATGGTGCGAATTTTGATAGTAGTGTCTTAATTGGTGATATCACTAAAATTAGTGAGACAGAGATACCAGACCATGATTTGTTAGTTGGTGGCTTTCCTTGTCAAGCGTTTTCGATTGCAGGTCAACGAAAAGGGTTTGAGGATACTAGAGGTACGTTATTCTTTGATGTCTTGCGTATCTTGAAAGAAAAGCGACCAAATTACTTCCTTTTAGAGAATGTAAAGAACTTAGTCAGTCATGATAGTGGTAAGACTTTCAGAGTTATTTTAGATTCTTTAGCTGAATTAGATTATGTAATAGACTTTACGGTTTTGAACTCTAAGGACTTTGGTGTTCCCCAAAGTAGAGAAAGAACCTTTATCAGTGGTATCTATAGAAGTGAGAGTTCTTTGTATGAGGAAGATAAGTGGTCTTCTCGTATTAACAAGTTGAAAAAGGAGTTAAGTTCTGTTACATTAGCAAACTTAACAGAACCTCTGTTTCCAAGTTTTAATTTGTTTAATTCTTTAAAACCTAGTGATACTACATCTGTTTTGGAAGATATAGTGGAGCCTTTTGTAGACGATACGCATTATCAAATAACTAAACCAGAAGATAGGCTTTATTTAAAGGATTTTGAATTTGGTTTGACTTTACCTAGAACTAACTCGATTTTACGTTTAGGGTTGTTACCTAGGGAAGTACATAAAAACTTAGAGCAATATCGTAGAGTCCACTCAGTAAAAGGTTTAGCTCCTACGATTACTGCTCGGCAAGATTCTCCTCGAATTTTAGTGTCTGATGATTTAGGTTTAAGAGTTCGTAAATTGACTGAGGTCGAGTGTTTCCTAGCACAAGGGTATCCACTTGATTTCGTGGAAAACATTCAAGAGTGTGGTACAAGTAGAAATCAGATGTATAAGCAAGCAGGTAATTCGGTAAGTCCACCCGTTATTGCTGCTATTGTAAAAGCTTTAGTAAAGAGAGGGTAAGTTATGGTTTATGTAATTAGCTTAGAAAAACTGACAGATTTGCATTTGAATTTATGGTCTCATGATGTTTTATGTGGGGTATCTTCTGAGTCCTCAGTTCCTAAAGTTTTGTTTGATTTAACACTTGAACAATTTCCACAGGTTGTTGAACTCTGTGATTTAGATAAACTATTTTCTCGTTTAACCTATGCGTTTTTACATCGTGAAGACAATAGTTACTTCAAATATACGGTTGAAGTAGAGGGTAAATTTGAGGGAAACTTTTATGTAGAATTGATTCCAACATTAGGGTGATATGAGAAAGTAGGTGATGAGCCTACTTTTTATTTGACAAATTAGATTATTTTTGATATAATAAAGAAAATAAATTAGAAAAGGTAATGATTAAAATGAAACTAATAGAATTTACGTGAGTACCAACTTTGGTAATTGAAACCCCTCAAAACTTAGAAGGTTTGGTTCTTGATTTAGTTGGTAATAACAATATGGTACAACACCTTAAGTTCAACACGTTGAGTGAAGTTAGTGCTTACCACATTCAAAAATCACACTTAGAACGAGAGGATAAGGTTTATCTTTTCAATAAGGAAACATTGGAACTAGCTTACATTCCTAAACTTGGAGTAGAAGCCTTAACTATTCTACTCAGCACCAAGGGTATCCCAGTTCTCGAAACTCTCGAAGCAAACTCAGTTATTTAAAGGAGATTAAGAATGAAACTAGAAGAAATCAAACAGTACAAAGTAGGTTCAAAGGTTTTTGAAACAAAATACGAAGCAGAAGTTTACTTAAAAGAACAAGAAATAGAAGAGATTCGCCAAAAGGAATCTCAGGTAGACTTTCCATTAACTCCATTTAGTTATTACGAAAATGTTGTAACTGTGGATGACCGTGGAGGTCTTACAGTTAAAGCTCGTTGGTTTAGTTTAGATGATGCTATAGCTGCTATGGAGAACTATGCAGACTTTTGCAGAGAAAAGGGTACAGGTGCTATCTATAAAGTAACGGTATCTTTATCTAACAACACGTCTCGAGGTACTGTTTCAGTTCATAGAGAGAAAGTAGTGGAAAAGTAGGTAAAAATTAAATGAACAAACGAATTAAGCGAAAACACGCAACAAAAGAAAACAAAAACATGATGGATAGCACCTTGAAGTATTTAAAACACTTAGGTCTAACACCATTTAATATTGAATATCCCAACGGTTACTTTGTTTTTGAAAATAAAAACTCTTATGAAATGATGCACTTCCAACTCAAAGAAAACCCACAGTTTTTGTTTGGAGTATGGTATAAAGAGTTTAATCTTAAAAATCCAGATCGAGTAGTAAAATTACCCCTTATTTTTGGTGAGCGTTTGAGTGTTTTGGATAAATTCAAACCCTCAAGAGCAGAATGGTCTCCTTTATACAACAACTACCTCGATAAAGACTTAGAGTTTGAGTTATCTGATTATTGGTCTACTTTAAGCTTGCTTCCAAACTTTGTAAAAACACCTTGGAATTATATTCCGGGTGAGACAGAAGATAGTTTTAAAGAGCTTTCAGAATATGTGGAGCTGAATTCTAAGTACACTGATGAGGTTTTGCAAGAAGTCTATAAGAAAGTTGAAGTTAAGTTCAAAGAGTTGGGTATACCATTGGGTATCCTAGTTTCCGACCCGTTTTGGTCTCACAAGAATCTCTATTTGATTTTTGAAGATGGTATACCCTCAGATCGGATTTACAAAATTTTTGATGATTTATATAATTTTGTTCAATTTGAGTTAACGGATATAGTTGAAGAACTTTCACGCCAAGAACCTTACACAGAGTATGTTAGTATCTACAATTCAGCATTTAATTGGCACCAAGACTATTTTTGGTTGAGTGACAAAGATGTACTTGAAAAAGCTAAAACTATGTCATTCATGGAACTGAACAAACAATTTAAGAAGATGAACTTGAAAGGTTCCGACTTTATTCGATTTATTGGGGGTTAAGCTATGGAAAAGCGTTATGACAGTGAAGTCTTTCAGATTTTACACTATTTCAAAAATTACTTAGACACTAAGTCTAGGGTAGAACTACGAAAAGCCGAGGTCTGGGTATCTTTGATGAAGAAGTCGGTTGATGAACTTGAACTTTTCTCTGAGTTTTATGTACCAGACTTTTATCGTTCTATTTTGTGGGGATTTTTAAAAGAGCCACCTATTGAATTGACGGGAACCCAAGTATCTTTGATTGAGCGAATTCATGCAAAACGTAGAGTTTCTAATTATGATGACTATGTTTTGTTAGCAAATTTGTTGTCTGACCTTTATATACAGTTATCAAATAGTTAAAAGTTAGAGGACTACAAGTCCTCTTTTCATTTGACAAAATAATTTAATTTTGATATAATAGAGAAAATAGAAAAGAAGGTTGCGATATGGTAGATTACACAGTAAAACGTTACTCAAAGGAATTAAATTGGGCGATATACAATGTATTAGTAACGATAGATAATTTTGATAGAAACTATCCTTATTATGATGTGTCTAGGATGGTTTCGTCTTTAACAGAACTTGAAACTTTAGTTAATTCTATTGTTGTTTTCCCCGGTTTGGAGATTGAGTGGTCTGATTACCATGAAAACCTAGAAAAACTTATTTTATTTGATTCTAGGGTATCTTTAGAAAAACGTTTAAAGAGTTGGTATATTTTCAAGTATAAAGGTCAACGTACTTTAAAGTTTAAGAGAGATTTGGTAAATTATTTAGAAATTTTACGCTCTGTTGTAAATAGTTTTGTAGAGTGGAGTAATGGGGGATATAAGTGGTGAACACATTAGCAATAAAACAATCAGATATTCAAGAGCTTTTACACTATGCTCAACAAAATAAGGTAGATTTTTACATTGCAGGTTCTAAGAAGAACCCTTTAATAGCCTTTTTGGAGAAGTACGCAAATAACTTTACTTACAAGGTTTATAAAATTGGTGGTTTAGATTGCACTAAGAAATCAGATTTTAAATCTACTTTTTACAAAGGATTCTGCACATTTGAAGAGTTTCAAGCAGAACGTCAACGTTCTAGTTCTCCTAACTATGGTTTAACTGAGATTATAGATTTTGAGGACTATTCGTACCTAACAAGAGATGAAGTAGGTACTTTCCTTATTGAGTTCTACGACTTCGGTATCCAAAACTCCAACGAGTTTGCTGAGGTTTCAGTTGCAGATTTAGAAAGTTTAGTTGGTTTTGCAGAGAATAGTGGTACTCCTAATTACATAAAACATGAAGATGGTAGTTTCGCCTTAAATGTATTCTTCGCCTTTGTTTCTGCTTATACACCAAGGGAGTTGCATTTTTGTTCAGTAACTTCTACTGACAAGTCAACAGGGTTTGCTACTAAAGCTTTTTCTCTTATGTCTTTAGCTAAGTTTAAAGAACTTTGGTACAAGCTAGACCGAAAATATGAATGTGATTGTGATTGGGATTGCAACTGTGACTGTGAAGGTTACAAAGAGGGTTATGATTTGTTTCCTATTCGCAAAGTTAGAAAGTTAAAAGAAGGTCACACGTTTGAGTTTGAAACACCTACAACTTCAGATAAGTATACTCATCGGGTATCCTCACCCTCTGATTTGTCTTAACTCGCTCGTAAACCGTCCTAATTTGCTCCAGTTTCGTCTCAAATATCAAAGAGGTATAATTGCACCTCAAAGATTTAAAACTCGATACAGAGCAAATTAGAGCGTTTAAATTTGATTTGATTATTTTGGAGATTCTATGTTTTCACATTCATTTATTTCTATTGATGAGGTAGTAGAAGAGTCTAATTTATTTAGAATTTTAAAGAATTTTGGAGCTGATTTAGTTGATAGTTCTGCTAAATCTTTCTCTTTTGACACCTCTGGTTTTAGCACCTATGTAACCTCAAACAAGTACATCATTCGGTATCTAGGAGAAGAATTTGCCTTATCTTACTCTACTGTGGAAGAAAATGTAACTGAGAGTGGAGGATTAAGTTTGTCTAAAACCTATATTTGTGTATTGACTACTGAGACTTCACTTGATTTATTAGAAAAACTAGCTCAGTATTTCAATGTCTCTATTGAAACAGGTGACTTTCAGAGCCTAGACCTCTCGAATCGGTTTATCCGAAACTTATTATAATCTTGAGTCTTATATGTTAAACAAGCCTTGCGCTTGTTTTCTGTTTATGATAAACTAAACTTGTTGAAATGGAGGTTTTAACTTGGAAAATCTTGATTTAATAGATAAAATGCGCCTAATTCTAAAGCATGAGGTTTTGTACTTTTCGTTGGACAAACCAAGGCAAAAAGAAACGCTTGATGCTTTAAATTGGCTTGAGTCTGAGGAAAATTGTCAATTAGTTTTAAGTGGCTCTATTCATTTACCAAAGAGGGTTTGGTCTACTCGTACCTTTGCACAAGAATTAGGAGAAGAAGATGTTTTTACCTTATCAAACGTTGTCTTACACTAAGATTTTAGAGAAGTTAAATCAACTAAATTTAGAACTAGAACGTCAAGATAAATTTGCTAAAATTTTTGTCACAGGTGGCTCTGCGGTATCTTTACTTTCAGGTGGATATAGAGAAACTAGAGATATTGATTATATTGGTTCTTTACCTTTGACGGTTGAACAACTACAAACTTTTCAACTCTCTAATGATGTCGAAAAGATTTTCGTAGTTCCAGATATTTCTGAGGTTTCCTTTGATAAAGAGTTAAACTATTCAAACTTAACTGTTCTTGTCTTATCCTGGGAGGACTTAGCAATCATGAAGTTCTACTCCACAAGAGAAAAGGATTTACAAGATTTAAGTAACTTTATCCTACCGAATATTTATGACTTTTCTAGGTTGAAGACTCGTCTTGATTACTATAAAGCAAACTATATTTTCGATATAGACAATCCCGATTTGAATTTAAACCAATACATCACTATTCTTGGTGAGTTGAAACAATCGCATCATATCTTGGTTGTAGACTCAACTAAGACCTTAGAACAAGTCCTCAAAGCAAATCGTCTATACAGTAAGTTTTGTAGATTTGCTGAAACTTATGTTATTCCACTTAACCTTGAAGTTTGGCTCTCCACTTCGGTATCTTTCTGTATGTCTGACTACGGTTTTGCTGAGTTCTTCCAAGCAGCAACCTCTTATCAAATTCGTATTTAACTCAACCAAGAAAGTCATTTTTCCTTGACTTTCTTTTTATTTTTTGCTAAAATGAGGTTATAAAATTTTTCATAGAGGAAATATTACTTCATGTTAAAACAGAACAAGAAAAACCCTAGTATTTTAGGTCGAAACTGGCGCAAAGAATTGGATCAACAGTTCGCAAATTTACCTCGAAATGTAGAGCAAGAGAAAATAGAAATAGGTTGTTTAAGTGCTTGCTTTAAACATTTCGCTGATTTTGAAGTTAAGGTAGTGTTGTCCGCATTTGGATATCATTTGACTTTTGATGGTTATCGTTTTATACCAGAAGCTGAGGTTTCACTATTGCATACAGATAAAGATTTTTATTTGGAAATACAAACTTTTTTTAAAACTTTTGAATTTACTAATTCTGAGAGAGCTGAGTTGTGGTTACTAAGAAGAGCTGAAACTGCTTACTTTATGAAAGCGAAGTTAGTTGAAAACTATTTACTTTCCTTAGTTGTAATGATTCGAACTGCTAAATATAGAAGTGAGGTAGTTAACTAATGGCAAATAAACTAAGAGAAATGGGTTCCTTGTCTGCAGGAAAACGTGAAGAAAACATTTATAAGGTTTTTGCTTACTTGCACACAAGAGAGCAATTCCACCCAGTAGCTTTAAAGAGTAAGGTTTTAGTTTCAGATAGAACAATCTTATCTTATTTGAACCAAATTCAAGAGGCGCAACTTTTAAACGAGTCGTATCGAAAACGATTATTAGAATTGAAAGCAACTGAACAGTTCCGACAAGGTTCCAAAACGGATAAAGAGTTGTCTATTTTGGACCAGTTAGAAAATAAGTGGTTAGCTTTAGCAAGTTCTGTTGAGGGTATCTCAGAAGAGCGTAAGCGACAGTTAGAACAGTTTGTGTTTACACGTGAAACTGAATTAGAAACTTTGTGGCAGCGACTAGAATTTTCGATTTTATTCTTTGAGCTGATGAAAGGGTAAGTTAAATATGGAAGATAAATCAATTGAAACTATTCCTTTTGAAGATTCAGTCGTAATTGAAGAGCCAACGTATAGTTTAAGTTCTTTTTATTCTTTGTGTGAACGTGGGTCAATTACAGGGGTTTATATGGGTATTTGCCTTTTCTTGTGTATTTTACCTATTATATTACCTTATGTTCTCTATGGTTCTTATTTCAATTTATATTTAATCGGTTTAGGTCTACTTGCAATAGACACATTTTATTTAGCTAACAGTCGAAAATCTTCAGACAGTCATGTTAAATTTCAAACTTTTGTGACTTTAGTGGTGATGATTACATTAGTTGGTTGTGGGTTGAGAGCTTTTAATTTTGATAAGCACGTTCAAGTAGATTACTATAATAGAAGTGCTGAGTATCCTACTGATATTATGAAAAAAGACATAGAAGACCCTTTTATTGGAGATATGAAATCTTTCACTATTTCAGTAAAACCTACAAGTTTTAAATTTAAAGGTCCAGACTTTGGTGGTTTAGCGGGTGAACTTCGCAGTGGTTCTAACGAGTACCTTAAAGGTTCACTTGAAGACTTTAAACCCTTTACGGTATATTATGGTTCAGATGCTCAAGGTAAAGTAGGTGATATTAAAGGTAAACGCACAGTTTACGGTTGGTTTGGTTCAACTTCAACTGATTTTGTAATTGAGTTAGAGAGGTAAATAATATGAGTAAACAACTTATTGTTTCCTTTGATGTTTCGTCTATTTTGATAACGAGTGAGTCTTTAGCTAATTCTTTCTTACACGCATTTGATAAAGAACTTGAAATACCTCTTCCTAAACTAGAGAGTTTTAGAAGTGCTGAGATTGAAAAGACTTTAAATTGGTTAGAATTTCACTACTTGAATGACTTATTTTTAACTAAAGATGAGCTTTACTTCTTACGTTATGTGCATTTTAATTTATATAATCTTTATCAAAGTGGTGCACTAACTGAGGTTCATTTCCGAGTTTTACAGAATGATTTTACGAATGAGATTACAGTTAGAAAGTGAGAAAACATTGACACAAGAAACAGAACACTACAAGGCGATAAATTGGAATGCCATAGAAGACGTAGTCGATAAGGCGACTTGGGAGAAGTTGACAGAGCAATTCTGGTTAGACACTCGTATTCCTTTGTCTAATGATTTAGATGATTGGCGCAAGTTGTCTGAGAAGGAAAGAGATTTAGTAGGGAAAGTCTTTGGTGGGTTGACCTTGCTAGATACTTTGCAAGGAACTGATGGGGTATCCGCTATTCGCCCAGATGTTCGAACACCTCATGAAGATGCAGTTTTATCGAACGTGTCTTTTATGGAACAGGTGCACGCTAAATCCTACTCCTCAATCTTCTCTACATTGAACACCAAAACTGAGATTGAAGAAATCTTTGAGTGGACTGCAAACAACCCTTATTTGCAGAAAAAAGCAGAGATTATCAAAGAGGTTTATGACAATGGAACCCCACTTCAAAAGAAAGTAGCAAGTGTCTTCCTAGAGTCTTTCCTTTTCTACTCAGGTTTCTTTACTCCTTTGTGGTACTTAGGAAACAACAAACTTCCTAATGTAGCTGAGATTATTAAGCTCATTATTCGAGATGAATGTATGACAAAAGACCAAGAGGTGCTAACACCTAAAGGTTGGGTATCTGTAGCCGATATTCGCCCACAAGACTTGGTCTTGCAGTTTGATAAAGAAACTCGCAGAACGAATTTTGCACCTGTTTCTACGATTTCTACGGACTTCGCGCCTAAGATTTATCAGTTTAAGTCTAAACTTGGTTATGTTGATTTAAAATGTACACCTAATCACAGACTTATTCGTAAAGCCTTGACAAGTAATAAATTGATTACTCGTTCAGCGGATTTAACTTTAGGTAGCAGTTCTTATTGGTTACACCCTACTGAAATTTTACCTTCAAACTCTAAGGTTGAGCCTTTATCTAAGTGGGAAGAGTTTTATATTTGTCTATCTAAGTTTGGAACCGTAGTAGAGAGTGCTTTAAGTAAACATTTAGTATTGAGCAGTAGTAAACCAGAGGTTATTGCGAAGATGGAAGATTTGTTGGAGTCTTTGAATATAACTTACAAGGAATATTCTTATCCTGAAGGGAATGGTACTGTAATGCGTATTTCTAGGTTTAACCAATTTGGTATCGAAGAGGACAAATTGAAGTCTTTACCTAAACGTCCTTTGAATGAAGTAGACTCGAAATGGTGCTTACAATATTTAGAAACACTATTTGATTGGGTAGGTGCTAAATGTAGTGATAACTCTTATAGGTACTGTTCTATAAACAAAGAGAGTGTAGACTATGTACAAGCTTTGTGTAGTTTATTGGGGTATAAAACTCGTATTCGAGAGTTTGAAGACCGATCTCCTTTTAGTGCAGAGGGTCTTGTTAATTATTCTTTAACTATTCTACCAGAAGGTTCTACAAGCTATGGTGCTGTGGTAGCACGAACTGAGCTTGAAGGTGAGCAGATTTACGGTATCCAAGTTCCGTCAGGATATTTGGTAACTCGCAGTAAAAGTGGTTCTGTAGTTGTGACTGGAAACAGTGTTCACGGTACTTATATTGGTTATAAGTTCCAATTAGCCTTTAATGAGTTACCAGAAGAAGAACAAGAAGCGCTAAAAGAATGGATGTATGACTTACTTTACACTCTCTATGAGAACGAAGAGAAGTACACCGAAGAGTTATATGATGAAATTGGTTGGACTGATGAGGTTAAGACTTTCCTTCGCTACAATGCCAATAAGGCTCTTATGAACCTAGGACAAGATCCACTCTTCCCAGATTCAGCAGATGATGTTAACCCTATCATTATGAATGGTATTTCAACGGGTACTTCCAACCATGATTTCTTCTCGCAAGTTGGGAATGGGTATCTTCTCGGTCAAGTTGAAGCTATGGAAGATAGCGATTATATGGTTGGTTTATAAGAAAAAGAGTCAAGATTTATTCTTGACTTTTCTTTTTATTTTTGCTACAATAAACCTATCAAATTACATGAGGTAAAAACAAATGGCAAATGATACAAAAGCGGCTCTTTTAGGTCATGTTTCAGTGCATGAAATTGTAAGTGCATTAGAGTATGTAAGTAGATTTATCGGTGATTTATCAGTTTTGAATGTAAACGTTATAGTTGACAAACCTACTAATCATCCAAAAACTACAACTGTAAACGGCCTGTCTTGCCCTATTTTATATCGCAACGGTGAAGATTTCAAAGAGTATGGTTTTATTGATATTTCCGTTAACGGTACTACTCGTAACATTTTCTATCACTATAATTCTCGGTTCATTTTAGACCCAGAGGAAATTGAAGCGAATTTGGATTGTGATTTACCAGAGTTTAATCAACCTATTACAACTTTATCCTTGGGTATGGACTCTGTTGCGGTGAGTGTTTTAACAGGGTTGGCTCGTTATTTTGGTGGTTACATTGATGAAGATGATTGTGATGACCAATACTATCATAAAGTTTTGTAAGAGTATACTTTTCTCTTGACAAAACGTTCAAGTTGTGCTATAATAAAAACATAATTGGCATAAAGGTGTTCCTTTTGAACTATTTTAAAAGCTGATGAATTTACACCTCGCCTAATTGAATTGGTTGCACAAAGTCGTTCCTTTTCTTAGGAAATATTTAATAATCGTAGTTTGCAGAACTCGCTAATATGAGTCTCCGCTGCTATGATTGGTTTATTACGACTCGCAGAAGTTAGCTCTAGATCACTTGGTTTAGGGCTTTCGTTTTGGAAAAATAGAAAGACGTAAGTTAGAAATGAACTACGCACAAATTGAAACTTTAGCAAAATATTTAAAAGTTGTAGAAAGCACAAAAGAAGTAGGAGACCTTAAAAATACTCAGTTGTGTTTAACTTACGGTATCCTCGTAAACCCTTTGGAACCAATTTCTAAGGATACTGCAGACGCTTTAATTAAGCTCTATGGGGTTGATTTGAGAAACGCCAATGCTACTTTTTATGAGAGTTTCGAAGTTCGTAAAGGTTTAAGTTGGGGAGAAGTGGTGTTTGACCGTCTTTGTCATTATGTAATGACTTATGGTGGTCTGAAAGAGTTTTTCGGTACGGACTTTATTCCAAATTCTGAGGAAAAAGCCTTTCAAACTGCTTTAAATACACATCTAACCACTATTCAAATTAAGTCTTACATGGAAGTTCGAGAAGACTTAGGAGCTTTCCTAAATCAACCTTTAGCTCTACCTACAAGTGATATTTCAATTTTGGCAGACTTGGTTGAACATTACGGTATAGAAATTGGAGAGAAAGCGAATAAAGAACTTCAGATTGAGTTTGGGTATCGCTACAAGGTTGCCCCTAAAAACCCAGAGTTGTTGGTTCGTTTGTTGGTTCGTACTCTTTTAGGTACAACTGACTACTACAAGAACAAAATGACTTTCAACCATTTGCGCCACGAAGTTCAATACTTATCAAAAGACAAGACAGACTTGATTGTGTCTTTGGTTAAAGACTTTGTTTCAAAACAAGGTCTCCAACCTTTAGCAGATCATTTCAGACCAAACAAGCAGTTGTGGTTGACCTTACGTAAATTAGGTCTCCAAAAAGAAGTAAATGCTATGAAGCGTTTGTCTGAGGTTTCTCGTAAAGACCATACCTTTAAAACTCTTTTGAAGGACTTCCCTAAAGACTTGAGCGGTATCACAAACTATCAGCTTATTCGCTACTATAACTATTTGAGTGAATTAGTTATCTTGGTTGAGGGGGATTATCAAGTTTATCGTATTCGTAATGGTAAAACTTATGTAAAAGCCTTAAAACAAACTCCGATTAGTGGTTTAGCGAACCATGTGGTTGCCTTGTACTTAGAACGTATTAGAGAAGAGTTCAAGTCTCGCTTTGCAGGTAATGAGTTGAAATTCTATCAACCAGAAGAACACATTTCGATTGCACTTCCAACCACTGCTAAGTCTTTCATTGGTTCATACCCTATGTACACTCGTATTGAGGTTTCAGATAACTACCAAATTGGTATCTACTGGAACCAAGACGGTGATCTGGACTTACACGCTCAAAGTGTAGACGGTCGCCACGTTGGTTACTATTCAGAGAACATTAGTGGTGTCACTTATACAGGTGATATGACTTGTCTCAACTGTCAAGGTTTGGCGGCAGAAGGGTTGCTCATTGAAGGTGTTCAGGGGTTGACCTTTAGTATGAACCCTTATAGTCAATTAGGTTCAGATGCTTGTAAGATTTACATTTCTAAGTCATTGGATAAGAAAGCAACTTCTGTAGTGGAAGATGGTTCTATTTTGTTCCAAGCAAGTATTCCAACTGACCGAGAGATGGTCTTTGCAACTAATGTTGAAGGAGCAGTGGTGCTTACAAACTTGTCTGTAGGTGGACGTGTTCCTAACGAACAAGCAAGTGAGAAATTGACTCTCGCAGTAGAGCGTAAGTCACAAACTGCATTGAATTTGAAGGATTTCGCAGAGTTTGTAGGTGCTGAGTTTGTAGACTCCGCAGAAGAAGCAACACATGATTTCTCTCAACAAGCGGTATCCGTAGCTACTTTCACGGATTTGTTGGGATAGTCTGTATTTAGAGGTGAGGTAAAAAATATGAGCATCGTAAATGAACTTTTCGTAGACAGTCAACCACGTTTAGAGAACTTTCAAAGCACTTATTTTGAAGAGTTTTTCAAACGATCTTCTGTCTTGCAGTGTTTAAAGCAACTGCGTAGAACTGTTACAGTTTCCAAGGGTAGTGAACCTGTTGTTTTCCGTGATTCTTTTGTTGATTCTTTGGGAACAGTACAACACGTTTTAGTAACTTTTTATATAAATAAGGACTGTACATATACGTTCGCTATTGACTTAATTTCAGAAGATTACTATGATTATGGGAAGTATGAGCGTAGTGGTACTAGAGAACAAGGTTTCTACTTCAACTTTAGTGAAGTCACAAAGAACTTGCAAGTTCAATTTGTAAATTATGCTAATTGGTTTGATAGAAAAGAAATTCTTCGTTGCTTGGAAGAGTTATTTAGCTAATAAATAGGGGTATCCAACTTTAGTTGGATATTTTTCTTTTTTGTTCTTCTTTGCTATAATTGGTTCTTTATGATATAATAAATTCATTAAAGATTAAGGGGTTTTCCAATGAATTATAAAGATTTAGGTGAACGTACAAAAGACCTAGTTAAGTTCGCAAATTTCTTAACTCATTTAATTGTGGTAGCAAAATCAAATTATTTAGCTCTAATGCAAGCTTTCCCAGATAAACCTATTAAGAAGAACTGCTTTGTTTTCTCTTACGATGCAAGAGGTTACATTTTAACCTACTATAAACCATCAGGAGCATTGGGGTATCAACTTAAACTTTTCCGAAATACTGCAAAAACTGAGTTTAGACCTCTTAGTAAAAACTACCAAAATATGGCTAAAATGACTGTGAATGTTAATTCTCGAATGAAAGGTAAAACTTTTGAATTACAATTTGCTGAAGGTGATGGTAATGGTGGTTGGCTCTTTGACGACTTGACCTCAATTAAAGAGTTGTGTTGGTTAGGTGAACTTTATAACGATTTAGTTTGGTTCGGTAGAAATTATGAGTCAGAAGACGCTTTACTAGATTTAATTCAGAAAAGCTATTATCCGTTAGCTAAACAGTTAGGATTTTCTCGAATTGAATACAACGCAAGTTTAAGAGCCTTTACTAAAGATTTAAAATAAAAATCAAAGTTAACTGCTTTGGTTTTCTTCTTGCATTTTTCTTGTAGTGGTGCTATAATGAAGTCAATCTTACGAAACAGTAAGTCAAATTAGTTATAAATAAAGGATTTCTATTATGAAAAACAAAATCAAATACCTCTCGGTATCCGCTTTATCCCTACTTGCTTTAGGTTTTGGAACGCAAGTAGCTCACGCAAGCATTCAAACAGACACGATTGACGAGAAGTGGGGTAAACCTACACTGGTTTATGGTGGTAGTTTAACAGACTCTCAGGTTGAGGAAGTGAATCGGTCATTTAACCTACATGATGTTGCAAGTGTTAAGCGCCAAGTGGTTTCTGAGAAAGACTACGGTAAGTATATGAATGAGAGTGATACAAGTGGGGTCTCTTTGATTTCTTCAACTTTGGTTGCTAAGCAAGCTAAAGGTAAGGGTATCACTGTGAAAATTGTGACTCCAGAAAACATCACACGTGTAACTGAGGTTCAATATCGCAATGCTGCAATTACTGCGGGAGCAACAGATTTAGCGATTGAAGTCTCTGCACCAGTAAAAGTAACAGGTGAGTCTGCTTTGGTGGGTGTTTCTAAAGCTCTTGAAGCAAACGGTCAAGAAGTAGATGCAAAACGAACTGAGATTGCCAACCAAGAAGTTTCAACAACGGCTCAAATTGCTGAAGCAAACAAAGACGCAAAAGGTTTTGACAGTAAATTGTTAGATAACGCTCTAATTCAGATTAAAACTGAGTTAGCAAAAGAAAAGCAAAACAAAGGTCAAGTTGCTGATGATAAGAAAGTTGAGCAGATTGTAAAGAAAGCTTTGAAAGATAATAAACTTGATGGAATTATCTCAGATGAGCAAGTCTCTCAACTAGTGCAATTCGCTAAAGGGTATCAACAAACTTCTGCGATTGACTCGAAAGAGGTTTTAAATCAGTTAGGTGACTTGAAAGATAATATTGCTGAAGGTGTAAGTAAGTTCTTGAAGTCTGCGGAAGAGCATGGTGTGTTTGAGAAGGCAGTCGATTGGGTTAAGTCTTTGTGGGACTCTTTAGTTAGTGCGTTTCACTAATTTGAGTTTATAGACTTAAGTTTATGAACTTTATTACATTGCTAATTGTCGGCTTTATTATTGGATTGATTTTAAAGACCATTAAGAAAAGCCTACGTTTTATCTTTTCGGTTGTAGTAGTTTTTGTAATCGTTGCTTACTTACTACAGCTCTTCCATATCTTATAAACTAAAAGGTCAAGGGTATCGACTCTTGACTTTTTGGTTGGTTTATGGTAAAATATTTCATAATAAAATCGGGAGGTTTCCTATGGTGTTAAATGCAGTTCTGAAACATTACGATACAAGTGTTGCAAACTTAGTTTTATCTGATAATTCGGTTGCGAAAGTTGAGGTTTTAGACGTTCCTCTTGCAAATAGATTTACTTTTTATGATTTAACTGAGCGAGGTTTCACTGGGGAGTTTGAGTCTCGTAGAATACCTGAACATTGGGGAAGACGTCAAATTATTGGGAAAGAAAACCCTACCTTATTGGATGAGTTGCTTTCGCATAGAGCTTGTGATGTTGAAGATGGTTTTTGGCTTGAATTTGACGAACCTTATAACCAAGGTTTCCAAGCTTACTATGATGTATTACGCGCAGGGGGTGCTATGTGATGTCATTGTCTCCTAAAGGTAATCAACCTAAACATTATGATGGAAATTACTTTCTGAAGGTAGATTCGTTTGGTGGTGAAGCTCTATCGGAGTTTTTAATTTCTCTATTTTTAGAGTCTACATCTTTTAAAGACTTTGTACCGTATCGGTATATTTTCCCAAATATCAGTAAAAGTCCGTCTTACAAACCTCGGTATTCTTTTATTCCTATGTTTCAGATTGTATTAGAATACCTTTACACTTTTGATATAAAACTTGTAAACAAATTGAATCAACAATACTTGAGTAAGTCTAGTGAGGATAGACGCTTATTTGTATTTAGGTATTGGATGGAGAAACGATACTTGCGTTTGTCTATTCAAGACCGAGTATTGGAATTACAAAATATACTCAGGTGGTATTCTAAAGGTCAAGTTTCTTACGACGATAGTTATAGATATTTCTCAGCTTTTGTGACATTAGATACAATCTTCATAAATACAGATAGACATTTTCAAAATTTTGGTTTAATGTTTGATTCTGACTTAAATTGCTTTAGAACTTCTTTGTTGTTTGATCAAGGGTTTAGTTTAGGTGTAGGTGAAAATTCCTTATTTCTAAAGCGGGTTTATTTACACAGAGATAAGCAGATTAAAATGCAACCTTTTGGGACAACTTTGAAAAGTAATAGCAAAGCGGTTGAGTGGTATCCTTACGACTTTGATGTTGTTAAATTTGTTAATTTATTACAATCTGAATTATCAAATTGGACTGTTTTAGATATGTCGCATCAGTGGAATTTAATGAAACGTCAGTTGAATCTGTATTACCCACAAGATACTAATGGGGTAAACACTTTGGAATATTTAACCTCAGTTGGGTTGTAGTTATTAAACTTAACCCAACTTTTATTAGATTTAGCATATTAAGTAATTGGCAAAATATAGGCTTTTTCTAAGTTTTTGAGTTTGAACCTTGACTACTATTAACTCTTGTGCTATAATTGTCAAAATAGAAACAAGCTCATTTCTGATTTATGTTTGAATGAGGTTGTTTAGATGATTAGTTGGTAAGGTTTACTTACCAAAATTTATTTTATGTAAAAGAAAGGATTTGGATTTTACATGAGCAGAAGTGCAGAAACAAAAACATACGGAAGTATCCGTAAAGTGAAACATTATGGTGCTTGTGGTGTTATTCTCGGTCTTGCAGCTTTGGGTACTGCTTTAAGTAGTGGTACTGTAAGTGCGGATGAAGTAACAAATAATGCTACAAATGCCAAACAAGTACAAAACGCACCAACTTCTAGTGCTTTAGAAAGCCAAGAAAGCGCTAAAGCTAAAGAAGGTACGCTTGATGTAACCGTCAACCGTGACAAAGTAGATAATGCGGTATCCGAAGCGAAAGCTGCAGGTTTGAATGTTGTTGTTGATGCGCCAGCAGATGGTGGTACTGCAACAAGTTCGTCTGATTTGGAGAAACGCCAAAAAGAGATTGAGCAAAATTATGACAACCAAGCAGAGGTTGTGAAGAAAGAAGCTGACCGTTTTAAAGAAGAGGTTGCAACTCGTAACCAAGAAATTAAGATTGTTAAAGAAGAAAACGCAAAAGCTAAGAAAGACTATGAAGATGCTCAAGCGAAATATCAAACAGATTTAAAAACGGCTAATGATAAAAATGCTCAAATTGATAAAAACAATCAAGTAAAACATGAGCAACATTTAGCTAAGGTAGAAGCTGTTAAGTCTGAAAATGAGCAAATCAAGAAAGATAATCAAGCTGCTAAATCTCGCTATGAAAAAGCAGTAGCAGATCAAGTTGCGAAAAATGCTCAAATCGACAAAGACAATGCAACCGCTAAGTCAGCGTATGAGTCTGAATTAGGTAAATGGACTGAGCGTAAAACTCAATCTGACGCAGATATGACTACTTATCGTCAAAAGATGGAGCAATATCGTAAAGATTTAGAGGTTGCGAATACTCGGAACGCTGAGATTGATAAAACCAACAAGGCGAACAAAGATGCTTATACGAAAGCAGTGGAAGCTCGAAATAAAGAGAATGAAGCTATTCGTAAAGCAAACTCAACTGCGCAAGCTGCTTATGAGTCTGCATTAGCTGAGTTGAATAAACGAAACGCTCAGATTGATAAAGAAAACAAAGCAGAGCAAGATAAGTATGATGCAGCTATGACTCGTTATAAGTTAGCTAAAGCTGCTTATGAAGAAGAGTTAAAAACTTATAACCGTGAAGTTGATGCGGTTAAGAAAAAACCTATTTTAGCTCAAGGTAATGGGGTAACTCTTTATGGTACTTTGAATGAGTCTAAACGTGGTTCTATGGATTACTACTCTGATGTTACTGCAGTTTTCACACCAGAGAAAGGTTTAGAAGTAGTTGAAGGTGCTTTAGGTGCTAATTCTAAGACGACTTTAACTTTAGATAAAGACCTTCAAGAAGACCCTAACGTTGCAAAAGGTTTGTATGGTAACACTGAGCGTTTAGGTGGAAAAATCATCACCGGTATCAAACAAGGTTCGACCTTCACTTTGCATAATGTAGGTCGTACAACGACAGGTAAAACGATTTCTGCTCGATTAGTGTCAAGAACAACTCCTTCTAAGAGTTTTGATATTCCAGGTAATAAAGATACTTACACTCGTTTATGGGTTTGGTGGTATAAAGATGGTAGTCAAGGCCCGATTTCTCCTATTGGTTTTAACCCATATAACTACTTGAATAATGAGTGGGATATTCATTATTATGATGAAGCAACGGGTAGACCTTTAAATTTAGGTACTACTACAATTTATGCAGACTTGGACTATACTCAAGCTGTTCGTCATACTTACAATACTGATGAAGATACAGGTGCAGTAATTAACCCTCCAGGTTCAGAAGTGGCTCGTACTACTTATAAAGGGAAACAGGTTTGGATGGGTATCCACTCAGATGGTACTCACACCTCAGATGATGATACTGGTTTGAAACGTTGGAAAGCTGGTGATCCTTATTATACAGACGTGAACGACTTCTTTGATACACCTAAAGGTACCATTTTAACTGTAGGTAAAGGTGCTGTTCATAAGTTAACCTATTTGGCTGATGGTCTTCGTGGTACCCAGACCTACACAGAAGCTCAAGCGAGAGAATACCGTCGAGTTACGGACTATGAGGATAAGTTCTACGGTCGTAAGATTCAAACAGATTTTGAACTTTATGCAGCAGGGTACGCTTTCCAACTTTGGGGTGGAAAATCGGTTGTTAAGAAATTGGTTCCACCAGAGGTTCCAAATCCACCAGAAGTTCCAGAACTTAAACAAAAAGAGAAAGACACTTTAAATAGACCAGTGCCTACACCGGAGAAACCTCCAGTTGAAAGACCAACTGAGGTGGGTCATGTTCCTCTCCCTAAAGAGCCACCTAAACCAAGTGAGTTTACTGAGAGGAAACCAAATGAACCTAAGTACAAAGAGAAGGATAAAACTCCTATTGTACCTCCAGTAGAGAATCCATTGAAACCTCTACCTACAGAGACACCAGATGTACCTCATGTTCCTCTCCCTCCAGCTCCTCCGAAACCAGTGGAGAAACCAGTACCAACTCCGATTGCACCTAGAACTATTCATGTTCGCTATGCTTTGTTGAAAACAACACCAGAAGTTGAGAAGTATGTTAAGAACAATCTTGGAGCAAACATCAACAAATCCAATGTACCTAAGATGTCTGAGGTTGTTTGGGAGTTAGAAACTAAACCACTTCCAAGAAACCGCGAAGTTACTGAAGTTTATGAAATTCATGATAATTTACCACAAGGGTACCAGTTAAACCTTGCGAAAACCCAAGCTCAAAATAGTGATTACACTATTACTTATGATGAGTCTGCACACCGTTTAATTGGGGTGTTGAAAGAGAGCGGTATCGCTAAAGCGAATGCTAACCTTTCAACTGCTTACAGCGTACCAGTTTTGAAGGTTTACGGAGAGGTTACAAATGATAACGCTGTTTATAAGAATAACTTCCATTTGAACTTGAATAACAAATACGAAGCTTATTCTAATATTGTAGAAGTTACAACGCCTGGTGGAACAAAACCAGTGAAAGTAAACTACAATAAAGATGGTGTGAAAATTAACGGTAAACAAGTTCTTGCAGGTTCAGTGAACTATTACCATGTAACAATGGATTATAGTAAATACAAAGGTATTAAGAGTGGTTCAGATGCTATTCAAAAAGGCTTTGGGGTAGTTGAAGATTACCCAGAAGAAGCTCTTGATATTGAGCGTGGTGAAATTCGTGCCTTCGATTCTAACGGTGCAGAAGTTAAGGGTATCACTGAGTACCACTTCAACTCTATTGAAGAAGTAAAAGACCCTAAAATCAAAGCCATTCTTGAAACTAGTGGTATCAAACCTAAAGGTGCTTTCCAAGTCTTCATGGTTGATAACCCTCAAGAGTTCTTTGATAAATACGTTTCTAAAGGTAATTCTGTAACGATTGTTGACCCAATGCGTGTGAAACAGTCGCTTGACCGTAAAGGTGCTTCTTATCAAAATACTGCTTACCAAGTAGATTTTGGTAACGGATATCAAGCAGATATTGTAGAAAATCGTGTACCTAAAACAGACCCACACAAGAAAAACTTGAACGCTAAAGGTGTGAACATCAATGGTAAACAAGTTCTTGCAGGGTCTACAAACTACTACACCTTAACTGCTGACTATTCTGACTACAAAGGAATTGAAGCTGAAAAAGAACGTGTAGCTAAAGGTTTCTACTTTGTGGATGATTTCCCAGAAGATGCTTTGGACATTGATACAACTGGTATTAAAGTAGTTGACTCTAAAGGTCAAGAAGTTAAAGGGTATAACTCTAAGGTTTACAAATCTGTAACTGAAGCCCCTAAAGAGGTTCAAGATGCACTCAAACTTCAAGGGTATCAACCGAAAGGTGCCATTCAAGTTATTGAGTTTGAAAATCGTGCTGAGTTCTACAACAAGTATGTTCGTACAGGTGAAGTGCTTACACTTACTGTACCAATGACAGTTAAAGCTCACTTGAACCAAACAGGTGCTAAGTATGAAAATACTGCTTACCAACTTGACTTTGGTTCTGCTAAAGTGACTGAGACAGTTGTAAACAGTGTACCAGCTCCTAAACCTAATAAGGCAAACTTTAACGCTGCTCATGTTAACATCAATGGTAAACAAGTTCTTGCAGGGTCTACTAACTATTATGAGTTGACTGTTCGTTATGACCAATACAAAGGTATTGAAGCAGATGAAGACAAAATTCAAAATGGTTTCTTTATTGCAGATGATTTCCCAGAAGATGTGGTATCTATCAATGAAAAAGATGTGAAAGTTCTTGATTCTAAAGGTAATGAAGTAGAAGGTTTGAAACAAACTATCTACAACTCTTTAGCAGATGCTCCTGAAAAAGTTCAGAAAGCTTTTGCTAAGAGAAACATTCAACCTAAAGGTGCTATTCAAGTCTTTGAAGCAGTTGATCCAGTTGCTTATTACAATAAGTATGTGAAAACAGGGGAAACGTTGACTGTTAAAAACCCTATGACGGTTTCTGCTAAGTTAAATCAAACGGGAGCTAAGTACCAAAATACGGCTTATCAACTTGATTTCGGTTTAATTGCTGAAACTGAGACTGTTTCAAATAGTGTACCTAAAACAAACCCACACAAGAAGAACTTAAATAAAGCAGGTGTAAGTATTAATGGTAAACCAGTAGTAGCTGGAACAGTCAACTATTACACATTAACTGCTGATTATAGTGCTTATAAAGGAATCGAAGCGGACGCTAACCGAATTGCTAATGGTTTCCACATTGTTGATGACTTCCCAGAAGAAGCAGTTTCAGTTAATGATAAGGAAATCGTTGTAAAAGATTCTAAGGGTAACCTTGTAACTGGTTTGAAATCAACTATTTACAAGACACTTGCAGACGCTCCGAAAGGAGTTCAAGAGTCACTTAAATCCGCAGGTTACACACCTAAAGGTGCTATTCAAGTTTTAACTGCTGAAAATCCTGAAGAGTTCTACGCTAAGTATGTGAAGACAGGTGAGGTTCTTACAATTACTAATCCTATGACAGTTCGTAAAGAAATGTTAGGAAAAGTAGCTGAGTACAAGAACACTGCGTATCAACTTGATTTCGGTCTTGCAATGGTAACAGAAACAGTAGTGAACAAAGTAGTGAAACCAAATCCTAAGAAAGCAAACTTCGACAAGGTTGGAGTAAACATTGATGGTAAGCAAGTATTTGCAGGATCAACTAACTACTATCATGTAACTGCTGATTACTCACAATACAAGGGTATCCAAGCTGACAAATCTCGTATTGCGCAAGGTTTCTTCATTGCGGATGATTACCCAGAAGATGTGTTAGATGTACTTTCTGATGGTATTAAACTTTCTGACTCTAAAGGTCAAGAAGTGAAAGGTTTGAAATACACTATTTATGAAAGTATTGAAAAAGCACCAGAAGTAGTTCGTAATGCTTTAATTGAGCGTGGATTTAAACCTAAAGGTGCCTTCCAAGTTTGGGAAGCTGAAAATCCTGAAGAGTTCTACGCTAAGTATGTTCAAACAGGTGACACAATTACCATTGTTAATCCAATGAAAGTCAAAGAACAGTTTGGTAAAACTGGTGGTAAGTATGAAAACACTGCTTATCAGATTGACTTTGGTGTTGCAGAGGTTACTACAACAGTAGTAAACAACATTCCTAAGTTTGAAACTAAGAAAGATGTTGTGATTTCTATTGGAGACAAAGAGTCTAAAGATGGTAAAAACATTGTCCTTGGTCAAACATTCTACTACTCATTTGTGGGTTCGCTTATTCCAAGTAACCGTGCGGATGACTTGTTCGAGTACAAGTTTGTAGATGATTACCAAGAAACTCATGACCGCTTTGATGGTAAGTACAAAGTAATTGCAAAACGTGATTTTGTAACTGCTGACGGTAAACACTTCAAAGCAGGTGATGACTTGACTACTTACGCTTGGTTGAAAGAGGATAAAACTAAAGGTCAGCTTGAAGTTGGTTTGAAAGAAGAGTTCTTACGTTCAATCACGAAAGAGTCTGAGTTCCAAGCTGATGTCTTTGTAGAAATGACTCGTATTCAAGCTGGTGAGGTTGAGAACAAGGTGTCACACATCGTTAACGGTATCGAAGTTTCTTCAAATACTGTTAAGACACACACTGATGTTCCACCAACACCAACTAAACCAACACCAAAAACTCCACAACTTCCAAATACAGGTGGTAAGGAGACTGCAGCTATGTCTGTAGCTGGGTATGGTTTACTTGCTTTGCTTGGTTTGTCTTTCCTTGGAAGAAAGCGCAAAGAAGATAAATAAACGAAGAGAAAGGGAAAACTCCCTTTCTTTTTTTTT